CCATTCAATCCTAATTTATGAGCTAATGATAAATAAGACATTATACCATTTAAATATTCATTTTCATCGCCAGTAAAATATTGATAATTTCCTTTACCAGACTCTTCCATACCATATTTTAATAAATGTACATATTTTTTCAAATCGCCTTGTGCGATTGCTTCCTTTAATTGTGGTAATTGTTCTCTAACTGGGACTGTACCTTTTACATATGCTTCTGCGCCCTCTTGATTGTTTACATAAATACCAAATCCACTATCATTTTTTCCATGCCCCATATCAACAATAGTCCCACCATAATTATGAATTTTATCAGAATATGCCATATCAGATGGATTTTGACCCGTTTCAAATGCTAATTGCGCAAATATTACATCTGCTGGTAAACCAGTTAATTGAGAAATCATTTTAGCTTGTTCTGCCATACTTGCATATGCTCCAGTATTTGAAACATTTGGAGCTGAATTTTGTTGAATTGACTTATTTTCTACATATTCTGGATTATTATCATTAATTAATTGTTTCGTTAAACTATCTTCATAATTTCCCATAGCCGCGCCATAAAAACCTGCGCTTTTAGCTATTTCTTCATCTTCTTCAGCAGTATTTCCAATACCTTCCTTAATTTCTTCGGCAGGGATATATCCAATATAACCTGCTAGATTAGATAATTTTTCAGTAAATTCTTCACTGCTTCCAGAACGACCTAGAGGATTATCATATGGGTCATTAACTATATATGATTTTTCGCCTAACAATCCAACATTATCTTCATCTGTGAGTTCATATGGTTCACCGCCATTCAATTCAACAATACGATGTTTTAAATAACGTAATGTTGCATAAGCGGCACTTTTTTTATCATAATCAAATTCACTTTCATGTTCATTAACATAATCTTGTGTATAAACATATGTATGAATCGCCATATCAAGATTTGTAATTTCATTATCATCGCCAGGGAAAAATGCTTCAAGCTGATTTTTAATATATTCTTTTCCTTTTTCTGTTAATTGCTTATTTCCATTTTCATTCCCATTTAAATTAAAATTACCTGTTGTCCTTGCAACTTGTAATGCATGTATTGCATAAGCTAATACCTTTGCAACACCATGTTGAGAAAATGCCAATTCATCTATCTGTAATTTAAAAAATTGTTTTTCTTGTTCATTTAAATCACCATATTCTATTCCATTTGCTTCTAAATATGACCTAAAATATTCTCCTTGTGTTGTTTCAGAATTAATTAATTGTTCAAAACTAGCACCTGTCAATCCTGTTTGGTCATTCATTTTATCAAGAAATTCTTCATTTCCTTCTTTATATTTTGCTTGAACACCAGCCAAGGCTTTTAATTTTTCTGATACCATTGACAAATAGTTAGTTCCAGCCAATAAAAATGCTAACGGTTTACCAATAATTGGTATTTTTCCAACAGTTTTATCCAATAATTTAAATGTTGCCCACATAGAACCTGCTTCTATTCCACCTGCTACTGCTTTTTGTCCAAATGACCTATCATCATCAGATAAAACCTCTCCTGCAAATGCGCCAATGTACATCAATCTATTTAATAACTTTGATAAAGCACCCCCACTTTTTTTCGGCAGTTTTTCCTCTTTACCAGATGTTTTTGTTTTGTTCTTACTTTTTGTCTTGGTATTACCCATTTCTGATTTTAATCCAATGGCAGTTAATACTGCATCCATTGTTGACATACCAGCTCTTGTTTCTTGTGGATTTGCTAATTTATCAACTTTTGGTAAATCTTTTTCTGATAATTCTTTTGGCATTTTTACATTCGGGAATTTTGGCATTTTTAAATCTTTTATCTGTTTATATTTATCATATGCTAATTTTCCAATCGAAGAAATTCCAATCGTAGCTATTGTAACTCCAAACAAATTTGTTCCATATTGCATTAATAGACTATCTAATTGATTTTTACCTGTAATATCAATTAATTTACCGTCTTTATTATAAAAAGTGACTTTTGCATTACCAGTCTTAAACATTGTATACATACTATTGATACTTTGTTCATCGTCTTGTTCTTCTTGTTGCTTTGCATTATCCTCATTATTTGAAGCATTGGCAGAAACGTTTTTAGAACCTAATAACATTGTCCCTGCAATTGCACCGGCAGTTAAAATGCTTCCTAACATCCCACCTCCACGAAATCCTTTTAATCCTTTTCCAATAGAAGATAATGTTTTCCTTGATGGTTTTAATTTATTTAATCCACTTTTTAAATTGCCAAAAAATCCTTTTCCATTTTTCAATTCTGTTTTTGGTTTTTCAGATTCTACTTGTTGTTTTACATTTTCTTCTGCTAATTGTTCATGGTCTACATCATTATGATGTCCTAATTTATTTTTTGCATATTCAAATACTTTTTTACCTGTAAATTTACCAAATGCTTTTATACCACCTAATCCTAATCCTGCTAATGCTAATGCAGTTAAAGGATTTTGAGAAGCAAACGTTAATGCTTTTGTTAACGTTGGAGATTCTTCAATAAATTTTTTAATTTCAGGAATTAATGCAAGTAAACTTGCCATAGCATTTGTAATTAACTTAATTCCTTCTACAATTATATTTTCAAATTGTTGCATACCTTCATTATTGCCAACCAATAAATCAGATAATTTATTAGCAGAAGCCAACATCATAGATTTATTTTTATCTACTTCAGATAATTGATTTGATGCTTGTTCTAACTGTTTTGTAAAATCTTTGGTTGCGTTTGTAGCTTTTTTATTTTTTGCTAATTCATCATTTTTTGAACCTTCTAAGTGTTCTGCTAATTTATCATAATTTCCATTTTCTACATCGTTCATTAATACCTGCGTTTCTTTCATGTTCATACCGCCAATCATACTAGCAGCTGCATGAACACCAAATTGTTTCATCACAGGGTTATCAAACATATCTGTAACCATACGTACACGAGAATACATTTGTGAACCTATATAATGTTGTCTATCTGCGTATGGATTACCATATCTATCATGGGTTTTTAAATTTGCGAACATACCTTGCCACATGTTCGCAGCTCCACCGCCCAAAACAGAAAATATAGAATTATATTTATTTTGAGAAAAGTTTCCTTGCGCACCTATAACTTGACCAACAAATGAAGCAGAATCCTCCATACGATATCCATCTGCAATTAAAGAACCCATATTATCTACAACTTGTTTACCACTATATCCTAATTGACGATAGTGATTAACCAATTGTGATATTTGTCCCATATATCTATTAACAGGTATTTGAGCCTTATTTGCATCACCAATTACTTGCATCATCATATCAATGGTTTGTTTTGTAGACATACGATTTTGATAATAAAAGGCATTGATTCCACTTGCTATTGTACCGTTATCCAAACCATATATTTGTGATGGTAATACAAGTGCTTTTGTAAAAGCCATTATATCAGACGCTTTATCTGCACCTGTTCTACCTGGTTGATTCATTACAGAACTAGCTAAATTTTGATACATTGTTGATGGAACATTAAATCCAATTTGTCCATATGATTTTTCAAATAATTCTTGTCCCATATTAAATACTAAATCATGAGCATTTTGAGACATAGGTGCTCCCATAGAAGCATTTGCCAAATAATTTGAATACATCATTTGACCATTTTCATTTGCACGGTCTTTTACCATATCAAACCATTTATGAAATGAAAATAATCCACCCAATCCCATCATAGCCAAGGCTTTTGTAAAAAATCCTTTAACACTTTTTATATTTTTAAATAAATCATGTTGTTTCTTTAATTCTGCGTTTTTAATACTATCATCTAAATCTTGTTTTTCTTCTTCTAATTGTTTTGCTTGTTGATATAATGCTTTCAACAATTTAGAATCAGGGTCAAAACGAGACTTGCTATAAATTTGTTGATAAGTACGATGAATAGCTTCTCCAATAACAGAACTTAATTCTTTCGCAGATATAATATCTTGTTTATTACCTTTGGGCAAATTTTTCCTATTAAATTCATGTGATAATTGAATTAAACTATCATTATTATTTTTTAATGGATTTGAAAATCTATCATTTTTTATATCTTCTAATAAATATTTAGAGGAATCTATTCCTGTTTGTTCTGCTAAGTCACTTTCTTCTTTTGAAATTTTACTTACTTCTTGATTATACAATAATGTATTTCTTGCATAATTGTTATAAAGTTGATTTAAATTCTTGTCTTTAGAAAAGATGCCACCATACAAATTATGATAACGGAAATTATTATAATTAGAGTTGATTTGTCCTGTAAATGCTCCTTGCATTTGTAACATTTGGAAATTATAATAATCTGTTTTATCATCACTATTTTTTTTCTTATTATATACAGTTACAAATTGATGAATACTTTTATCAACTAATTTTTTAGCAATCTCATTTTTTTCAGATAAAGCATTTTTTAAAATTTGTGTTGTTTGTTCACTTATATTTGTAATAGTTTTATCATCACTATTTGCTTGTGTATTTTGTTGCGTGAATATAGTTATTTCATTAATATATTTATCTAATTTTTCGTTTGATAAATACGATGATATGTCTTTATAATCTGAAAATTCATTTGTTGAGTTTAAATTATTTTCTAAATTGTTTCCTTTATCTACAATATCTTTTTGCATTACTTGGGCTAAATTAATTAAAATTTCGCCCATGTTTTCTGAATCTTTTACATTACCTGTATCATTTAATTTTAATTTTCTAATAAAATCAAGTTGGTTTAATAAATTTTTAGAACCTTCACTATATGGTCGTTGCTTAATATTTGATTTTATATCACTATCAATATTTTTAATTAAATTCGTCAATCTAGTACGAGCTTGTGATGCAAATTTATTTCTAGCACCTATTTCTTGTGTTTTATCATCTAAGCTATTGATAATATCAACTAATCTATTTGTTTGTTCTGCATTGTAACTTTGTTTAATATTTAAAGTTACTTTGTATAAAATATTGATGAAGTTTTCATGTGCTTCTTGTTGTTTTTGTTGTTCAGATACACCTGTGTTTAACAAATCTTCTAAAATTTTTGTTTGTTCGTTTACACTCTTTAAATATTCAACATTAATATTGTTTAATTCATCAACAATTTTTTGTATACTTTCATCTGTACTATTTTTAAAACTAAAAGAAACTTCCTGCATTTTAGATAACATTTGAAGAACATTCTTACTATAACTATCAATGTTATCCATTGCAACTGTTACTGTTTCTGAAGAAAAAGGCTTAGATAATACTTCTAAAATTTCTTTTCTTTCTTTTTTAAAATGTTCGATTATATCAAATATTTTTTGTAATTCTTCTAATTTATTATTTTTAATTATTTTTGTAATTAAATCAGAATAATTTTTGTTGATTTTTTCTAATTCTTTTGATACATTATCAAACTTATCTTTTACTGCATATAACTCTGTATTAGATATTGTAGCATTTTCCATAATTTTCACCAACTTCATATAGTATCTATTAAAAAAATACAAAAAAAAAGTGGTTCTATCTTAATCAGAACCACGCTTTTATTAATGATTGTTTAATTATGCATCAATTGTTGTATTACCTATCGTTTCTTCTGTAACTTCATTTTCTTTTTTAGCAATTTCATCATCACTCTTATGACGAATTGCTTCAAATTCATTATAAAGTGTTGTTAAAACGGCAGGACTAATAGCATTGAGGATTTTATTCTTCTGTTCATCTGTAAGAATTAATCCATTTACAGAAACAAGTGCGTGTTTCAAAATACTAATCTGCATACCAAACATACGTGTAAGGTCATCCTGCTTATAACTTTGACTTTCCTTCAATGCATCAAGATATTCCTGTGAAGAAATTGGACGCATAGCCCATTTCTTACCATACTTTTCTACAATTTCTGTTTCTTCACTTGGGTCAATCAAATCTGCAAGCATTTCAGAAATAATCTTATCATTTTTATTCTTTGTTGCCATAATATTATGTCAAATCCTTCCTATATGAAAAATTTAATTATCTTCTATTAAAAATATAGAAATTTTTATTGATATTATTATATGAAATAATTTTTAATTTTAACCATTAAATGAAATTTTTAAGCTAGATGGTTCATAAAAATCTTGAATGGTGTTTTTAACTTCTGTAGTAAAAGCAATTATTTTATCCGAACGCATTTGTTTCTTATCAAAACGCATTTGAATTTTTTCATGGTCTATAGATTCTTGGTTTTTTAATCCTTGAAATTGTTTCGATTGTTCTACGGTATCTATATCATCTGATAATTTTCCCCATTGTTTAATATTTTTTTCTCTAATTTCTTTACCTATTTCTTCAATAGATTGAAATTTCTGATTAGGGTCAACATATAAACCATTAATAATTCTACCTTGAACTTCTTTACCGTTTCCTACCGCCACCTTATATTTTCTTAAATTTTCATCCCATTGTTCTTTTAATGTTTTCGGTTTTATATCTTCAAAATTCAAATTAAGATTTAATTTTGGATTTGCTCCTGAACTACCATTAGAATTTGCATCATCCCAAGAAAACTGTTGTGTTAAAAGTGTTCCTTCGTAACCTCCTGTTCCTTCTAACAATATATCAAAATGAGTTCCAGCTTCATTAACTACACCAACATGGGCTTCATTACCAGCTCTTATTATAGCACCTACATCTACTCCGCCCAATTCCATATCTATTTTTCTTCCTGTACTATGTGGCGTACCAGGGTCATGCCCTAATGTAGCTACGTTCCATTCTAATGTGCCACCACCACTATATTTTGCATATAATTGGGTAAACAAATTTAGTCTTTGTTTCGCTTTTGGAGTTAATCTACCAATATCCATGGCAATATATTGTGCAGAATTTGCATGTGCATCATAACTATGGTCCCATCCTTTATCTGCTACGAATCCACTCCATCTTAAATGAGAAAAATCAACACCTAAATCCCCACTATATATACCACCACTATTAGAATATGAACTCGGACTAATATTAGCAGATATAGGTACATACCCTGCCGTTTGTTCTGTTTCAGGAACCGGATTATTATTGCTATCAATCATATGAAATTTTCTAGCATAATCAACTTGGTCAGGTAAATCTCTCCAATCATCACCATAATATCCTCTATTATATGCCAATACTGCTTTAAAAGTAGAACCTCCATATTTATCAAGAAGATTCCTTAAATAATGCGCAGCACCTAATACAGACGCATGAGGGTCATTTGGGTCAAAACCAAATCCAGCAGCAGTACTAGGCATAAATTGTGCTATACCAACTGCTCCAGCAGTACTATGAGCAGGATTTTTGTTCATTCCAGATTCAATCTGTAATACACCTGCTATTAACCATTTTGGTACATTCCACTTTGCACTTGCTTCATCAATCCATGATTTTACGTCAGCAGGGGCATTGGCATAACAAGCATTACCATATTCAATAGCAGAAGCATTTGTATAAATACTGCCTGTTCCACCACCTGCCATAGATTGAATTTTAATAAGTGCTTGCGCAGCCATTTCTAACGCCTTTTTATTATCTCTAAAAATTTGCAAGAAGCTTTCATAACTATTCTGCCAAATTCGCTTTTCATGGTCTGCTACTTTTGACCAATTAATGCCATGTTTTTCTAAAACCGCATCTCTTGCTTTTGTATATGTTTCATTCGATTCATTAATTGTAAAAGAAGTTTTATTCGCAGAAAGATTTTGAATTTCCATTTCTTTTGATTTATTGTATGCTTCTGTTTCTTGTTGATAGGCTTTAACATAAGCATTGTATTGAGCAGATTGTTTTTTAGATGTTTTATCTTGTTGACTAGCTTGTTTTTGCTGGTCTTGTGTTTGTTGTTGTGTTGGTTCTTCACGAACTAACCCTGCCAAGCTATCTTGTGTAGTTTGTTTGTCATAATTATTTAATGCATTTTGTGCTTTTACATCATTTGTACGCAACAATTCCATAGCACCTGCACCAATTCCTGCGCCTAATGCAGCTCCTTTTGAACCACCTAAAGCATATCCAATAAATCCACCTGCTAAACCAGAAACAAAATCTCCTATTGGTCTATTATCTTGAACATCTTTATCAAATAAACTAGTTAAAAATGCTCCACCTAAAGCTAGTAAACCACCTTTTTTAGCATATTTTAATCTCTTTGCCCATTTCATAGAATTATATAATTGTTTTCTTCGATTAATTCTCATTTGCTCTAATCGTTTAGCTTTTTCCATTATAGCTTTGTTTTTTGCTTCTATTTTTTTTGCTTGTTTTACTTGTTGTTCGTATAATCTTTTCTCTCTTTGATATTGTTGCCATTTTTTTCTTTTTAATTTTTTACCTTCTGCTTCTATTTTTTTCTTTTGTTCTTCTAATTTTTTATATCGTTCACTTTTTTCAGGTATTTTACCATCTTTTACTTGTTTATTTAAACCACTAGACAAATGTTTTATTCTTCTTAAAATTCCTTGATGTTTTATTTTACCTTTTGTTGAAATTTTACCTAATATACTAGCTATCGTTGCTACACTAGCACCTGCTAATGCTAATGCAAGCGCATATTTAATCAAAGTATAATCTTTTTTATCCTGTGTACCTGGTCCAATTATTAATGTAGCTTTTGCAGTACCATTTTGGAACATTTCAATTAATTGACCTTTTTGGTCTTTATTTCCCATTTTTTGTGCTTGTTCTTGTAATCCTTCGTATTGATTCCATGCTCCTAATCCAACACCGGCAGTTACCGCCGTTGCAGTAGCAATAGCTTTACCTGTTGAAATACCTGATGACTTACCTGATAAAACATTTTTAAATGCACCAAATCCACCTTTGAGTACTTTTCCTGCACCAAATCTAAGAGCACCTAACCCAACAATTGTACCTGCAATTGTTAATAATGGACTATTATTAAACGCATTGGTATACATTTTACCTAAAGGTGAATTTAAAATTCCTCCAATTTGACGAATTAATTCAGCCATAGCATTTGTAAACATAGCTATTATTTTTTCTATTGCTTTTAATCCTTTTGTTAATTCAGGCGATAATATTTTATCAAATTTAAATGACAAATCGTTCAAAAATTTAATATATGTAGCTTGAATTTTTGTAAATTCACTTAATTGTTCTCCTGCTTGACTTAATTGTTTTGTATAATCTTGTGTTGTGTGTGGTAAAGCCAATGGGTCATTTTTTAACTTATCCCAACCTTTTAATTTTGCTTTTAGTTCTTCATCACGACCTTGTTCCTTCATTTGCATAATTTCTTGTGCTTGTTTAATTGTATATCCTTGGTCTAATATATGACTAAAAGCATCTGTTTGACCTAATGCAGTTCCTAAACCGCCCCAACGAGAACCAAAATAATTTTGTTCAGAAAACATACGGTCAACTAAATTATCATAATACGAATCTATTGGATTTCCGTGCATATCATGCGACTTTACACCTGATAACAAAGTGTCAAATGTTGATTGTTTTGGATTATTCCATAATCCCCAAAAAATATTTCTTGCCCAATCATTAGAAAAAGTTTTTGCGTTATTTGCAGTAGATGTAACTAAGGCATTAGCATCTTCTACGCGCATACCATTTACTCCAACAAGAGAAGTCATAGCATCCAAATATTTATCAGCGTTAACACCTACTGAACGCATAGCTTCATTTGTACTATTAAATATTGATACCAATTGAGAAACAGGTATACCTTGCGTTTGTGCAAATCTTTCAACAGTTCTTAATTTAGTTAATGCTTCATTAGCAGAATTGCCCATATCACGATAAAACGTTTTTAAAAACTGTTCCATTCCACCAATATCGCCAAACATTTCTTTATCAGGAACTAAATTTTTAGATAACCATGCAGTATCTCTACGATTTTCTTCAGGACTATTGCCTTTTTGTCCACCAACAGTGGACTGTAATCCACGATATATTTCTCCAACTGTACCATATCCAATTTGTCCATACGTAGCATTAAAATAGTTTGATGGTGCATAATAACTTAAATCATCTATATTTGACTGACTAGGAGTTATACCAAAAGCGGTATCAGTCAAAGCAATATTATATCTAAGTTGACCATTTTCTTTTGACCTGTTTACAACACCCATTAACATTTGCATTGGATGCAAAATAGCACCTATACCTAAAAATGTTAAACCGCCTGATAATATATTCATCATTTTGTCTTTAAACATTTTTACATAATGTAATGCCTGTTTCATACCTTCTAATGATTGTTGTAATTCATTAATTTGTTTCAATTCATATTCTAATGCTTCTTTTTCTTCTTTTAACTGATAATATTCATTTGGTTTTTTGTCTAAATCGTAAAAAGCAAATAACAATTTGTTTAACTGCATTATTGTTTGACTTACAGAAAAAGAAATTTGTTGTAAATTAGCTTTTTCTTTATCATTTGTAAATAGCAAATATGATAAGCTATTTTTATTAACTTTTGACAACATATTTCTATTCACAGATGTAACTTCTAAAGCTCCACTTGTAATTGGTATTAATAAATCATTACTATAGTTTTCGTTTGTAGTGATTTTGTTATTTTTAAAAAAACTTTTCATTTGTAGATTGAACATTGTATTAGTTCTACGAACATTATCTACATCATTAGCGAAACTTATACTACCACCATTATATAAATGATTATTATTTGAATTAATTTTTAAAAAAGAAGAGACATTATCCAAATTTTGATTACTAAAAGATAATTTAGATACTGTTTTCATTCTTTGTTGTTTTACTAAAGAATGCGCATATTGATATTCAGGTGAAGAAACATTGTTTAAACTACCATTAGTAAAAGTTTTAACAAAATTAATAATCCTACCTTCAGAAGATAATTTAGATATATCTTCCATCAAATCTTTATTAGCAAGTACTGTTATTATGCTTTCTTTATAACTGCCTAACAATTGTTCATATTCTTGTTGAACAATATCTCTTTTCTTTTTACTTCCTTTTGTTTCTTCATCAAATTTTACAAAAAAATCATTTATTTTTGTAATAGCGTCTTTATATTTTTTAAAATTTGATGAATTATCATTACTATCATTTTCTAAATCCTTGTCAAACTTTGTATTTAAATCTTCAACTGCACTAGCTATTCTTTTTTTAAAATCATCTAAATCATCTATTAAAATTTTTTGTTGTTCTTTTTCATCTGATTTCGGAAATAATTTATTCGCAAGATTTTGTAATATTTCTACTTCTGTCTTACCCTTTTCGTCCTGTATCTTATTTTGAATATGATGGATTCTATCTAATTGTAAACGAATTAAGTCTACGTATTTTTCTTTAATTGTATCCATCAAATTAACAGAATCTTGTGTATTTAAATCATTAGAAGTACGAACTTTATAAAATTGTTCTAATTGATTAGTAGTAAGTGCAGATAAAATACCAATATCACTTGTATTTGGCAAATAAGAAATTTGTGCTTGTAATTGTTCTTTTTTTATATTATCTGCATAATTTTTAATTCTTTCAGATAATCTTGTTATTCCTTTAAATATATACTTGTTTTCACCACTAGATAATAATACTCTATTTAAATCTTTTTTTAATGAATTTATACTCCCTGCTCCATTTGCATTTTCAATTAATTGTATGGCTTTTGTCAAATCATTCACAAAATCATTTTGTTTTTTTATATTATGAGTAATGTATCCATTTTTATTTATATCATTTAAATTGTTATAGTATGCAATTACCTGACCTAAAACATCTATTTGATGTATAAGTGCTTCTATTTCTTCTTTTTTCAAAGCATCTTGTGTTTTATCAAATTCTTTTATTAATTCTTTAACTTTTACAATTTTTTGATTTTGTACTTCTTTTAATCCAGCAGAAGTTACTAAAATTTTATCGTTTATATCTCTTTGGACTTTGCTTGCTTTTACAATAGCCATCTTACAACCCTCTTTTTATGCTTCTTTTAATGCCTGTGCTTGATTACGTTCTTCTTCTGAAGCAGTATTATTAGCTTGCGGTTTAGGAACATTTTTAAAGTAATTATTAACAATATTATTAATATTTATACTTGCCATTTCCATTTGTTGTTTTTCTTTATTTAATTCTTCTTGACGTTTTCTATTTTCTGCATAGGTTTTTTCTTGTTGCTCGTGGTCTGATTTATACTGTTCTGCCATTTTTTGAAGTGCTCCATCATATCCCTCTGTACTCATACGATACCTAGAACTAGCTTTAATAGCTTTAAAATCTACTTTTTGTTCTTTATCCATTTTTTTACCAATATCAGATGGACCTGAATTTGTCAAATATTTGCCATCACCACTATAAGCACCATTTTTTAAACTAACACCAAATAAATCTTTATCATGAACACCTGAAAATGCTCTAAACCTATCTCTTAATCCACGTAAAGATAACATACGTCCATTTGAAGATAAAGCAGTAGAACCATCCAAAATCAATTGACCTGTAGCAACTCTATCATTTAACAATTCTTTGTCTTTTAATCCTGCCAATTCACCAATTTGTTTCTGCATATTCATAATATTTTTTTCTGCATCTGCATATGTACTTTCTAATGTTTGGTCTTTATTTTGTGACGTTGTTTGTTGCGTATCTTGATGTGGATTATCAGGAGGATTTGGCTTGTTGAGTTGCATTTTGTCTCCAACATCTTTAGGATTAGGCGTAGTAGAGACAATGCTTTCCATATTTTTCTTTATGGCATCTTCATTTTGTGTAGACGAAACATAAGCAACTTCATTATAAGCCATATTATATGCTTTATTAATATCTTCATCACTAAAATTTTCTAAATTAGAATCTTGGAATATATTAGCTATTGTTGCTCTATCTCCGTTTCTAAATGGACCTGAAACTAAATGACCGGCTATATCTGTCCAATCGCTATCATTCATAATAGCATTTGCAATTTTATCTTCACCAGAACCAGCATTCGTTCCACCCATAATTTGACCTAACAAACTTAAGCGTTGTTTCTTTTCTTCTATAGAAAGATTATTATCTTTCCCACCATCTTCTAAATACATACCTCCGAGTTTCAAAGACCAAGTTGTATCATGCCCTGATAATTCATTTGGGTCTAAACTTTCAAATCCTTGTTCTTTTTGTTCATCTGTCATCCACTCATTAGCTGCAACCTCTGCCGTTTTTTTCATTCCTTTGCCTTTTGATATTTCATCATTATTAAAAGCATATTCTGCATCATTTTTTTGCTTATCTGCTACTGTACCTGTAGCTAATCCTGCAACAAACGCAGCAACTTCATCTGCCAATCCACGAGACTTTAAATCATTATATACATCATTAATATATTTTTCTTGGTCATTTGTTAAATCTTCCAATTTAACACCATGTTTAGAAAGTGCATCTGCTGTAGCTTTTTGCCTACTATCATTTGAAGAAACAATAGATTTTGTAGCATCTCCATATAAACTAGCCGATTGTTTTACTTTTGCAGCATAAGAATCATGGGCAGTTTTAATGGCAGATTTATCTGAAATTCCTAATGCATCACCAACAGATGAATTTTGCAAACCTTCTCCTGCAAATCCACCAATTAGAGCACCTGCCGTACCACCTAAAAATCCTCCAACAATAGTACCAACTGGGCCAACAAAAGAACCTGCTAAAGCTCCTAATTTTGCACCTGCTAGACCACCTGCAATTGCACCGCCACCTCTAAAAGCAACTCTTGCTACGTGTTGTCCCATACTATAGTTATCGCTATTTTCGTCACTAAATTCGTTAATTATTTCGTCTGCAAGAGTAATCCCAGCTCCAAGAGGACCGCCAAATTTACCTAATTTGGCAAATCTTGACCACCATTTGCCTTTTTTTGCAACATTATTTAATGCATCCCATCTATCTTTATTAATCAAATTATATTTTTTAGCAACTGCCAATGCAGCTGCACCAGGAACTGCAATCGTTCCACCTGCGATTAATCCTGCATTATTAATTAATGTTGTTTTGTCAAGATTTTTTTCACGTTGTTCCCAATCTTCTGTAGCTTCACCTGTATTTGCATCTACATAAACATCATTTGGATTTGCTATTTTATAATTCTCTATTTCATCACCATATCGTTCTGCTATAGACTGATTAATAAATTCAGCGTTACTTAAACTTTCATTATAATTTCCTTTTTTATCTATTAAATTAGGGTCAATTTGACTATAATCTTCAGACCATCCTGTACCATAATAATAGCTATTTTCATCACCTGTATGTTCTTTTGCATATGTATTACTTTCACTTGGTTGTAGTGCTCCATCACTATCAGGAGAATAACCTGTTGAATTTTGTAAGTTATCAACTATTGTTTGAACATCAGATAAATCTTGTTCTGCATTATTATTTGTTTGAACTTTAGCTTCACCTGTTGTGAACATAGACACAAGCGCACTTAATCCTGCACCGCCAACTAATGCAGCACCAGCAACCAAAGCCATACCGCCTGATATAATAGCACCTTTTCCACCTAAATGGCTTCCTGCTTTAGCTATATTTTTAACAACAGAGGGAGAAGATTTTAACGCTTTTTGTCCTAAAGCCTTTAATCCATATACACCTGCTCCTGCGGCAGTTGCACCACCCAATATACCTAATCCTGTCGCCACTTTATGATTACTCATAGTATCTACTGCATCAGAAACAGTTTCACCAACTTTATGTTTACCCATAAAATCAGTAATGGCTTTCATCAATTCGCCAACAGTAGTTACTAAAGTATTTAATATTTTTGCAAAACCTTCACGGAATTTAGCAAGTGGACCAGACAAATATTCATTAATTGCCCATCCTAATTTCTTTTGAGCTTCAGATAAATCCGTTTCTAATTTTTGGAAAATAGATACTTGGTCACCAGCAGTTTTTAACTTTTCTTTAGCATCTAAAATGGCTTCTGTATACGCCTGTTTACCGCCATCTTTTTCTTCATCTGCTTTTTTCAATATATCCTGTACTAAACTCATATCTCCTTTAGATACTGCGTCTTGTAACATAGAAGCATTTTTTTGAGAAAAACCTCTTTTCATAAGTGTATCAATGTACATAATGCCACCTAAAGCATTATCTCCGCCAATTCCACCCATTAAATTAGCTTCTGCCATAACACGTTGAGCCATCATTGGATAATAATTTTCATCAACTCTACCATTAGCCTTATATGGCTTATATCCTTGTACAATTAAATCAAATGGACTACCACCTTGACCTGCCATCATACCAAAAAATGCACTACTATTCATATCTGTAGCCATTTTTTCATTAGCACCAGCCATTTCAGTAATCATACTACTTGCATCTTCGGGACGTAAATGAGAATGATTAATTAATGCATTCATTGATGACATAACTTGACGAGCACTTACACCATGATTAATTAAATTAGAAGATAAATTATTAATCATAGTCATATATGCTTTTACAGGAATACCTGCTGATGTAGCAGCCTGGCCTACATTAACCATTGCTTGTGTAGCTTCGCTTGCAGACATACCTAAATCTTTATATGTATTTTTAAAGAAAGTACCTATTGTACCTGCATCTACATTGAATACTTTTCCCCATGCAAATGAATTATCTGTTAATTGTGCCATGTCCTCCATATTTGCATTAGGGTCTGTGTTATAATGACCACCAACAGTTTGAGTTAATGTTTTATAATGATTAAGAAATTCTCCTTCCTTAATCATTCCATTTGTATTTTTCCAATATTCAAAATCTTTATCTCTTGCAATATAATTAATTCTTCCTTGGTTTAAATTAGCTCCCATAGAAAAATCATTCATTGCAACTGCGTATCTACGTTGTCCTTCTTGTGTTTCATACCCAATAGCTTTATTAAGCATTACCATAGGAGACAAAAGTGCTCCTAGACCAAGCATAGACAACCCGCCCGCTAGTAGATTTTTTAATTTGCTTACGCCACTAGCTATATCAGAAAATATATTTGACAAAGCTGAAGAACTTTCTTTAGCATCATCAGCATTTTGTTTTAATTTTAATAACGCTTTTTGTTCTTCACGTAATTTTTTCAAAGATTTGTTTTCAGGGTCTAAATCTTCTATTGCATTAATCGTTTTAGTTAAATTGCCCAATGCATTATCTACTTGTTTTGTAAATGCTTCAAAAACTTTTTTATCTTCTGCATTTAGATTTTTGCCACCACCTGTATGTAAATTCATACCTTTAGCAGTATCTAACACAGATTGACCCATAGATACATTAACTTTTGCTAATTCGGCAATTCCTTGCGCTTTTTGTTTATTATTCCAATTACCACTCATTACATTATTTACTAAATCAGAATAACGAGAACTAGCCAAAAAACCTTCTCTTTGTGTATTTTCCATACCTCTAGCGAGAGAAGTTTTATTACCTAATAAATTGCCTGTTGTAACATATTGATACCAAGGATTATTTTTACCTTGTGAATATTCCAAATTAATTAATGCGTCGTTAGCACCTGTTGTTAAATCATTAAAACTAATACTAGCTAATGATTGTGTTGCCATAGCATTACTTACCGAATTATATTCATCTGTACCAGGTTTTATGGCATTTTGTTGCGCAGTTACGAATGCATTTTTTGCATTTTGTATAGCACTATTTGTAGCAGAAATAAGACTCTGATTATTTTCTTTAAAATCATTGTTAAAAGCAGTTAATTGTTGCCTAATAGCTTTTACTATATCTGCTATCCCACTATTAGCATTACCTTGTTGTTCTAATATACTTGCGAATTGATTAAGTGTATTATTTACATTATTAGCAACTTTTATATTTAATTCTTGTGTTGCTCTAATATGGCTTAAATTACTCCCATCTTCATTAGCTTTTAATGAAGATGAAATTGCAGACATAACTGACTTGGCATTACCAACTAATCCACGTAAATTGTTTAATGTATTTTCAGAAAAATTATCAGAACTAATATCATTTTTTACATCATTTTTAAATTGTTGTAAACTTTGTATTAATTGATTATCAATACTTTCAACTGCCGTTTTTGATAATTCGTCAACAGAATCTAACAGTTGACTAGTTGCACCTGTTCCTTGTTCAATGTTAGCAAGAGTAGTCTGTACTTCTTCAAACAATCTACTCTCTGCATCACTTAACGTATTTGCACTATCAGCAGTTTGTTTTATGTCTTGCGTAGCCTGATTCATAGCTTGCGTATGTACTTGCGCTACATCATTTGTTTCTTTAATTTGTTGTTGTGTACTATCTAAAACAGATTGTTTTGTTTCTTGTAAAGTGTTTTGTAACTGCGATAATTTATTTGTTGTTTCACTTACACTATTAGCAACACTTTGAATAATATTATCATAATCTTCTGTATTTTGTATTTTATTTGTTTGAACAATCTCTTGTACTTGTTTACTAACAGAAGTTATAATTTCATTTTTAATTGTATTGATATTATTTATAGCAGATTCCATCTGTTGTATAATATCATTACTATTAGTAGTATCTTGTGAATTTTTTAACCCTTCAATTTTTTGGTCAACATCTTTTAATTTTGATAATATTTCATTAAATCCTTCAATGTGAAAATGATTATTATTAATACTACTAATTGTATCTCTTAAACCATCTGTTGCATTAGAAATAATATTAAAATTATCATTCATATTAATTCTGCTACCTGTACTCCCTACAGATATAGTAGAACTTGTTTCAGAAATAGGTTGTGTATTATTACTTGTATCAAATTTACCAAATGTTGTATCATTTTTATCCATTAATTATTTCCTCCTTTCTTTAATTATTTATCATCGTCTTGTACCATAATTACATCTAAATTATCAGGATTTACACCTGCTTCTTTAGCTTCTTTTTCTAAATTCTTCATTATATTATCATTCTCTTTTTGAATTGTTTTTTCCGCACCTAATACGCGAGACAAGAAATCTTCTTTTGTTTCACTTGAATTTCCTTTATGAGTATCATCATCCAATACAGTTACAGGCTCATCATCACCCATAAACATTTTCAACTTTTCGTCAAAATCTTCATCAACTGTAGTATCTCCATAATGAATTACTTCATTTGGATTATATGGATTTTGTTCATCATGTGCTTTTACTCGTGTAATATTTCCTGATTTTGTTGTATATTGTTCTGCACTTTTTTCATTATCACGTACCGCTTTTGCCAATTCAGGATTAACATAATAAGCCAAATAATCTAATTTCATTTTATCATTTTTTTCTTTTTCTAATTCTTCTTGACTTATATTTTCATATAACCACATGAGTTGGTGGTCATTTAAATGCATGAACTCCTTATCAGTAGGTAGTTTTTTAAAATACGACATTATTTTAAATTTAATTTTACTGTAAGGATTTTGTGCAATTTTTTTAACAAAATTAATATCCGAAGTTGCCTCTACCTGAATTTTATCTAATTTTTGATATTCGTTATACAAAGTTTCAATAACTTTAGGTGGTAACTTTTCAATAATTTGTTCTTTCATATTTTCAGTTGGCTCTATATGGTTAATACTAACTAATGCCATTTGCAACATTGTTTTCTTTAAAACCGCCCAACTAGTAGCGTCATCATCATCAACCATAGCTATTGACCATAATTGTTTATGTTCTTCCGAATCTAATGTACGAAATTCCCATTCTTTATTAAATTTTTTGAAAGTTTTTGTTCCATATCCTTTAAAGATAATATCCTGTATAATTAGTTCTTTTTCACGTTCTTCTTCTATCTTTTTATCATCTGCCATAATATTAAAACTCCCATCCATTTTCGTACATTTTTAATCTACTAATAAAATAGATTTTTCATACCCCTTCATTACTTACAATAAAAAAGACTATGAATTATTCATAGTCTTTATTCAATATCCATTTCTAATACTTGATAATATCCATTTTCATTAATTTCTTTTGGCTTATCCCAATCACATGGGGGTATTTTGTTTTCATCATTAATATCCCATTTTAATTCATATGCAGGAACAAAACCATCAGAATCTATTTCATCACCAATTTTAATACCTATTCCTTTGTAATATTCTTGTTTATTATGTCCTTTGTATATTGAATCGTAATAAGGTACTTCATTGACGATAATATATTCTCCATCTTTAGTTTTTATATCTCCATAATCTTCTTTTAATTTATCATATGTTAATATATTTTCTCCCATATATATCACCTTATATAAATAGGAGTAGAATATTATCTACTCCTATTTTTATAATTTAATTATTCATCTTCATCTTCATCTTCGTCACTATAATCAATGCCTAGTGTAGATAAAACATCTTCATCTTCAAACCAAAGATAATCATTAATGGAAGTTAAATCAGAACCATCAAATTGTTCTGCTAAAAGTTCCATAAGTTCTTCTTCTTTATCTTCATCTTCTACAATTTTAAGTGTATCTAATGCACCACCCCAACAAGCATCCATCAAATCATTAAAATTCATTTCTGTTGTAACATTAACTGTTGCCATATATTAATCATCCTTTTATATACAAAATTTAATAAATTTATTTTTCATTAACAATATATATATTTATTTACAAATTATTCAATGAATTATAAATTTTTTTAGCTATATTTTTTGCTATTGGTTGGAAAATCGTCCTACCTGCTCTTTCATACAAGGCAGAATTTGATAATCCTGTATTAATCAATTTATCTATATCACTATCGTTCATACCTTGTAAACGAAAACATTCTCTAGGAGTAAGTTTTCTTAATTTATTATCTGTTATAACCATCGGTACATTATTACCACCTGTACCCATAGAAGCAGTTAAAGTTGGTACATATCCTTTAGTAATTCTAAATCTTTTTCTTCTATATTGGTAGACTTTAATGTTTCTATCATATGCGAAACTCTTTGTTTCGATAGGAAAAATTTCTTTTGTGGGTTTTTCTCTAAAATGTCCGACAATGAATACCCTTTCTCTGATGATTGGGTAGCCTGTATCTTTCGCGTTTGGACAAAACCATTCGACATCATACCCCAATTCATCCAACTTCCGCAATATTGATTTAAAGGAATTTCCTTCATCGTGATTTAACAATCCTTTCACATTTTCAAACCAAAACATAGTTGGCTTTTTAATTTCTAATATTTTAGCCAATTCCCAAAACATTTGTGCTCTAGGGTCTTGCGAAGCAAAACCCATTCTATCCCCTGCCATAGAAAATTTACAGCAAGGAAACCCGCCACACAATAAATCTATATCGGGAATATCGTAATAATTATATTTACGAATATCTTCCGTATAAGGTAATTCTCCATGTAATGCTTGATAACAAATTTGTGCATTTTTATCATAATCAGAACTAAATACACATTCTGATGGAACAGAATTTAAAGCTAAACGAAAACCACCTATTCCACAAAACATATCTGCATATCTTATCTTCAAAATTTTTACCTCATTTCAAAGCCACAATTCCTTCAAAATTTAAACATTTCCAAAATGTTTCCATTTTAGTAAATCCTGCCTGTTTTAACAAGTCTCTATTCCAATTAGAAGTAACAGGAACTAAAACACCTTCTAAAGATTTTTTCTTCCTATTAATAGCATCGTAACTATAACCATTATCCGATTTTATATCATAATACGATTTAACCAACATATTATTAATTACATTATCAGAACCTAATATTTTTTCAACAAAAATAAAAACACCATTTTTATTCAAATGATTATAAATATCTGATAAAATAGATTGTCTATATTCAATTGGCGTAAATTGAATGGTTAAAACGGATGTAATTATATCAAACCCTTCTACACCAATTTTGCCACACAAAGAATTTAAACCTGTTAAAACATTAAACTGTTCAATTACAACATTATTATTTTTTACAAAACGTTCTCTAGCTTGTTGTAACATTGGTTCACTTATATCAATTCCATAACATTTCATATCATTACAAAAATCATCAATATTAATACCATTAGAACAGCCAATATCTAACAAAGTATGTTTATTAGACACAGAATTATTAATAATTAATTTTTCTAATTTACGCATATTTTGATAATCAGGAATGGAACGTTCTAACATATTATCAAAACATTTTGCTACTTCTTCATTAAATTTCCATTTTCCTTTTGGTTGAACAAAATCTATAACTTTTTCCACAATATAAAATCCTTTCAATCACTTTCAGATTCTATAATTTTTATTCTTTCAACAACCATACTACTTGATATTCTATACTTTATTATTATATCAGATAATTTAGTAATTGGTTTAATTGCTTTTCGTGGAATCAAATACATAATTGCAAAATGTGAAACAATATTTTCTAATTCAAAATTTCTTGTATTATATGGAATATCTAACAATATATTTCCTAACATCCTTATTATATCAAATATTTCTTGGTATTTATTTATTCCATTACATATATACAACGTATATCCATTATCGTTTTTAATAATACATTTATCATATAAAAAATCAATATCATTTTTATATTCAATTGTAATATTATAAAATCTTAACAACTTATAATATTCTATACTAGGGATTTCTATGTTAAATTTATTATATAAATTTTGCACCAAATTTTCTAGGTCTTGCAAAACATCTTTTTTCATAATTCCGAAGCGCACCCCCACTGACTGTACCCACAGGCAAGCCTGTGGGGTTCGTTCTTTCAAGTTTAGCCCATATCCTTACATCATTTTCAGACTTTGGGAGTATGGGTATAAGTCTGTTTGAGAGCGAACATCATTTATTACCGAGCATCCCGTTGGACACATCTCTCAAGGTCACTTATGTTTCCTTGGTATGGCAAATTTCTGTCATAAGACAAGGAGGCGAGCAGTCAGTCCCCCTATATTAAAATTTGTTTACGCTATCTTAATACCGCTATTCAAAATCTTTATCTTATTTGTCTTAATCCATGTGATTAAGGCTTTTTCTTTGGCTAAGTGTTTTTTAAACTCATTGTGACATTTCTCCTTATCAATACCTTGCGTTGTGAAATCAAAACAATATAGCAAAAATGAGGAATACCAATCCCTCTGAACTTTTGTACCATCTGTGAGATTATACATTCTCTGGGACAGTTTTTTCTTTATGTATTCATCAGCGATGTGGTCATACTGGGAAGCTCGATAATTATATGGAACTTCAATATAAGCACCACCAGTAGAATTAAACTTAGCTTCTACAGTAGACTGAAATCCTCCTGGACAACGGTTTTTGATGGACTTGCCGAACCGTTTCTTGCGGTTGATTTTGCCTGTCTTTTTACTAACAGTAGTTTCTTTAGCTCGTTTCATAAGTTTTGAGGCATTCTTTGGCTCAGTAACAAATATATCTCCTAAACTACGGAGATAGTTTGCGTCTTCATTGATTGCCAAATGCCTGTTAATGGCGTTCTTTCGGCAAAGTTCGGCGTGTTTATACCGAAGCACCTTATAGTGCTTGGAATAAACCCACTTCTTCTTTCCTTTCTTAATCGTTCCGTTCTCGTTATAATTTTGTGGGTTTGTTGCCCGTCTTGACCTATCCATTGCCCGATAATATAGCCGTTCCAAACGCTCGGATTTCTGGATACTGTTACCATGCTCGGAAAGATTCTTCAAACCAACCTCAGTATCGGACGTATAAGCAAAGGTTTGTGTACCAATATCAGAACCAACTATACCTTTGCCGTAGTGATGACGATGATTGCCATATCTATCGTACTTTCTGACAGCTTTGCCCTCAATCGTTAAATGCAGATATAATCTATACCTACCTCTGATTTTCTTAGGAACAAGCGTTGCATAGCAGGGGCGATATGTGTCAATACAAATACCTTCACAAAGGAATGTGTTGACCGCTTTTTCATCAATAGCGGAAACATTCGCCAGATAATGCAAAACAGCATGGATTTCGTCTTTTTGAAATCTATCACGGACATTTAAGCCAAACTTAATGCCTTGAAATTTGAAAGTCAGACCACTTTCTTCCACGGACATCGGAATGCCACGATTGGTTTGCTTTGCCCTGATACAAGGCAAATTATCATACTTGGCAAAATGTATGGTTGCTCCATTACCATACAGACATTTTTCGATACCACGCCAAACGTCCTCGGCTTTAGTCAGAGCAAAGATTGAGTCTACGTCATATTTTTTTCGGATATAAGTCATGGAGTTTCTACAAAAATCCCATGTAACATTGTATATTTGTTGCATTTCGTTGAGTTGTTGGGCTAACATTTTTCTTTTGTTCTTATGCTTAGTTTTTCCATACAAAGTCAATAATTTGCGATACCGTTTCGTCTGAATAAGTTGTTCATACTGTTTTCGCATAAGTCCAATAAGTTCATTTCCCGCCTTGCGGATTTTGTTAGCATAAGCCACAACATTAAGAACATCACAATAAGGCATATCAGTTTCAACGACCAAAATATGCCTGTTAGAAGCCTTATGATATTTTTTAAGAGCTTGTTGAAATTCCTTCTCTGTCATGACTTTTCTGTTCCTCAATATACTTAATTACAGTGGACTCGCTAATATGTCCTACGGTAGAGATAAAATAGCCTCGTGACCACAATACCCCACAACGGGCATAAAATTGTTTTAGTAAGGGGAATGCTTTGAACATTTCTATGGTACTAAGACTTTTTAAGGTACGCACAATGTCGCACGGGGCAACAGTTTGTGGTGCATCAATAAAGATATGGATATGGTCTGGCATGACTTCCAGTGCCTTGATGACATAGCTGTATCTATCGCAAATACCGTGGAGAATTTGTTTCAATGTGTCCTCGACATTCCCGTTTAAAACAGAAAACCGAAACTTGGGACACCAGATGATATGATATTGAACAAGATATTTGCAATGAGACGCACTATGATATTGGTCATCATACATGACTTGGTTCTCCCAACTGGTATTTTTCTTTAATTCCACACCTCATAAGGTCAAGAAAAGTAATGGTTTTTCCCTTCCTCCACAGAATATATCCTTGCAAGGCTTTCAAGCTCTGTCTTCCATACAATCGGAATAGAAATATTGATTTGGACGTTATCGCTCTTTGGTCTAGCCATTTAAACAGACTCCTTTCTTGATATTTTTATTATACATAGATTATATATTATGTCTATGCTTTTGTCAAGGAAAAAGAAAGGTGGCTTTCATCCCACGGGCAAGACCCGTGGGTTTTCGCCACCGTTTTATAACAATTTTCTTTTGTGAAATTGTCAAATTCATTTTTCCTACAAAAAATCGAATTTTTTGGCTTGTTCCCAACATCATTTAAAAATGTTTCAAAACTACTTTCCCATTGTTTACATATAGAAATTCCTTTTTCACCATAGTATTTGTATTTAGGATTATTTTTATTATTACACCATTGTTTTATATTATTCCACACGGTATATTCTTCTTTATTTATTGATGTAATTCCGATTCGATTAATCTTACATCCACAAGAAGTGGTATGATTTGTTGTTAAACTATTTCCTAATTTATCACAATAGTTTCCACAATCGCACCTACATAACCATCTTATTTTCCCTTTTTTATTTGTTAATCTTGCAACAACTGTGAGTGCTCCAAATTTTTGTCCAATTAAATTGTTAAAATTTTTTCTTGTCGAAATTGATATAATTTCATTTTTATAATCATCATATGATAATAGTTCTTTTGTTATTTTATTTATTTTTTTCTTTTTTTTAAAAATATCTTCAACGGAAAAATTCTTATTATATCTATAACTTAATGTACCTACTGGTATTCCTGTAATTTCGCTCCATTCAGAAAGATTATGCGTTTCTGAACGATAAGTTATCAGAACATCATAATTATTTGATTTCTCTTTTTTGTTCTTTTTAATAATTTTTTCTATACTCCATCCTAAAGATAACCTTTCATAGATACATTTTGATGATATATATATAATTTTACTTAATTCATTAACCGTATATTCTTTATCCTTATATTTAATTACAATGTTTCTTGTTGTGTTTTGATTTTGTTCTTTTATTGTAGCCCATCTACAATTTTCTTTACAATAATTTCCATTTACATCAATTCTATCTATGGTAGTATTTTTTCTCCATATTTTTTAATATGTTGCAAATAAGAATCATACATATCATTTTTAAATTCTTCAAAACTATTCCATTCTACTTTAATTCCTCTACCACCATAATTTTTATATCGTTTATTATTTGGATTATAGCAACGACTTTTCATTCCATAAAATTTTTTATAAAATTTTGTTTTAGACATACCGTGCAATTTTTCTTTTTTTGATATTTTCTCATATTTTTTACAACCACAAGATGTTGTATTTCCATATTTTAAATCATACGCATATCGTTCTACATACTTTCCACAGGAACATCTGCATAACCATCTTGTTCTACCATATCTATCTTCTGCACGTTTTATAACCGTCAAATCTCCAAAAACTTGATTTGTTAAATCTACAAATTTAGACATACTTATCACCAAAATATTATATAAAAAAGAGGAACATTTCATTGTTCCTCTTTATCATCATACATCTAAATAATCTTTCTCAGGAATATCCATCCAATGACATATCATTCTTAATCCTAAATCACTATTTAAACAATCAAGAATTTCATCAAATGTCTCTTCATCAAAAATATCCATAAATTGGTCTTCTAATCCTAAATCTTCAACTTTCCGTAAAAATTTTCTTGCTCTATCATTTGCACAATATTCTATATCAGCAAAATCTACATCAAGTACACATTTAATTGTTTTCATATTTATCCGTCCTTTTTTATTTTTCTATTTGTAAAATAAAACATAAGAAAAGAAATATCATAGTGATATTTCTTTTCCTGTATATTAATAAACATCTGCATACATAATAGAAGCTGATTCAGCAACAGTAATGTTTGATACTGTATAGCTCTTTGAATAAGAAGATAACCAACAATCAATGTATGTTTCAACATAGAATTCATCATCAGAACCATTACGTCTAGTTTTTGTTTGAATTTCCAAAGGAACTTTTTGGTCTTTCAACGTCTTAAATACTCTACGTGTATTAACATGATAGCTATCTGCACCATCATCATTTTCAAGCGTTGGAGCATCCCAATTATTAGATGTACCATCTTTTTCTTTATAGACTTTACTACCAACTTCGTTAAATGCACGACCATTAGTTGTTAAACCAATAGCGTTCCAAATAGAAGATTCATACAATGCAATACGGTTGACTTGTAATGTACCTCCACGGTAATTCGTTGGAACTGCCTGTACAACACCTTCCCAACCGATAGCTTGTAATTTATTAACCTGTCTTTGTTCACTAACATTAAAACTTTGTATCATTCCTACAATATATCCATTTGCATAAACAAATATATTCGTAGAAGTTGTAATCAACGAGTTATCATTAGATGAAGTCGGTTGCATTGTATTATTTGCAACACGAATATCATTTCTAGTAGCACGATGGGTATTTGTAGAAGTGTTTTGACCAAAGTTATTAAAATGTTTACTTGCATCATAAGCCATATTCTACTTCACCCCTTAATCTTTTGCCGTAACATAATCAGAATACACATCTGAATACTGTATTGTAGCCGTTTCTGCTACTGTTATTTGACCTGCACTAATAGCTTTTGAATAAGCTGATAACCAACAATCTACATATGTTTCTACATAGTATGCTTTTGTTTCCATATCAGGCATTTTAGTTTTAACTTGAATTTCAAGTGGTACACGTTGTTCTTTTAAATTTTTAAAAGGATTACCTAACGTATTTCCTGTACCGCCTTGGGCTACTGCGTTACCAGGGATTTGTTCAGAATATGTAGCAAAATGTCCTGTTTTTGTCATACCTAAAGCATTAAACAAATTACCATTGAAAAGAGCAATACGGTTAATAGAAATCTGACCACCATTCGTATTACCTGGTGCCATTTGAACGACACCTTCTGTTCCTAATTCTTGAATAGGGGTAATTGTACGAGATTCAGAAGGGGAGAAGGATTGAATAAATCCAACCCTCTGATTATTACAATAAATTTCAATGTTTGTAGATGTAATAGGTAATGATGCACTATTATCTAAAATGCCTACCATACCTGTAGCACGTTGGGTATTTAGCCATTTATTAGTATCAGATGTGTACGCTGACTGCGTACCATTGACTAATGCCATGAAAAATCACCTACCAATTTATTAAACCTTAATTAAATTAATTACGAACCTGTTGAAGAAAATCCAAAGGAGATTGTAATATAATTCAATGGATATACTGCTTCGATTTCAAATTTAACAAGAATTTCGCGTGGGTCATCAGGTGAATCTGAAACAGAAGGACCAGTATAACCTAAGATGATTTCTTGGCTTACAAACTGACTAAGAATACTATTAATAGAATACTGAACATTACTCTTAGCAGAAGGAAGGTTTTTAATACCAACATATAATTCATCACAAGTCTTACGAACCTGTGCAATTACATAGTCCTTAATCTGAATAAGTGTAATTTCTGTTGTATTTACTTCATCATCACAAGTTGTAATACCATGACGTACAACAAGAGCATTACTCTTTTCATGAACTACTGTACAACCGCTTTCAGCAAGAGCATTTTTCTCTGTTTCTGTATATGTATCAAGCAATTCTTTAAAACCGCAACCAATCTTCTTACGTGTTAATGGTTCTGCTACATCATGTGTAAAACCAACTGTAGCTACACCCAAAGCAAGATAGCAACCAGGTAATGTACGAGTATTAATACGACCTGTATTAACATTCTTTACATCATAAGCAACACGACCTGGGACAACATAGACAACACGTTCATCGTTATATGCTTCTGCCTGTTGTTTCATACCCAAGGTCTTATCCGCTGCAGTAGCATTTTTATTAATCTTCTGTCCTGCATAAGCAGAAAGATAAACCATACGTTCATGTCTACCTTGTTCACTTGACATTGCATCAACGTGAGCCTGTGCATGAGCACCAACTACTGTTGATGTAGTTAAAGGAACTATAGCATTAACATTTTCTGTTCCTGCTACATCTTTTTGTAACTTATCAATAGCTTTATTCATTTCATAATCTGAATCGTTCTTTGCTTGTACACAACAAATCGTTGTTACGCCCGCACGGAAAGCTAATTCAGCACCTAATGTTAATGAATTTGTTACAATAGAAGAAGCCGTAACATCATAGTTACCATATTCTTGGACAACATCATCATAGGTATAAAAGATTTTTGGTTCATAATCTTCTTCCGATTTCTTATATTTATAAGAAACATAATAAACATTATTTTCAGCAATTGCTTTACCAAAGACTGCTTTCTTTGTAATTATGCGTACACAATCTCCTGTTGTAATAACAGAAGAGTCAAAATCAGGAAGAATAAATGTAATACCAGGGATTACATTAAGATATTCACTAACTGCACCAACTGCACCTTCATATAATGCAGGGGAAATTTCTGTACCAGTTTCATCTTCTTGATAAATCTTGATTTCTTTTGTTAATGGGTCTGTAACCTGTACAACAAACTGACCACTAACAACTTCATCGGAATCAACAATCATGAAATATTCATATTTGGATTCATCATCAACCTTATCCTTATTTAATGGAAGGAAAGATTCACGAAGTTTCTGACTGTATTGTGTAATTGTTTCATCGAAAACAATCTGTGGTTCAATTTCTGTTTTTGGTGCTTGTGTTTTAATTACTACACTATCACCAACATGAGTAATAGAATTACCATCTGCATCAGGTACAAACAAATCTTTAATCTGAATTTTAAGACCTGGGATTGCAGCTGTATTAAATTCTTCACTTACTCCCCATTCGCCCATAATTTTCTTGGTAGCATTATCTGTTACACGATAGCAACCGCAATTAACATGAGCGGAATCGGCATGGTCAAAAGCATCTTCCAAATATGTAATTTCAAGTGTATATGAACCATCAACAATCTGATATTGTAAATCATCATTTGGAACAATTGTAATTTGTCCTTTTAATTGTAAAGAACGTTCATTTGCTTGTGAAATTACTTTGTATTCTGCATCTTGAATAGTATTCCATGCAATTTTATTACCATCTTTTAACATAAAGGCTTCATTAGCACCTTCATTGTAAACTGTAGAACCTTTTACAATAGCACCATTACTTAAAGCCTTATCTGTAACGGAAATAATTTCAAAAACATTTTTGTATTTTAATGAATCATATGCTTGGGAATCGCTTTTCTTAATGGCTTCATTATATACTTCAAAATAATTTGCACCCGTGCCAATTAAACCTAGAACACGAGTTGCACCAACATTATTTACTGTGCTTGCGGATTTTACAAATCGCGCATATGCACCAGGCACTCTATATGGCATATTGTTATACCTCCAATTTCATTTATTTATAATGGATTATTAGTTTCTCCATTATCTTGTATGGTTTTATCTACCCTTGCGGAATCATAAAGTGTTGATAACTTTTCTCCATTTGCATTTTCTAATTCCATTTGCATTTGAATATTGAACTCGTTCGGGTCAAGCAAATCAACATCTTCTATCCAAGTAGACCACGTATTAAATCTCAACTGTGATATATAAATTTTATCAGAATTGTATTCTATCGTTGTCTCACCTGCATAAGAAGCATCTTTTATGATAATACCTTGATTTTGAATGTATCTACGCAAAGAAAATCTTAAAGCCTTTGCAACTAAATCTGTAAAGACTTCTCTATCAAGAGGATTTCTACAACCAATATCTACTGTTATTGAAAATTCATAAACACCTACATATCGATATGCTATAATCGCTCCTGTTCGTGGGTCAATAACCTCTCTACCCATATCTCCTAATCCTGTTGTAACCATATTACCTGAACCTGCACTTAAAATAACTGTAGGAAATTCACGTAATTCTTCTGGTTCAGAATCATAAAAAACTGCATGAGTAAAATGGTCATCTGATATTTGACGAGGTAATTTATTACGATAATTTTTTGGATTATTAAAATATAATCTCAAAAATGTAATAAAAACGTCTTTTGTATGCTTAATAGCATCTTCCATTAACATTCCAGAAACACCCCAAATCTAAGTCTGTTCCTAACAATTAAATATTTATTATCATTATCTTTATTTTTTGTTTCATTATCATTAAAATTCCCTAGAATCTAATAAAGGTAATAAGAAAAATAACACAAATACAAAAGTCTACTATAAAATTATAGTAGACTTTTTATTATAATCTAGGATATAAAGTTGTACGTTTCATATCATATATTGGGTCATTTGGGTCATATGGCTTTAGATTTAGTTCTTGATGAAATAAATAACCTCCCGCCTGGTTTATCATAGAATTAATTACCTGATAAATAGTTCCTGTTGGAGAAATTAGCACGTCACGATTTTGTATTTGAGTATCTGAAATTGTCCATGCTCCACATGGTTTATTGTATACCATCATTTGATTAGGAGTTACATCCATAGACGCTTGTGCTGGTTTTAATCGCACATACAATTGAAATGCAGGGTCATATCCACCAACATAACCTGTACCATAACAAACAGGACAATCTAACGTACCTGCTCTACCTCTAATTGGGTCATAGCATTGTGGACAACGTTCACCATCTTTTTTCCTAGTATATAAGTCAAACAACATACCTGTATTTTTCAATATCCACAAACTACGTTCATTCATTTTTAAAAACCATCTATCTGTATTATGAACTTGAAAACATACAGGTTGTGATAATTTTCCTTCTATATATTCTCCATCTGTTTCATATACTGTAGATACTTTATACCAATTTTGAACTTGTGGATTTTTAGAAACACCAAAATCTTCAAAACGATTTGTTTCTAACGGTTTATTATTTTGTTTATAAAAAATACCATTTTGTGTAAATCCTTTATATACATTATAACATACTTTTTTTATATTCTTACCATTATGCGAACTAGGATTTTTTATTTCGTTCCACGTAATAACAGAACAACTATTATCTCTAGGATATGAAATATCTATATGCACAGGTGGATTTAAATCTTTTTGAAAAACTTCAATATTCATGTAAAATCACCACAAAATTTATTAAATCATAAATATATCATTTGTTTTTTACTAAACAAATTTGAATTAGAAATTAATTGTTCACCAAATCCATGTGTATCATCTATTTCAATATCATTCATTTTTACAGGAGAATCTTTTGCCCTTATTTTTACTTTATATTTACCATTTTTTATTGCAAAAGAATATTTACCATCATTATCTGTTTTACGATATACACATAATCCATTATTATCTAAAATAATTATTTCTGCATTTTCTATTGGAGTGTTTTTATTATCTACCAATTGACCATAAATCATTTTATAGTCCGTACCACAAAATTTTACCATATCCTTATATTTATCTAAAATCATTCCATTAACAGTAAAATAATATTCATATTTCAATTTACTAGAAATATTAATATTATGTTTGGTAATCTTTTGATTATTAATAAAAATATCTATATTGTATACGCCTGATGGAATATATGCCTTATATCTCCCACCATCATCTGTATAACAAATATCCGTTATAACATTCCCAAACGAACTATTAATTTCATTCATTTTAATAAATTCAACTTTTGTATGTATATAACTTTTATTTTTATTCTGTAGAATGCCACTTACAGGAACAATTTTATAACGAATCAAATCTAAATTCGATGGATTATTTATTGTTTGATTATTTGTATGCAAAATAAGATTTGTGGATATTTCATCTGTTATATCGAAAAAACAATTCCAACTATGTGATGATTGTCTACCAATTACATCAAAGCTACATTGAAAATTTACTTTTTTACTTCTCATAGACAAAGCATCACCTCTTATAATAAGACTATATTTTTATTTTGTATTAACTCATTTCCATCAAATTTTTGAGCTACCAAAACAATACTATAAGTATCAATTCGTAACGTATAAGTATAATTATATTTATTATCTTCTGTATTTACCCCTAAACAAAATACAGTATTATTATTTCCATCCATTAATCCATGAGTATTTTCTTTATACTGAAAATACTTTAATACATTTTGATTTAACTTTAAATCATATACAGTATGATTTAAAAAAAATGTTAAATTTTTATTAATACCACAGTAAATATTATCGTCTGTAAAATAAGCAGTTTTTATTTCTTTTGGGTCATTAATAAAAATATTATTATTTTCTTTTAATAACAAACCATTATTTGTTATTATTTCCCAATGCATATTATTCATAATTATACAAAAAATCTAATGTAAAGAAATATTTATACTTCTTTACCATAGAATTTTCCTTTAACTTTATTTTTGTTTGAATTGTAGCATGGTCTGATACACCTAGAATTGCTCCATATTCATCAGAAGCATTTCCTTGAATATCTTTTAACTCTCTATGAGACATATCTACTGGTTGAAATTCAGATTTCATATCATACGTAGTACAACGTGCATATAAAAATGGATTCAAATCTCTACTTTCAGGAGGAATAGTAATACGTAACCTGCAATTGTTTGCATTTTGACAAATCATTTGTGGCGTACCACCATCCCATGCAGGTTCATTATTCCAAATATCAAATTCAACAATAAATTCAGATTCTCCACCTGTTAAACCATTACATTTACCATAATAAATTTTTTTATTCTGAGCGGTACTAGCTAATCCTAATACTTGTTCACCTGTAGCATTATCAACTACTCTAGTATAATAAGTCATTCTAGGATAAATCATTTGTTATACCACCTCATTGAACCACATATACAACATCATCAAATATTTTATATGCAGTACCACAATTTTTACATACCAAATATCCTTCTTTTTCTGTCAAAGGAGAATATTTACATTCCGGACAACGATAATTTTTTACATCAGCAGAATCTAATTCTTTTAAAGGTATCATATCTTCCCCATCTAGCGGATTAATTTCTACATCAATGTATTCCAAATCTCCATTTGTAATAGCAACTAAGCGTTTCATTTAAACACCTCGTTATTATTCTTCTTCTATTTCTTTGTTTTCTTCAAGAATTTCACTTAATTCAGGAGGATAATCTGTACTATCTCCATATTCAATTACATCATCTGACAAAGTATCAATATCAATATATCCTTTTATATAATCTTCGTCACATGAACGCAAATTACCATATCCATCAATTAATACAAAATCATCTGAAAAATTAAAATCAGAAAAACAACCAAGTCTAAAACATTCTTCTTTATCCTTAGTCTCTAAAAATTCGTCTAATTCATCCATTGGAAAAAAATCTATATATTGAAATACATATGAATTACATGCATCTGATACAGACATTAATTCATATACACCCATATCATTTAAACAATTCATTACATCATCTTTTAAACTAGCAATAACTTTACGATTTTTCATAATATAATCATTCCTTTACTATTTTTTAGCATCTAATAAAAATATAAAAATTTACACATCTATTATTTGATTATTCTGCATAAACCCATCACAATCTACAACTAATTTATATTTCCCATGATTTAAATTTAATTCAAATTGTCCTTCTAAAGTAGTTGTATCTTGACATTCTAATTCATACATATCTTTTTCTATATTATATTTATATGCTTTAACGATAGCATTTTCAATTCCATTACCATGAGCATCTAATATAAAATCAATTAATTTTTCTGTACCATGACCATTATCAACTTTAGTTTCTGTAATTTGTGTATTATTAATTTTAATTTCCTCTATTGATTTTGAACCATCATTATACACATTCATTTGAAATTTTTTCTTTACACCTGATGGCAGTTGTATCTGCATAATATATGAACCATTATCTAAAAACGCTTTCCACTTACCTTTTTGATTTGTTTTTGTTTCTATAAGCGGATGTTCCAAATCATTTGTATCATATATCACAATATTTATACCTGATACACCCATTTTGTTTTTTGCAGTAAATTCATCTTCAATTTTAAACAATCCATTACCTAAACTTACATCAGATAACTTTTCTATACCTATATTATTAAATTGAATTTCTTCTTTTGAATCTCCAATTTGTGCTCTAATAGAACGAGTTTCATAACCATCTAGCGCGAATTTAAATTCATAATCACTAGGGAAAATTTTTGCTTCCCATTTACCATCTTCATCTGTTGTTGTTTGATATACTATATTATTATTCTCTAAATCTATAATTTGCACTTTTACATCTTTTATAATTCTATTACTATTTATATCATTTACATATCCATATAAATAAACTGTATTATTATCATCTATATTTTTTGGCACAATATTAAAAGAATCTAATGAATTTAATTTTTCTCCATTATATTCTCCTTGATAAACAATTACATATTTCCCATAATTTTCACATACATTTGTATCAAAATTATATATATAACCATTATCAAACTGTTCCATTGCTTGCCAAGGTAAATCTTCATATACTTTGTCTTTATATTCATGTAATATTCTAACTTTTGGATTTTTTACATTAACAATATTATTATCTTTCTTAAATTCATAATATAATGTTTTTGTATCTCCTTTATATAAATCCATTGTATCACCACCATTCATACTCTATAAATAAAATAAAGCGTAATTAGTGTTATATACTAATTACGCTTTTATTATAAATTAAATTTTATCAAAACTTAAAGTTAAGACCTGTTTCCTTCATCTTTGCTTCAACCTGCTTGCAAATTGAATGTGTGGAAGAAACACGATGTTTTGGAAAATGCTTCTTTGCAACATTACGAATAGCAGAATGGCAAGCGTCAAGAGTTTCCTCTGTTGCGTCAACCGTAGCCTTTGTAATCTTTTCAATAGCTTCTTTGCACTCATCTGGTGTAATATCGCTCTTTGCAGTCTTAATACGAGCTTGCTTAGAAACTCTCTTATCAAAACGGGAAGAAATACCTTCTTGAAGAAGGTTCTTCTGTAAACGTGTAAGTGAAGCACTTACATACTTCGCAGGAAAATACTGCTTAACAAGTGTCTCTGCGTCAAGAAGAATCTTCTCCATACGAGCATCAAGTTTCTTTGCAAAACGGTCTGCAAGAATACTTGTCTGCTTTGCAATCTTCTTACGCTCTGCAATAGCTTCCTTCATAGCAATCTTCTTATTATCAACTTTCTTAGCAACAGTCTTACGTTGCTCTGCACGTTTCTTATCCATAGCATGTTTCTTAATAATTCTACGCATTTGTTCCTTTGTCATTATACAATAATCTCCTTTTATAATCAATGCTTTAACATAGCCATAAGAATTGGGTTCTTACGTTTCTTAGCAACCTTCTTGCTTGCAGCAACAGGTTTCTTATCTTCTGTGTCCGTATCTTCTTCTACAGGAGCTTCATCTTCAGAATGAACTTCATCTACATCTTCTGTATCTTCAGAAACTTCTTTTTCATCAAAAGGTTCTTCGTCTACATCATCAAATGTAAAATCATCTTCTGGTTCATCATCAACAGGCATTTTGTCCTCTACAGGAGTTTCTTCTGTATCTTCTTCAACAACAGGGACATCTTCATCAGAAGGAACTTCATCTGTTACTTCTGCATCAGGTACAAGTTCCTCTGTTTCAACAGGAGCACTTTCTTCCATAAGAACAGGATTCTGATAACGTGCTTGTGGTGTTGTATCATGGTCTACAGTATCTTCCTTAGCGATTTGTTCTTCTGTCTTACGAGCAGCTTCTTCAAAATCAGAAATTTCTGATGTTTCACGAACATTATAATCATAAACTGCACCTGGGTCTGTATAAGCGCGTGTTTCAGGGCTTGTAAGTGGCTTTGTATCAATACCTGCAACCTTCTTCATAACGATACCTTCGCCTTTGGCATCTTTATAAGAAGCGTTTACTACCTTCCACTTAACATTCTGATATTTAACTGTATTACCGTTAACTGCCTTTGGAAGCATTGACTTAGCAATAATAATCATATCAGCACTGGCAATACTTTTCTTCGCAACCTTCTTACTAGCAACTGTTGTCTTTTGTTTAGTTGCACTCTTTTTACGAGATTCAGCAAAATCTTCTAACCATGAGATTTTCTTCATTTATATACACATCCTTAAATTTGCAAATTTAAAAATATTTGTTATTATTTTGAACTTTTACGAGTTGTTGTTTTTTTTGTCGTAGAAGTTGTTTTTTTAGTTGATGCTTTATTTGTTTTCGTTGTACTTTTAGCACCTGTTTTAGAAGCACCATCAGCAACAACAACATCTGATTTTACATCAGATTTAGTTTCTTTTGAAGAAGTACTTGACGCACCTGTAGCATCTACCACATCATCGTCTTTTTCTCCATTTTTTTCTTCAACCAAAGTCTTTTTATTTTCCTTTAGCTTATCAGCAGAAGAAGTCTTTGAAGCATTTGTTGCATTAATTACAGTAGTTTCTTCTTCTACATTCTTTGTTTTTACAGGAACTTCTTTAACATCAGAAGAAACCTTCTTTTCAGCAACTTTTTTAGCTTGCTTTTCGTTCCCAACCTTTGTTGCCGTAAGATATTCGCCTAGAAAAACTTTTATATCTGTTGAATTTTCAAATTCTTCATCGGAAAATGTTTTTACAGTTTTAATAGGAGTGAACTCAAAGTTAAGGTCTTTGACATATATATTATAGTTGCCATTTAAAGTAACCTTATACAAAGAACATCATCCTTTTCTTTTTATAATTAAAATTCCTATCTAAAGAGAAAATATAAATTAAATGATAAAATATAACTCAATTACAACGAATATTCATATACCTCTATACCTTTATCGTTTGCCATTTGAAATTCTTTTATTGATTGTTTCCCTCCACCTATTTTATATAAAATATCTAGCCGATTAATAAATTCTTCACTTTCATCACCAAAATTTTCTCCATATGAATATATTTCATCACATGGATATAATTCATATTGATAACCTTCTTTTGCCATCACACCAACTAGCGTAAACCATTTCCCATATTTAATGTTTTCATTGTTAGCAATTTCATATACAATAGCAGGAATACCTAAATTAGTAGCACCTGTAATAATATTAATTTTTGTATTTAAATTATCATCTGTACAATATTTCCTTTCGATAATTTGGAAAATATCATATATAATTTGTTTTGCTATTTTTTTATCAAATTTAGTATCACTATAACCAATAAATCCAATATTAATTTCTTTATCCATATATTTTCACTACTTTCTATAAAACATTTTTCTGTTTATATTATAAAAAATACTCCATAGTTTTATACTATGGAGTGTTTTTTATTCGCCATTATAATATTTATAAATTTTCAAATTCTTAATAGTGTAATCCAAATTATCTAATTTATCAGATATATTTTCACAAGATGTTTTTAAATCTTCTATATCATTTGTATTGTTATTTGACATAATCATACTATCCCCTGTGTTACGCAGAATAACTTGCTGATTATGTTCTAATTTATCAATACGATTAGATAATTTTTCTCCTTGTTGCTTGATTTCATCAATTTGTCTCATCAAAGTAATGATTCCTTCTAAAATTGAATCAATTTTAGCACCATTATTATTTGAATAACTGTCAAACTTTGTATCCATCTTACATCAACTCTGTCGTTGTATAAGAAACATTATATTCACCCTTGGAAGTGAACTTAACCGTTGCCTTTTTCCCTGCACCATCATCAACTGTAATTTTTACAAGACCATGTGATACAAGAAAATTGAGTAGGTCGCCTTTTGCAAATTTTTCCCATTGAAGATTATCCATTACTGCCGTTGTTGAATCTACTGCCTGTTCATTTGTTTTTAGTTCATCTGACATAATAAATACCTCTTTCAAAAAAACAATTTAAACATTTATATTTATATTATACATATACAATTAAATAATGTCAACACATTTATCTATTTTTTTTATTAGACCATCATCTTGACACAACATGCTTTTCAAAAATTCATAATCATTTTTATTCAAATGACCACAAATCATTGAATATTTATATAATGCCCATATACCGATTTCTTTTTTAGTTTTATAAATTCTATAAAGTTCTTCAATATCATTTGTACATAATATATTATATAATTCAGATATATAATTTAAATCATTATCAACATCAACAACAACATTAAATTTATTTAGAATATTGTTGTTTTCTTTTTCAATATGCTTCTCTAATATATTTAATATGTTACTTCTATTAATATTTTTTTTAGGAATCAATTTATAATCAATTATATATTTAATACAATCATCAGGAATTAATCCGTACAATTCATTATATTTTTGCAATTTTATCAATTTTCTTACGAATGTTCCATTTATATCAAAATTTTTATTTTTTAGTTTTTTTCTTGGTATACATATTACATTAATATCATATTGCCAAAACATAGTTTTAAGAAGATTGATATGTTGTGATGTTACATTATCATTTGTTTCTATTCCACATAAAAAATGTTTTATATTAAATTTTATAAAAATATTCCTTACTATATCCAACAAAGTATATGTATTGCTACCAATATAATTTTTATTTTTCCTTATGCATAAATTGTTATATTCCTTCCAAAATGTTTGATAAGAAAAAATATCTGGTAGTGTAATTACAACAACGTTATTATATTTCTTAGTCCCAATTTTAACTAAACTCTCACAATTTTTTTTATCAAAAATTAAGTCTATACCACTTTGCATTAAAAATACAATGAATTTATCAAACAACTTTGACCCAACTGATACCAAATAATCATGTCCTAATGTATATGGATTACAACTCATAACTGTTGCTCCTACATTTTCATAAGCATACAAATTCATATTATTTAATTCATTATATAACGTTTGTATTTTGGTATTATTTATTTTATTATTATTAATAAAATCATATACTTTTAATTTTAAATAAATTAAATTAGAAATTTCTTCATATGCAAATGATGTATAGTGTGCAAAATCAATAAATTTATTATATGTTGTATTAGAATTAAAATAATCGTTTAAATAAATTGTTGCATAGTTATTAACAAAATCATTAAAATATATTTTTGGTATACAACATATTACAATATCATTATTTAATATTTTTGTGTTTATTACTCTATGAAACATATTTTCTATAGTTTCACCATTTGTAGCGAAATTATGAACACAAAAACTTTTAACTTTTTTCTGCAAATAGCTTGCCATCGTTTCTTCATCAGAAACATAATATCCTAATATAGTTGAATTACCAAACAAAAAAATGTTTTTATTCACATTTTTTTGATTTACAGTTCTTCGTTCTCCGTTTTTTATATTCATTGTTTTAGATTGATAATCTTCAACACAAAAAAATGATGAGTGTTGTACGTTATCAGGATTATCATTTGATATTGACAATAAATATTCTTCATCATATTCACGAAAACAATTATAATATAATTTTTTATTATGTTGAACAACATCTATAAATTTATCTTTTGAAAAATTCTTTAACACAACATTAAATTCATTGTTATATGAATATTTATTATTGTATACATCGTCAGAAAATATATTACTAATACACCTTTCAAAATTATTTTTATTTATTACGTCTTTAACACACGGTTGTTCTAATAAAAATAATTTCCCACCCCTTATAGAAACATATTTATCTATATCTTTTAAAATTGTATTTATATTTCCCATTCTTTTTCCTCCATTGAACTAATTTTCCAATCAACCAAGGAATGTTTATGGCAATATTTACAAAAATTTATTCCTTCATCTTTATTATTTAATTCTATTATCTTATCTAAATTATTTATATTAAAAATATTAACATAATCTTTTCCATAGACCACTTTATATTTTTTATAAAAATAAACATTGTACTTATCAATATTAGCAGGAATAATACAGGGGAAATAATCTCCGTTCCAATTTAATTGAGCACATGGAAATACATTATAAAATTCATAATTATTTTTATCTTCATTTTGCTTAATTATGTCAATATCACAAGTATAATTATTACAACATTTGTATTTATTATTCCCATCAATATTTAAATTTGTTTTATAAAATTTTTTGCCAACATAATATTTTGAACACAAAATTTCAATATTATGACAAAAACAGTAGTCCTTAATTCTATCATTTAATAATATTCCATTTGTTACAATTTTCAAATTAATATTTGGAAAAATTCTTTTTGAAATGTCTAGTATTTCAAAAAGTTTGCTATGTAATAATGGTTCTCCACCCATTAAACTAATTCCATAAAATTTTTTATCTTTAATAATAAACTTAATCCTATTTAATAAATTTTCAAAAACCTGAACACCTATTTCTTTGTGTTTATAAACTAATGGGGCAAAATGGTCGCAGTAAGCACAATTTAAATTACAATCTTCAACAATAGATATATCTATTTTTCCTAATCCATTTTTTCGATATGATAATTCATCTATATATTTTTTTATTGTATGCATATCTTTTTTTACTAATAAATCTATCATACCAATCAACTCACCCCATGATTAATTTAAGAATTAAGTCATCTTTTTTCATAAATAATTTATTTTCTATTTCATTTTTTGTTATATTTAAATTTTGCTCTACATTATCATCAATATTAAATAACGAAAGATAATCAGTTAAACCATCATCTTGTGACTTATTTTTCGGAGAATAATGTACTTTTTTACCTAACCACAAAAATTCAAATATCATTTTCCCTATATTTTCAGAATATATTCCTTTTGTTATTTCTCTCCACCGTTGATATTCTAATTTATTATACATCATATATTTAAATTTAATTTCATCTGTATCTTCAGTATTTCTTACGCTTTCATTAAATACCTGATTTATTACTGGAAATTTATTTTTTATAAATTCTAACCTTTCATTTGAAAATTTATGATAATATAAATAATAATTATTCCTATAAAAATTCATATTAATTCGATTACCTAAAACAAAAACATTTTCCATCTGTTCAATATAATTATTTTTTATATTGTTATTTGTAATGTAATCATAAAACATTAAGCCTGAATCCAAAACAATTATTTTATTATAACAAAATTTCAAACAAGATAAATATTTTGTAATAGAAAATGAAACAATTAAAACATTAAATTTATTATTTTTATAAAATTTATCAATATTATTTATATCTATAAATTCACAATTTACTTTATTAAGAGGTAAAGATTTATATATAGTTTTTATGTATAACATTTGTTCTTGTAGCTTCAAGCAATCAATAAAAATATAACATTTTAAATTAACTACACCATATTTTTTTAAATTGAAATATAAATCAAACAAAGATGTGGTTATTCCATTCATTTGTGGATAAAACAATATAATCCCAACATTATCCATTATTCTATCATACCTTTTATAATATTCTTTAAATTGTTTTCATCTTTTATTTTTAATATAATATTTCCTTTTTTTGTGACATAATTGTTATTTTTGATTTTAAAAAATAAATCATTTAAACATTCATCATATAAATTATTTATTATTACTAAATAGTTATAATTATAATATTTTTGTATTGCTTTTAAAACATTAATCTTCTTTTCTATATCAAAATCAATAAAATACGATATATCAAAATGTAATTGGTTTACATCAATTTTTAAATCGGTTAAAACAATAGCTTTTCCTTTATACAACTGATAAAACTCATTATATAACATTCTCATATATTGAATTTGTGGATAAACATTCATTATTCTCTTAATATTTTTTCTAATAAAAAATTTTGCTATTGGATAATCACAAAATTTATAATTTTTTGTTTTTGAAACATATCTAAAAATAATTTCATCATCTGCCATACGTTTATATCTTAAATCCCACCCACCAAATTTATCATAACAAATTCTTTTATGAGCAAAAGAACAAGTGTCAACTTGATTATTTTCAAATATATCAACTTTAGAACAATCTAATCCTTTTTCTTCTATTTTACCATTATCATATACAATTAAATATTTTGTTGTAATAACTTCTGTATTTTTATCAATATAATTTAATAATTTTTCACAACAATATTTATCAACCTGGTCATCATCATCAGGATAAATTACCCATTCACCGGTTGAATGTTCAACACCATAATTTCTTGCATAACAATGTCCATGATTTTTATCAAACCTATATAAAAATACTCTATCATCATTTAATTTATCAATAAAATTTTTCTTTAATTTATATTGATTTTTTTCGGAACAATCATCTACAACAATTAGTTCTATATTTTTATATGTTTGATTTACAATTGCTTGCACAGATAGCTTGAAATATTCATACCTATTAAAAGTTGGCATTATAAAAGAAAATTTTATTCCATCCATTCGTTCTTATCCTTTTTAGATTTTTCCCACTCTATATTTTCAATTGGTTTTCTACAATATTTACAAAAATCGTTCTTGTGAGTATAAAAATTACAGATTGTCTCATCTGTAACTGAATCATCATATATATCTAATATGTCACCATCTTTTACTACAAAATTTTCATTAAAATAGTCATTAAATATATCTATATATGCTTGTATTGGGCATAAAAACAATTTCCCATCTTTTAGTTGTATACTTTCCCAATGTATCATACAACAATCAAATTCTGTTTGTTTTGCTTCATGTGTTAATATATGTTTTCTTAAAATTTTTGTATATTGTTTTTTATTAAAATCTTTTGTTCTAATTCCTTCTATTTCTAACAATTTGAATATACCTTTATAATCAATGTTTACAGGATATTTAGTTATTTCAACTAAAATATCATATTTTTTTATATACGGTAATAACTCATGTAATCTTTGTAACAAAAGTAATCCATTAGTCAAAAAAGAAATATTTGTATTAGGGCTAATCTCTTTTATAGCATCAAAAAATAAACATATATTTTTATGTAATAATGGCTCCCCACCAAATATCCTAACATTATCCACATTAATTTTATTAGTTAATTGTTTAAAATCTTTTTTAAATTCTTCAACATTAGCAAACCATGATTTTGACAATGGGGCAAAATGAGCACACCCTTTACAATTTAAATTACAATGGTTTGTAATATGATATTCTATCATTCTAAGATGTTTCATAAAATTTAGACTCCCTTATCTAATATTTTTTTTATTAACGATATTTTACTTAAATTCTGCCAAGTTGTATCGTCTGTTCTAAAAATATTAATTTTTACATTTTCAATATTTACAATTTTATCTAATGGAAAATACATCCATATATTTTTAACTAATTCTTTATCAGCAATTGAATTTGCATTTTTATTAATAGCATATGAATTTTTATAAACATATAAGCAACCTGGATTTAATACACAATCTTTAATTTTATTTAAAATTATTTTGCTATCTTCTCCAACGATAAGCCAATCAAAAGCATTTTTTATATCAAATATACTAGTTCCAATAGTAAACTGTTTTGGATTTATATTTTTATTATTAGTTGATATACAAACCTCATCAACTTTTTTTAATTGCTCCATTTTTAATTCATTCCATTTATAATTATTTTTTTTATAATCTTCTTTAGTAATAAGTTTTACGTTGTTTAATTTAATATTATCATTTTTTAATAACATATTAAATACTGTTTTACTCATATATGTAATATTTTCATTATCCATCGCCATTGGCAATCCTAATCTTGCTCCACAAAATTGACACCAATACATTTGTTTTTGATAACTAGTTTCTTTCCACCAATCTTTTTGAACTTTGAATCCTGTATTACCATCATATAGCATGTCCATAGCTCCAGCCATTTCACAAAAAAAAGCACCATGATTATTAATTACTGCTCCACAATCATTATTTACCCAACAATTTTTACTTTGCTTAATAAATTCTTCATCAGATATTCCAAGGTCTTTATAATAAACCATAGTTGTAAAATGATTAGTATAATTACTATGGTCATTACATCTTAAAGAATGAAATGTATCATCAATATCTTCAAAATAATCATAAAACTGCTTTGGAACACTTGTAAATAATCTTAGTTTACCATTATTATCAGGCATAGTATTTAAAGCATAATCATATATATCACTAATTGGATAACGAAAAAATCCATACTTTTTTTTGTATTTCGTTTGTAAATATTTCATTATTTCTTTAAAAAATGGATGTAATAATGGTTCTCCACCCATAATTGATATTTGCCCATTCCAATTATCCAATGAATCTATTGCATTTTTTACATCATGCAAATTCATAAAATATGGATTATTATTCAATTGACAAAATCTCATACAATTAGCACATTTATTTACACATGAATTTGTAATATCTATCAAAATAGATTTTTTATCTTTAATTAATTTCATTATAATTATTCCTTATACGAAACTTTATTTTCAATAATTAACCCATCTAATTTTTCTTGATACATTCTATACATATCACTAAAATAATTAAAAATTGGTAATCCACTATCATTAAACGATGTATTAATTAAAATTGCAACTCCTGTTTTGTTGCCAAACGCATATAACAAATTATATAACCATTTATCATCTTTTTCACTAACTGTTTGTATACGAATTGTTCCATCTTTATGTATAGCACCTAACAAATTATCAATTTTAGGTTTAGCTAAAATATTCATATATGGAACTTGAATATTAATGTCAAAATATTCACTTATTTTATCATCAGGTACAATAATTCCGTATGGTCTATACCATTCTCTACCTTTAATGGTATTTAATCTATCATGCATTTCTTTATGAAATGGAGAAGCCAATATACTACGTCTACCTAACGCCCTAGCTCCCATTTCTATGTTACCACGACAAACGCCAACAATTTTATCATCATTTAATTTATCAACAAGCTCATCTATATCGAATGTTTTAAATTTATTTTGTTTTCTCTCAAAAATTTCTTTTTCTTCCATATTATTCGTACAAGAATAATTATTTGATGAAATATATTTCAATTCATCAGGTTTATAATGCAATAAATAATTTAAAACTGCACCGTATGACTGTCCTGTATCTGCAACTATAGGAGTATAATATACATGGTTAAACCAATTGGTTTTTTCAATCATATAATTTAGCATACAATTCATAGCGCAACCGCCCGAAAATACTAAATTATCACTTTCATGACGATATTGAGCCAATTCTCTCATTATCCAATCAATCCATAATTTTTGCATTGTATATGCTAAATCATACTTATCAAATTCTTTACTTTGTTCATCCAAAAAATTATAAATATATGTTTCAATCGCTTCTTTATCTTCCCATATATTCCAATTTACATCTTTTATTGCTTTTTCAAAATCATCAATATTTTTAATCTGAACAAAATTATTAGATAAACCTGCATAAGCCATAAATTTTCCTTCTAAACCTTGTTCGTACTTATGACGCTTATCTAAAAAATAACAAGAAAGAACTTCATAATACATACCATAAGAAAATTTCTGTTCTTGATATAATTTTGTTAATTTATTATTTTGCCAATGATAGAAAGCATGATTTCCATCACCTTTACCATCTATAGATAAGCAAAGTGCGTCCTTTAAATTATTTTCAATTATAGCAGGTAACACATGGTTTTCTTGATGATGGAATTTAATTACATCACAACGTTCCAACATTTTAACAAAATCATATGATTCTTTTTTCAAATACCCATCTTTAAATGTTTTATAATTCCAACAAACTACATCAAAATGGTCTACACCAAATTGTTCTTTGATAATTTTTTGACATTTATATAAATTATTACGAAGTTTATCGTTATAAATTCTATCTATTTCAGGCATATAATCAATTATATCTGAATGAAAAGAAAAATGCTTCTTTTTTAAGAATTTTTCTAATTCAATATATTTTAATTCTTTTGTATCTGTATTATAATATGTAACATTATAGTCTTGATAACATTGTATTCCTAGAATTTTCATATATCCAACTTCTTTCTAAAACAATGATAAAAATTCATCATTTGATTGCATAAATAATTTTTCTTCAAAATATTGTTTTTCTTTGTTTGTAAAAATATATGTATTATTATCATCTAAATCCAAATAATTCATATATTCACTTAAACCATCATAAAACTTTTTGTTTTTTGGTAAATACTGTGATTCTTTCCCCAATAAAATAAATTCAAACATTAATTTACCAATATTTTCGTAATATCTCGCACCATCATCTGTGTATAAATTATCATTATTTTTTTTATCATATCTATAATATAAATATTTTTTATAATCAAACGGTTTAATATTATTACCATTTATTTTATTTTTATAATAATCTTCTGCAATTAAAATATCATTTTTTGTTGTAGATAACTTCTTTAATTTTTCTATTCGTTCTTTAGAAAATTTCATATACCAAATAAAATTATCTTCCACAAATTTAGAATTATATTGATTGCAAACTGTCAAAACTTTGTGTTCCTTTATATAATTTATTTCATCATTGTATATTGTTAAATCTTTTTGTTGTTTTTTATATATAAATGCAGGATATAATAAAATCTCTTGTTTTGCAGATTGTTTAAAACGATTATTTTTTTGCAATTTGATTATTTCTGAACTTATGATATTTATATCACCTTTTATATTATAAGTCATTTTTTTATGTTTAATGATACTTGTATTTCCATACGTATCCATGTATTTTCCAACCCATAAAGGCAAATAACAAATACCATCACCAAATGCTAAATATTCCCTAAATCGTCTTAACAAATTTTTATCTTCGTATAAAATAATAAATCTTACATCATGATTTGTAAACTTTCTTAAATTATAAAATGTATCTTCAAATGATGTATAAGCTCCATTTAATTCATAAAACAAATAAATTAAGTTAATTTTCATCGTCTACACTCTCAATACATTCATTGATTTTTTTCATAATATTATTTATATCATATTTTTTTGCTTCGTCTAAACAATTTTGTCTCATATTAGATTTGCCAATCTTCATAATTTTATCCATATTTTCATCAAAATTATTATCGATTAACCATCCATTATATCCATCTTTAATAAGGTAATTCATTACTTTACATTCTTTAAACCCAACTATGGGTACACCATACGATAATGCTTCTATAATAACTGTCGGCAATCCTTCATATTTTGATGGAACAACCAAAACATCTGCATTTTTGTAAAATGCACTTACATTTTCTTGATAACCGTAATAATGTATATTTGGATAATTATATTTATCCATATCTATATATCCAAAACCTTTATAACTATATCCGACTACATCACATTCATAATCTGTATTTTTAACCCAATCTAACAATATATGTGTTCTTTTTGTATCACTATTAATACGCCCAACATATAATATTTTATTTCTATTAGATTTAATATCAATATTATTCGGGATATCTATGCAATTATAAAAGACAACCGACTTTTCTTTATATTTTTCACTTATATATTGCGGTAATAAAAAAGCCAATATATCACAATTTTTTAATACTAATTCATATAAACTTTTTTCATCTTTTAAAATTTCTTGTTTACGAATATAATCCATAGCACGAATATGAGTAATAGTATCCATCATAAACTGCGGTTCATTATGAAAAAACATAATAATTGGTATTTTAGAAACTTTTGATATAATTGTCCAAAATAATGCATCTTGTCCACAACTAGCATTACAAAATATACATTTAGGTTTTATATTTCTAATTTTAACTACATAATCATTAATTAGTCCACGAGATAAATATGTATTTATATTTGTATGTATTGTAACATTATCAATATCAACACATTTTTCTCCTGAAATAAATAAATGGACATTATATTTTTTGCTCAATTCATTGCAAATTTTTAATGTATATCTTTCTGCTCCCCACAAATAATTATGTGTTTCTCTTTTACCCATACTATTTGTAACGACTACTGTATTATTGTCACCTATATATGTATCAAATTTATTTCCTATCATAAATTGCAATAGAAACATATCATTTTTTGTATTCACGGCAAGCCATCCTCAAAAGTTTAGTTTCGTATTCTTTATTTATTCTATCTTCTGCATACATCTTCCAAATTTCACCAAATAAAGAACTTTTCTTCCACGGTTTAGGATTACTAGCAAAATGTAAAATTCGTATATTATCAGATTTTATTTTTTCACCATAAATACGAATTAATTCATTAAACCTATATTTGCTATATGTATTAGCTAAAAAATTATATCCATAACTAATATATTTTATTTTCCCTAAAAATGCTTTATTTAAAACATCTTGCTCCCATAAAAAACCTTTATTTTCTTTTAGTTCTTTATTCAATTCGTCATAATAAACATACATTGTTTTATCTTTATCTATTATACTTTCTCTAATCTTTTTTAAATTAAAATACACATTACCTGCATTAAAATATGAAAATCCATTTATTTTGTCTCTTACTGCTCCACAAAAATAATCTGATATATTGATATTAAATATATCAGATATATCTTTTATAACAATAGTATCTGAATCAATATGAAATACTGTATCACAATCTAATAAATTATGTAACAATAATTTGTAATATACAACACCTGCATTATCATCTGATACAAAAATATTTTTATCTATATAAATTGGTATTATATGAAAATCATCACTATCTAAACTTTTAATATCCTGTATATCTTTAAATTCTATACATAATAAATAAACATCGTAACAAATGTCACGATGTTTATTGAATTTCAATGATTTCATTGAAATATATGTTTGAAATAGATAAGATTGATTTGTCATATAAACTATATTAAAACAGTTTTCCTGACAACTCATAATAAGCCTCACTAATTTCTTGTTTTGTCTTTGCAGCTTTAATCTTTTCTTTATATTCTTTATATTTCATATAAACTGCATCAATAGCATTAAAATCATCAAGAGAATCAAGATATTCTGAAAGTTTTTCTAGTGTTTCTGTATCGCCACTATTAATTACTTCCAAATATTTTTCTTCCCTATTTTCATCTGTAATAAAGAAACCTTTAGCTTCAAGATAATGGTTTAATTTAAAGAAATGATATAATTCAAAATTAGAAATCATTAATTGATTACTAATTAATTCATTAATCATTCTTAATGTTTTTTCTTTATAAGCATCTAAAACATCTTCGTCTGTTTCTTCTTGTAATTGTTCTACCTTAATTAAATCAGATACATCATATACTTTACTAGCATCTATTTCTCCATCAATATAAATAAGCATACGTGGTTCACGATGTTCCAAATCTAATTCTTGAACAACATAAGTATATGCTTCTGGTGTTAACCAAACATATTCTTTATTACTTAGCAAAACTTGTTCCATATCTAATTTCTGAAATGGTTCAATTAAAAAATTTTTACCATCTTGTTCAAGAGTTTTACAAAAAAAATTCATTGTCGCCATTATTCTGTCTCCTTATTAATTTCTTCAATAATACTATCAATATTTTTTTCTTCTTTTTCTTCTTTTAATTGTACGTTTTCATCATAGTCTAATCCATATTTTCTTCCCATACTTATCATAGACATAGATATAATACTATTAATAGCTTGATATGCAACCTTATCTAACGGATAAATCATTTGACGAGCCATTTCTAAAAAATTTCGTTCCGTCAACATAAATTCCAAAATTTTCTGTTTTTCTTCTTTTGTTTGTTCTTTTATCAAAATACTATATCCTTTCTTATATTATACAATATATTGATATGAATAGCACCAACCACGAACTTTAACAACATAACAAGCACAGGAAGCTTCATGTCCAAAACAAGAGCAATAATTACAATTGCAAACACATAAACTAGAAATTAAATTGATAGCTTTCATAAAATATGTTGCTACATTCGTACCTGCAATATTTAATGTATATTCACCTCTTGTAATTCCTAAAGGATTCATACAAAATCTTGCTACTGTAATATTTGATTCTTGTGAAAAATTCCTTGTTTCTATCTGTTTTATTGGATTACCATTAACATCTTTCATAATGTTACCGTTTTTATCTTTAACCACGGTTTCTCTTGTACCAATACAATTTTGAACAAACATTGGGTCAATATCACCTGCTTCAGATATTCCACCTAATAAAGCAGTTCTCCATCTGTACACATAAGTATATAGGTCTGAAGGTATATATCCAAATACATCAAATGCAGGTTTTCTAATGCCATCATCATAAGTTACATACTTAACATAATCTATATTGCCATATGGTCTGCGTTTAGGTTGATATATAACACCCCCACCTAAATTATATATTGGTTGCGTTGAATATCCATAAATATCACTTGTTAGTAGATTGTCTGGTTCATGTGCAGAAACAACAGTATTGCCTTCAATATTGTTTATTTCATCTTGCTGTATTCCTGAATGTCGATATACATATTCTCTCATATCTGAACCTGTAAACCAGTTATTCCCTTTATGTGAACCAACATTTATTTCAGAAGCATTAGGATTATAATCTAATTGAGCGAAATCAGGTTCATTCTTTGCAGATGTATTAACGGTAGTTGAAGAACCACCACTACTATAAGTTATAATACTGTCACTTTTATCTACTGACAATGGGAACGTTTGTATAGGCAATCTATCATTAACAGAACTTGATGCTTTAGCTGGTAACTCAATTTTAAATAATGTCAATATATCAGAAAAAATTTTTTCTATATCACTTTGGCGTATTTTGTCACCACTAGCCATATATCCACTATGCCCATTTTGGGAATCCAATTGAGCACTCATTGGTTGCAAAGTTCCTGGTCCATTCATAAAATTATTTCTTAACATAAATTCTTGGCGAATTTTAATTAGCAAAGCATTCCATTCATCATTTGTAATTGGATTATCATCAAAATTTTCTCTCAATCTAGTTGAACGCCTTTGATAGCTATGATTTGCTAAATATGATTGTGAACTACTATCGAATGTTGACCACAAACTAGTGGAAAATTCATAGTCTTTATCACCACCTGGTGTACCATATGGTTTGCATATAGGAAATTTTCCTGTTGGGTCAGGAACATATTGATAAAATCCGTCGCCTTTAAATCTATTTGCTATTTGTACTGACATATCTATATCAACTCCATTATATATTTATTTTCAAAAAATTGATTATCTATTTAATAAATATTAATGAGTCAATTTATAATATGCTTTAATATAATCAGAGATTTTATTATATAATTTACAAACATCTTCTTTATTTGAATTATTCCATTGTTCTTTTTTACCATTGCTATTTAAAGCATTACATCTAAAACAAAATATAGATTCACAATTAGAACATTTTTCATTTTTTTTAAACATATTGTTTGCAACTAAATAATTACAATCTACCTTATGCAAAAAATTATCTTCAAAAATATTCGTATATACTAAATCTTGTTTCCCATACAAACAACCGTGACAATAAGATACATCACCATTCAAATCTATTTGAAATGAATTATATCCACCTGAACAATCCGCATTACTATTTGGCTGGTCAAACCATAAAAATCCTGTTTGACCAAACTCTTTATTTTTCAAGAAATAACGGATTAATTTAATAAACTGATTATTCATTTTATTATAATCCACATTGCCTACATTTAATGTATCTGGTGTTAACGCAAATGGAATTTTTTTCTTTAATTCTTTATTTAATTTCTCAAAATTCAAATATTGTTCAAATAAATGTTCTTCTAAATCATTAATTGTACACGTAGATTTTGTGCCAACATAAAAATCATTTTCATCAAACCATTTTATTGCTTCTCGTACCATTTTATCTGTTTCTTCCGCACTATGATTTAATTGTATACGTTGATTATTTTCTATATTATGATAATCATATGATACTTGAATCTGTAATCTTCTTCCTACGTGTTCTTTTATTTCTAATAAATCATTTTTATATGCTTGCACTAACGAACCATTTGTATACATGAAAAAGCTAACATCTTTATTATCATAAAATTCTGATATTATTTTTTTAATTTTATCAAAATAAACTGTTGGTTCTCCACCCCAAAATTCAATTCTTAGTTCATTAACTTCTGCTAATTCATGTAATACTTCTATAATTCTGTCAAAAACATTTTGTGGAATACTTTCGTTTTTTTCAACTGCTCCATTTTTAACCTCAAAGCAATATTTACAACGGAAATTACAACCGCTCCCCATATTAATAGAAACTGACATAGGTGTTTTCATAATTATTATCATTCCTTATTTAATATATTAATATTATATTTATTTTTCATATATTGATATAATTTTGTAACCATATGAAAACATATTTTCAAAACTTCACAATATCCATCTATAATACCATTATTCTGTATTTGTGAATATAAACACCCTTGATTACAAAAATTATTCAAAATACATTTATTACATTTATCATTATATGTATTATTAATAGATTTTATATATGATATATTATCTTCAAAATATGTATCGTTATTACTGTCATACAATGGATATTGATGATTTGTATAAAATCTTGAACAAGGATAAATTATACCTTCAGGAGTTATACTAAATCCACTACTACCTGCAAAACATATAAAATTTCTTTTTCCATTTAACAAATTTTGTAATATCTTTTCAACAAATCCTATATAAATCCATCTATTATAATTGTCATAATTCATTACCATAAAATCATATAAATTGTTTACCTGATTTTTTAATTCATTTAAACTATTTTTGTCCCATATATTATCCTTGACAAAAGATACATCTATATAAAAATTATCTATATCATTCTTCATAGCTAATTTATAAAAATAAACGATGTTTTTCATCATATTATAAACATTATGATTATCTATCATCATTTTTGGTTGCATTTCTACAATTTTATTTTTGTATAATTGTTCTATATATTTATGATTATTGTCATTACAACCATCACAACTAATTCCTATATGAATATTTCTTGTGTCAAATTCATTTTTAATTTTATCATTCAATAATATACCATTCGTTTGCATAAAACTATGCACTACATTTAAATTAGTTTTTAAGTACTCGTCAAATAATAAAATATTTTCATATTCTAATAAAGGTTCTCCACCAAAATATGTTACATCATATTCTCCGTCAAAACTATCATCTATTTTTTTAGATAAATATTGTATATTTTTGATTTGTTTTTTTAATACATCAAATGTTAATTTTTTTGAATTTTGATTTATATAACAATACTCACATTTTAAATTACAAGCATTCGTCATATGAATTTGTATAACATGCTTCATTTTTCTCTCCTAAAAAAAGAAGTATATGTATATTATACTTCTTTTTTTACTTATTCTCCTTTTTCATTAATTACCATATCGTTCATATACGTATTCCTATTTTTTATATTCAATGGATATTGATAAGAATATTTTGCCATATAACCATACCTATTATCATTTGGTATACCACTAATACTTGTTATATTTTTCATTTCATGATAAATGTTATCATATCCACCATAATATAATTTATTAAAATCACTTATTGAAAATACATACATATCTCTTTCTATTGTATCATACAAATATGATTTACTTAATAATACACTAAATGATGTTAGTTGTTGTTGTGCATAACTATAAATATCATTAAAATGTATATCTGTTTCAATAATTTCTTGACCTATTTGTTTCTTTAAAATAATATTTATAGTCGTTTTTATCAATTTACCTTTTAACCAATTTAAAATTACATATGTATTTTCGTCCATTTCATAAATTCTTGCTCTACACAAATCTTTATATACAAAATGCTCTCTTGTATCATCATTCCCATAAAAATCTTGTGGCTTTGCAGAATATAAGTTAATTCCACCATAATATATATTGCAATTTCTAAAAATTGCATAATCATCAATGTTTTTTGTTTTAAATGGTTTTGATACTTTGATAAAATATTTATTATTTAGACTTTCATATCCTATCTGTGGTATTAAATTCAATCCATCGTCTATATAATGATAATTCAAATTAATATTGTCTATATCTATATCATATCTAGGATTTCCTTCAGAAATATTATCATCATATATTAGAAAATCTTCTCTACAAGTTACATCTATATTCGCATTAAATTTAATATTTACATTCGTTGTTTTATTTTGAAATTTAACAATTACAGGAATAGTAATTTTATAGAAAAACATTTGAGCAGAAAATTTTAAATTATAGTCAGTATAACCCATATCTTTATAATAATAATCTTTCGTCTTATACGAAGATGTAGTATTATTATACTTTAATTCATATTCTACTCCATCTTTTGTTATCGTAGGTAAATTTTGTATATAAGACATTAATTTTGATTTTAATTCTCCATATATATTCGTTATCATATCATTACAATTAATTACAGTCAATTCATAATTCTCTATAATTACTTTTTGAAAAATATTTCTACCATCAAAATTAATAAATTTAATTAGTAAATTATCTTTTTTATCAAAACAACAAATATCATGCTCTTTTACATAATTTATTGTATTTTGCGTTAATCTCACATTAAAATCATATTTTTCATAATTAATTCCATCATATTGAATAATGTGTACACCAAATTCATCAAAATTAACAAAGAAAAAATATTTATCATTATATGTAATATAATCACAATCAAAATATTTTTCTTGACTTTCTGTAATTGGTAATTTTACTTTTTTAGGTACTGTAATCGTAGATGATGCTAAACTTGTTCCTACAGGAATAAAATTTAAATCATAATTTTTCTTATTTAAAGTAAAATATCCATCTAATGCATTTTCGTCTACTGTATTATCTACATAAGTAGAATCAAATTCAATATTAATTTTGTTTTTACTATATTTAACAATCTTATTACCTGTTTTACTTGTACTTAAAGCAAGTGAATTATCATGTTGTGGTGTAATCACAAAAGAAGTAAAAATATCATCACCACAAGATAATAATATATTAAAAGAACAGGTATCTTTATGGATTATTTTTCTATCTTTATCTATAACTTTTGTTATAATACCTTTTCCTGTAAATTCAAATTTGTTTGGGTCTTTATTTGTTGCATGTTTTTTATATTTCTTCCTTAAATATTGAGTGGAAAATTTTTCTGCGTGAAACAAATAGTCACCAATCTTAATCTCAACAAATCCATTATACTTTTCTCTTTTATCAATTACCATTTCAAATACTTTACCATCATATTCAGGATTTACAATGTCTTTAGATGTATCATCAATAGTATTGTTAATAACCCCAACAATTCCACCATAAATACCATATTCTTTATCTGTATCTTCATGCAAGTATGAAATTGTATTCAAAGAAAGAGAATTTGGATAGATTAACGTGGATAATATAATAGGTTTCGTGATTCCATTTGTTGTAATAATAACTGCTTTATATAAAACTGTCCTTGTTTCTTTTAATGTGGTATCAAATGAAAAATGTGTATAATAATATTGATGGTCTTTTATTTCCATTTGACCTAGATAACTCCATTTTATATCTCTAGTATCATAATGATTATTATAATCAGATTCTTCTGATATACGACTATGTTCATCTATTTCAGTTAATGGAGCTATATGATTATATAGTAAAACCTTATCTATTTGATATTCTGTTTCTAAATTCAATATTATATCTAAATAAGAATAGTTTTCATGTAATCCATAAGTAGAAAAACTTCTTATTTTTATTTTATCTTCTACATTTGAATATACAATTTTAAAATAAAAATCATTCTTAAATATTTTTCCACCTTCAAGAATTAATTCTACTGCATAATTGTAATTACCAAAACCTAACCAATTATCATCTTTAATTTCATATTTTGTACTTGAACGTTGATTAATTTTATAATCGTTATATACTTCTCCGTTTTTATAAATAATGATATGATTAATTGGTGATTCCAAATGATTTACAGCAAAATTAAAAGCAAAATTATATATATATTCTCTTGCAAAAAACACATCTTTAGTATCTTCTAATATATGTTCATATTTATTATCTGCAAATGAAAATACTATATCACGATTTATCATTTCATCACCATCATTCTGCTAAAAATAAATTTCCTGTTTTTATAGCCTTTGGTATTAAATCTCTTAATCCTTCCATACAATCTATCGCCAAATCATAATCTTTAAAATGCATCCTATCATTTTTTGATTTTTCCTCTGAATGATATTCGTTAATGATAAAATATTTTAAATCTTCAGGATTTAAATTTAATGTCATAGCTAAAGTTTTATTTGTATTAAATTGTATTTCCACTCCACCTACAAGACGATATGCAACTACATAGTATCCATATTCATCTTCTTCTACTTTAAAGTCTATAAGCATAATTATTCCTCCTTCTAAAAACATATACAAATGTGTACAAAAGTGTATTTTACGCACGTTTGAACACACTTGCGTATGCTTTTGGATGCTTAACGATTAGTCCTATGTAATATATCTCTAATTAATAAATAAAAGGACGTACAATTTAATATACGTCCTTTTAACTTAATTTATATGTAATAACAACCATCGAAACACAAAATCATCATTCAACAGATTTATTTGTTTATCTTGTAATTGAAATTGTCCATTAATCATTTTATTACAATAACAATTCCAAACCGGACCAGACATCATTACTGATAAACGTGTATCTCCTTTATCAAAATAATGACCTAATGGGTCTTTAAAATATCTATATCCTAATTTTTTCATATGACCTATAATTTTTCCTGTCATATCATCACCACAAATCTAATTCATCTGTGATTAACATTTTAATAAATGGAGTAATCATTTTTTTAGGGAACATAATATCTGTCTGCTTACGAATTTTTGCAGTAGCAGAATTATGTGAATCTCCATTCATACGACAACTATCATAAAAATCACATAAATGTAACATAATCGCATATAGATGAATATTATTTACATCCAGTCCGCTAGGATAACCGCTACCATCTAAATTTTCCATATGTTGTGATACAATATCTGCAATTCTATCATAATCGCCTAAATTACAAATAACTGCTTTTGAAAATAATGGATATACATTATCTAAAGAAACTATATCTTTCCCAATTTTAATTTCTTTATCAAAATTACATTTGCCAACTTCATGTAAAAATCCTGCAATATATAATGTTTCTCTATCCACACTATCTATATCAAACTTTTTTCCAAATTCATAGCACATCATAGCTACACGTTCAGAATGTTTATAGATTTCAGGATATTTTTGTTCCATTATATCTAAAAGTTTATTTACTTTTTCCATTCGCTTCAATGGAAATCACATCCTTCTAAATATTTAAATCGAATATAATTTTATTTAATTAATAGATAAAAATATTTTTATAATCATCTATTAAAAAAATAATAATCTTGATTAAAATAATAACGATTTTCTATAATATTTATGAAAATTTTTCAGAAAGGTAAAAATAGTATGGAAAAACAAATGGATATAGAATATACAGAATTAGATAGTTCATATAATACATTGGCAAAAGCTCTAGCTAATTTAATTAAACAACATACAAAAACACAAAAAAAAATTCAAGAAATAAAGCAACAATTAGAAGTTATATATAACAGGTTAGAAATTTATATTAAAAATGAATTTTATGATACATATTGTTATAAAAAACAAGTATTTATTTTAGATAAAGATAAAATCATATTCTATAAACAATCTGATATGGACAAAGCAAAAGAAGCATATGAGGATTATATAGATGAAGAAGATGATTTTGACAAAGAATTTGAAGATATGTATAATTTAGATTTTATGGATATAGACCAAATCGAAGAAGAAGATAGTAATACATATCGCAAAATGGTAGATTTTCTAAAAAAAGAATTAAAAAAACCTTTATATGAAAAAGATATAAACCCTAGACAAATTAAAACTATGAATAAAATCATTTCTTCTAGTTTACATATAAAAGAAAAATATAATTATGCACAACAAAAACTATCAGATTTAGAAGCAGATTATACAGATTGTTTAAATGAAATTCTTCAACAATTAACTGAAGATGAAAAATATAATTTTAATTATGATAAAGACGAATTAGTATCTGTAAGGGACGAGAAAACAATGACTTGGCATTTAATCTTTTATCCACGAGCTAACACAGATACTTTAAATAAATTATTAAATTAAAAAGGCTTTAGGAAAATTCCTAAAGCCTTTTTAATTATTCTTCTTTATCTCCTAAAGATAATACATTTTCAAATTGCTTTTGTAATTCATCGGCAGTTATAGAAACATATCCATTAACTGTTGGGAGAACACCTGCAAAATAGCAAGACATATAAACACCTGCTGCTTTATCCGTTCCTCTAAGTGATTTTTTAACCGTATCTGTCAAAGATAAATCATTTATTTTGTTATTTTTATTATATCTCTTAAATAATTCTAATGAATTAAATGCTTCTACAACACCTGGAGCATACCATTTAATTTTATGACTCTTTAATCCATCAAAAATTCTATCAATAATATTTTCTATTTGTTCTGTTTTTTCTACTGCCTTTTGTTGCAATTCATCTGCTGAAGAAAATCCATTTTTTATAGCGAACATATATGCTTGAACATCCCTATCAAATTCTTTGTTCTTAAACATATCTACGATAGTATTATACATTTTATTGTATTCGTCACTACCATTTTCGATTTCTTTGTCATTCTTTAATTCATTTAATAAGAATTGTTTTGTTGCATCGTTTACCTTAGCATTTATTTGATTTCGTTTCATACCATCAACAAAACCCCATATCTTAGAGACAGGGAAACACTCATCTATATTCTTAGGTATATCTGCAACGTATTTACATTTTTCAACTAATGCTTCAAATTTCTTATCTGCCGTTTGATTTAAATATGGATTACCTTGCTTATCTCCATTCCCACCAAATACTTTTCTTAATACGCCTTGGAAATTACCATCACCAACTTTGGGAACATTGTTACGACTTACATTGAATCCACGTTCTTTTTGTAATTTATCTTCTTCAATATCTAAATCTTCTTTATATTGTGGGTCAACTTTTAATTGTAAACTCTGATTGTCTACTATTTTAACAGTTTCATTTGTAGGCTTTAAATGCTTATCATTGGTAGTTCCTTCGTTATTCAGTTTTTGAAATGTATATACTTTTACATCACCATAAACAAAAATATCTTTATAATCATCTTGAATATCTAAATTACTACGATAATATTTTTTTTCTTCCCCTTTTTCATCAGTTGCCTTATCAACATATTGAATATGGAATCCAATACCTTTTTTCGGATTATTAACATCTAATGGAACTAAATTTTTCTCTACTATTTCCCAATTACTCCATCTTTTATGTTTTGATAATACATTTTGTACTTGTTCTATGGTGTTTGCTGTTAATTGCGGTAAACTTTTAACTTGACTCAAAAATGGTTGTATATCATCCATACCTAATAATTGTGGTAAATTTCTAATGTCTACTTTTTCTATAGAAATTGGTTTAGAAGCCAAATATGTACTTCCAAAGTTTCCAGATAATGGTGTAAATCCTCCTTGCGAGACAATTGTATTTAACGCAATATAATCAGTTACATCATTATCTCCTTGTATCATAGGCATTGTTGATGTTTCAGACCATCTTCCCAATCTTTGAATCATAGCTAACACAACATTTTTCTGACGTTTTGGAAACATTGTATTAAGTTGTTTTAAAACAATATTCATACACTTACACAACCTTTTTATATATAAAATGATATTTTTTCTATTTGTTCTAAATAAAAAATACGATAATACGTTTAAAACATTACCATAAAATAAAATCGTAGTAAATAGGGGTATACGAAATCCCTGACGATTTCAGGCGTTACTGTACACCAAATTATTTCAAGCACATCAATTCGTTTCTCTTGGCAAGCCAAGTATCACAACTCCTATCAACAGTTGCGTCTATTTTATATCCCAAACTAGGTTGGAGAGCAACAATCTCTTGGAAGTTGTTCTCTCCTAGTTGGAGGTTTTTGTTTATGCTAATTTTTTGGTTTTTCTTTTCTTGGGTTTGATGTATTTGTCTATATAGCCTTGTCCCTTACGAGCAAATCACAAAACACTCTCCTTTTTTTCTTTCATTATATCAAACAAAACTTCAACAAAAACGAAAAACCACCAGAAGGTGGCTTTTGTTAGAAAATAGATTTAATATTTTTTGCCATAGTATTCATAAAGAAATTATTAATCTCCGTATAATTCGGTTCGTCTGGCAACGTGCTTTCTTTATAAGCACTTTTAAATTCTTTTTCTAATTCTTTCTGCAAAGCAAAAATTTCTTTAAAAGATTTCTCACCATTACGAATAGACATAAGTAACTCGTGTTCTGGTCGATAAGTTACAACCTCATGTTTTTTGAGAATGTCAATTCCCATAAGGTACAGCCTAATCAAGTGCATAGCGTGTTTTAAAAGATGTGGCTCATCTTTTTTACTATTACGCTTGTTTAATTTGCCATAGTTGCGTAACATATTGTTCATGCCAGCATTAATTCGTAAAAAATCTCTTAAAGGAATATGAGCAAGATTTATATCCAAGAAGATTTCTGTATCTAAATCTTCTTTTTTACTTTCATCGACAAATAGATGGAGCTTATTATCTTCGCCATATCCTTTAAACAAATCTTTTGCCATAAACATTTCTGCTTCTAAAGATTTAAGAATATGTTTTTCTTTTTCAGCTTGTGGATATGAATCCCGTGCAAGCGCATTTTCAAGCCGTCTAAGTTGAGCCGTAGCATAGCCACCAAAAGTAGCATATGCCTTTTTAGAAAGAAATAACTCAAAATTATCCCTAAGATATTTAGAAGTTTCTGTTTGGAGAATAACATCTTCTTCTCTTGTACCTAACATTTCAATAACATTAGGATTACAATTCATCAAAAGAGAAAGAAACTTTTTTAAAGAATAAACAACAGTATCCGTTTCTTTGTTTTCAACTTCTTCTTTCTTTTCTTCTTTCAAAGAAAGAATGTCATCTGGTTTATTAAAATAAAAACCTCGAATATCTACATCGGAAGTTGGGGTGTTTGTACCATAAGCACGAGAACCTCCCAAAGTCAAATAACCGATATTGTTATTTAAATTTTCATCCTCTCTTAGAAAACGATATTCTTTATGCTGAAATAAATCTTTATATTTCTTTTTAATTGTTTGCTCCATAAATTAATCAAACTCCTTTCAAAAAAACAATTACGAAGCGTTGACAAGAATTTCAAATACATGAGATTATAAAGAATTATTAACAGAAAGAACTTCCAGATTCTCACTAGGAGTATTTTCAATTTCCTCCATGTCTTTATTCAGAAAAAAAAATAGTATCTCCCGTTGCAACCGTGTTTATCCATTTTTAATCAAAATACACTCGTTCATAATTACGATATAACTTGTTCAATTCATCATAATTATTACAGAAAATTTTTGGCTTATTTAATTCATATTCAAAATAATGTTCAATTTGTTTTTTCTCCCATGAAATATTATCACCTTTCAAAGTAATATTTAATTCATGATTTGAATTAATACCTGTTAAATAATCAAATTCTTTTATTGATATATTCATTTTACCATCTAGCTGATTAATTGAACAAAAGAATATTTTATCTAGCATTCTTCATCCTGCTTTCATATTCTTCTACATCAAAATTGTTTACATTAACGATACGATTCTGAAACGATTTTGGTAACATATTTTTGTTATATCTCACAGTCGTTTCAAAAGCATTATCTAAAATATAAGTTACAGACCAATCTTTATCATTTCTTGTACTACGTCCACATTCCTGAATAAGATTACGTAGCATTTTGCACGTATACCATTTTTTATTTTTCTGCATTTTACGTTTTACACGTTCATCTGCAAGAGAAATGTATGGCAATTTAACAATAATCTGAAATCTACTCAAATCATCATGCAAATCGACTCCTGCCATCAAAGAAGGACTAACCAAAACAGTTGGTTTATCAGAAGTGACATGATATTTAAGCAACGACTCATTAGATTCTCCCACTTCACGCACAACAAACCTATCACTATCAATAGCTTCTGTCAACTGTTTAGCAATATTATACGTAGAAGTATGAATAATTCCTTTCTCATTTGGATGCATATCCATAATACGTTTTACTTCTTCAATTACATATGGCATAGTAGTTCCAATATTTTTATAATTCATAGAGCCAATCGGGTCATATACAATTGGAGAATTTGCAGAAGAAAATGTACCGTCACGAGTAATAAAAGCCGTTTCGTTTGGAGTAATACCCATATCTTTACAGAAACCTACTTTATCCAAAATAGTAGCAGACATAAAAACAACTTTTCTTTCTGCCCAACCATTAATCAACTTTTGAAATAAACCATCTACGTCAATTGGTTTAATAGATAAAGTATTTTCTTTCACAGACATAATCCAATTATCTTTATTTTCGGAAAGAAAATACCCTTGAATTTTTTCATGCAAACGAAGAAGTTCTTCTTTTTTATTTGCAAGTTTCATCAAATCCATATCTTCCAATTCGCTTAACTCATCTGCGGTCATTGTTGCACGATTCCCTGTTTTTACACATTGAATTTGCTTATCAATAACCATCATTTTACGCATAATAATGCTATCAACCAAATGAACCCATTCAATATTCTTTTCATCTTCTCCATCTTTTAATTTTCTATTATAAAGACAAAGTTCTTTAAATCCTAATCCATGATTCGTTTTATAACGGTCATTCATTTTTTTAGAAGAAAGAGAAAAACCTGCACAATTAAGAAGCTGGTCCTCTAACATATGGCATTCATCAACAATAATCGCATTTCTCTTTGCAAATTTACCATGATAGTCTCCACCAGGCTGAAATTTACGAGAAATACGCAGAAAATAAGCATACGATGTCACATACATTTCAGAACCTTCTGCTTCTTTTTTTGCATTATAATAAGGACATTCACCTGCCAAAGTACATTGCGTATAAATTCCTTTTGTAAATTTACATTCACCATTAGAACAAGGCATACCTTCATCACGAGAACACTCATAATTTACAGAACCTTTTACTGCCTTTGCTCCCATATTACCAAAGTCTTTAATATATTGGTCTTGAAGCTGTTTTGTTGCAGTAAGAAGATAACAATTCCCTTCCTTTTCAGAAATTGCTTTAGCAATAGCCGATTTTCCAATCCCTGTACCAGCTTCAATAACGATATAACGATACTTATTACCAAACGCATATATTTTATCCAATGACGAAAGAATATCCTTCTGCGCCGTTCTCACAGAGTTATATGGGAAATGTTCTGAAACAGTACCACCCTGCAACGTTTTATATGTTCCTGACATAATATGAACCTCTTTCTTTTATCTCTACACGATTTTCTATACTCTTATTATATCATTTACATAAATTTTGTCAACACTTTTTTTAAATTTTTTAATATCCATATTTCTGTCTCAAAATATTTTCCACATTTTTATTTACATAAATTGTTCTAATTTCTTTTTCGTCCATTGTTAAAACACACAAATTAATAAATTCATGAAATACTACTGCATAAGCATCATATAATTTTTCATAATTAATAGTATCACTAGGTTTTTTCCAATGTTTCCATGAAATTTGCTGACGAACTAACGCACAAGCATCAGACAAACGGCAACTAGCCTTTAAAACAGTAATATCATGTGTTCTATCAACAAATGAATTTAAATATTTTGGTAATGTAATAGATTGTCTATCATACGCTTCTTCAAACAAATCTACATTACTATATGTCCACCCAACATTATACATATCATTATAATGTTTCTTAATAATATTTTTATCTGCATTACCAACAATAAATAATTCCATCATAAAATGAAGAATATCAATTACTTCTTTCTTTAATTCTAAATTTTTATCTACTTCAGAATCATATTTAGGTGTTTCTCCATATAAATCCAAATGTTCTCTTACTTCTCTTATTTCATCTTCAATACAAACTAAATATTGGTCTATCCATTTATCAATTTCTTGTTTTGTTAAACCTTCCATTTTTCTCATTCTACTAGCAAATGATTTTTGCATAGAATAAATTAATTCAAAATCAGGTAAATTAACATCAAAATGATTATCTAACATTACCTGTTGAAAAATTTCAGGATTTTTAGCATCTACATATGCTTTATACTTTGCACAATCACATTTTAAATTGGCACATTGTATTTCTAAATAAGGACATTTGTTATTCATCAATAAACCTTCTTCTTATAAAAAAATTAAAGGGAATATAAAAATTCCCTTAGAATTCAATTTTACTTTTTTTCTTCTCTGTTCATAGGAGCGGGTGATTGAGCGTTTCTTAACATTTGACCCAATTTATTATTTCCACCTACTACACTATTAACTGCATTAATACCTGCTACTGCAAAAATTAATGTTTCAACTATATCTGCCCATACTTGACTTAAAGCACCTGTGGATAAATACATATATCCACCAAATATCAATGATACTACAAATCCTATCATTAATACTGATACTCTAGTTTCATCAACGGACATTATATTATGAAAGAAATTTGATACCTTTGAACGTTGTTGCGGTTGTTGTTCAATAGTTTGTATATCTTGTTCCATTTTTTCTGTCACCTCTTACAAGAATGACATATTATAAAAAACAAGATTTTATCTTTGTCTTACGATGGTAAATCTTTTCCATCTGTAATATATGCCTGACAAGAAATATTTTCACAATCTTGACAAGTTTGACAACTACATTGTGATTGACACGTTACTTGTTGGCAACAATTATTATACATATTGTGGTTTTGACAAATTTGACATGATTGACATTTACATTGAGTTTCACAGGTTTGGCACACTTGACATGGTAACACAGATTGACAGGTTTGGCAAGCGGTATTTCTTTGACATAAAACTAATTGACAAGTTGTTACCTGACAAGATACTTTTTCGCAGGTTAAAATTGAATAATCACCATTTATTTTTTGACACGCTTTCCAACTTTTAGTAGAAACACTTATTTTATAATCCCTATCCTTAATATATTGATACACATACGCTTGTATACCATCAGATGGCTTACCTGTAAATGGGTCATAAGGATATTTAAGCAATTCATAATTCACTTCATATTCATAATTATTGTATTTCGGAGGAAAATTCGTTGGAAGTCTTGCATTACTTGGTATTTTTTTAAAATTTTTAAATGCTTTTTTCTTATCTGGGGGGTCATACATATCACGTTTTATATTTAATCCATAATAATTGTTTTCCCATTTGTCATAATGAGTTTTGTCATAATATAATTTGTTATCATCATATTCGTCTACGAATTTTTGTTGGCAACGTATTGTTTGACATTCTACTATAGGTGTACAATTACAATTTTGTACATGTTTTTTATATTCCTCTAATCTTGTTAAAGCATTTGATATATCTATCAAATCTTGACGTTTCATTGTCTTATTTTCTTTTGTTTCTCCACTTATATCTCTAAATTTTGTTGGAGTAATAATACCATTAGGAGTATTTGTTATTTCACATTTAAATTTTAAATCATCACTCATATACTGCACCACCCAATATTTTAATTAACTGCATAATCGGATAGTTCATCTGATATGACATTTTACAATAATATTCTCCCCTAGCTTTATCATTTACTAACGGACAACCATTTCTACAAATAATCTGTACAAGACATTCGTTACATTTTTTTGATGTATCTTTTGTTTTATCTAAATCAAATACGTTTTTCATTATATCAAAATAGTTATCTCTAATATATCCAATTTTTGTATCTGTATTGTGACATTTATATAAATTACCTTGTAAATCCATATTTAATACTTCGCAACCATTCCCACATCTATCTCTATTTGGTACAAATGATTTCTGATTAATGGCATTACGAATATAACCAATTTTTTCTTCAATAAATTTTTTACGAATAACACTAATCGGTTTATTTTCTTGAAAATGTAATCTATATTCTTCACATAATTGCGTCATTTGTTCTTGTACTTTATCATAATCAAATTGTTTTAAATCCTGATTTTGCATATTAACATCTAATAGTTCATCAACATTAAAATACAATGTATGACCATGATAATTTTCTACATAATCTCGATTAACTTCTTCACAATCTTCTAAATAATCAAGAATATAATTATATGTACTTAATACACCCGAAAATGAAAAATTATTTAATTTAAAAATATTTTCTTTATTTTCTTTTACCACATCATATCCACGAGTAATTTCACTATTTCTCCCATCCCAACTAATTGTTACATGAGAAAAATTTTTATTTAAATATTCAACTTTTTCCTCGTCTAACAATTTACCATTTGTTATCATGGTGAAATATACATTATTTGGCATATTATGTTCTTTTAATCCATTAATAAATTCTTTTATTTTTTCAAAAAATACAAGTGGTTCTCCACCATAAAATTGCAATCCCAAATTTTCATTCTGATTGCGTGCTATATCATTGATAAAATTATATATATCAGGATTAATATCTTTCCCTAATGCAACATTTACCACGTCATGTTGTAAACAATACTTACAATTCATATTACATTCATGACCTAACATAATAAAAATTGTAGATATATTTGTTTGTAAATAATTACGCATACATTACTATCCTTTCATAATTGTATATTATATATATTATATAAAAAAAGAGAAGTGTTTTTTAACTTCTCTTTTTTTTTAACATTATTTAAATAAATCTTTTGATACTTCATACATAGTGTCTCGTGAATGTAAGGCATCTTGATAATCTTCTTCAACTAGCTTATCCCATTCTTCATCTGTATACTTTACAGAACCATCGTCATGTTGAGAATCATATTCGCTAACAGATTGATATAAATCATCCATAATTTTATCCACTTTTTCAATCATATAATCTATATCATCTTCTAAATAACTCAAACATTTATCATCATGTTTAATACCATTAATCAAATATTTAATTACTTCTTCAGAAGCATTAATATCATCACCCGTTCCTAATACTTCAGGTAAGCCAACTTGTTCAATAGCATCTTTTACATAACCATAATTTTCACTATTAGAAAGAAGAAAATCAACAAATCCATTAGCAGTTGCTTCATCATGAAAATTATCTAATCCATCAAATGTCATAAACCAATCCTGTAAAGCACTATTTGCACGCCATGTATCATCAATGTAATCCATCAATTCATCTTCTGTCCAATCTTTATCAGACAAAACTTGTTTTAACTGTTCAACAGTATTAATTGATTTAAATTCTTCTGCTACTTTTTTAAGCATTATATATATCACCTTTATCCTTTAAAATTCAACATAAATTCATATTCTTCTTTTTGTTTTTCATTTTTTATTATATCTAATTCGTATTTTAATTTTAAAATCGGATAATATCTTAATGTAGCCATTCTACAATAAAATTCATCACGAGAAGTTTGTGGTATCTTTGGACAAGCATTTCTACAAAGAGACTGTACAGGACAATCATTACAACCATTTAAACCGTGTTCAATCGTTTTATCATGGTCATTAATATTTTTCAATACATCAAAATAATTATCATGTATTGTTCCCATCACTTCGGAATCGCCGTGACAACAGTAAAGATTCCCTTGTAAATCTAAATTGATATTTTCTCCACCGTTTCCACAAAATAATCTAGTCGGTGTTTTATCACAACCACAATTACAATCTTCTATAAATTTAATATACATTGGATTACTTATAATTTTATCATTTTTGATACAATATAAATATTCTTCACAAATTTCTTCCATTTGCTGATAAAATTTATTTTCATCAAACTTCTTTAATTGTGGATTTGGCAATTCTGTATCGTACTGCATTAAATTTTCTATATGTACAGATATTTCATGACCAAATTCTTTTTGTACTTCATAACAATCATCTAAATAGTCTTTTGGGTAACAATAAGAAGAAAATACTCCGTCAAAACCCCAAAACCCTTCTTTATCTAATTTAAATAAATTTTCTTTATTTTGCGCTATAACATCATAACTACGAGTTATTTTACTGTTTCTCCCATCCCACGATAAACCAAATCCTTTTAAATTTTCTTTTATCCACGGAATCGTTTTATCGTTTAATAGCTTACCATTTGTTACCATACTAAAAGTAATATTTTCATTTCCTTCTTTAGATTTTACCATATCTACTACTTTTTGCATAGTATCAAAATATACTAAAGGTTCTCCACCCCAAAATAATATATTAATCGGATGAATATTATTAGCTATATCCAATAACCAATCTATTATCATAGGGTCAATTTCTTTCGCCATAGCATGATTTACTACATCATGTTCAATACAATATCTACAACTTAAATTGCATTTAAAGCCCATCATTAAATACACTTGATGTATTGGCAAATTTAATACATTTAGCATAACCTCAATCCTTTATTCCTTGTAATATCATACCTGTATTTGTCCAATCTGCTTTATCAATTGCTTCTTTTACAGTCATAACATGAAGATGTATTCTTTCCGTATCTTCAATAACACCATGTACTTGATTATCATTTTTAACTTTATTTATTTCTTCTTCTGATAATTCAACTGTGAACAAAGCTATCTTATGAGAACATAATGTAGCAGCAGACTGTTTCATATCTAATTGTTTAAATCTATTTTTATTTAATTTTAATCCAGTTTCTTCTTCTAATTCTTTTGAAGCGGTTAACAACATATCATCTAATGGATTTAGTGAACTTCCACCAGGCAACTCATATACCATTTCCGTTTCATTATTAATTGGTGTTCTAAATTCTTCACATAAAACAATTTCCGTATCGAGCAAATTATCTTTTTTACAATAAGCTAAGATATAACTCATATCTGTTCGTGCAACAACAAATTCATTATCTTTAACCCTATCTTCTTTTGCAATATATACAGAAGGATGAAAAATCTCTAAAAACATTTGTTTTGCTTTTGGCATAACAAATTCATATTCCATATTAAAATCAGTTAAATAATTTCCAACATTTAACTGTTGTTTATACCAATTTTGAAACTGCTTTGTTTTATATATATGCATTGGTATTTTAACTTCCGTATCTTCACGATAAACACCTTGCCCTAAATATTCTACTGTAGCTTTTAATGTATCCTTTAATGTATTATGCCACTCATACTTATCTCTTGAAATTAATTTCAAATATTCCATTCTTGGTGCTTCATCAGGACAACCACAAAACAGTTTGTTTGAATTTAAAAATCGACCAAATTCTACATTTGTTGTTAAGCCAATCATTTCAAAATCCGAACGCATTTCTCTAGGAATCCAAAATACAATAGCATCACAAGCGCACATACAACTATATTCCCAATCTAATTGAGCTTTTAACGTAAATGTACGCTTCATTTCTTCACCTTTGATATTGTTATCATCATAAGGTACTTTTGCTCTATCTTCAGGAATATATACAACACCATTATATCCCATTTCTTCTAAAATTTGTAATGCTTCTTTTTTCCACGATAATTCATATTCCTTTCGTGGAACTGGTCCAGCTAAGAACATGGACTTTGTTTCATCTTTTGGCATATCTTCTCGTGAATATACAACTGTCATTTTATTCATTCCTAAACGTTTCATTAAATCTTTCCTTTCATACACTTTTTAATTTAGCAAGTCGCGTAACTTGTTTATCATGGCAATCATAATAATATACTTTATTTACATTTGTCTGTGATTTTATTGCATCTGCTACTTCTTCTCGTGTACAATTTGATAAATTATCATCTATAAATGCCATATTCATAGCTATATGTCCAAAAGCAAATACATCAGAACCTACATCTTTTTCCATTGTATCATTATCTATACGTTGTATATCTTTATCATTATCATATCCTTGTTTTAAAAATACACGTTTGATTAATTGCGTATGTGTTTCAAAATTTTTTCCTATATATATTTTACCATCTACATATACAAATGGATTTTCACGATTATTATAATCCAATTTATACGTTAAAAATGTACTATCTCCTACATTGTCTTTCTTATTTTTTAAGTCCTCCATATATTCTATTGTATCAGGATAATATTTGTCTTTATATTTTAAATAATTTTGATAATATCCTTTTCTATCTGATAATTCCGTTAATATATCTTCAGGTAAATTTTCAGATACTTCAAAATCCTCTATATATACTCCTATATTTTCTTCACAAGTAAATAAAAAATCTGTATCTTCTATCAAATTATACACATATAAATCTATATCTGCATCTTCATTATTTTCATCTTTTTTACTAAAATAATTTTTCAAATATTCTTCACTAAAATATTTTGATATATCTGAATCTTTGTCTATTCCTTCTAAACATTTATCAAAATTATTCCCTAACAAATCTTTTAATTCATATATATCATCTATATATATTTCTTCATCCATATTTTCACAACCCTGTATATTATCTATAAAAAAAATAAATAAAGACAAGTTTTTTACAACTTGTCTTTTCATTTTATTTTGTATAGCATCTGAATTTAGCAAGGCGTTGAACCAAATAATTATTCGTATCATAAAAATATGCTTTGTCTACGCCCAATTGTTTAATACAAGCCTTTGCTACATCATCTTCACTTGCACCTGATTCAAGTACTTCAATAAATGCCATATTATCAACAATATGTCCAAATGCAATATCTTTTGTACCTGTTAAACGTTCCATTCTTGCTTGGCTAGGTCTACTTCCTCCAATATCACCATCACCTTCAAAATCTTTTGGAATCCTATCTCCTTTTCCTACATCTTCCAAATATTTTTCTAAAATTTGTGCATGGGTTTCTCCCTTATCACCTTTGATACAATCACCTGCTATATAAATGAACGCTGCGTCTCTTGTATCATAATCTAAATTTTCTGTAGATTCTACTTCTATTGTATCACCAATATTGTCATCTAATTCATTTAAATCAGACCACTCATCTACACTTGCAGATTTTTCATCATAATCTAATTCTAGTGTTTCGTCTTGATTTTCTTCCCCAAATCCATACGAACGTTCATTATCTTCCATATACATATCTTTTGCTCTATCAAATTCTTCTTCAAAATCTGTATCACTAGGAATATCATCTGCTATTTCCGATACACAATTATCCGTTATGGATAATTCATCTTCTGAATTATAATCACCTAACCATGAATTGTATTCGCTTACTAATACATCAGAATTAATGATACCATCTAAATATTCTTCTGAATTAATGTTTTTTACTCCCTCATATGCCGTTTGATTCATATCACAATCGAAATCAGCCGTTGGGAATAATTCTGCAAGTGTATCATATATTCCATCTTCTGTAATACTATAAGCAGAATTAATAAAATCTTTATAATCAGAATCTAAATAATCTTTTAAATCATTTGCATTATCAAAAACTATTTCCATTATACATCCATCCTTATTATCTTTGCTAATCTTTTTACTACATCTGTTTTAGAATTTCTACTTACCATATATACTTTGTCTACTTTTAATTGCTTCTTACAAACATTCTACTATTCCTTTTCTTAAAATATTATCTTTTTTATTTCGTATAAACTTTCCATTTAGCCAAACGTTTAACTACACCGCTGTAATTATCTAAGAAATAAACCTTATCTACTTTTAATTGTTTCTTACAAGCCTTGGCTACATCATCTTCATTTGCTCCTGTTTCCAAAACTTCAACAAACGCCATATTATCTACAATATGCCCAAACGCTACATTATCTGTATCTACCAAACGTCTCATACGTGACTGCGTTGGTCTACTTCTTGCTATATCATCACCTTTTAAATCCTCTGGTATCATATCTTCATTTCCAAGTTCTTCCATGTAATCCGCTAAAATCTGCCCATGTGTTTTTCCTTCTTCGCCATAGGCTACATCACCATCTATATATACAAACGCACCATCGCGATTATCATAATCTAATGACCTTCCATCTTCAATGTTTGTTTGTTCCCCTATTTTATCATCTACTTCTGCTAAATCTGACCAATCATCAACAGAATTATCTTCTTCATTATACTCTAAATCTAGGGTTATATCATCATCTTCTTCACCAAAACCTGAACAATTACGCTCACAATAAGATACATAACTATTCAATGCTTTATCAAAATTTTCCTCAATATCCGTTTTGCTTGTTAGTTCCCCTGCCATTTCAGAAACACAGTCGCTAGAAACATCTAATTCATCTTCTGTATTATAATCAGATAGCCAATTTTCGTATTCATCTAATAACAAGTCATTATTTGTAATATCATCAATATAATCATTGACATCTAAATTACTTAACCCTTCATAAGCAGTTTCGTTCATTTCATCGTCACCGTTACGTGTTGGATAAAATGCTTCTAATTCATCACGAATACCTCCTTCTGTAATGCAATAAGGTGAATTTAAAAATTCATTAAAATCTGAATCTAAATAATCTTTCGCTTCGCTTATTGTATTAAAAACAATCTTTGCCATTTAAACATCCTCCTTTGTATATAAAACCACTTTTGCCAATCTCTTGACTACATTATTATTATGATTTACATAATATACTTTATCTATTATATATCTATCCTTTATTTTATTTCGTGTATTATATTATCCTCTTTTGGCTTTCATATATTCATACCAATAATATATGTTTTTATCTCCATTTACCGAACTAATAAAAAACCACACTATCAATACTGTAACTATAATCGAACCTATTGTATTAACAACTACCTGTAATATATAAGAAAAAATTAGTACCATTAAAAACGCCGTCAAACTATTCATTACTATCTTCCCTTTCTATACGATTATTATATTTCTCTATTAAATAGTTTTTAATTGATGTCCTCATATTAGATAAAAATTCGTGATATTCTGTATATTGACAATTTAATTTTATCTGCAATATTTCTACATCATTGAAATTCGTCTTTACAAAATTGTTTAGACTACCATATTCACACGTTATATCATTTATCCCTTTATCATTCAAAAGTAATGTGAACATAATTAATCTCGTATTCTTACGATATGTTTTTAACCTGATTACATGACGTGTATTTATCTTTGCATACTCATTCATATATTCCGTTATTTCATCTACTATCGTCTTTAAATAAGGAAAATCCATAGATTTATATATATAAAATGATAGATTGTTAATATGGATAAAATCTATCGCTTTATCCATTACTCTCTTGACTCTATCATTTAATCTTACATTGTCTACCAATTATATCTCACCTACTTTTTATACTATCATTTAATATATCTTTTAATAATACATCATTATCTTTCATGCCTAATATATCAAATAATCTTTTTTCATTTATATGTATCTCTTGACTTATATTATCATCTATATCAAATAGTTTTAGATAGTATGTTAATCCATCATTATGCGTTTTGTTTTCATTACTATAATAGACTTTTTTATCTAATGCAGAAAATTCAAATATCATTTTCCCTATATTCTCTGCATATACATTATCTATTACTTTTCTCCAACGTTGATAATATAATTCTGTAGCTTTTAAATATTTAAAGTCTATATTACCTGTCCTTTCTCTTTTATCTTCTGTTACTATTCCATTTATACGATTTAATCGTTTTAAATGATTGAATCTTTCATGACTAAACTTGTGATAATATATCTTATATCTTTTATCTAGTTCTTTTTGTATAAAAAGATTATTTTGTATATGGTTATTTGTATTCTTAAATAGATTTTGTTGAAATAAATTTTGTTGAAATAGATTTTGTTGTATATTATATCGATTATCTATATTAATGTTTTTACTATCTATCACAAATTTTTCTTTATGATTATTTGTGGTATTTTTTATAAAAAGGTTTTGTTGCATAATATATTGATTTGTTATTTCATTTTGATATTGTATCTGATTGGTTTTAACAAGATAACTGTTAAGTGAATATTTTTGTAATAAATATTGTGAGCGATATAGTATAAGATATTGTTGCATAATATATTGATTGGCAGGATTACCATATATAGTACAATTATTTAAATTCCAAATATAACCAATATATTTACAATTATCTATAAAATAATCATATATGATTCTTCCTGCATCTAACAAATACAATTTATTATAATTTGGTATTTTATCTAAAAATCTAAATACACCGAATGACATAATAAGCTGGTCAAATTTATAATCATATAGTTTATTTAATGGAATAATATTGTATTCAAAATTATCAGGAACACTTTTTTTTAGTTGCATAAAATATTTTACATTTTGTTTTATGTTTTTTGTATCTACAACTATATTACATTTTACATTAATATAATGATTTAAATTAAACCATAAATCAACCAAAGAAGTGGTTGTTCCATCCAAATAAGGATAATAAATTACTATATCTATCATATCAAAATCTCCTATTAAAAAAATATAAAAAAAAAGACTAAATATAGCTTTAGTCTTTAAATATAGTCAACGATAAATCCACATCCGCTGAGCATAGCTACGAATCCGAACTGGTGCAGGATTACTCTTGATACCTCTAGCAGAAGGACGCATAGCTTTTTTAATATTCGTTTTTTGTTGTTGATATGCACCTTGCATAGCTTGTGCAATAGATTGATACCCTGCTGCTTGATTTATATTTAACGAAATACCATTATCAGAATAACTAAATGCTTCACCGTTTTGTACAATTGCTTCCCCAAGGAGGGACATGATGAATGCTCCTGCTAAAACACAACCTTCCCAACTAACAGGAACATCATATAATGTGTATACTGTAAATGGTGGTTCTGCATTAATATCTGCCATAGCTATTTGTAAATAAATCAAAAGTAATTCATCTGACCACCTTTGACCTCTTTGTTTTTCTACTAATGTATTTAAACTACGAAACTGTTCATCAGGAATATCTTTTAACATAGCACGTAATTTATGTACTAAATCTCTTTCTCTATCTGTTAAAGGAGAAATTGAATTATCATCTGATGATTGTAAAATAATGGGCATAAGTTATTCACCACCTTAATTTATTCTCTCTAATTAAAATATAGTGAAAACTCATGCCTATTATAGTCAAGATATTCAATTTTATAAAGTAATAATCCTATCAAATGGAATTTTATTTTTATCTATTAAATTGTTATTTGCTATATCATCTAAATAATCTTTAAATAATCCCTTATAATCAAAAATAAATCCATCGTCATATAATTTACTTTCTATATCATGTGGAATTAAATCAGGTTCATTTAAAGCGACAAAAATACAATCATTTCCGATAAGTATTTCATCTAACAAATCTATATCATATTGTTCTTTAACTAATTTTTTATTACATTTGTTATCAACAATATAAACTTCCGCACCTGCATCAGTTAAACATTTATACAAATCATAAATTTTAGTATTACGAATATCGTTACAATTTTCTTTAAATGAAAAACCTAATATTGTAATACGTGGATGTTCTTTATTAATACGGTTTAAAATATTATTTGCTAAAAAGAACGGAACGACTTCATTAACAGTTCTAGCAGAATCTATTAATCCATACCATTCTTTATTATATTCATTTTCATAATTGATAAAGTAATAAGGGTCTACACCTATACAATGTCCTCCAACCATACCAGGACGATAAGTGGCACTATTAAAATTAAATTTTGTTTCTGCTGATTCAAGTACATCATGAAAATTAATTCCTGTGTCAGAACAAATCATTTGAAATTCATTTAATAGAGCAATATTCACATCACGTTTAATATTTTCAAGTAATTTAGACGTTTCTGCTACTTCAAGTGAAGAACATTTATGGAGTCTGTTCTTGGGTAAAATTAAATGATATATATCATATACTTTTTCTAATGCATTATCACTTGAACCGGAAATTAACTTAGTTATTTGTTTTATTTTTTTACCATTTTTACCTGGTTGTAATCTTTCAGGAGAAAAACCAACATAAAAATCTTCATTACATTTTAACAAAGAAATTTTTTCTAATGTGGGAATGCAAATTTCTCTAGTTGTTTTTGGGGCTACAGTAGATTCAATAATTACTGTGTCTCCTTTTTTTAGATAAAAAGCTACATTAGTAATTGCTTTCGTTAACATTGTAATATCAGGTTTTTTATTTTTATCAATTGGAGTTGGAACACAAATAATCCACACATTAGGATTATATATATCTATATCACTTAATTCATTTATATATATAATATCATCTAATAATGTTGTATCAATTGATTGTGTATTGTCTATACCATTTTTATATTGCTGAATTTTTTCTTTATTCGTATCATATCCATATACAGGAACTTTTTTAACAAATTCACAAGCCAATTGTATACCAACATATCCTAGACCAACTATACAAATTTTATAATCCATATTTTATACTCCTTCATATAAATTTGTTGGATAAATAATCATCAATTTTCTTACCTAATCTATGATTATTATATTTTATAAAATATTGATTAATATAGTATATTATTAAATGTCTTTTTTTCATTTTCGCGCAACAATCTATGTCAATAATTGTAAATTTTTTATTTTTATATATGATATTTAAATCATCTAAATCAATAATATTAATATTTTTTATAAAAATCAAATATAAAACAAATATAAATTTTAAAATTTTATAATTATATTGTTTTTTATAAAAAATCCTTTCTTCTATTAACATGGTATTGCTAAAATAAAATATTTTTGGTAATAAATAGTCCAATCCTTTCTTATTAAAATGTTTTAGATTAAAAGGTATAGTTTGTTTTTGATACCTTGTAATAAATCTGATTGCATATTTATTGGTTAATATTTTACTTCTTCCTCTAGTTCTATTTGCTACTATAATTTGTTGTTTTTTATAATTAATTAAAACATATTCATTTGAAACTAAGAAACCTTGATTTGTAATTTGAACAACATTATATATTTTAATTAATTCTTCATATTTATTTATATTAAATTTATTTCCCAAAATATAATAAAAATCATATTTACCTGTTTTATAATCATTTTTTGTAAAACAACAATTATATTTATTTTTTGCTTCTAATATATCTAAATTAAAATATTCACATATCATTCAATCGTCTCTTTTCAATCTATCATAATATTTTTTGGATATTTTATCTGAAATATCAGAACAAAAAAAATCAATTATATATATATTAATATAAAATATCAACAGTTCAAATTTATTAAAAATATTTTTATCTTCTAAATCAACAATATAAAATTTAAAATCTTTACTAATTATAATATTATCTCCTGATAAATCAAATATCATTATGTTTTTTATAAATAGTAAGTATAATGAAAATATAAATTTAAATATATCGAAATCATTAAATGATGATGATTCAATATATTCTTCTATTAATAAATTTTCATATATTTTATATATTTTTGGACAATTACAATTATTTAAAGCACTTATATTTTCCAATATATTATGCAAATATTTTTTATTATCAATATATCTAAATACATATTTATTATTAATAAGAATTTTGCTAGTTGTATTAATATCATTAAGTCTTTTACATTTATATATTTTATTATTATAAATTGCATATTTATTTGATAAAAGAAGTTTATTACCAATATAACATATAAAATTATATTTTTTATATACATTATAATTTAATTTTTTATTTATTAAACAAAAATCATAATTTTTATTAAATTTTATTTCATCAAAACATATGGAATAATTAGATAAAATATATGGAAACATGCTTTTTTGTATATAATATAATTTTTTAATCATAATTTCACCATTTAAACAAAAAGAAGGATGAATTTTTATCATCCTTCTTTTCTTTATCTATATTAAAATTACTTAATTGTAATCTTAGCAACGGACATACCATTGACAACGGACATACCGATTTCTTCATAGACAACCCAACCAATACGGAGACGTTCAGGAATATCGGCTGGAATGACTTGGATATCCTGACGAATTGGCATAACACCAACAAACTCTGGGTCAGCAAGTACATAAACTGTATTGAGTGGAACTTTCTTAGAAATGAGAATTTCAGCAGTCCACAGATGACCAAATGTACCTGTCTGAAGAACTTCGTGCTGTGTTACTGGGTCGAACTCATTCTGTCCCCACTTACGAATATCAGCAAAAGCCTGTGCATTCATGACAATCTTTGTAACGGCGAGGTCATGCTTTTCAACTTCACGGAAAGCAGTAGCAAGAGCATCGCGTGTAAGTCCACCAGCGGAAATCGTTTCAGGATTTACAGATGTTGCAGCTGCATCGAGAAGTGAGAAGCAAGTTTCATCTTCGACTGCCATAATATCAGACTTAGCACGTTGCTGGGCACGGTCGATAATATTGAAACGACGTTCCTTAATCTGGGAGAAACGAACCTGTGGATAAGCAACAACTTCAAAAGTTGGAACCTGGATACGTTCACCCTCAACGAGCTGGTCTGGAGCCTGTCCACGCTTAGAAACGACAAATGCCTTAGCATCAACATCACGGTCGTAAACAGGAAGTGCGCCCTGTGGAAGTGGGTCAACAACGAGTAACTTACGTCCAATACCCTGATAATCAAGGGAAGTACGAATTGGGTTAGCCATAGCGGAAGCAAGAGCGGCGCGTCCTTCACTTGTTTCAAGAGCATTGGAGATTAAATATTCTTTTTCTTCTTGTGTCATAGACATAACTAATCAACCTCCAATTAAACGTGCATAATAAAGCCGAGGAACTTGCCACCATTAGCAGCTTCGCCAGCCCATTCATACATATTGCCCTGACGGAACTCACCGATAGAAACAACTGTACCGAGAACCTTATCACCATCAGCAGCAGGAACAATAGCACCATTAGCATCAGTTGTAATTGTCTTACCAACTGTGAAAGCACTAATTTCCTTACCAAGACGGCTTTCTGCAACGTGATATTCTCCACCCATGCCAAGCATATAGAATGAAGCCTTACCACTAGCGTTAATCATATCCTTCAAATCTTCGCGGATAAGACCAACTGCACCTTCGCCCTTTGCACCTGCTGGAACAACCTTTCCATCAGCGGAGATAGCAGCAAAGTGACCTGCCAACTTTCCATCAAGAGCTTCTGCCTTTTCTGCATCAACGTCATAAAAACCGTTGATAGCACCTTCGATAGCTGCACGCACATACTGCGTAGAGTTAAATGTAGGACCAAAAACAAAATGTCCACCTGCATTATTCATAGCCATCGAAACAACACCTCCAAATAATTATTACAAATTTATTAGTTATTATTAAGAGTGTGTTTGTTTATAAAACGTGATAATAGCGTGTTTGCAAACTATACATATTTGCGAATATGATTTATTCTAAGATAAATCGAATTATAAAAATTTTGTTTTATCAAACAAACACATTCCTTTTTTTACTTTTACATTAAAAAAATATACATTTTTTCAATATTTATAACCCCATTTTTAAATTCATAAATTTTATTTATATAAAAATGGATAGCTATTACTATCCATTAAATATATTTTAAAAATATTATTATTCCTTAAATACTTATACTCTTTCAATTTCTTTGGTTGTATTGTATTTCGTTTTTAATCCGCAGGTATTAAAGAACACATCATTATCAAAAACATAATTTGAATCGTTTGGATTTGTCTTTGCTTCATCTGCGACCCAATTAGTAATTTTTTCAAACCAATTACTACTAAGTAAATTATCCGAACTTTGTTTATATTGTTCAATAGCATTTTTTACTTGGTCAATACCATTTGATTTATCGACTGTAAATTCTTTATGGAACTGATAAGGTGAATCCATATCAAATATACCTATTATGTTCATATTAATATCTTTCAAATCTTCAAAACCAGACTCTGAATTAATATAAACTTCCACTTTTAATTTACCTGTTGTAGTTTCTTCATCTTTTTTATCCATATTATCATTATCAAATGGATTTGCCCCTTGCGGGAAATCTGATGATAAATATGGTAAAACAATAGTGTCACTAGTGTTTGTATCTCCAACTCTATTTGTCAAACAAAAATGTTTTGGACTATAAACTGTATATGTATCACACACACTAATATGTTGTGTTGTCTGACCATCCGGAATATCAATTACTTTTTTCCAATTATTAGGTAGCTGATTAATAAAATCTTTTATTGCTTGATTGGAATCTTTTTCTTCATCTTTGTTTTTATTAAAAAGATTTTTTACCTTATTCTTTAAATCACCAAAACCAAAAGCATATCTATTCTGATACTCATTTTGACGAATCTTATTAAGAACAATGTTCATCTATATCATATCCTTTATAAAAATAATATCTATAAATTATATAATTTTAAACCAATGAATTATAATCATTGACTGCGTTCTGTAGTTCTTTAATATTCATATATGTATATATTGGGAAACTAATTGAATTATGTGTTATATATTCTGAATTTGGTGTATTTTGACGATATTGTTTATACAATGTATTATCACAAACATCTTTATTATACAAATCATCTGTTTCAAACAATTGATTAATTATTTCTATAGATTTACTATCTGTAACAATACCTTGCATTCTTGCCCATGCACTTATGGCATCTGGTTCTTGTTTTTGCCATATAACATTTTTCATTTGTTTATATGTATTAGCAATTTCATTACGTTTTTGCAATATATGACCAATATATTTCATTTTAGTATCTAAAAATACACCATGTAACATATCAAATCCACCATTTGTACCGATTCTAATACAATTATCATTATCATCTGAACCGTGGTCTAATATTGATTTTGATAATTTATATACTTTTTCATTATTTGTAAATATAGCTCCACCTTCACCAAAACCTCCAAATGGTTTTGTCGGATAAAATGAAGTACAAGATACATCACAGATACTACCTAATTTTTTATTATCATATATGGATGTCATAGCTTGACACATATCATCAATAACAGGTATATTATGTTTTTTAGCTATTTCACAAATCTTTTTATAATTGCATGGATTTCCAAAAATGTCAACAGACATAATAGCTTTAACTGTATCATCTATTTTTTCTTCTATTTTATTTTCGTCTATATTCCATGTATCTTTTTTTACATCAACAAAAATTGGTTCTGCTCCTACCAAACGAATAGCATTAATCGTAGCAATAAAAGTTAATGGTGTCGTAACAACTTTATCTCCTGTACCAATCCCATAGCATTTTAATGCAACTGCCAATGCTTGTGTACCTGATTTTGCTAAAACTACATATTTAACATTTAAAAAATCTTTTAATTTATTAGCAAAACTATCTAAAGATTTACCCCAAATAAAATCTCTCGTTTTACTTTGTTCATCTATAGTTTTAACTGCATCTCTTTTTGTTATTAACCAATCTGCTTCATTTGAAAAATATTTTATCATGAATGTATCTCCTTAAAATATTGAATTGTTTTTCTAAGCCCATTTCTAACATCATATTTTGGTTTCCAATTTAATATTTTATTTGCTTTTGTTATATCAGGTTTACGTTGTAAAGGGTCATCTTCAGGTAAATCACAATATACATATTTTTGATTTACTTTCATTTCATCACATATTATATTAGCCAATTGTAATATTGTATATTCTTCATTATTACCAATATTAACAGGAAAATGATAATCTGATTTCATTAATTTTAATAACCCATCAATCAAATCATCTATATAACAAATACTCCTCGTTTGACTACCATCACCATATATAGTAATTGGTTTATTATCCAAAATTTGATTAATAAAATTAGATACTACACGACCATTTGTATAATAATACAACTTTTGTATCTGTATTCTTATATATTTCAGAAGCATAGTCAACATATTTCATTATATCTTTATTCAAAAGCGGTTCCCCACCCATAATTTCAAAATATTTAGTATGACATACTTCTTTAATTATTTTTATATTCTTTTTAAATTTATCAAAATTAGACATAAATGGATTTTTATAATTAGCAATAGGAGCACAATTATTACATGATTTACAATTAAGATTACATATATCATTCGTCATATATGCAATAAATTCAAGTTGTTGCACATTATCTCCCACCCATTGTCCAATCTAAATTACTAAATATATCATTTAAACTCTTGTTAAATGGAGTACTTTCATGTACAATTGGCTTTGTCAAACCTTTTAAATTAGACATCGGTTTTTTATCTGCTACAATTTCTTTTTTCACATTATTTCTTGATTTTAATTTATTGCTTAAATCCATCATAGCATTATCCATAAATGTTTCTTCATTGTAGGAAGAAATATCTAAATCTCTATTAGCTTTTATATCACTTAATGACCTACTATCTCCACCATCAAAACTAGTTGTTTTAGTTGTAGTAGGAATTTCTTTCGAAAAATCACCAATAATCGGTCCAGATTGCTTAATTTTTCTTAATGCTTTCTCTGCTTCTGTTAAGTTTTCATCTTCAGAATCATTTTCTTTTGCAATATTAGTAATTTCCATACTTACTTCAGAATGTACTTCATTAGCATAATCGTCAAATTCTTTATCTGATAAACTTTTTAATTCTAACAGTTTCGTTTCTCTATCAGATTCATCAATTAAATGTTTCTGTATAGCTTCATCAACGATTTTATCATATTTATCTGCAAATTGTGTCTTGCTAATAGTTTGTTTTGGTTCTTCAGAAATAACTTTATTTTCCTCTTTTATAAACAAATTATCTAACATAGCGTACTTAATACGATAAAATTTTGGTCTTGGTTTAACTATTTTCAGTTTCAAAAAGTTTACCACCTTTCAATTATTCTTCAGGTTCAGGTTCTTCTGTTTTTTCTTCATTATTTTCACTATCTAAGTCGAAGTCTGTATCTTCATCAGAATCTTCTTCATTTTCTTCTTCTGATGTATCTTCTGTATTTTCATCTTTTTCAGGCATAGTATCAGCAGGAATTTCATCATTCAAGTTATAATCACTATTATCAGAATCTGGATTATCTTGATTACTCATATCAATTTGGTCTACATCATATTGTGGAACTAAATTAAAGTTTTCTAAATCATAACATACGCTAAATAGTCCATCCATAATTTTATCAACCATATCATATTGTTGATGGATTTTATCCCTTAATTCACTATTCGCAGAAACATTTGTACATTGTTCCATTTTAAATTTAAAATTTTCTAACTCTTTTAAAATTTTACGACCATCTCGTGCGACCCCTTTAACAACGCTTTCAATAGCTTCGGAATTATCTGCTTTAATTAATCTTTTATTCATAATTTATATTTCAACTCACTTTTATATTAAAACGATTTCATCTTCTATTTTAAAAATAAAAGTTTAATCACGTTATATATTATTATATTTATTTTATCACCATAAAAAAGAAGTGGAGTATATTCCACTTCTTTTTATGACCAAGGAAGATTACTTAATTTATCACTTAATGATTGTATTTTCCCATTAAACGTTCTTTGATTTTTCTCATTCCTATAAACATTATCTTCTTTATGATAATATTTTGGTACAAAAACATTAGAACGGTTTTGTTTACTTGCAACTCTTTCTAATATTTTCGCATCTGGGTCTGCACCTTCAGTTACCAAACTATCTTCAAAAAATTCTACACCACGGTTATCTTCAAAAACAGGTAAACCATTATATGTTAAACCTTTATAATTTAAAATATGTTCACAAACATCATCGTTCGTTCTAGCTTCATGTCCACAAATTGAACAAATTGCATATTCACAATGACAACCCATAGATGTATCTGTTACATATCTTTTTTCAATACCTGAAGCTAACTGTGGGAAAGCCTTTTTATCAATAGCTTCTAATAATTCAACAAAATATCCATTTGTATTATAAATAGCATCTAATATAATACCACGAGCATCTTCTACATTTTCATCAACATGGTCAACAAATACTGATTTACCAATAAATGTTTTATATGTTTTTAATAATTCTTCATGCGAGAAAAAATCTCCATTTAAATTAGCATTTCTGCAAACCTGTGAATATTTCGCAAAATCGTTATAATATTCTTCGATAGGAACTAATTCTACCGAACCACCTTTGTGTTCAATAACATTTCCTGCCGAAACTGCACGGTTTCTAATATATAAAAAATCTTTTTCTTTTGGAACAATCTTAACTACTTTGGCAGTCTTAGTTATATTATTCAAAGTTTTACTATCTTTTAATAAAGATAAATTTGCTTTATTGTTACCAAATAATGTAACATTACCATTTTTTTCTAAAGTATAATCTTCTATACGACCTCTCGTATTATTAATAACAATCATTTATTTCACCACACTTGTTAAAGAGTTTCCCATATTTTAATTTCATGTAAATATCTACTTGCTACATCTAAACATTCTTGCCAATGTTTATCAACTTCTTCAATTGGACAAACTTCATCTAACAAACCAAATTGAATGGATTGAGCTAAATTATATGTTAATCCACCTGTGGGAACAAGTGGTAAATCTGCAAGAATTTTTTTTGCAATTAAAAACGCATTATTCGCGTTCATTTTATCTGTAGCTTGCTTTTTAACAAGAGTTGTGACAACATCATGCGTATACGGAGATACATGATTACTTAATCTTTTAAACATTTAATTTTCTCTCCTTTATATATATAAACGGAGATAATATTAGTTTTCATCTAACGCTTGTTTAATTGTTTTATTTTCAATTTTCTTTACAGGTGAAAAATCATAATCTGATAATTGCGATTTTAATACATCATAAAATCTTTCATCTTTTAATGTTATTTTTTCTTTCATCTGTACATAGGATGAACCAACCTTATCCCCTGTTCTTGTTGTTAAATAAGGAATATCGGTCAAAATATTCAATATATTGTTTAAATTAACATCTTCATTATTGACAAATCCTATATTTTCATTTTGTTCATCAATAACTATTTTTGCTAACGCTTTTGTATTTTTATAAATATCAAATGTATACATATTTTATCACCTTTCAATTTCATTAGCCCAATAATCAAACATTTTCTTATCTAGTTGCTTCAGTTTATCAGGAGATAAAATATATGCTATAAAAGTTTCAACATAATAATATTCAGGACTCTGTCCTGCTAAATAATTAATAAATTTGTCCTTTGAAAAAATCACGTCTTTGTGTAGTTTATCATAATAATAATTTTTCACTTCATCAGGAACTTCTTGTAAATCATTTAACGCTTTTAATATATAGTATTGAAACGATTTTATATCAAATTTTATATAATATGTGTTTTCATTATTATCATATAAATATTCAATTAAATCTGTTATATCTTTGTATTTTTCTTCCAAATCAAATTCTTGTACAAATTTAATTTTAATTTTATCTTTTATATATCGTGAATATCTTAAAGATACCAATTTATAAAATGAAGATACTTGTCGCTTATATTTTTTCGGTACATTATAAAAATGTATTCCATTTGAAATAAGATTATCTGTTTCAATCGTATCTACTTTTTTCACGAAATAAGAATCGCAATCATCTTGTTCAATAAAATCTTTTGTAATCAATCCATTTTCCGATACAAATTTACATACAGGGCAAGAAGATTCATGACAAACAAATTCAGTATCTAAATTATTTTCTTGAATAATGATATATTGTAAATTTTTATACAAATATTGGATTTCTTTATTTACAATTTGTTCAAATGAATTTAAAAAATTTATATTAAATTCATGATAAACATTATTGATTTTTTCTAATACTAAATATACTTCCATTTTCCAATCTTCTAATGATAAAGTATATTTTTCTATAAAATCTTTATACTGATTAGATGGTATATAATCTTCATATACAGATTTTATTGCGCATTGACTAATTACATTAACATTATGTTGTAATTCTTGTTTAATCGATTCCGCTTTATCATATAATGGAGCGTTTAAATAATCGTTATTTAGTATTTCATTTATTTGTAATATCAAATCTTTAGAAATGTTTCTAATAGTATGTTCCATTATATTTTACCTCTTATTCATCTTTTATTTTTTTATTTGTAAAAGTTTTTCCCCTTCTATTAAAGAATTTATCTAAATCTAACGAAGTTTTTACATCATGAGTTTGTAAACCAAAATCTTCAGGATTGTTACCTATACTTGGCGTATTTGATGGAGAACTAGGTCTATTAAACGAATTTTCTTCTTCATTTTCTTCACGAGACGGCTTGTTTTCTCTAATTGTATCGCCTGTCTCATATTCATTAACAATAGGTTTACCTTCATTTGGAAGCGGACCAGTTTTTGGAGCATTCTCGTCGAAAACGCTACCCCTTTCTCTTTCAAGATTGCGTTTTTCTGTTTCAGGGTCAAGACTAAGTAAAGGCAATACGGTTGTCATTGAAACTAAACCTTTATCACGTAAACTTTGAATAAATGACATTACTGTTTGATTTGACGTTAAATCCTGATGTTGCCATAATAATTTTGGTACAATCAATTCCATCTCTTTATTCGCAGCAGCACGTTTAATTTCTTTTGGAGACATATATCTACGAGCAATAGAACCATTAATAGGTTTATAAAAACCTTGTGTTTCTGCAATAGGTTTATACACTTTATTTCTAATCCATGATTCCAAACGTAATCTATAAGCCATATATCTTCTTGCTAATGCTTCTGCGCCAACATTTGCAGCTGAATAAGCAGAACCATCACCATTTAACATAGCTTGTGTAATACCTAATCCTGTCATTAATTCATTTTGAATAAAATCAAACTCTGTATTTAATGGAAGGATTTTACCTGTAGAACCAACATACTCAAATGATAATCCATAATGATATACTAAGAAGAAGTTTGGGTCATCCTCACCTTCCATTAATATATCACGAAAACTATCAATATCATCCTGTGTAGGCATTGGTTCACCAGGCGTACCTATTTTAGCTACACGTAAAGGCATAATATGTCTATTAGCTATTGCATCCTGTGCTTGTCTTAATTTATCTTTATAAATTAAAGTTTTAAAACAACGCATCATTAAAGGTGTTCCCCATGTTTCATAAGGACTTGCTTTGTGTGCAATATGAGAAATCAAACGATTATCTAATGATATATTTTTACCCATTTTTACTTGTGTAATTATATCATCAGGGAATTGTCTATATAATTCTCCAAATTCTCCTGATGGACCACCTGAAATTATATTTGTAATTTGGTCATCAGGAATCAATTCAATTTGTTGTTCGCCTGCAAAAATAGAAGCGGTTACATTTACATAATCAGGATTTAATAATGTAAAGTTTTCCCAAATTCCTTCAGATTCATTAAATTGACCGAAAGGAAATACGTCTCCTATTTTCCAATATTCTAATCCAATTTCCAATAATAAATTAATTAAATCAAGTTTATCAAACGCCATATAATCAAAAAAACGTTTAATATATGGGTCACTACAAACATTACTTAAATCAGAAATTGGAAATTCTGTATGTAAATCTAATGCCGTAGCAATTATCGGTTCAGTTCTATAAAAATGTCTGCACCACTCATTACGTTCACGTCTATCACGAGGCAACAACATATTTGTTGTCTGAAATAATGGCTGATAGAATGTTGGATTACCCATTCTAACAACACCACTAGAAGCGTGTACAGTTTTCCCACGTTTCATTCTTGATTGTATTCTTTTTGGTAAATCTGATTTATTTACAATACTATTTTTTGCAAGATTACCATCATATCCTGCGGTAACAGTTTTATGATTTTTTCTCAAATTGTTTCACCTAACTTCCTATTAAAAGAAAGAATTATCTACAAAAAATATATATAGCACAATACATTTTATGTCTTATTTTATCTCTATCATTTATTATACAAAAACAAATAATAAAATTATAATTATTTGTATACATTTGTTAATAAATTTAATATAATAAATAAGAATTATTATGTATGGATAGCAATAAGATGTTCTTTAATTCTATTCGTGGTCGATATACATAATCAGTCTTAAAGAATGTGACTGTAATTACATTCTCGTACTAATAAATATTAGTACATATATTTAATTTTATATTTTTAAAATACCATGTTTCATTTGACCTCTGGTGAGCATAGTAACGGTGCTCAGAGTTTAGAATTCTAAACAAAAATATACATTCTTTTACCTATGAATATATATTTTTGACGTTATACAAAAAAAGTCATTCATTTAAGAATGACTTTTTTCTTTATATTTAAAATTTATTCAACTTTAGATGTAGAAATTGTACCATCATCGGCTACTACCAAACGATATTTTGTACCATTAGCAGAACTTAATACAACAGAAGTTGCATTATCAGTTTTCTTTGCATAATTAGCTAATTCTGTCTTTGTAGCAAATGAAGATTGAGCACTTTGTAAATCTGCAACATCTGTAGCTTTTGCATAATCAACAAGCGTATTTGTAAGAGTTGCTTTTGAAACCACGTCTGCCGTTTTTGCATAAGAAGCAAGTTTCATATCAACAGAACTTTTAAGAGCTACATTTGTATCAATAAAGTCTTTATCATAAACATCTGCTACATTTGCTTTAGAATCAATTAATGTAGATTTAGCATATTTACTTAATTTTGTATCTAAATCTGTCTTAGTAACATAAGCATCTAAATCTGTATCATCTGCTTTTGTAGAAAGTAAATTAATTAATTCTGCTTTGTTACCTTTATCTGCTAATTTAGCATCAATATCATCTTTTGTATATACATCGGCAACTTTAACTGCTTGTGTTTGAAGTACATTAAAATCTGCTTTTGTAACATAGTTACTTAATTTACTATCAATAACTGCGGAAGAATAATATTGTGCTTTATCTGCTTTTTCATTTAAAGCTGTATTAACTGCGGTTGTATCAGCTTTAGAACTTAACAATGTATCAACAGAAGTCTTTGTATATACATTATTAGATTTTGCATAGTTGTTCAATGTAGCAACAACATCATCTGATTTTGCATAGGGTAATAACTGACTAGCTATTTCCACTTTAGTATATACTTTATTCAAATCAGCTTTATTTGTTAATTTAATATCAACATCATCTTTTGTATATACATCTGCTACATTTGCTTTCGTTGCAAATAATCCATCTGCACTAGTCTTATCATATACATCTGCTACATTTGCCTTATCGTTAAGAGCAGTATCTACTTCATCTTTCTTATACGTATTTAAAGCAAGAGCGAATTTACCATCTGCTTCTGTCTTTGTATAAGTCGTAGCTACATCTGCTTTTAATGTTAAGAAACCATCAACATCTATTTTATTATATACATCTAATGTATTGGCTTTTAGTGCAAGAGCATTATCTACTTCTGACTGTGTGTAAACAGTAGAAATATCTGCTTTATTCAATAAAAGACCATCTACTTCAGATTTTGTATAAGTAGTTGCCTTATCTGCTTTATCAGCTAATAAAGTATCTGCTTGTGTTTTATCATAAACGGAAGTAATATCTGCTTTATTATTTAATAAGGCATCAGCGTCAACTTTACTATATACATCTGCAACATTGGCTTTTTTTAACATTGACATATCGGTTTCTGCTTTTGTATAAGCGTCGCCAACATTAGCTTTACCCATCAACTTAGCGTCAATCTGTGCTTCTGTATACAGTACATTAATGTCCATTTTTCCTGCAAGCATTTCATCAATTGACTTACGAGAATAAGTAAACTTATCATCAATCTTATTCTTTAACATATCGTCAATATCTGCTTTGTTGTATACATCATCAGAATTTGCTTTTAATGCAATTGCAGAAATACGTGGGTCATTATCACCAATAGCAATTGGGTCAAATGCATTAGCTGGTTCAACAGAAAGTTTTACAACACCTTTAGCAGAAGCCGTAGCATCTTTTAAAGTACCATCAATATTGACATAGGAAACAAATTCATTCCATGTAGAACCATCATTAGTAAATTCCCAAGAACCTTTCTTTTCGTTATAACGTAATCCTACAGAATTTTCGTCACCACGGTTTACAGAAATTCCAACATTTGCAGTTGGTTCACCTGTTTGTGCTTGATTTAAAATAAATGTTGCCGTATTTGTACCTTTAATATTATCAAGTTTTAAATCAAGTTTATCCAAATCTGCATAAGTAGCTTTATCTGCTAATGTTTCTTTTAAATTAGTAATAGCAGAAATTGGATGGCAATTTGGTAAATCTGTATTCTCTAATAAACTATGGTCACCAGGATATGAGCCACTAGACATAAATGGACGAATATCAAAAATCATATCATTTGTGATTTTTGCAGTCGTAGCTTTTAAATAAATAGCAGCTAATGGTAAATAATCTTTTGGAACGACAGGTACTTCAGGTTTTGAATCTGGTTTACCTTCTACAACAGATAATGTACCTTGCTTATTTAAACAAATAACAACCCATTCATTATTTGTTGCAGGAGCTTTAATAACAGGAGAAGTACCACCTTCATATTCAACAATCTTCATACCTTCGGTATAAAAAGAACCTTCGTTAATAGCAACTGTCATATTTGGGTCTGCTTGTGCATAAACACGTAATTCTTCTGTAAAAGCACCTATTTTACGATAATTGCTACCTGAAACTGGTTTATTCATAGTATTGTTTCACCTCTACTTATATATCTATAAATGATTTCTTTGTCTATGAAAATATCATAGAAGATAATTCCTTACGAATAAAATGAACGGTATTCACCGTATTTTTCATTCCTACAAAGTATATATATCTTTTTATTTTTATAATTTTTATATTTATACGCATAATAATTATCATTGAATATAAAAAACGATATTACATTTTTACGTAATATCGTTAAAAATATTTATTGTTTTTTTATAGAATCTGAAATAGCACTTACAACACTACCATCTTCCATTTGTAATTCATAAACTTGTTTATAATTTTTTTCAAATGGTCCAAAAACAACAGTAGCTTGTTTTTTACGATAAATAACAATATCTCCAATATCAAATAATTTAATTGGCTTTTTTTTCTTCTTCATCGTTGTGGCTTTTGCTTTTATTTGTTTAGATGGCATTTGATTATTATCTAAATTATTTAAAATATCATCGTCATTGAAATTAAATGAATTGTTATTTTTTTCTTCTTCATCATATTCATATGAATAATTTTCGTTATTTGAATATACATCTTCTTTATTATAATTGTCATTTTGTAGAAACATTCTATTTCCTCCATATTATTATCATATATATTGTATCACCACAAAAATATATTTTCATATAGTATTTTATAACAGATATATAAAAATACCAACAAATAAATTTATTTGTTGGTATTTTAGAATATTATAACAAAGAAAGAGGTACAAAACTCTTTATATGGAGTATAGAAAGCTCTTCTTTAAAATAGGAATGATGTTCTGTGTCAACATCATATGGATAACATCATGGACAATATGAATTGTTACCTACTTCCCATTTGTTATCCATATTATACAATAAAAATAAAAACTCGTCAAGCATTTTTTTGCTTGACGAGTTAATTATCAACGAACGTCTGCTACACTAGCAACCTTCTGATTATCTGTAAGAATATCTTTTTCTTTAAGGAAGTCATAAAGTGATTCCATTGTGATATTATCACCATTTAAAGCAAAATAATTAATAGCATCATTTACCATTTCATCTGTTGGGTCAACACCCATCATCTGTAGCATTTCCTTTACAGAAGTGTTATCATTTACCATAGCACAAATACTGCGACCATGAATTAAATTCATATCATTCATTTATAATTCACCATTCCTTATTTCTTTAAATAAATATGGTCATTCCCGACTGCATATTCTTGACCACAATGTTTACAAACAACACCAGTTAAACTAGCAACCTTTTGTATACCTTGTAATGATTTTTTAGCATTGCAAATTGGACATTGTTGATTTACAAATTTATCTACATCATCAGGACTATCCAATGTAACAATTACAGGCATATCTGTTGGTTCTTCTTCAACCACTACTGCTTTTTCATCATCAGGAAGTTCTTCAACAACTTCTTCAACAGGTGCATCAGTTTCAATTTCCACTTCATCTGTTGGAGTTTCGTCATCTACTTTAATGACTTCATCTTCTACTTCAGGAGTATCAATTTCTTCTTCTCCTGCTCCTTGTGGGTCTTGTTCAACCATATCCACAAGTTCATCATGCGAAGGAACATCGTTTAAAGCTTCATCAACAACGTCCATTTCCTTATCAATATCATCTAAGAAATATTCATTTAATTTAGCTCTATCAGACATTTTAGAAAGGTCTAATTCATGTTCTCTATCAATTACTTTTTGAGTAGCTTTTTCAGATTCATTAAAATGTTTTACTTCTTCATCTTGACTATTTAAATCATAAGCATCATTTTCAGGAGAAGTATATGCGTGTTGTGCTTCTGTATATGCTTTTCTCTTTTTCTTACCAAAGATTCCACCAAACTGCTCTGCATTATTTAAATCACGGCTATCTGCATCATTTGACGGTGGTTCGGATGGCATTATACGCATATTAGACATATCATCACCTGCAACAGATTCATCATATCCAGGTAAATCTGTCATATTTATTCCACCTTCAGGAATATCTGCAATCAAACGATGTTTGCATTTTACATCTTTCTTAGAATTCCTAGAATCAAATGTTCCATTTTCTCCCTGTGATTGTTGTTGCGCCCAATCAAAAGCATTGCCAATAGCATCTCCAACTGCTCCAACTCCATCAGAAATTGCATTACCAATATCTTGGAAACCTGTTGAACCAGTATCTCCTGACCAATCATCAGCTTTTTTATCCATAGCAGAAATTTTCTTTTCCAATTTCTTAACTTTTGCTAAGAGACGATTATAACTAGCTTTAGATACAAAATTATCTGTATCAAAAGGAACTTCTTCAGGAGCAACGTCTCCATCATTAGCATTATGTTGATACTTATCCGTTCCTGCTTCCTCAATTGTTTCATGTGGTTCACCTGAAATATCATCAATTCCTTCATGTGGTTCGCCTGAAACATCTTCTATACCTTCGTTAATAGAAGCAGTAGTAGATTGTTCTTGTTGATTTTCTCCACTATTTGTAGTATCTGTAGAGGTATTTTCTTGTCCTTCTTCAGTAGCTTGTGGCTGACCATCTTCTAAATCTGCTACTTTAGCTAACTCATTTTCAAATTCTACATCATTAGAACCTGCATTATTTTGATATTTATCTGTGCCTGCTTCTTCAATTCCTGTATGTGGTCTACCAACAATATCCTGTATACCTTCATGTGGTTCGCCTGAAATATCTTCTACACCTTTATTAATTGAATCACTAACATCTTGTATCTGGTCAGTTGGAACACCAAATCCACCAATTTCGCTTTCCATACCGTCATTATCAGTAGGCATATCTTCATTTTCAGCAGTTTTATCCAAATCAAAATAATTTGATTTACTTGCTTCAACATCACCACTACCATCATCTTCTGTAATAGTTTGTGAATCTGTTGAATCGTTACCATCGTCTGCTAATTTTGTTTTACTAGCCACAACGGAATCTTTATTTAATTCATCATTAACCTGCTCAATAGATTTAACGCCATCCATTGACATAACTTCATTAGCTTGGTCATTATATAAAACTGCACCATCATCTGTAAGATTTACATAATATGTTTCATTCTTCCATGTAACTGTTGGAAGATTTTTAACATTTTTTGTGGCAACTTTTTTGTTTTGAATCTTATTAACAAAACTGTCCAACCAAGAAGGAAGTGTACCACTATTTTTTTCAATCCTCAATTTACATTCACAACCTTTTATTATAAAATTATCAGTATATTTACAGTATTATTTTATTATTTTTTCTTAATTACCTAAAAAAGAAATAGATTAATTTTTTTAAATTATATTATTTTTCGCTTAACAATCTCCATTCATTATTATCTATTGGTTCTTCAAATTTATATTCAGGAGTATATTTACTATTTTCTATTTCTTCATTATTAAGTATCATATCTTCATAAGTATTATTTTCTAGCCCTATTTGCATAGGAATTTCTCTATGAGTAATTGGTTTTGATATTAGTCTTTTTTTCATTAAATATCACCCATTTATAAATTCAGAATCTCCCAGTGATAATGGTTTCATTTTTAATGTCATATCTTGTGATTTTTCTTTTAATAAGTCTATTTTACTAAGTACCAATTGTTTTTCCCTTGCAAAGTCTTCTGCATAATTAACGCCTTTTAATGCAATCGCCAATTCACAAAAAAATTCAAATGATTCTTCAAATGATGTTCCATCATATAAAGAAGATGTATCATATGTATCTATTGCAACAATAGAATACATTGGCTTATTATTTAAAAGACGAACGGAATACTGATAATATATTCCTCCTTCAGTCATAAAACCATTTAATTCCATTATTGGTTTAGAATACATATTTTTTGCTAAACGTTTCATTTATTTCCATTCATCCCCCATCTGAAATAGCCCATGCACATGATAACAAGTTCCATTGTTCGATTGATGTTGTAAATTACATACTATGTTATGTTTTTGTTCTTTCTTTAAATCAAAATCTTTATCAAATATTGATTTTTTCGTAGTAATCGCTTGTTCACAAGAACATGATGTTAATCTACCGTCTAATTCAATATAACAATAATTTTGGAAAATTGGACATTTTTCACCACAATATTCATTGTGTTGTAAAAAACTTAATCTTTCCCCTTTTATATTATCTATCAAAAACTTAGATAGTTCTTTATCAAAATATAAACAGGAAGCTACATTTTTAACTGTTTCTTCTGCATTATAATCTCTACGAACATAAGATATAACTAGATTATTGCCATACTTTTTATGTATTTTATAATATAAATGTTCTATTAACTGTTTATAATCTTTTGTTTTTTGTTTGTCTAACAAAAGATTAAATTCCAATTCAACAAATTTATAAGAATTAGCCATTCTAACTAATCTATCAATATGTTCAATATACTTTCTTGGATTACGTAAAAATGTTTCATAATGTGCAGAACAACATATTAATATTGGCATATGTAATGTAGCAATTTCACAACATTCTTTAAAAAACTTTTCATCATTTCCATTTGTCATAATATTAACTAAACATTTTGGTTTTAAATAATCTAATGCGAAAAACAAGTCTTTATAACATGAAGGTTCTCCACCTATAAATGTTAATTGTTGTAATCCATGAATTTGGTTTTTTATAAAATCACAAACTTTTTTTGTTTCCTCATGTGTCATATTTCTATAATATTCTTTATAAGTATGACGATTCAAACAGTAAGAGCATCTTTCATTACACACATTGCCAAAATACCATTCTACTTGATATTTTTTATACCTAGAATGATAAACAACATTATAACTTTTAAAATGAATTTTTTTTATTTTTCTATAACGTTTCATTTTATCTTCCTATCCAACGCAAAGAAGAAGCCCACGGACCAGGAATACCAGGACGTGGGCTTGTATCTCTTTGGTCATTATCATAATCAACCAAATTGGTAGGATTTATAAGAAACGTCTTAGCATCATTATTTGTATGTTCTTTTAACTCATAATTTTTATGTCCTTTGTCATAAAAATCTTTTTCATTATCTTCTATAATACGGCGATATTCTTTTTCAAGTTCGTCCATATCCAATTCAGATAATTTGACTAAACGTTTCATAACAAAACCCCTTATTTAATTTTTAATAACGATTTAATTTTTTATTAAATTCATCTAATTGTTCAAAATTATCCACTTGATTTAATTCCTTCTGTAACAAATCGACTCTAGTTTTGGAAATTTTATTTTTTCCAATTAATGAACTTAAACGATATTGTGCTTTTGAATGAAGTTGTTTAAAATATTCTTTTGATTTACCATCAGAAATATTTTTAATATCTTTACTATCACTATCTTGTATATGATATTCTTTTGGTATTGCCAATCCATTTATTTGTGCTTTCTTAAATTGGTTATCAATTGCTTCTTTATCATAAGCATTCAAATCACTTAATGAAAGTAATTCTTCAAAACTATATTGACTAGCATATTTATCACTATTTATTTTGCTAATCTTATTAGTTTTTTCCCATTTACTAATTGTGTTTAAAATATCTTTTTCATTAGCAATTTTTTTCATCTTATTAAGCATTTCTCGCTTAGATAAAATAATATTGTGTTTTTCATGCTTATTAGAAGAATATTCATTATATGTTTTGTTAATTGTAGAAAGTTCAAATAAACTATCTAAATCCTTTTCACTTTCTGTATTTACCAAACCATTTTCAATTCCCATATCAAATTTAGCAGTTATACTCAAACCATTATTTTTATTGAAAATTTGTGCAGTACAACGCACATTATTTTCATCCATTTTAATAGAATCAAATTTAATACATTCTAAATGTTTTGGTAAAGCATTTGAAAATTGTGATTTAAATTCAGATACAGTTAATCTCTTTTCTACATTTCTCGTATCTGTATCATCTATATATTCTGCTTCTAATTCTTTATCTGCTACTTTATTTGCTTTACTTAAATTATCCTCTTTTAATCCTTCTGATACATTTAAATTACTACTACGCATTAAATCTTCAAAAGATTGTTCAGAAGCATATAATGTACTTGAAATTTTAGTAATAACATTCTTTTTAACTAATTCATCAATCATTATATCTATATTTTCTTCAGGAAGAATGTTAAATAATTTTTCATGAAAATTTCTCTTAGAAATAATTACTTTGTTATGGCTATCAGAATTGTTTTCTTTTAAATAAGCACTTAGCATTTTGCTATTTTTAAAACGATTTGCTAAATCTTTAATTTCAATCATTTTATCATTAATTTTGCAATAAACATGTTCATTATCAATTTTAGCAACAATATTACGTTTCTTATTATCTTTTGCTTTAAATGCAATTATCATATTCTGATTATCTAACATAGTTAAATCAAAATCATTTAAATATTTACCAATTAAATTATATGCTTTAACAAAATGTTGTTCTTTTTTATCTAATGCTTCTTGTGTTCTTGTATCATTATCAGAAATATAATGTCTTACTAATTCAGACAATGTAGTTCTATTTGCTTTTTCTAAATTGTATGTTTTTAAATTTTTATCTATATCTTTTGTATAAGAATTTAAAAGATTATTAAATGATGTATTTGCAACATACGTATTAGAATTAATCTTTGCAATTTTTTTACTATTGACTAAATCATTAATTAATTGATTCGTTTGTTCTTTTGTTAAATAATCTTTTAAATTATTTACAAATTGTTTATGACTAATAATGATTTTTTTGTCTTTAGAAATATCTACATCTGTATCTTTTACATATGCACTAAGTAATTTACTGCGTGTAAACATAGTTTTTAATTCATCTAAATTTACATACTTAGTTCCTGCTTTACAAAGAATATTGCCTTTTTTAATATATCCTGATACAATTCTCTTTTTATTATTGCTATTAATAAAAGATAACACGAACTTATCTTTACTAAGCATTTTTACGTCACAATTTTTAAATTTATGATTAACCTGTGCTACAACTGCTTCTTTATATGCTTCAATATTTTTAATTGCTTGTTGTGTTCGTGTATCATTATCTTTTGTTTCATAAGAATAGAACTTATCATCATTACCAAAACGAATTTTTGCTTGCTTAATGTTTTCTATCTCATTCTTACTTCTAAATTTTGTTCCACGAACCAATTCAGACAATGATTTATTAGAAGCATATGTTGTTGAATTAAGTTTCGTAACTAAATTATTTTCTTCCCAATCTTGAATCATCTGATTGATATTTTCAGAAGAAATATAATTATGCAACTGCGCTTTTAATTCTTTAGCAGAATATACATATCCACCTGCAATCTGATTATCTTTACCGTTCAGATATTCTTTAATTTCTTTATCATCGTTACCAAATTTTTGTAATAATTGTGCTACAGTAAATCGATTCATTTGTTCATCTTCAATATACTGCAATTTAGCTACTTTTTCATTTTCAATATTAAAAACAAATCCATAACTATCTCTCATATTATTATGATTGATAACTGATGTTATATATAAATTATCATTATCTCTACTAGCATTAACCATTTTATATACATTAAATGTACGATTAATAATATTACTAGCTTCAATTGCCAAACGATTTGCAGATTTATTTTCGTAACTAGCTTTTGCTACACGATTATTTACAAATTCAGCAGTATGTGATACTTCACCTACAAATTGTTCTCTTGTATCAGGGAATAAATAATTTATATCATACGTGGAAGCATATTCATTACTACCAATAGCAACAATATTTCCCTCTTTTACATTTTTTTCAATAAGTTCTTTGGCTAAACTTAAACGATTATTACAACGTTGTAAAATTTCATATCGTGTCATAACAGTATATTGGTATGACGCTTGTTTTACTTTTGTTGGTTTATTTAAATCTACTGTTTGACTATCTTCTATGGAATCTTCTAATCCCGCTTCACTATATGGGTATTCATTAATGATACTAGCAATTTTAGTTGTAAATGTTTTATTTGCAACAATTTTACCATTATCATCATTGTACGTAAATGTATATTCCAATGGATTATTTAAAAGAGTTGCTTTAATAACAACTTTATCATTATCCACAGAAGCATTTGCAGTATATCTATACTTTTTTAAAAATTTAGATAATTCATTCATTGCAAATACTTGCAACTGTTTTTCATTAAATGAAAATTTCATTTCACGTACATTACCTAAATCATTATTACGTTCTGCAATAATGTGTTTACGGTTAATGGTATTATTATCAAATTCAATATTCATTTTACGTTCAACAGGATTATTAAATTTAATGTTATCAATCCAATCAGGTACATTTACCTTTGGATTTGTAAGTAATTTTCCATCTACCTCATTGAGCATAATTTACATACACTCTCCTTTTTATGCTAATCTACCATAAATTTTATCTATTGCTTCATCGACTGTACTATAAAATCCACGATACTGTACATCCGACCATTTTGATTTTTTATATCCTGCCAATGTACAAATAGCAGAAATAACTACAAATACTTCTTTATATTCCTTATCATTTAATGTAAATTTCCAAACTTCAAATACATCTAACACATCAGGAACATTAACAACTGTATAAAAATCATCTATATTACTACGTGATTTATTTGTTTGTTTTCTAATGCTTCTAATTGGAGCAGGTGGATTAGCAAAATTTTGTTTTAGTAATGTACTAATATTGTCACTAGCTTCATTAATAGCATCCATAACTTGACTTAATGGTATATTACCAATTTCATCAGCTATTAGTCTTTTTTTTTTGCATGAACAGAAGGTGTTTCATACATTTCAGGCTTTACCCCATCAAATCCACGCATATCTGTAATATAATCATATCCCATATCTGTACTACTTGTATTACCACCATTATAAGGCGCATCATATGGGTCTTGATTACCATCCATCATACGTTCAATATTTTTTAAACTTTCGTCTGAAATATTAAAATCTTGATAATGTTCGTAACCCTTATCATTTATTTTTTCATCAACTAAATCTTTAGTTAAACAAATTGCATAATCTTCAGGGAAAATTACACTATAATAATCTAACAAATCAGAAACACGTTTAGCGGAAACATTTACTCCCATTTCTTGTATATCGTCTATCTCACCTAAACAAAGTTTTAATGCTTCGCTATTTTCAAATAAATGTTTCGATATATTTAATTTTATTTGAATATTTTTATTTTTAGCCATTTTAACAATTTTACTAAATTGTTTTTTTGCATAAAAAGCTCTATCGTCAACTAAAACAGGATAAACTTTATATCCTAATTTTTCTATTTCATCTGCTACTGCTTTTTTTAATTTATTATCATAACGCAAAGTGAATGCTTCATAAAAATTTTGTAATTCACCATCTGTTCCATTCCACAATGTAAGAATATAATCTGCTAAAAATTCAGGATAGAAATGCATATTAATCATTTCTTGACCTGCAACCTTTGTATTTATTCCTTTATTCTTTGCCCATTGTTGAAAAGCATAAGGTTCATTCTTATACCCTTTTAAATAATCATTCATAGAAGCATCACCTAAAATGTCTCCATCATCACGCCAATTTAAATCTAAGTCATAATCATATGGCTTATTGACTTCAGGGTTTTTTCTCAAATCTTGTGTCATTATTTGTTCTCCTTTAAAGCATAATTTATAATTAATTGCTTAATATCTGATAACAATTTAGATGATACAACAATTTTTTGTTTACGTAAAAACTTAGATAAACTTTCGTCAAATTCATCTTTGTTTATTATATTATTTTTCTTGGCAACTTTCTTACGGATTACTTCATTTTCATTATCATCCTGTACTTCTTTTATAAGATATTGCTGACCATCTTCATACGTTTTTAAAGTCCAAATAGAACCATCATCAAAATCATAATCATATAACCCCGCTACCGTATTTTTACCAAAAGCACGGTATTTATTATCTCCGATATTCGTAAATGATTTTAATACATTTTCATCTACCTTAAATTTTGGAGCACTAGGAGAATAATATACATTATAATATTTTCCTACTTTTTCATACATTGACTGATAACCATTCACATTTAAATCATGCTGAACCTGTTTTGCTTCTGTTTCAGAATTTACAACAGAAAATAATTTCTTACTCTGTTTATGCATTGATTCCGCAATTCGTGTAAACGTATCATTATCAAAGATTTCATCTGAAACTCTTTTAATCACGTTTTTCACACTCCCTAATTCGTAAATTCTGAAACCAAAAGTTATAGTGGTATCAGAACGTTTATATCTATTAAAAAAATAATATAAACGTTTTATATTATTACTTTTTCTTATATATACAAAGCTATAATACTTGTTTTATAACATAAAAATAAAAGGTAAGATTAATCTTACCTTTTATAAAATTATTATTTATCATTAATCAAATCGCAACCAATAAAATTGCGATTTGTATCTTTACAACAAGTTAAAACAGAATAGCCACCTGCACATGGGTCTAATACAAAGTCTTGTTCATCTGTTGTGGCTAAAATTAATCGTTTCTGTAATTCAATTGGTTTACTATGTGGATGTACTTTTACTACCTTTTCTTGCCAAACATCAGGTATACCGTGGTCATTCCAACAGCCCTTTGCACGAATAGGCTTCTTCTGTAATACTACCATATATTCTGCCTTATGTCTTGAACGGTATCCCATTCCTATTTTCATCTTATCCCACGTAATCATATCAACTACTTCAAGTGGAAGTCCTTTCCTCCATTTATGAGCACTACCTTCACAAAGATGAAACCTATCTACCCACAAAAATATATGTCCACTTGGTTTTAATACTCTTGAAATTTCAGTTAAAAATTCAACAATTTTTTCTTCAGTCATTTGTGGTAATGCACAACGGTCTACATTACGATTTTTACCTTCATCACCGTAATGCAATTGGTCTAAAATACCTCTATACTGTGGGTCAAACACACAAAGTTTAATTGTTTCATCTTTTAAACTTTTCATTAACTCCATGCCATCAGACTTATTCTTATCGTTAATCACATAATTAGTTTGGCTAGAAAAAATATCCTGCATTATTAATCCTCTTTCTTCAACAATTTTTCATACAAATAACTTTTTAATTCCTCTACGTGCATTTCACGTTTTTCCTCATCTGTATGTTTTTCATCTAAAATCATATATAATTCTTTTAATGCTTTTTTCTTGATAACTGAAACTCTACTTTGACTGATTTTAAGTTTCTTACCAATTTCTTGTTGTTTATATCCTTCTAAAGTAAGTCCAATAACTTCTTTTTGACGTTTATTAAGCAAACTAAATATATACTCTACATACATATCTGATTCACTATCACCAATGTCATCAACAGTTTTATTTTGTAATAAATAATCACAATCAGAAGGTTTTTCTCTATTTCCTTTAAAATAATACCTTTGAATGTAAGCTCTTAATTTAATAATTAAATTCTTAAATAAATATCTATCAAATTTAAAGAACTTCCCATCATAATATGGGTCATATGCTTCACATAAAACTGTAAAATAAATATATGCTTGTTGTAATAATTCATTTTTATCAAATGATTTCATCCAACCTAGCCAACCTACTAATCTTTGTATTTTTTCCTCATACATAAACCATATTTTATTTCTATCTGTTTTAACATCCTCATATAATGGTTCAAAAGGAGGAACTAAATCAAAGTTTTCTTTGGTTTCATCAGACGTATTTATCAAATTAATCCTTCCTTATTCACTTTGTTCAACAACAATAAATCCTATTTTCATATCACGACACATATCTTTAATAAACTCATTTACATCATTTAAATCAATTGAATTTAATGTATCAATAATAACATCTTTATCTATTGTATCGTGTGCTGCATATTGGTCTAATTTAAAACTATTTGCATCTTCACAACAACGAAAAGCCTTTTTAAAATCACTTGTTAAAAATGCTTTTGCATGATTAAATTCTTTTTGTGTAATGCCTTTATCTAAATCATTTAATTTTTCGACAATTAATTCTTTCGTTTTTTCAATATTATTTTTATTTAATGCAGTATAACAAAACATTAATGATGGTTCATTTAAATCAAATGTCATAGTATCTGCACGAACAGTATACGCATATCCATACTTTTCACGAATATCCATAAACCTAGAGCCAAATCCTCCACCCAATACATGAGCAATAATTTCATTTATTAATGTTTCTTTCGTGTTGGATGATTTTGTTTCCCATATAGCAACCATTGTTGATTGAATTCCTTCAATTGTATCTACATTATCTTCAATAGTTATAATTGGATTGACAACACGATTATTAATGGAAGTTTTTGCAAATTCATATCCTTCTAAATAGTCAGATACAAATTCACAAATTTGTTCATGTTTTACATTACCTGTTACCATTAATGTAATATTTGATGGAATATAATTAGAATTAATAAAATTAATTAATTGTTCTCTAGTAATATTCCTTACGGTTTCAGGTGTTCCACCATTTGTCCAACGATTAGCATATTTTCTAAAAATTGTTTTAGTAATATTTTCCATTACTCTATGTGTAGCATCGTCATGATACATATTCAATTCTTCAATAACTACGCTTTTTTCTAATTCAAATTCTTCTTCAGGAATAGTATTATTAAATACAATATCAGATATTACATCTAATGCAGTTTTCCAATATTCTTTTAAAATGGTACAATGAAATGCAGTACTATTTTCTGCGGTATATGCATTCATGTCGCCGCCATATTGTTGTACATCTAACCAAATTTCATCTTTATCTCTATTTGCAGTACCTTTAAAAACTTGATGTTCTGCTAAATGTGCAATACCCAAACAATCATTCGGTTCATCAAAACTACCTTTATTTACAATATATCCCATAGAAACAAAATCTTCATCTGTTTGTTCTGTTATAACAGTCAAACCATTATCTAAAATTGTTTTTTTCATATATATTTATCTCCATTTCATAATCATAATTTATTATATATATTTATTCATAAAAAAAATAATATTTGATTGATAAAAAATAGCCTAGAAAACTAGGCTATTAAAATCATCTAAATTTATATCTACCTGCCGTTGCTTTTGGCATATGTCCTCTACGACCTTCTACTGTTGCAAAGTTGGCAAGAACATCACTATCAGGTACATCATCATGATAACCTAATGGTGCTTCAATTTTCTTATTAACAGAATAACCTGTAACTGTTTGTTCCAAATCTGCCCATTCGCTTACCATACGATGATAGTATCCAATATTATTTTCTCCTGCACCTTCCGCAGTTGATTTTAAAAATCTTTCTTTAGTCATATATTTAAATTTACCATTATCTAATTCCTGTCTCCACTTTGCATACATGATATTTTTCATATTCATTCCTGAACCTGTAAATCTATCACGAGCATTAAAAATAATTCCCTCTAAATTTTTAATACCAAATTCTTCCTGCAAAGTTTGAACAACCGCAGCTCCACAACCTGTATAATCTGCAAAAATCTTTTTACATTCAAATCGTGGATGATAACCACCAAATAAATTAGATATATAGTACATTTGTTGTGGATAACTTGTATCCTGAAATTCTTTGGAGAAAACTTTTTGTTTTGTTCCATCACGAGCTACACGCAATACGGTAATTTGCGTACTATCTCCATCAGGATTACTACCTGCAAAGTCAATACCTGCTACATAATTTTCTCCAATAATTCCGTGGTCTATCCAATCAAATTGTCCATCTGTCATTTTCTTTATTTGGTCACTATCCAAATATTTGCCTGCGCCATCAATAAATTCAAGCATATATTGTGTTTTAAAATCTTCGATAGACAAGTTTCCTTCTGTCCATAATTCAGGATTATTAGGGAACATTTCTTCTTTTAAAACTTTAGGCATAGCTTGTTCTAATACGAATCGTGAATATGGACGTACAATACCTGTTTTTGGGTCAGGTAAATATATTGCATCTAATGCCCATAACTGTTGACATTGTGTCCAATCTCTACGTACTACAGTCCATTTATCATGTGCTTTACCTTCTACTGCATCATAAAAATGATTGCGAGTCTTTGGTGTACCAATTTGCACTATTTTAGCATTTGTGTTATGAACAAAGATGCCATTTGCAATAAATGAATGGTGTTTGTCTACTGTCAAATCATAAACGTGTTGTAATCCTGAGAATTCAACTTTTACAACTCTTGAAAATCTCAAATCAGTATCAAGTAGTTCCTTTGGAATTTTATGTTTATGTTGTTTTAAAATTTCTACACCTTTGTTCAAAGTTTCTTGTTTATAAGAAACCAAAAGTTTGAAATTCTTATGGAAATTTTCAACTGATTCTTTATCCTTTACATGCAACACATAATATTTTTTGTAGCTAACTGTTTTGCCATTAATTTGATGTTGTTTTTTTCCATTTCTCTCTTGTATATAACTCTGTACGCCAAATTTACAAAGAATATCTTGAACATTTTTAACAATATTCAAACATATCGAAACAAATTCAATTCTGCAACGTCTATTTTCTTCAAGACGTACAGAACCATCAGTATCATACAGCCCGCCAATTAATTCCTGTAAAGACTCTTTATCCCATTTTTCAAAATCTTTTGGTAATATTTTACTCATAGACGTTTTACCATCCAATCCAGAGTCTTTCATATGTTGCACAAAACCAATAATCGTACCGCTTTTATAATTACGATTATCTTTTGTCACAAAACACTTTGAAGAAATTTCGCTAAATTTAAAACCCATAGAGTTAATATAATCAATCAATTCTTGGTCTTGGGTAAAATATTGTGCAGAGTTTATACAACATCCGTCACCTATCATCATTCCAAACAAACGGGCATACTGATTATGAATTGTACCAAAGAATGGCAATTCTTTCGGAATTCCCACCTGATAGCCAACTTTAATTTTATCCAAACGTTCCCATCTTGGAATTCTTGCTTTTTTTGTTTCTCTGCTTTTTACAATAATGGGGTGGTCATCTGTACCACAAATAGTTTTGCCATTAGCCAAAGTAATTGTTATGGTATCATATACACCTGTATCATGAAATTCTGTAATATTGCCTTTAACAATCTTTTTTGTGTCAAAATCAACACATGGAATTTCATTTATATTTTTATTATTCACCAATTCTTCTATAGTTTGCGTTGTTCCATCAAGCAATTGAATTTGGGAATTGCCTATCAAACAGCCGCCTCCCATAGGCACAATTCGTTCGCTGAATGTATAATCTGATACTTTCTGTGCCTCGTCCAATACAATAACGTCAAACGTTAAACCTTCAATATTGGATTGGTCACTTGCTGATACCGCAGTTACATAAGATTTATTGCTTAATTCAATTCTATCTTTTGTTAGTTTTACTATTTTATTATTCAATCTATCTTCATTCATTTGAAAGAATGTAGATAAACGTCCAATAGATACTTCTGCCTGTTGTAAACGTGGGGTAAAGACACCTACTCGCATTTGTGGATAATTATCTATTAAAAATCCACAAAAAGAGCTAATAGATTCTGTATTATGTGTTACTGTATAATCCCCCAATAAAAACAAATGGTCAGGAGAATCTATTGTAAAACCGAAATATTCTCCTATTCCTTTTGGTTTAACTTTAAATTTAAAAATCAAACTGAAATTATTATCTGATAAATTTTTAGTTTTAACAGAAGATAATAACGAAAATCTACCAAAGAAATAAATGGAATTAGTTTTCTTATTCTTTTTTAAATTAGCTTTCATACCAACAGAACGAATTAAATCTAGCATTTCACAAGCAAAATTAAAATCATCAATCTTTAATTTTATTTTATCTTTTCCTATTGTTGAACTTTTTCCATCAACAAATCCAGATAAAAATAGCAACCTTGTTTCTAATGAATTTATTTTTATATCATGCAAAATATCATTGTTTGTATGATGATTAATATAGTCTTGGATGTTTTTATCAAAAACATTTTTCTCTTTGTTTGACAAAATTTTTCCTAAATTATATACATTAAAATCAAAAGCAATATATTGATAATTTATATTTGCTCTATATCCAAATAAAGTTTTTCGTTCTTGTAAAGGTAATTTTAAATAATCTTTAATCTCTATATTAAAGATATTGTTTTTTGTATCAATCAAAGATATTATATGGGAAGCATTAACAGTAAACGGTTCATATCCAATATCATTCGGTATTATTTCAAACATATCTTCATATCCATGACCTAAATTTGTAACTAATCTAGGTTCGCTTGTAGGAGACATTACATAATCTCCGATTTTTATATCTTCTACGTTTTTCCTTGAGCCATCTGCCATCAAAATTTTTGTTCCCTTTGCGAAACACTTGCCCGAATTATGAACTACCATACCTCCTGCAATAAACCATCCTTTATTTGGAAATTCTACATCCCAAACTTCTCCTATACCGATTTCTTTCCTTGATACAAACGGAGAATAATATAAATTTTCCCCATCTAAGCCTTTTTCTGTTTTTAATGGATTGCATCCTTTTGCATATTTAACATTAGGCATTGGCTTATCCAATATATCTCCAATAGTATTTATAAAATTTTTTCTATTTCTTTGACCACCTATAGAGATTCTATAAAACCATTGTGTACTCTTTTTAAACCATTCTTTTTTTATTGACCCACGAATCCCTAATTTATTTAAATTTTCTCTTAAAAATTGTGCGTATTCCCATGATGTTTTTCCTGATAATCCCATTTCATAATTTAATTTATTTCGTTTTATCTTTTTAGAAATCCATCCATCACCACACCACATACCTCTGAAAAAAGCACATAATTGTGATTTTGTAAAATAATTTAATGCACGAGGTATTCTGTTTTCATCATAATTTAAAATTCTAATAAAGTCTTTAAATGAGTTTTTATTATCTTTTTTACCAGTTGTAAATAATAATTGTGAGCCTTTTCCATTTGTATATTCTTTTATATGAATATCATGGAAATATTTTTCAACAATATATTTCACTCTATTCAAATAATTTTTATTGATATTTGTAAATTTACATGATTGTCGTGGATTTTTAAAATATCCATCCGATGTTATAAAACCTACTAATTCTGCCAATTCATCATTCATTTCAAAAATACCTTCATGTACTTGATTTGGCGAATGTATATTTATAAAAGTTTCATAACGATATGGTATTTTACCATCACCAAATTTATCCCATGAATCCAAACATAAAACCCAATCTTGTTTTGCTAGTTCATCTGCACGTTTCCAACCATTTTGTGTTTTGATAGGGTGATTACCTGTACATTTAATAATATGTCCACCTTTTACATGAATTTCAAAAATAGGAGCATTATCATTTGTTTTCCATGCATCTTTATATTCTTCAATAGGAATTAATTTTCCATCACGAGTATGAATAATTGTTCCTTTTAATAAACATTGTCGGCTCATCATTCCTGCTACCTGTTTCAATTTTGGATTACATACTGCACGAATTAAAGCAGTTTGATTTTCATGTAATTTCTGTCTGCTTTCAGGCAAATGGTGGCGTAACACATTTTCACAATATTCTACAGGGTCTAATCTATTTAAAAAATGATGATAAATAAAATCATCTAATTCTTCACCGTTAATAACATTTTCTTTACTTGACGCTACTATATCATCTTTTATAACAGATAAATTGTTTTGAATGTCTTTTGTCAACGCTTGTGTAGGCGTTTCTTCTTTATGCTTTATAGGCAATTTATATATCATTCCTTTCATACTCTGTTATATTGGTCTTTTTAAATATTATATAAAATTTTTATGTAAATATAACAAAACAGGTATCTGAAATCAGATACCTGTTTTTTGTAATTATATAATTTTAAGTGGATAATTTCTTTTTAATTGATAAAAAACGCTTAAAAATTTATCATAACCTATATCACTTACATTTGTTTGCCATTCCAATTCACGGAGCTTGTCATCTGAAGGATAGGCAATTAATTTTTTAATTTTAAATCACTTTCATAATTTTCAGGATTATCATATTATTCATCATATGAAAAATCTGCTTCATTAAGTGCTTTTTTAGTAACTTTTTTTACCATCAATTATAGTATCAATATAATTTTTATATTTATCTGATAAATCGCCTATAAGCATATCATATGCGTTCCAAAAATCTTCTTCTCCAACTCTTGCAGTATCATTCCTACTAAACAAATGCAACACATGATTATTATCCTTTAAATTTACAAGTGTATCATCAACAAATGAAATATCAATCATATCTGAAATTGCATCTGAAACGATAGTTTGTATATCTTCATCATTTAATGTTTTTTTATCACTATAAAAATTATTAACAACGTTATTAATATTTTTTTTAATTTCTGCATCGGATTTATTACAAAAATCCATCATAATTTCAAAAAAATCATGTTCTGTTTTCGGAGTTCCATCACTATTGATATTTTTAATTTTAATATTATTTGCAAACAATCTTTTCATTTCAACACAACCTCAATCTTTATTCTATATTATTATTTTTAAATTCTACATCATAACCAATTTTAGCTTTATCTAAAAGTTGTTTTGTATTATTATCATACAATGCAAGGTTCATTGTATGATTCCCATTATTATGGAATTTAAATGCAAACATTTCATAAAAACCGCTTTTATTTAATTCTAAATTGGTTATCTTAAATTCATTTTCTTGATAATGTGGTGTATAATTGCTACTGAATATCGTTGTATCATCACAACGCACATATAAAGTACAATTTAAATTATTATTTAAGCTATCAAATGATTTGATTTTTATTGCTACTTTAACAAAGTCATCACAGGATTCCGTTACAATATTAACTGTATCTGCATTATAAACAAATTTATAATCTGTATGAGTGTTTTTGTTATCTTCTGATGGATTATCATTATAAGCATCTGCTCTAGTAAAATAAGGTGTTCCATCATCTTTAAAACGTATAATATACTCTATTCCACCATCAGATAACACATGATATTCTTGTTTTGGGTTAAACATTAATTTTAATTTATCTATTTCTGCGGACAATGCTTCATATTTATCATAAAATTCTTTTAATTGTTTTCTATCTTCAGAAGTAAAAGAATAGTCCGATTCTAATCCACATTTATATGTGCAACGCATTTCCTGTGTAGAACTAAAATTAAATACATTACGTAAATCATAAATCATGTCTTGTGTAATCATTATTGTACTAGCATTTAATTCAATAATACACAAATGAAAACAATCTTCAGGTAATTTAGGAATACGTTTTTCTTCAGTAGATTGTACACCATACGTATATACGATTTCGCCTTTTGAATTAATAGATAAAACAACTAACCATGTACCAATGCGAGGTGCTTGTAATATTTCACTATCTTGTTCACTAAAATTAATCACTTGATTATTATAAATAATTGTACCACTATTAATATGTACGGACATATCTGCTACATCTAATTGTGTTACTTTGAACATATCCATAATCTTTTTTGATTTAAAATATTTTTCAGAATTTAATATCAATTATTCTCACCTCACATCTATGATATTCTTTCTCATATCTATGATATTGTTTTTAACGATATTTTTAACTTTATTACGCAAATCTATACATACTTTTCTTAAATCTTTTACTAAATGAAATTTGTTTGCTAAACGAACAAAATAGTTTTCTCCATAATAAGGATTTGTATAAACCTTATTTATATTTGATTCGTTTTTTAATGCTTTTGCTACTTCTTCTTGTGAACAATTAAATGTATCGTCATCAACAAAAGCAATATCTCCAACTACATGACCAAATCCTACTTTTTCATCATTGATTTGATTTTGCACAGACCTTCTACTACGATTTTTATTACTATCATCACCTGTTATCATATTAACCAAATCTCTATGTGTCGCATTTGAATCTTTTCCAAAATAAATTTTTCCTTCATAATAAATAAAAGGTTTATCACGATTAAAATCATTAATGTGGTCAATATTTTTAGTTGGTATTCTCCTACCAATCGCATCATCATTATTATCTAATTCTGTTACCAAATCATTTGCTTGCGCATTTTTTATTTTAGAAAAAGCACTTCTATATTTATAAGCAGAAGAATCTGTATTTAAATAATTAAACCATTGTTTTTCTTCATCATCTGTGGAAATTTTATTTTGTTTTCTCAAAAAATTTATTACATCACTGGGATATTCAACACCTAATTGGTCTAATGGCATATTAGCAAAATGTTTTTTTATATCATCGGAATCGAGTAATTCAGTATATTGCTTATCAAAATCTATATCTGCCGTTCTACGTAAATCTAAAACTTTTTTACTACCATACGCATAAACTAACGGGAAATTTTCGTCTCGTGGTTCATCACGCATGTCTAACATGGGATATTCTTCTTTATATTTCTTTAATTCACGTAACCAATGAGCCAATTGTAAGTGTTCTTCTCCACAAGCATCACAACCAGTCAAGCTATATAAATTATTATATGCTACTTCATCTGCATGTTCAATTGCTTCATCTAAAGACATTAAAGCAGTTTTTTTATTGTTATTACGTAAATCAACAATATTCAATCTTAAATCTTTAATAATTGGACTCACCTTCTTGGCTTGCAATTCTATCTGTTGAAAAGAATTATTAATTTTTGTAATACGATGAATAAGACGATTTGCATTATAATTTACACAATGATAAGCATCGCTTTTACGTTTAAGATTAAATTTACTTAAACGACCAAAATACTTATCTTTTACATTATCTCCACGCAAATATACTTTGCCATTACAACAATCAATAATTACAGAATCATATTTATTCATATATTTACCATTTAAAGCTACTTTTACATAGCTATTATTTCTTTTGCTATTCAAATTATTATTTTTAAATTCTTGATTAAAATAATCAACTAATGCAAGCGTGAAGTCATCATTTTTACTATCATTTGGTTTAACTGTAATCTTAGCCACAAGTCTTTTCATTGAAAAATATCCCCTTTAAAAAATTTCCGTTCTATTTTACTCTATATAAAAAATAGTATTTATCATAAAAAAAATAATCTATCTATATAATGATATAGATAGATTAAATTTAATTTTATTAAGATACAATTGTATATTGACCTTCTGAAAGTCCTGCTTTTGAAGCATCAAAATCAGACAGAACATTTTTCAGTTTAACTCCTGTTAATTTAGTACTTCCTCTAAACATATCTTGATAATTTGTACAAGATTTCATATCTATTACACCAATAATAGTAGTTAAATTATAAGCACCCCCAAACATATAGCTCATATTCGTTACATTACTAGTATCCCATTTAGATACATCTAATGTAGTTAAAGATTTACAACTATTAAACATTTGACTCATATCTTTTACATTACTGGTATCCCAATTTGATAAATCTAATGAAATTAAAGAATTACAAGATGCAAATAAGTTTTTCATATTTGTTACATTACTAGTATTCCATTTAGATACATCCAATGAAATTAAAGAATTACAATTATTAAACATATAACTCATATCTGTAACTTTACTAGTATCCCATTTAGATACATCTAATGAAATTAAAGAATTACAACCATAAAACATTCCACTCATATCTGTAACTTTACTAGTATCCCATTTAGATACATCTAATGTAGTAAGAGATTTACAACTATAAAACATTCCACTCATATCTGTAACTTTACTAGTATCCCAATTAGATACATCTAATGAAATGAGCGAATTACATCCATTACCGTAATAAGCACCCCCAAACATATAGCTCATATTCGTTACATTACTAGTATTCCATTTAGATACATCTAATGTAGTAAGAGAATTACAACTATAAAACATATAACTCATATCTGTAACTTTACTAGTATCCCATTTAGATACATCTAATGAAATTAAAGAATGACAAGATGCAAATAAGTTTGTCATATCTGTAACTTTACTAGTATCCCATTTAGATACATCTAATGAAATGAGCGAAATGCATCCTCTATCGTCGTAATAAGAACTCCCAAACATATAGCTCATATTCGTTACATTACTAGTATTCCATTTAGATACATCTAATGTAGTTAAAGATTTTAACTTATTAAATAATCCACTCATATCTGTAACTTTACTAGTATCCCAATGAGATACGTCTAACAAAGTTAATTTAGTATTCATATTATAATTATATTTCCCACCATAGCCAAACATTTCACTCATATCTGTAACTTTACTAGTATCCCATTTAGATACATCTAATGAAGTTAAAGATAAGCAATCATTAAACATTTGACTCATATCTGTAACTTTACTAGTATCCCAATTTGATACACCTAATGAAATTAAAGAATGACATCCACGAAACATATAACCCATATCTGTAACTTTACTAGTATCCCAATTAGATAAATCTAATGAAGTTAAAGATAAGCAATTATTAAACATTCCACTCATATCTGTAACTTTACTAGTATCCCATTTAGATAAATCTAATGTAGTAAGAGATTCACAACTTATAAACATTCCACTCATATTCGTTACATTACTAGTATTCCATTTAGATACATCTAATGTAGTAAGAGATTCACAACCAAAATACATTTTATATTTTTTTTCATCATAATTAGAAGCATAACTATTTGCTCCAAACATATAACTCATATCTGTAACATTACTGGTATTCCATTTAGATACATCTAATGATATAAGAGAACCACATCCACAAAACATTCCACTCATATCTGTAACTTTACTAGTATCCCAATTAGATAAATCTAATGACGTAATAGAACCACAATTATAAAACATATACCTCATATTAGTTACATTACCGGTATCTAATTTTGGGATTGATAATAATGAATGGCATTTAAAAAACATAAAATTATTATTTGTCGATTTATTAGTATTAATTATTTTAGGTATTTTAGTAATAGCATAGCAACTAGAAAACGAATTTGCTAGACTATCTGTAATTAAATCAATGCTTCCATCATCATTTAATAATTCTCCTGGTATTTCAGCCATCGTTCGATATGTATCAGGATATAATTCAGACATAGTATATTTTGGATAACCTATACCTTTATGTTTTATTTCGCCCAATACCAAGTAAAAATTTTTATCTTTATCTAACCCAACAAAATTACATTTATTACCATTGAAATATATTTCTTTTATTTGATTTGAATTATAATATAAATCATTAACTGATACATTTTCCTTTATTTCATTACCACTAGAATCTACAATTTTACCATCAATAATTTCATATTTTAATGACATATAAAATCACCTCTTTAAGAAACCGAATCTGATTTTATATATAAAATACCATTTGTTTTATCAAAAGAAACAAATTTTATTGCTTCTGTATTTTTTACATATGTAGTCGTAATATCTGAACCATTTTTATCATTCGTTGCGTTAACTGCATTTCTTACAGTTAACTCTTTATATCCGTTATTATTTGATAAATTATTATTATCACATATCACATATGTTGCTTTTGTATCAATTACACGAACAATATCTCCATTTGACACAGAAGAAGATGTTAAACTAAATCTGCTTGTATCATTTTGCACTTCTATAATTTTATTACTAGATGACAATGTTTTTGGTAAATTTTTATTATTAATAATTCCTTTTAATCTACTAACATTAATATCATCTGTTTCTAAGTGATATACTCTATTTAATAAATCCTTTATTGTTTTTGATAAAGAAAGCATATTATAATCACCACACTTTTATACAAAATATGTTATATCTACTTATAACATAGCTATTAAAACCAATCAAACCATGTATTTTTCAATTTATTAATATAATCTTGTTTATCAGTAAATTGTGTATTAGAATCAGGTGTTGGATTCAATAATACCAAAAAATTGTCAATATCTTTAATATTATAACAATTATTCGTATTATGATTAAATTCATACGTTGATATAGATGTTAATTCTCTATCTGTGCAAACACAATCTCCAAATCCATTTGTTTTTGATAATTCAAATGATTTTTTTATTTTATCTTCATCTGAACAATAATCAATAACAAGTGACCTAACTCCAACATTTTGTGATATCCCCATTAATCTATAAAATTCATCACGATATTCTTTTGGTGTTTCTTGATTATCTGCCATATTCCAATCAATATCTGTACCATAATTAATATCTTCTACTGTTACTGCATCAACAATACTTCCGAATCGTTTAGTATCTTCTAATGTCCAATCATGTTCTGCATTCGGTTCAAATATACCAACACCACCATTATTAATTATAGCAAATGATGGATAATTTCTTTTGGTAGCATAATTACGTATATCTTCAATTAATTGAAGCATAGCTCTACGATAATTCGTTGGTGTAGGAGTTGTTGTGGTTTTTTGTACTTCTACAAAAGACGGAACAAATAACGTACCTTTTGGTTTTGCATTTAAATTCCATTCAACAACACAATCAGAAGGAGCACCCCACGGAGCATCTTTAATAGAATCTTTTTTCTTTGCTACTACAATCTTTTTAAATTTGGACAATCCTTAAATGTATGTTTATCAATAGTTTCTGTAATAGATGGAAAATATACTTCTTTTAAATTTGGAAAATTTACAATAGAATATTCTCCTGTGCCACTATGTTCTTCATTTAAAGGCAATTGTAAATATATGACATTACCAGATAAAACAGATTCATCTAGTAATTCAGGAAAAATCTTTATATGTTGTATTTACAAACATTATGCTACACCATCCCATATCGCTTGTGGATTTTCTGTACGACCTCCATACCAAGCAGGGTTATGCCATTCATCAAAAGCATCTGTCCAACCATAAGAGCCATCAGGTATAGCGTCTTTTTTCTATGAATAGTTAATGATTTAACCGCGCAGTCAAATGCACTTTGTCCTATTTTTTGTATTCCACTACCAATTTCTATTGTAACACCTTCTAGAACATCCATACCGCTAAATGCTTCATCTTCAATTATTTTAACAGAATTTGGTAATACAAGTTTTGATATAACAGGTCCATCCATAAATGCAACTTTTCCTAACCACCGCCTGACGAACTAATATTTGATATTTTTGTAGAAAGATTATTTATACGTGTTTCTAAAGTAGGTATTTTTGATAATACATCTTTAATTATTTCTGATAAAGCAACACTCATATTTCTATCTCCTTTTTTATTTTTATTTTCTATAAAATTAATATAATCAATAAACAAAAAAACCACCCATAAAATTATGGGCGGTTTGAATTAAAATTCAATCAAATCAGATTCACTACTAAGTTCATCATATTTTGATTCTGCTCCATCTGTACCTGCTTTAACCACTTGATTAAAAACATCCTTTAGAGCATTTGTAATTTTGCTATTAACCTGATTTTTTGTAACAAGATTTGTTCCTTTAATTGTGTGAGCAACCAATTGATTTACTTTGTCTTGTTGTTCTTCTGTTAAGTCTTTTGTCTCTTTATAAATATATTTTGTTGATTCTTTACCAATTAATGTATCAAAATAAGAATTAATACCTTCAACAAATTCTGTAACAATTTCATTTACAGGAATATCTGCAAAATTAGGTTTATCTCCATTAGAAATACTATTTAAAACTTCCGTAAATGCGTCATCTACCAATGCATAATAGCCACCTAAACAATCATCTGCTTCAGGTTCAACACTATCTTTTAAACCAAATGCAAAAGATTTATATTCATTTGAATTTTCAACTTTAGTTTTAGCTTGCATAAAAATTCTTGTAGTAATTCTAGCTACATCCATATTTAGTTTTTCTGTTGCTTCAATTAAACGTTTTTTAATAATATTCATTCATAAAACCAACTTTCTTAATAATTTTCAATTATTCTTTGTACATCTTTTGCACATTCAACAATACTATTATTTTCTACTCGAATATCATGTATCCCTAAACGATTAAAATTCTGTACACTAAAATCTTTACTATCTGCAATAAATCTACGGCACATTTCTGTGTAATCTTCATTACCATTCATTTCACGAGAAAGATTTCTTAGCAACCTCTCTCTGTCTGCTACTACTAAATGTATAACAACAACATCTTTCCCATAGATTTTTTGTAATTTGTTAACTCCATCAAGTGTATTAATCATAATATACTTATTATTTGATTTCATATCAAATTGTCCATCATTTACTGTAAAATACGTCCAATCTCCATGAACAGTTTTATAAGTACGATATTCAATTACCTTACCTTGATGTTTTAATTTAGAAAAACTTCTTCTGTTAACAAAATAATATTCTTTCCCATTATTTTCATTCGCACGAATAGGTCTAGTTGTATATGTAATAATTGGCGTTAAACCAATATGCATATCTAATAAGTTATTAAATATTGTATCTTTACCACTACAACTAGCACCAACAATACAAAATATTTTTGCCATATGTTACTATCCACCTTTATTCATAATTTAAATATAACGATTCATACACTTCTTCTGTATTTCCTCTTAAACGATTAAAAGAACTTAATCCTGATTTTATATATTCATGTCTTACATATATATCTTTAGGTAGTTCAACAGTTCTATCTGTATTACCACGAATACCATCATATGATAATGCAAACTTAACTTTTTTATTATTTAATTCTTTCAGAAAGTTAATAAATTCTTCATAATTTATTGTACCATAATACATACCTTTTGTATTAAAATATGGAGGGTCTAAATATACAAAATCATTACTTTTAACCATATGTAATATTTGTTCATAACTTTGATGAACAAATATTACATCTTGTATTTTATTACTCCAATCCATCATAATCTTATGTAATTTATCAGGTTTGATACCTTTTCTACCATGATGATAAGAATTATTAAATTCACCTTTTTTATTAAATCGAATCAATCCATTTGTACAAGTTCTCGAAAGAAACAGAAAATATGCAGGGTTTTTTGTTTGATTAAATTTATCTCTTATAGAATAATAAAATTCTTGTCCTTGTTCTTGCAATTCATTCCATAATGTTTCATATTCTTTTATTAAATATAATGGATTATTCTGTATAATTTGCCATAAATCAATTAACGGTTTACATATATCACTACATACTCGTTTTCCTTTTATATGATACATAATACTCCCACCACCTATAAATGGTTCATAATATGTATCATAATCAGGAAAATACGATATAATTTTTTCTGCTTGCGACCGTTTACTTCCACTCCATTTAATTACTGGTTGCATTATTTATCTCCATTACTCCCAATTCCCAATAGAACTTTTGTAATATATATTGCAAGTGCGACAATGAAGGATTGCCCCCATGTTAATTGAGTTAATCCAAAACCACAATTGAGTAAATATCCTATAAAATATACTAATACTGTACATACACCTAAATGGGTTAAAATTAGTCCAATTGTAATAACAGCAAACATACATAATAATATAAGTTTTTCCATTATCTCTTTTTTCCTTTCCATTTTAAAAAATCTACGTAATTATTTATTTTCATAAATTTATAAATCAAATCGTTTGTAATGCTACGACACGAATTTTTTAGTGTGGTATCAAATCTTGTTTTTAATTTCGCGTTCCGAATCGGTTTTTGTACTATTTCTATTTTATTATTTTCATCTACGTATAATAAACCAAATTCTTTTAAAACTAATTCTTTTGGTATTACATCTTTTGGACACATAATATAAAAGTAGTTACAATGTGGATAATATGATTTTTCTAAATTAAATAATTTTTTGTCTCTTTTATAGTCCTTTAAAGAAGCCTTTACTTCTACTACACGCACTTCTTTCCGTTTTAAATTCATCCCACAAGCATCTGCCACACTACGTAAATTTCTGAATTTAGTTTCTACCGATACTATATCTGTACAATATTTTTTTAAAAATCCACAAGCTACTATTTTTAATCTCTTATGTACTTCACTCTCTGCCATTTATACCACCTCAATAAAAAAAAGGATATATAACATATCCCTTCATTTTTCTTTATTATATTTATTATTGAGAAATTCAATCTTTTTCTGCATTTCTCGTATATCTTTTGCTAAATTTTGAATAATCATTTGATAACGTTTCCGTTCCTCATTACTTCCACCATTATTATATAAGTAATGAGCTAAATCCAAATCTATTTCTTTTGTTATTAATTGTTCATTATAACGATTAATTAATTCAACCAAAATCTCTAATCTACTTTTCGGCTGAATGATATTTTTTTCTTCAACTACTTTTGGTACTTTTCTTTTCTTTATTTGTTTTTTAGGTTTTTTTTCAACTATAGTTTTTTCATCTATAGTTTCTTCTAAACCTAAATCTATTTCTTCCTCTATAGGAGTATCAGATTCTTTTTTAATTATATTTTCTTCATCTAAAAATTTATTCATAATTCAATACTCCAAAAACTTAACAATTAACCAAAAGCACATCAGAAACTTCTAATACGTCATAACCATAATTAAAACAATTTTCTAATACGTTTAATATATCTTTTTTCTTACCGATTAAAGATACTTTACGTCCATTTTGTATACATAGCACATTATTATCTATACCGTCTTTTTTAATTCTCTCTGTATCACAATATTCAAAAAAGTTTGTTCTGTACATTTCACATCGCCATTATTATTATTATTCACTAATTGTATATTCCCATACAATCGTTAATGGTGCTATATAAGTTGTATATGTCACATCAAAATTATCTTTGTCTAATGTTATTTTATTTAAATTTAACATTTGACCAACAGTAGAGCTACTAGACGAACTACTACTTGAACCACTTCCACTAGAAGAACTACTCGTGAGACTACTTATATTAGTGCTTAGTACTTTCTCATATTGTTCTTCTAATTTACTCGCATTATTAGCATTATTATTAGATAGACGATGAATTGTTAATTTTCCATTAACATAATTCACATTCCCCCATACACTTATTCCATTATCATTCCCTAAAAAAGAACCTTTTTCTTCATCATCTGCGGAATCAGTATAACTATTTTTACTATCTTTTAACGTAACACTTTTTTCTTTGATGGCATATTTCCAACTAATATATCCACCCATCGGGTCTTTTAACAGTTTTTTAGAAAATAATTCTTTCTCTGCTAAAAATTTCACGTCATTAATTGTGACATGATTTTGACCCTCACTTATTTTATACAAATATACCTTATTTTTATTTACTGTATCTATTCCAAGTACATTGATTCCCATCATACTTTGATTTTTATCAAACATACTAACAAATCGTTGTTTGACAGTAGCGTCAAATAAAACTCCACCTTCATCATCTAAATGTTTTTTAAATTGTGCTTGCGCATTACTACCTAGCTTCCATCCATATCTACCATTATCTTTGATTTCATTACTACTTTTCCAATTATCAAACTCCATAACAAACGAACTATATGCACTCACTTATTTTTTCTTCCTTTCAGTTATATCTCTTATAACAAAATCTCCATTAAAAGGCGATAAAGAAATATAATTAATATTTTTTAATAATTTGATTAAATCTTTATCTACTTTTCTAGCTATCTTTTCGTCTCCAACTCTACCATCTGTCTGCCAAAAACCATCTATTCTATCTAACAAATAATTCATATTATCATACTTGTTAAATTCATGCCATACTAATTCCTCAAATATTTTTCCTTCATTTCCATAAATCAAATTTAATGGTAACGGACTGTCTGATACTGCTATATCTACTCCACTTTTTTCTAGCCCACGTAATCTATGTACTTGTGTAGCAAATAAATATAATTGGTCTTTTAACATTTCAAAATTTTGTTGTAAAATGCATTCTTTCGCATATTCTCCTACTAATTCCGTTTTATATCCTAATTTTTTTAATTTACTAAATACTTCAGCAGAAATTGTAGATTTACCTGCTCCTGCACCAGCAAAAAAATTAACCACTAGCATCAAAAAATCACATCCTATATAAATAGTATACAGAATATCATTAAAATGATAGCGGTTAATAAAATAAATATATTTATCTATCCATGTATACTTGCAATATCTCTTGCAAGTATTTTTTTTATATTTTTTATTTTTCCCACCCCTAGAACGCTCTCTAAGCGTTCATTTTTGGTCATAGGTAAATTATACCTAAAGTGGGTTAGACACCTGTCATCTGGCGTTCTACGGCGCGTACAGGGGCGTTATTAAAACAGTTTACGCTCGGAAATGACAAACAGGACACAACGACTGCAAATAAAAAATAGACTACTTTCAAAAAAAAGGTTGACAATCTATTGTGTTTGGTATACAATGTGAACAGAAAGTCAAAGGAAAAATAATTATGAGTTGGAAAGGAGAAAATATTCATGTGGTATTATGTTAAAATTGACGGCTTGACATTTTCCAGTAAAGATTATTTAATCATGGAACAATTTGTTGAAGAATCCTGTGGTAACTACATTATACAAGAAACAACAGAAAATTTAAGCAACTATGAAATTGATGAGCAGTATTTTATATAATAGAAAAAAGGAAAGATAAAAATAACACTTGATGATATTCTTATTAGTATTATTGTGTCTGCTATTGTATCTACTACTGTAAGCATTACTATCAATGTATTGTATAGTATTTTAAGAAGGAGAAATTGATATTGAACAGGTTAGAAAAAATTAAATGGTTAGTAAATAACCCAAATCCATGTTTTAAATGTAGTGATAGTGATTATTGTTGTGGTTGTCATCTCCATTATGAGTGGAAAGCGAGGTTTGACAAACTTAATATTGATAATATTACTAATGAAGAAGCATATAGTGTTAGTGCGGTAATTTCTCTTAAAAAAGAAATAGAAAAACATATGCTAAATATATCAGAAGAAGTTAAAAAAGAATTTAGGTTGTAATTACTTTAATAGATAGACATGTGAACAAAAACATAGGAGGACTAAGAAATGACTAAAAAGGAAATCATAGAGACTATTAAGAAGATGGACAACGCAAAAGTTATTAATCTTTGGAATAAATGTGTTGAAGAAAAAAGCTATCCATATAACACAGTTTATACTAATAATTGTGCTGTTTTCAATTCATTCTTTACTCCGTATGATGCAGTGATGTCTGTCCTATATGGTCATTACAACGAAAATGATGACTATGTAATAATTGATGAGCATGAAAATGTTCAGTCTTTTACAGACTGGGACGATACGAAAAGCCCAGTTAACATTGATATTCTTGTAGATTGGTTGTTTGAGAAGGAGAATTAAAGAATGATAAAATTTGTAAACTTAACTCCCCAAAAAGTTAATATCTATGGTAAAGATAAAAAACTCATTTTGAGTGTTGAACCTGAAAATGTTTCAGCTAACTGCACTCAAAAGAAAGTAATTTGTGGATACATTGGGGAAGTTCCTGTGTATCGTGTGGTATTCGGACAGGTTTTCAGCGTACCTATGCCAAAAGAGAATACGATTTATATTGTGTCTCAGGATGTAGCAAATGCCGTGAAACGTCCTGATGTATATTGCCTAGGTGAAGAAATTAGAGATAAGCAGGGATATGTGATTGGCTATGAGGGACTTTCAACCTGCTAAAAAGGAGAAATAAAAGATGAGACTGATTGATATGTAAAGTCAATGAAAACTATTTGTTATTTTTCTAACATAAGTATAGGGAAGGAGAGAATAAAATGATACATGATAAAGACGAGATATACGATGAGCCAATAGGTAGCTCAGAAGATTATGATAATAATTGGAGTCCAATGATGATATCATGTAGACTTTCTGAAGAACAAGTAGAAGAGTGGCTTAAGATTAAAAAAGAAATTAAAGAAGAATGTGGGGAGGTATAAAAATAATGAGAACATATAGATGTAAGGTAAAAACTATTAAATATGCGGAAGTAGTTGTTTTTGCCAAAAATAAATTTAAGGAACCCACGAATTTATTCGTGGGTTCCTTAAATTTATTATCCTTTATTCATTTAACTAGCATATTTATACGGACTACCTTTTACAATTACTCCACTATATGTATGTGGGCATTTTTTACATCCAAATTGGCAAGTCCCTGTTACTTTATCTGTTACTCTTGCTATTTTTAAATCTTCTGCATAACTATATGGACTACCTGTGATAATCTGTCCTTTCCCTCCACAAGTACAACATACTACGGTATCTGTTATTCTTGCTATCTTTAAATCATCACTATAACTATGTGTACTTCCACTCGTAATAATTCCTACTTGCGTTCCATGTGGACAAGTTATTTTTACTGTATCTCCCAATCTTGCTACAGGTTGATTACTCATAATTTTTCTACTGCTTCACTTACTAATTTAGCATATTCATTGCAAATATCATTTCCGATTTGTGTATCTTCTGTATCCATCATTTCAGAAATCTTATCTACTACATCATCCAATGTACCATCAATCGTTAAAATTCCTTCAATTGTTCCTAAATCTGCCGTTTCATCTTCAGACATATCTTCTTTAATTTGTTTGCATAATGTATCAAATTCATCTTTATTTTCAGAAATATATTCTTTTACATATTTCACTACATCTGCTTCATTTACTTCTGCAATTAATCTTTTCTTCATCATTTTCCATCTTCCTTAAAAATATATTTGTACATTTTATATAGGATAATTCCTAATATACATCCAAAAATAAATCCTATTATATTCATTATTTTTGACTCCTATCTAAAAAATACTATATCAAATAAAATTAATTACTATTTTACTTTTATTTTTTTCTGCCTTTTCTATTGCCCCTATCAATACATCTATTACGGTATTAATTTTTATATTTTCCATATGATACGATTTTATATCTTCTTGTATCACACACGTTATACTATTTGTTTCTCTTTTTGCTTTTTCTTCTTTTTTGTTTTTCCGTTTATCTATATAAAATACTTTACTGCTTTTATCTTCAAATAATTTTTCTGCACCACTTAATTGTACTAAGTAACATATGCTATCATTTAATTTTTTCTTTATATCTATTAGATTGTTTTTTAATCCATTGATTTCTTCATATGGTATTTCATTTCCATTATCGCATAAATACATAAAACTAGGATATAATCTACCAATATCTGTAATATTTCTTTTTTCTTTTCTTTCTAAATTATACCATACTATATCTTGTAATAAATTAAAATATTGTTCTTCTATATCTATCTTTACTTCAAAATGTTCCGCTATATCTCTTTGTATATTATTCATTACTTCTAAGATTTCTTCTTCTTGTATTCCTTCTCCTATTAATAAATTATATACTTTAGTACTGATAGGCATCAAATTTTTCATTCGTACTCATTTCCTCTATACTTGGCATTTTTATTCCATTTAATAACATTGTCCTAAACCCATATATCAAACAAGGCTTACATATATAATGTTCATTATCTATGGTAAATAATGGTTTATTTTCTGTTCCTGTATGTCCACAAAATATACACCTATTTATATTTAAATCTACTTCCATTGGTATTCCATTTAATTCAATTTCTCTATTCTTCGTTTTTATAGTAGTTGTATTACCTTTTATTTCTATATCTTCTGCCCCTGATTCCAATTCTTTATCCAATTCATTTATCTCTTTTTCTTCATTCTTTTTGTTTTCTTCTTCTGCTTTTATTTTTTTCTTTTGTATATCTAAAATATTTAATCCCATATATTTACCTTCCTTCTTTTTATTCTCATTACTTGTATTATATTAAAATTGTCTATTCTTTTTAAAAACGATATTGTTATATAATGATGTATATAATTAAATATAAATAGATACTTTCATATAAATGACTAATCCAATATCATGAAATTAGATTTATTAGTATAACAGTTTTAACCATTTTTTTACCACATAAACTAATCTATTTTATGGGTTATTAATTTAAATTAGATTTATTAGTATAATTAAACAAGAAAAAGGTATCAATTAAATATATCCACTATCTTATCCATCTATATTATTTTTTATATAGAGATAAGATAGTGGATAAAATATTAATAAAAAGATAATGTTGTATAAGTAAACAGATAAAATAGATAAAACAGATAAAATATGAATAAATAGATAAATAGAACAGATAGAATAGTATAATTAAATTGATAAGTAAAAAGGTATCAACTAAATATACGCATCTTTTTATCCTTTATTTTATCTCTATATAAAATTCTATAAAAAGATAAATGGATAAGATATGGATAAAAAGATAATGTTGTATAAATAAATTGATACCATTTTTATTTATTTTTTCTCTGTATATTTTAAGTGAACTAAATCATAATAATTGTATAATTTTCTCGAATGGTTATAATTAAGCCATTGATTTCTCATATCCTGCATATCAGAATAATAAGGATTTTCTACATCATTAGCATTAATAACAAATCCTGTACTTTCATCACACGTACAATAACTTTGTGTATCTATTAATGTCTGATATGAATCACTTTTTTCTTTCATATTTTCTACATCTTTACCAAATATGAAACATCCACGAACAGCTTCTTCATCTGTATATGAAACCCCATTATGATTATCGTAGAATTGAATTTTATATTTTTTCCTTGGTTCAAATTTTACTAACATAGCATCTGCTTTATGTTTATTATCTCCTTTATACGATGTATCATTTAAACCATCATTAAAAGTAGTTAATGTAATACTATTAGTAAAATCATCAGAATCATTATCATTCCATGATATACGTAAATCCAAACCAATCATAAACATTTTTGTAATACCACACGTATATTGTGGTGTTTTTAAAATAATTCCATCATCTATTAATCTAACTCTACCACCAAAAATTGCTTTAAATGCTTTATATAAATAACTGTAATCTGTAGCATTAATAAAATAATTATCTTGTACAAAATATTCTTTTATTAAGTTATAAATAACATTTGTACAAATTTGCCAAACTGTACCATCATTTTCTGTGTATCTCATTCCACTATCATACTCTGAACCAACAGGAGCTAATGGTAAATAACCAAATTCTCCATTATCATCTAATTGTACTTTTACATATTTATTTGGATAAGGAAAATAAACTGTATTATGAAAAATAACACATTCTATTGGTTTTCCTGTTTTAGAATGTACATAAAATGAATGGTCATATACAGGAACATTAGAATGAACCTCTCTATATGTATCATTATGTATTATTTCCTGACGATTAATTTTTCTAGTAGTATCAAAGCAGATATTATTCATATTATGAACGTGTCGTACTGTATCATTTTTAAATACGTCTGTACGATATATTTCCCTACACGTATCATTTCTATCTGTTCTACTATTTCCTATATTGCGAAACGTATCTAACTTTTGTGTTACTCGTTTACCTTCTACAATACCTTTAACAATAAAGATTTTTGGAGTGGAAATTTTTTGTATCATTCAGAACACCCACTTTCCATTTTATAATCTCTTTGTAAAGTATTATAATCCCAAAAAATACCTTCTATTGGTTCTATTTCCATTACTTCTGATTGTATTCCTGCTTTTGGTTCATTATAAGGTACAGTTTTTATAGAATCGGTAAAATTATTCACATTAAATTTCATAAAATTACCTAAGTTCGTATCACAACTTGCTTTTAATGCAGAAATGGATAATCCATATACAGAATATTTATCCACCTTTATATCTTCTATTTGTTTTAAATCTTTTAAATTTTGTTGGATAAATTTGCCTTCCTTATTTGTTTTAAAACCATCACCATCTGCTTGCCAATTTGAAGTGATATTAGTATCTAATATTTCACAAGTAAGATTTCCCAATTTAGAATCGCCTATAATAAAATTAGATAATGCAGTTCCAAATTGAGTATAATAATTCACATCATCTGTTAATATAGGAATAATATTTTTGATTTGTACTCTATATGGTTGCTCATTATCAAAGAATTTAATTAATCTATCTTTAAACGTATATAATAGTTCATTTTCTTCCCATAAATCTATCTGTTCTACTGTTCCATTACTGTGTAAATGTAATTCATAAGAATGAATTTTATCAAATTCCATATAACCTTCATATAATTGACTATTATCACAAGTAAGAACAATATTATTGTGAGAACCAATATTAAAAGTTAAATCATGGTGTTCACTAGTAATTCTAAGTAAACCTTTCTTATCGTTTGTATTCTCATTAGACAAATTGGTATATACATCGAAACGTACATACCAATCAAACATTTTTTTATTGCTATATACATTATACCAATATACATTACTAAATGGAATAATGTATTGTTTACAATGTGTATATTTTTTGTCCTGACCTTCTTGATAAGAAAAATTACTTTCTTGAAATAAAGACCCAAAACCAGGGTTTATATATACAATACTCATAATTTTCCTCCCCCTTAAACCGTTACAATATATGTATCTAAACGAATTGATACAGATATATCTTTACGTGGCTTTTCATCAGAAGAAGAAGAAATTTTTAACCAAAAAATTGTATTCGTTGATGTAATTGTATCTGTTATAACTAAACTATTTTTGAATAACCCTTTTGTTTTAGCTTCTGTTTCATTCTTAAAATCTTCATCTTTTGCAATTTGCCATTTTTCTCTCGTCAACCCAATAAATGAAATGGCTGTTTTATTTGATTTGTACCCTGGTTGTGTTCTAATTGCACATTTCAAATACTTTACTTCACTTTTTGTAGCATCTAATGATACTGAAACTGGGTCAGTCTGTAAATCATTTTGTGATACTAATGTACCGTCCGTCTTTCCTTTTGTTACAGTACCTTTATATATGTTTATATATTCATTAGGCGTTGCCAATTATATCACACCTTTTATATTAATTATTAATTACGGCAGTTGATGTTCCATTGAACATAAAAGTATTACCTTCCATATATCCCAATTCTTTAATTATTTCACCTGTAGTAGATGGCATTGTATATGTAGTCTTACCGTTTTTACCCAAATATACAACATAACCGTTATGAGTAGAATCTGTTGTTGGTAATGCATAAGATTGTGATACTAATGTAGTTCTTGTAGCATCGCTATCAGATAATGCAATAACAATTTTTGTGGCAGTTAATGTATTACCATTATCTGCCAATTTATACCCACCTGAAGAATAATATAATATGTCTCCTTTTTTACAACTACTACCTATAGCCATTCTAGCTTTATGAGCACCTATAGCATTAACCGCTTTTAACTGTTTTATATCTAGTTGCATTTGTGCTATCTCTGCTAATGTTTGTGGATTGAATGTAGAACCATCTACGGCATCTACAGATGTATCTATCCATACCCTACCACCTGGGATATGCATCATATCCGTAGCATGGATTACAGGCGCACACAGGTCGTTTTTTTGTATATAAGCATAACTATTATATTCTAATTTACCATTTTTACCTTGATTTATCGTTAAATAACGTTTATCTGTATCGTTTTTATAAATTTTTACAGTATAAGCGTCACCACCTGATTTATCTGAACCAGCATAATTATGGGTATGATTATATAAAGCATTACTTGTAACTAATTTATTACTACCATTAACACCTTGTATATTCGTTTCTACGTCTCTTGAACAAGCCTCTCTTAACGTATATCCTTCATATGTCTTATTTGTTAATGCTTGACTATCAGATGTAGTAATAACAGGCTTATCATTAGAATATAATTTACCATCTATCATATACGCTTTGCTATTTGAATACGTATATTCTTTTTGGTTTTGATGTTCACCACCAACTAAATATAATTTACCATTTTTTTGCGTAGCATTCGTTGTACCACTAACTGCTTCATCAGGTAAAGTTAAGGTTCTGTTTTCTATACCTGTAATTAATCCTTTATTATTAATAATAATCCTAGGAACTAGAAAACTTTCATTCATTTTTAATTTACGAGCTTTATTATCACCATAAGTACCTGCAAACGAACCAATTGTATTTAACGATAAATGCACAGAATAATTATTATCTGTACCATCAAACATATACGAACCAATAACATCACCATAGTAAGAAATTTGTGATTTCTTACTTAATTTCGTAGCTTTTGTTGCAGTACCATCTAAATCACCATGAAATTTCGTTGCAGTAATATCATCACCCTGTACAAATACATTTGATGTATGATACATTTTATTTGGATTACCTGATGTTACACCTGATAGTAAAATCTTATTCGCATTATCGACTAACACTTTAATAGTATTAGCGTCTCCGCCAATGGTATCTGAACCTGCATACTTATGTGTATGATGTGTCATATCATACATTAACTTATTTACATCTTTACGTAAATCATTAATTAATGATTGATTTTTGCTATCTTGTAAACTAACATGATTTTTTAAAGCATCTAAATCAGAACGTATATTAGAAGCAATATTTCTTATATCTAAAAATTCTTTTGTATTTTTATCATCTTGTGATTTTACCGCATTTTGAAAATCTGTTAAATCTTTTCTTAATTTATCACAAGTAGTTTTTAAGAATTTTGTTCGATTTGCTAATTGCTGGTGGGGAATATTATCATATCCGTCAACTCCACCATGTATATAATCTTGTTCGTCTATTAGATATATTGTATTTTCCCACGTATCTTTTTCTTGTACAACAGAATTTTCAGTCAATACATCTTTTTGTTGTGGAACACCATCTTTATATGTAACTTTTGACAAATCTTTCACCCACCTTTATTTTCTCTATAAATAAAATAAATCAGACATTATGTTATATCGGTTTGATACCTTAATTTTGATAAATCGTAATAATTATATGTATGACGAGAATTTGTATAAGACAAATAAGCACTTCTAAAATAATTAATATATTTATTTGTCAAATCAACACAATGTATATAGTTTGTTTTTACATCATATAAGAACCATTTATAATTTCTATTTAATTGTTCAAATGAATAACTATATCTAGGTAATGATTCTGTTGTCATCCCAAACACAATTGCATTTTTAACTAATGCACTACTATCATAAGATGTGCCATAATATTCATCATTAAATTCTATTTTAAATGTTTCTCCTTTATTAAATTTAATAAGCATGGCATTTGCTAACCAATTTTGGTCTCCACCAAATGATGTTGTTTGCAAACCATTATTATAAGTAGTTAATTCTACTCCATATTTGTTTGTTATTCTTATATTTAACCCGATTACAAACATTTGTGAAATTCCTGTAATTGGATTTGGTGGTGTAAAATAAATTCCTTTACTGTCAGAAGCCATTTTAACGTGTGCTCTACCAAATATACCACATAATATTGCATATAATTCTGCATATGTTGTCATTGGTATTAAAATATCTCCAAATGGGAAATATTTATTATTTATATTATCTTGCCTAGCTACACAAATCTGTAATTCGTTACCATATTCATCTGTTACTCTCATACCACTATCAAAATCAGAATCTAATCTATCTAATGGTACATATCTTGTTTTACCATCGGAACAATAACAAGACAAATGAGCATTTTGTAATGGAAAACCTTCTGTATTATCATACATCTTACATTTGACTGTTTTTCCCCATTTCTCCATATAAAAATTAAAATACCATTGTCTTATAGATTTTTTCCCTGCACCAAAATCAGAATCATGATATGTAATATATGGATATTCATTTACATCCAATCCATTTATTTCATTATATGTAATATAAGGATACTGATATACTTGTTCTTTATTGTTAAATTGATAAGTAATATATGGATATATTGTTGTATCTTTTTCATTTTGTTTAACATCAAATTTAATTTGTGTTGCTTTTTGTTTTATATTTACACGTTTCGCTATATCCATTTGCGTATATAAATGAGAATGTGTTTGAGGTATTTTTGGTATTGTCATAACACCAAATAATTTTGGTTTAAAAAAGGTTTTATTTTCAGATATTACACCAAATGCCTGTGGTTTTACATAGGTATCCTTATTTGTATGTACACCAAATAATTGTGGTTTAATATATGACGTTTTCATCGTCATAACACCAAATGATTTTACTTCCTTCACTATACTATCTAGGTAAGATACTACCGCAAAAATTTGCGGGGTTACATAGATTTTATCCATTATCTCACCTACTTTTTAATTATTCTTGATTTTATTCGTTATTGTAAAAATAGCTTTTGAAAAGTTATCTTCATTCCACTCTACATTATTATTAGGATTTTTAACTAAGATTTTAGAATTGTTTCCATAATATTTTTGATTTGCTAAATGTTGTTCATCATATTGTGTATCATTAACAGAATATGTAATATCATTATTACCATATGAATAAGCAACTTCGCTACCTAACATAACGGCATCTATAGATGTATTATCATACCAATCTATTTTCTTTTTTAATTCGGTCATATCTACCTGATATTTGATTACATCATCATTATTCCCTGTAACATATGTTCCATCAGATTTTTTTGCCCAATTTGTACCTGTCATTACTTTTATTGGAAATTCTACACAATATTTATCATCTAAATTATTTTCACTTATAATAATATTTGAAATATTGCGACCACATGTAGTAGCCCCACATATAGATATGTTATCAATATAAAAGAATTTTTCAGGCTTATATAATAAATAAATTCCTGTTTTAACATCTAAAGTAAAATTTTTATCGTTATTTAATTTTACTTCAATATGTGTCGATAAATCTAATTCGCTATAATATATATGTAATTTTACATTTATCAATGTTGCTTTAAAAATATCTACATTATTTAATTCTCCAATTATGGAAGCATTATTGTTTTTATCTGTTACTTCTATATACATTGTTTTATCTTTATATTTTAATGATATTAAAGGATAATTTTCGTTTGATGTTGCTAGATTTATTAATGGGGATTTTTGTGTCTCTTTTTCATAATAATCATAAGATATATATAGTTCTTTAATTGATTTTAATTTATCTTTCGTATTCGTATTAAATAACCATGTATCAATATGAGTATTATCAGGATAATTGCACCAATAACTATTAGTAAAATTGTTTTTACATTTTATTTCATTACCGTTTTCCCTAGTATCTGCACATACCATATTAGGTAAAAATTGATAGTACCCCGGGTTTATATATAAAAAATTATTAGACAATATCATCATTCCTCCTTATATATTTTCTTTACTCTTTATTGTAAAATTTGCTTGCGATAAACTATTTACATTCCACGTAAAATCATTTGAAGGATTTTTATCTAATATTTTAGATTTAAATCCTTTATTTTTATTGCTATCTACAACTATCGTTTCTATTGGAACATTATCTATACTTAATTCTACGTGTTCTGTACCTTCTGAATATCCTGTCGTTGCACCAAATAATACATCATGAATATTTACTTGATTACTTATATAATAATCATAATCTAAAAAAATTGCCGTATTCGATGAAAAATTCATTTTTTGATTATTAGAATCTGCATAGTACAAATTGTTCTTCTTTGTCCATGTAGTACTATCTATTTTAGTAGGTACTAAAATACTTTTCTTCCCTTTTAATGTTTCATTACCTGCAATAATACTAGATATATAACTAGTATCAATATTAGAACCGATATATGTATTTATAATATTATTCGTATTAAACCATTTACTTATATCTACTTTTTTATATACTACATTATTTATCCATAATTCTATACTGTTTTCAGTTCTCATATTAATGTGTATATCAAAATTTGTTATTGATTTATACAATCCTATCTGTTCTATTTCAAATAAGTATTGAAATGTATCTGATGATGTATCTACTTCATTTTTTCTGTTTTCTATTTGTGATAAAAGATTTGATTGCATAATATTATTGATTCCATCTGTGGCTATAAATAACAAATTATACTCTTTTTGATTATCTAAAATCATATCTATATATGGATATTTTTCATTATCTAATTTAAATCTTACCAATGGAGTATAATTATTTGTTCTTCCTTTAGTTTCAGTAATATATAAATCGAAATCGAAGTAATACTCATTTGATTTAAATAAAGTATCAGTCTCATATAAAGCGTAATATTCATTTTTATTAAGTGATATATATGTTCCTATATGAGTTTTCTTTTTATCTATATTTGTATCACTTTTTTTAGTTGGATTAACTAACAATTCATTGAACCCTGGGTTTGCATAATATATCATATTATCACTTCCTGCTTAGTTCAATGTATATTTTTTTATTAGAAAATTCATTTGCGCTAAATGGTTTTTTGGTTTCAGTATTAGTAGATACATACGCATTATTATATCCTGTCTGATTTGACTCAATTTTGAACGAACCTAAATCTTGATTATCTAAATGTTGTACCGCTTCTGTTTTATATGTATCTTCATTTTCTACTTTAGTAACCAATCCAAAACCTGTTATATCTTTATACATATTATTGTCTAATAACTCATTTATTGTAAATTCTCCTGAAGTATTATTAGCAATAATTTTATGTGTATAATCTGTGGTAAGCATATGAATACGTTCATTTCCAATTTTATTTGAATCATTATAAATAATGTTAGATATACAAGTATTTACATCTAATACATAATTACAATAAAAATTTATACGATTCACTTTATTTATTGCACCAGTTTTATATAAACTAGTATCTAATAAATTACGTACTAATCTTCCGTTTACATACACTTCAATTGTTGTGGTATTACTCCATATAACATGTAATTCAAATGTATTAATTTCGTTTATTTTTACATATAATGGGTCGGACATTAATGGAATTTTGCTATTAGTTAAAATATTCACTTCAAATGTATCTTTTAAATATTGTTTAAAACATAATTGCAAATTTTTATTTGGGTCAGAGTCATGATAAAAATCAAATACTTTTACCCAATCATTAATAAAATTTGTACTTCCTGGAGCTTTTGTAATAGACATATCAAACAAAATATAAAAATTATCTACTAAATTAACAGTTTTATAAAAAACACAATTATCACAATCATTTAATTTTAAATAGTATCCTGTATTTGACCTTTCATGATTTTCATCTATTCCGATTACATTATCATTAAATATTTGGTATTCAAATATCTGTGGGAAACCAGGGTTTGTATATTTCATTTATATCCCTCCTTTATACGTTAATTATTGCTACTGTATTTGGATTAAATATTAACATATTACCTTCTACATAACCAATTTTCTTACACACACGTCCTGTAGTAGTTATTGGTACATAAGAAATCTTACCATTGTCTCCAACATAACAAGTCTGACCATTGTGAGAAGTAGTACCTAAATCGAATCTTCCACTATACATAACTGCTATATCTTGTGATAAACCATCTGTAGTAGCCAATACAATATTATCACAGTTACTATTGTTTTTGTTATTAGCAGGTTCATATCCTGATGGTTTATATACTAATAAATCCCCTGCATGAATTTTTATATCGGTAGCATTTGTACCTCCATACGATGGATTTAATTTAACAATTTGTGTTGTCCTAGCAATGCCAGTAGTATCTTTTGCTATATCTGCATTACCACTCCATGCTTCTTCATCAATAGGTACTTTATTAGAATCAATCCATATTTTACCACCAGGAATATACATATTTTGTGTAGCATATAAATCTTTAGAATATAATCCTGTACCTTTAACGTATATATTGGTATTTTTCTTTAAAGCCCCTTTTTTATCATTATTAACAACCAAGTAATTAATATTATCGTTATCTATATCAATCTTGCTATATAAACTTCTCCCATCAACACTATCTGCTAAAGCATAATTATGTTTATGTCTATATAAAGCATTACTTGTTGTTAAACGATTATCATCAGGCGACCCACCAACTGTTTCATCTACTCCACGAGCACAGGCATCTCCTAAAACATATCCTTCATATGTTTTATTTTTCAATGCCTGATAATCTGTTAAATTAACAACTTCTTTACCATTTGAGTATAAATGATGTTCGTCTATATAAACTAAATTTTGTGTATACGTAGACGCTTTACTTGCTTGTTCACTTGTACCCAATACAAATATTTTTTTATTGGTTGGTAAAGAACTAGTAATTCCATTAATACCTAAATTATTTGGTAATGAGATTGTTCTATTATGAATATCAGTAACTAATCCCATACTATTAACTGTAATATCAGGAACGGTAAACGAACCACTTGTACCCAAAGTCATATCGCCAACTGTACCATATTCACCTTCATTTACAGATTGTGTACGAATATTAGTATTAATAATAATATCATTTGACCCATCCATTTGGACAGAACCCAATACATCACCTGTTAATGTCAATGTAATAGATTTATTTAATTGTTTTGCTTTATCTGCAATACCTTCCAAATCACCTACTATTTTTGGTGCTTTTAAAGTATCATTTTCTATACTAATTTTAGAATTTCTTCTTAATTTATTTGGCATAGCTTCCATAGAGCCAATCAAATTATATTCTGTTAAATTATCTGTAATTACATCTACTGAATTAGCATCTCCACCAGGCTTTTTACCACCTGCATACATATGCGTATGAGTTTTCAATCCATTTTGTAATACACTTACATCTGTCGTAATAGACTTTAATTGAGCTAAAATAGATTTTTCGTCCATAGCAGAAGAAGTGTTTGATAATGTGGTTAAATCAGTAGATAATTTATCTACTTTGTTTTTTAAATCATTATATTCTTTTGTATGGTCTGTTTTATATGTAGCTAAATAATTCTTTAACGCTTCTAAACTTGTTTTTAAATATAATGTTCTGTTTGCCAATTGTTGATTTGGCACATCATTATTTATATCTACAGAAGTTATAGAAGGAGAATAAATATCTGTTTCTGTTAAATTCTTTGGCACATTTATTCACTCCCTATTTTTATAATTTCTCTAAAAACAAAATAAAAAAAGCACGTAATTTTACTACGTACTTTCAGTTAAATCAATATTATTATACAGGTATATCATTTCATTATATCATTTCATTATATCATTTAATATACCTGTATTTTTAATAATAATATTATTAAATTTTTATATATAGTTTAATCACATCAATTTAATTATACCAACATATCTAATTTAATATCTATATGCAAAAATTATACCAATATATCTACTTTAATATCTAATTCATTATACGAAACAATCTTTTTATCTTAATATACAAATATATCTTTTCTTCTATTCTTTTTTCTATATATTAAATTACCAATCATGTGAATCAATATATTATGCACTATAATCTGTTTATAAAATAAAGAAGTAATATTATTATTGATAAAATGATTATATAAGAATATCAATCTATATAATTTTTATTAAGGCATCCAATCGAAATTTTCATTAGGTTTACCGATAGTTTCACATTCATCAATATCATCAATACCGTTATGGTTCATATCAATATAATCCTTATTATAAGGATTAATTTGAATATCAACGCCATAGAATTTATCAGGAGTATGTTGGAATAAACCATTATGTTTAATTTTTCTATCATAATAATGATAATTAGTATATTTCAATTCATCTTTACGAGTAAAGTTTTTAGTTTCCTTATCTATAACAGTAAAATTGTGGATGTGAATATTATCAACGAAAGAACAAGTCCACGGAGAATCAGACATTTTCATTTGTTCCCATCTATGGATAGCATAATCCAAATTATAGAAATATTCTTTATAGTGTAGCCATTTATCTTCCGTATCAACGATTTTCAATTGACGTTTATCATTAATATAATAATGGTATCTATCCAAATCTGTTTTCGTAACGGTTTTATAATCGAATTCGATATAGAAATATTCAGGAACAGTTTCTCTTAGAATAACCAAGGGAGCAACGTCCTTTTTTTGTTGTTTATCTACCATCCATACTTCTTTTTTCTTAGCATTAGCTTTGACAACATGATTTAAAGAAGGTAATGCATAATCATCGAAATCATGATTTAAATACCATTTACCGATATAAGTAAAATCGAATTCATCAGAAAAGTATTCATCTTTGACAAACCACGGTTTAATTTTAACAATAGTTTGATATTCTGTACGAATATCAGCATCGGTATCTATATAAACAGGAAACACACCAAACACCCAATACGTATTAGAAGCAAGACCTGTAATATTAATTTCGTAATGATAAGCTGCGTGTATAGCAGGAACATCAACGATTTTATAAGTACCGTCATCATCGTCAGTAATATATTGGTCATCTTGTTTAAACATAATACGTATATGGTCGATATGGTTTCTAATTTTCAAATCATAAGAAATTTTCATAGAGCGGATTCCGTCCTCGAATTTCAGATTATACATTTCATCATAATAAGGTTTATAATGAATCAATTCTGCTTGTGAATCAGTATTCCAAAAATACAAATCAGGATATATTTGATGGTCGTTATCCCAATCCTTTTTAAATAATTTACTTCTTATATAAGGTTTAATAAAATAAGAAGTATTGTTATCAGGAAGGTGGAATTTTTCATGATTTTGAAATTGATAATCAGTAATAAAATAATCTAAAGAAGGAACGTGGTCGGAGTTTAATTTAAAGAACACGTCACCGAAATCTATATCGTTATTATCCTCATAATAAGCATAGATAAAATCATCTGTAACTAATTTACCTGTAACTAATTTACCTGTACTATCTTTAATCAAATGGCGGTGTTGTTTATATTTTAAATTTTTCAATAATTTAGGGATATGGTCAAACCATGTTTTATTATATGTATGAGCAAAGATGGTTTGGAAATTCATATTATCTACGTCATAATATTCCAAAGCGTAATAATAAGCTCTACCATCAGCTATCATAGTATCATTATAAGATAAAATATCATTATTGTGAAAAGTATCTACATAACGATACCAAACTTTTTCATCATTTTGTAAGATAAATTTGCCTTTTGATAAATCAGGGACATCATTGCTATCTTTATCTTTAATAGTATCTATTTGTGTATTATCTGCGCGTTTATATAACTTGACTGTAAAATCAAAAGGATAATCAATAGGATTCCACGATATAGTAGCAGAATGACAGTCTGCATTAATGGTAGCTTTTAAATCATATTCAAATTGCAGTAATTGATGTGTATTTACAATATCAGGTTTACGAGAACCACAATTTCTACAAAAACGACTAAATAAAACGCTTGCTTGACGTAAATTATCTTCATTATATTTAATCTTTTTATTGCCGTATTTATTGATAATGAGTTTATTTATATCTTCATTATAAAATGTCATATCATTTAGAAGATTGTTATAAAATTTATGTACTTTACTTTCTGCTTCTAGTGTATGTAATTCACCGTAGCCATTTACGAGCATATCTTCTAAAACATTCCATTGTTGTTGCAGGTAATCTTTATCATAATTTGGAGTTTTAAAAATTTCTTCTATATAATTATATTGTTTATCTATAGCGGAGCATAAAGAACAGTTATCATTATGTTCCCACATTATTTTAGTTTCATCAACAATATATTTAGGCACAAAAATACCTCCTTCTTTAAAATTCATCTAATAATAAAATAATACAAAAAAAGCGTATGATTTGTTTTTATACGCTTAATTTTTAGATACCGAAGAATTTCATATATTCATAGATAAAATCTTCTTTGTAATTATCTAAAATTTCTTCAAAGATTTTATGATGAATGAATTTATTATTTTTTTCTTTAATAAACTGATTTTTGATAGTTATAAACGGAGTACAATTTAATTCCCTTAATGTAAAACAATGACCATTACTGTAATCTTTTTTTATAGAACACCATTGATTATAATGGACAGTATGTACATGTACACTATCGTCTGCAAAAAAAACATAGATGTAATAAGCAGATTTTTTCATTTCACATACATATCCAAAACAATATTGAATATCAAAATCATTGATATAAAATTTAAATGGAGTAAGTAAAGCACGGTTTTCTTTTTGAGATAAGAAAAAATTGGTTAATTTTCGCATGGGAACAACAACTCACTTTTCGTTCTACCTGAAAGTTTAATCATCGTAGTAAGTTTCTTCTGATACTCATTAATCAGAAGATTGAGTTTCTTCACAATGGTTGCATGGTTATCAGAAACATGGTCTACCCAATCATAATTAACTTTTGCTAAACCACAATTGGTTTTTACGAAATATGTATCATACTTATAGCTATCAGGTTTATATGTATCCTGTTTATCAATAACAACGTAACCGTGTTCAAATTCAAGGGTTTTAAACCCATTGACTTTAGCATAATCTTCCAAACGGAAAGTCGCTTCAGTAAGAGTATCGAATGCCAATTCCAATTCTGTATTATCAACGTTCTTTTTGTGTTTTGTTACGTTAAATCCACAATTAATAAACTCTTTTGGAGTCTGCGGAAGATACGTAGAACCATAACGATAGTATCTCTTATTATATCTTCTGCTAAAAGCTATAGGAGTAGTCATGCGAACCGTAACGGAACTGTTATCAATAATGGGGACAGATATACGGTTATATTCCTTGCCTAAAATACGTTTTGCAAGAGCTTTCTGATGACGGTTCATTTTATCAAATCTCGTAAATAAAGTCATAAATGTATCATAGATGATTTTTGTTTCTTTGTTTACGTTTTTGATACGTTTCAGGACGTTGAATATATCAAATGGAGTAGTAAGAGTAAAATATGCCTCGCCAATTTTAATTCTGCAAAAAACATTAGGAACATTAAGTGCATTTTTCCTTTTTACAGAAATAATGTATTTCTCTTCCTTACTTGCATTTTTGTCATAAGGATAAGAATTATATCTTCTATTACCAATATTAGGAGAAGCACTATCATGAATAACGTTAAATAAAGACATAATAATACCATCGTTTTTATGATAATAGTAAAGAGATTTAAAAATATCATCTTTATTAATATCATTATGAGTATAGTCATATCCAAAATCTTTATCCTTATTTACGAGCTTGTAAAATTTGAAAGAATTTTTTGGTGTTTCAATATTATAGTAAGTTTTAAAACCTGATTTAACATATACCTTTTTACCAAAAAAGTTATTAAAACAGACTAATGTATAACTACTATTAGATTTAGCCATACAATCATCAAGAATGAGAACATCATATAATTCAATATTGCTATCAGGTTCGGTTTCATTAAAATGAATGTGGTCATAATCATAAGTAGAATAAGAGCCATTCCAACTACTTACGGAATAAGACATATTATAAGTAGTGAAATAACCAATTTTATTCTGTACTTCACGTTCCAGAGTTTGAAGGTACTGTTCCGTATTTTTATTGTTAAGTTTATTTCCGTTATATTTAACAACAACAATACGATTATTATACATAGCTGTAGAATACATGATACGATTTTTTGTAAAACTATGATTAAGAATATCTTCATTCAAATCAATTAAATATTTTCTAAATGATTTCATTGTTAATTAACCTCCCACTTTGTATTTCTTTCTTTGTTAATATTATAATAACATATTTTGTTTCATTTGTCAATAGTTTTAATTAATTTTTTTAAATAAAATCCCTATCTACATAGATAGGGATTAGGGAAGGTATCAATTTTCTTTTTTAATAAGACTATTAATAAATGAATTTACGTCTGTTCCACGCATTTTAGCCATTGTCGTGATATATTTATCGTATTCGTCACGCAAAGCGATTGTACGGCGATACAGAGAGTTTTTGGGGAGTTTCTTTTTATCTTTTGTCTCCCATTTAGCGGTAACTAAATCAATATTGGTAAACCCTGTAATACTATTAACGAAATAATCGTTGTTTTCTTCTTTCGTTCCTTTGATTACAACTTTTCCGTTTTTAAAATCGACAACTTTAAATCCATTGTCTTTATACTGTTCAATATCAGGATAATTATAAATAAGAGATTCTACCAAAATATTGATAGCTTTCATATCATTTTTATCAACGTCACCTGTAATTTCAAAACTATTGTCGTACGTCATTTTATCATCTTTACAGAAAGAATGAAAATAGTTCTTATCTTTGTTAAAATAGTACTGTGTACTATCATCAAAGAAACCATAGTTGAAACCAATAGGCGTAATCATGCGTACACGCACATTACCATTATTGAAAACGTCATTATGGATAGAGTCAAAATTCTTATTCAAGAATTTCTTACTGATTTCAATTTCTTCATTCGTCATTTTTTCAAAATCCTTAAACATCACTTCAAAATATTTCTGAAGCGTATTCATATTTTTATCATCTTTCATGGCTCTAAAAATGAAGAAAATCTGTTCAATGACATAGATAGGATAAGGAACATTATCAATGATAATTGTGCAATATAACTGCGGAATGATATATTTATTGTATTTGCACAATTTATTAAAAGCATCATCAAAATCATCTTCAGCACTATCCAAAATCATATCTTGTGGAATACGGAGTCCAAAGATAATAGCGTCATTTCCTTTACGATAAACAACAGATTTGTGAATATCAGGAGCACCATTAATACAGGTATCGACAAATGAAACCTCGTTATTTTTTGCATTCAAATACATAGATTTGTATAAATACATATTATCGGAATAATTCTTATTTTTAAATGTGGTAAGTAGACCAATTTTGTGTCCCATAAAATTATTGAAACAATAAATTGAATAGCTCATACCATTAGAAGCATACATTTTATGCGAATTGATAGTCATAATATTGTACATTTCTACGTTGTCAATATTATTTTCTTCCATATTATTCACGAAGAAATCTCGTTCACTAGGCGTACAATTGTTTTTGTCGAATTGTCCAATTATAATATCATATTTGTTTTCTTCATCGCGAATATACTTATGAGTAATAGGATGTTCTGTGAAAGAATTTTCAAGAATTTCATCTTCAATTTGTGTAAACAACTTGTTCATTTTATTTACCTCCAATTAGTTTTTGTCCTTTTTCTTTGTAATTATATATTAGCACATAATGTACTGTTTGTCAACAATTTTAATTAACTTTTTTAAAAAAAGATAACCATTTTATAGGTTATCTTATAATCCATCTTGTATAATGAATAGTTTATAAATTTGTGCCATGTTTCTATGTTGTAAATAAAATTTAAACAAGTCTAATAATAACTGTACATCTTCATTATCATAATAATGTTCTTGTAAAAATGTTAGCAATTCACCATATAATTTATCGTTAGAAATTGTATAATTGAAATTCTCCATAGTAGCTGGTTTTTTGAATTTCCAATTATCGGTAGAAAAGGTAAATGAACGTTCAGAATTCAGTTTATGTATTGTAATCAAATGAATTTTAATACTGTATTTTGCTACATTATAGTTTATAGTTGGTTTTTCCCTATAAGTTGTAAATTTAGAATAAGTATAGTCTAAACTGTAATCTATTTGAATTTCTATTGATGAACTGATAACATGATGAATTAGTTTATATCCTGTAATTTGATAATCTTGAAACATGGAATTGTTTCTCACTTTGATTATATCAGAAGTTTCTATTTTATAATCCATATTTTTTTACTCCCATTAATTGTACTTAATTTATTATTTTATGTTTATGTAATAAATAACAGTACAAAGATGAAAAAAGGTATAAAAATAATCATATATTTATAATTATATGATTTATTTTTTTGACATTTTCATAAAATCTATAAAAGATTTTATATAGTTGTTGTAATAAGCAGGAAAATTATAAATAGATTGATACCAAATAAAATGATTTTCACATTTTTCTTTGTAATTGACTAATATATCAACAATAAAATGTTGATTTGTAGAATAAAAAAAGTTTATATGATATTTATATTGGTTTATATATAGCAAGTATTCATAAGAAATATTCAACATGTTTACATTTGATGCTGGTGCAACAACAATTTTTTTTGTAAAATGAATAGAAATAACAAAATTATATAATTTTATATATAGTTGATATAGTATCGTTATAATTGAATTAATGGGAGAATATATAATCATTAAAAATTGTAATATATCTTTCATAGTATTATATTCCATGAAACATAATATATCGTTTATATAATAAATTCTTATCCATATATTTTAAGAAATATGTGGGATAGGTTTGTTTTATCATGTTTTGATATATGTGTGGATTATCCTCTGTATGAATAGAATATAATAAAGTATCAAGTGATTTTCGCATTTGATGTTTATTTAAATATGGTGGTTTCATAAATGATATAGACATAGCAACATTTTTTTCATAACATGATATATGTAAACGTATATGTATATCTAAATCTAATTTATTTACATATACAATATATTGAAAACGATATACATCGTATGTATTTTTTGATATACTTGTATCAGTGGTATATATATCATATGTATCGCATAATAATATATATAATGATTTGGGTATTTGTGATTTGGGTATTTGTGATTTAAAATTTTTAACGGAAAGAAAATGCATAATCACATACCTACTTTCTGAATTGATTTTATAATAAATTTGTTGTAGTCTTTCTTTACATATTTATTGAAAGAATATTTAATAAAACAGTAAATAAAAATATATTCACAAATCATACTAATTAAATCCATGTTTGTTGATTTAATATATGATTTTATAGATTTTGATAAAGCATGATAATCCGTTTCAAAATTTATAGCATTGTTTTGGTCAAAACAATGTTTATTATATTTTATTTTGATATTTGGATAATAATATACTAAGTCATCTTTAATATTAAAGTTTTTTAAATAAAAAAATACACTAGTAGATTTATTGAATAACAAAATGTTATAAAATTTTGTTGAAAGTAGATTGAAATCTTTATATTTATTCATATTCTTCTTATTAAAATCAAAATATTTATCTAGTCTTTTTATAGCTAATTCACAAATACCATATTTATCTTTCATATAAGTTAATTGTTCTGTTTCTTCATATATTTTAGAATATAGTATAATGTACAATAAATTAATTGGTAATGTAATAATATGAAATAATGGTATAATAATATTATACCATTTATTGATAATCCAATTAAATAGGTTCTTTAAATGCCAAAACATTTTGTCACATCATCCATTGTAAAATGAGGAAAATTTTTTAAAGCGTTTGGCTGAACTTCGTAATAAGAAGATAAATCGTGACGAATAAAATCAGTTAAAATATTCTTCATTTTGATATGCAGTTTATTTTTATTTTTTTCAGTCAAAAAATATTTATATGTTTTTGTCCAAAATTCATTCATGCAATATGTACAATAAAAATATTGTTTATCAAAATTATAATTAATTGTATATATTACATTAGTTGTATTATTAGAGATATGGTTATGACCAAAAAGTTCAATAGTTTCTTTATTTGCATAAAAAATTTGTTGTTCCCATGTACTTGTTTCGTTCATTAAAGACGTAGTAATAAAACCTTTTTTGTAAACGTTTTTTATAACCATAATTAGTACCTCTTATAAGCCAAAAGTTTTTACAATAATTTCTTTGGTAATGTGTGGAAAGTTCATAATATAATTTTTTGTATATCGAACTTTTTCATGATGATAATTTTTTAGTTTATCTACTAAAATATTTTCTAATTTTTTATAAAGAACTTTTTCTTTATTATAATCACAAATATATCTATGTTCATCAAAACCACAATCATCTATTGCATATACCATATACAGAGTATTGTCATTATAATCAAAATTGATTGTATACTCTAAAATATGGTCACTTTCAGAATAAAAATAGCAATTGTACATAGAAAAATAGCAACTGTACATAGGAATGGATTGTTTAGAATGATAGATTTGTTGATTTTTCCATCTATCTATTTCTCTTTGTGATACAAATGTATTATGGTAATTGATAATAGGCATTTGTGATTATCTCCTTTCTTTGTTTTTATATATTATATTATATCACTTATACAGTATATTTGTCAACATTTTTTTTAAATAACAAATCCCTTATGTAAATACATAAGGGATTTTTGTTATAATATCTGTGGCGAAAACCCCACGGGCTTGCCCGTGGGTATTAGTGAGTTCGTAGAAGTTACATTAATTCGTTTACCATGAACAATTTCCTTTAAATTACGTGATACACCTGTATAATTTTCAAGTGGTTTTTGTTCATTTACTTGAAAATCGCTTGATACAGTTTGGTGAGAAAATGTTTTTGGAAGTGATAAACGATTTAACTCTGCACATATTCCATCAATGTAATCAATTTTTTCTTGCAGACGTGTTTGCAATAACTCTTTTTCTCTCTTTAATAACATATATTGAGTTTCTAAATTTTTATATTTAGCTTTTAATTCAATATATTTATCGTTTATATCATATATATTACTCATTTCAAAACTCCTTATTTAAGTAGTTTAATTAATTCTTCTTCTGTAATAATTGGAATATTTAATCGACGAGCTTTATTAGCTTTTGTTGAAGTTGATGTTTTATTATTCATAACTAAATAATTGGTTTTTTTAGTAACTGTGCCTGTTACTTTATACCCTTTTGCTTCTATCAAATTAATATATTCTGTACGAGGTTTTGATAATGTACCTGTGATAACAAAAGATAAATTTTTGGTTTCTATTTCGTTATCAATTGGAGTAATATATTTACGTAATTCTTCCATTTCAGAAATAAATTTATCTGAAATTAATTTTTTTGCGGTTTTTTCACCAATACCATCAATAAAGGTTAAATCAGATTTTGTTGTAAGAATAGCATATAATTTATCATAAGAATGAAATGTATGCGCAAGTAATTTTCCAACATTAATTCCAATATCAATAAATCCAATGGAAGATATAAATACTTCTAATGGTAATTCCTTAACAGATTTGATTTCATTGAAAAGATTTTGAGAACTTTTTTCTGCAAATCCATCTAATTGTTTGATTTGTTGTAACGTTAAATTGAATATATCTGTTGGTTTATTTACAAATCCTTTATCAATTAATTTAATAATAGTTTGTTCGGATAAACCTTTTACGTTAATATTTTTCTTAGAAAACATATATTCAATTCTACTTACAAGTTTACCTTTACAGGTATCATTTGTACAAATTAGATTATATGAATTTGTATTTGTATTCTGCTTTGTCAATGGTTGTCCACAAGAAGGACAAGTAGAAGGAATAGTTAGTTTTTCTCCATTAGATGATTGAATTTTTTGTGTAATTTTTGGGATAATTTTATTGGCTTTAATAACCATAATAGTATCACCAATATGAAAATCAAAATATTCTGCAATACCTGCATTTGATAATGTGGCTTGTGATACTGTTGTACCTTCTAATTGAATCGGGTCAAAAATAGCAATTGGAGTAATACATTCCTTTCCAACTTGCCATTTAATGTCTCTAATTGTTGTTGTTTTTGCTTCGTCCTGTGCTTTATAGGCAAAAGCATTAAGTGGGTGATGAACAGTAGAACCAAATTTTTCTAGGCTATGTTCAATATTTGATTTAACAACAATACCATCAATAGGAATATCTTTGTTAATGTTATCTTGATACATTTGTTCAATGTATATAATAATTCTATCTGATGAACAATTTGGTAATAAGTATGATACTGTATTGAACGAAGTATTTTCTTCAATATATTTTAATTTATCCAATTCACTTTTATCATAGCCTATTACATCATAAGCTAGAAATTGGATTTTATCGAGGTAGGGACTTTTATCCAATCTACGTAAAATACCTGCTGCTGCATTTCTTGCGTTGGCAAAAAGTGGCTGGTTTTGTTTTTTTTGTTGTTCATTAATCCATTCAAAATCAGACTGCGTTAAAAATGCTTCTCCACGAATAGGATATTCAGAATGATTTGGTTCACATGGGAAATTGTTAAGAACTTCACCATTTGAACCATTACCTCTTGTAACAAATTCTCCATTCGGATAAGCAACAATGGTTAATCCATCTAGTTTTAATTCAAGTACTACAGGGTATAGTTTTTTAATAGTTTTATTTAGTTTTTCTTTTTCATAAAATTTGATTTTATCCAACGAATTTATATTAGTAGGATGTTTAAAAGGTTTTAATCCTTTTTTAATATGTCCTGAAATATAATCTAATTCTTTTTTACCAAAATGAGTGATGAACTCATTACGGAGATTATCGTAATCTTCATCACTCATAATTGGGTTATCATTATCATAATATGCTATATCTGCATTTTTGATTTTTTGAAGTAATGTATCATGTAAAATCATTATTTATCTTCTCCAATCAATTCTCCATGATATGAAAGATAATTCAAACATTTATCAACGGCTTTAGCAAACTGCTTAGTGTTATTGTTTGTACAATGATTATAAGCATATCCGTTTGCGTTTTTAAGAATTTTTGGAACGTCTTTCATAGATATAAATGCTTCACAGAATTTATCTTTTTCTGATTTGAATAAGCATCTATTATTATCGGTTACATCATCTACACGATAATTGACCAGCAATTTATCATTTTTTTGCGCAATATCAATCACATATTGATATCTAAATGCGTCCGATGTGAAGAAAAACAATTGTCGAATGAGTTGACCATCAATATTCTTACTGTTACATTTGTGACGAAAAGTAACTTTGTAATTCATAACACTTATCCTTTCCAATATGACATATTATTTGTATTCAGATATAGATAAATATAATTTTCATCTTTATCTACTGTAGGACTACAATTATCCATTTGACCTATATTTTTCATTATCAATGAATTGTGTAATTCTGATGAAATACGCCAATACTCTGCATCGTTAATGAACGTAATATATGGGTCATGCAATGAATGTTGTTTGACTAAATTAGCAAATATAATCATAATAATGTTTCGACAAAAAACCTCTAATGTATGGTTCAAGAAATATTTATGATTATCTGAATTGGCATCAAGAAACTCTTCCAATGATTGTTTAATCACTTTAATGTATTTTTTGTTTTTTACAATAATTTCTACAATCAATTTTATACCACCTTTTAACAGATAATTGTTTCTTCAATGTCACGTTTGTAATCCTTGTTATAAGGAATATATGCACGGAGTTTATTCATACGGTCAAGATAAAAGCATACCTTACCATTATCATAATCCATTACATTATATACCAAATCATCATCAGTTTCAACAATATTCGTATTGAATTTTAGACCATTTACTTCTTCTCTCAAATCGTCAGGAGGAACTTCTGAAAGGATATCGGTTGTAAGGTGTTTAAGCAAATCGTCTTTACCGAATTTACGTGCATGACGCAAGTCATATACTGCAAATTCTTCTTGTTCTTCTTCAATGCGAACAAAAACATTTTCATTGACTTTGCCAATGTCAATATATGGCGTTTTGTATTTATCTTCAATCAAATGTCCGTGATAAAAAGAATTGTTTTCATATGGGATTTTGTATTTTGGATTGTTATCTTTATCCAAATATACAAATACATAGAAATCGTGATAACCATCAATATGGCACTTTACTTTATAAAAGTATACATGTTCATACTGAATATTTTCTTCTCCACATTCTGCCATCTTTTCATCATCAATTTTGGTTTCAATTGTAACGGAATGCTTTAGTTTCATTTCCAACTCTTTTTTGAGCCAATTCAAGTTAAAAGAGTTTTTAATTTCATCATGAGAACTTTCTTTGGCTTCTACCTTTTCATCTTTAATTTTCTCTACAGGAATACCATTCCATTTGAATAGATTTACACGAGAAAATTTATTTCTGCAAATACCTTTACGAATAATTCCTTTGCGGAAATCTTTGTCCATTTTTTTGAAGTCTGCGTAATCAATTTCTTTGTTACTTTTTGGTTCAATGGTAAAACGGTTAAGGTTATTTCCAATAACAGGAATGTAAAGTCTTAAAGTGTTTTTGTTATCAATGAAAATGTAGCCAAAGAAATCTAAATTATCTTTAGAAGAAAAACGCATTACCAAGTGTGGGACAATATCGTTTGAAAAATATTCAACTTTTACATTAGTAATGTCATCATAATCAATGGCAACGATACAATCTTTGTATACAAAGTCTAAGATGCTTGCATCCATATCTTTATTATATACATATTCGATGTACTTATCGAATTGTTCTTTATCAATAGTAGCATAGCTAACCATTTGCTTGCGAGAACGACCAGGACAAATATGCTTATGAAAATCATCATAAATATTGTGAATACTGTCTTTACTATCGAACCATTTGCTTAATTCAGTAGAATCAAGAGGAATAGCATGACGAATGTGGTTTTTATCTTCCTTAGAAAGAAAATTGTGTTTTGGGATATATGCGCGCAACTTATCGTTTATATCATAGTACAAAACAAAGAATACAGGCATTTCGTCCGATTTATGAGCACTACAAAGATATGTATATGTTCCTTTTGCATAATACATAAAATTGTCGAAAGTCATATCAACTTTTTTAAAGTCTGATTTAACTTTTTTGTAAAGTTTATCCAAATTATCCATTTCATTCAGAACATCTTCACTTGTTTTGTCCATCGTCATGCGTTTCATTTTTATTCTCCTTATCTTCTTCGGTATCATGATAATTAAATAATACTTTAGTTACCCTGACAATTGTATTACAAATCAAAAATAAAAGAAAGAAGGTTAATATTGGACTATTATTCATAAAATCAAATATCGTCATTATTTTCCCTCTCTTTCTTTGAGCCAAACCAATGTTTCAAGACGATTTTGTATAACATCTGATTTTCGTTTACAATCAACAATGTTAATTTTATTTAGCTTATATGCTTCTTCTATTTTATATAAAAGTTCTCTTTGATATTCAATTTCTTTGTCTAAATCAATTTTTGTGTTCTTATTTTTAAAAAGAAGTAATTTATCAGAAATATCCAAATCTGGCATTTTAATATTAATGGTTTTGCTAATATGTATATATTTCAAATAGATATATACTCCAAATGAGACAATTGAAATTGTTGTACTCACAAATCCAATGATAATCATATAACACATAGAATTAAGTATAACACTATCCGCATTATGTGGCATTGGAAATGCAGAATAACAAAATAATGGTGTAAATGTCAATATCATTCCTACTATAAAACTAGTTTGTGTAAATCGTTTTAAATTCATTGTTTATCTCTCCTTTTCTCATATATTGTAACATATTATTTGGAATTTGTCAACACTTTTAACTTTTCTTATAAAGAAATAAGGTAGTACGTGAATTGTACTACCTGTTATATTCCATAAAAAATTATATAGTTAAATTTAATTATTTCTTCAGATTCTTTTTTAGGACAATTTGAATGTTGAGTACTAAAATTAGATGCTTTGCAACTCCAAACACTTTTATTATATATATTATATACTGTACCTACAGTATTATATAAATCATGTTCGTTTTGATTTATATATACTGTAACATCATTATTACAAGAATATTTCCATTTCATCTTTCACATCCCCCAACAATATACAATATATGATTTTAAATTTTGAGGTGTTGTTACATTTTGTGATAATTCTTTAATTGTTTGTGTAATTTCGTGTGGATAACATTTTATATTCCTAACTTTTCTTAGATATATTGTATCATTACCATGATTATAAGCAAAGCAAAAAGTATTAGTATATTTCAAAGAGCACTCTTTAAATAAATTAATTAAAATTTTCCATTCTTTTTCAAAACAAACTATAATAGAGATTCTATATTCTGTATTCTGATAATGTCTCAAATCAAATCCACATTGATATGAGTAACGTGGAAAAACATTATGAAAATTTGGCAAATAATAATAATACATATATTATAGTCCCCCATTATAGCATAGCATTAATTGTACAAAATCATCAGTTATATTCAATTCATTTAGTACATTTTGTACCATTAATTTTGGATATTTATCACCTAATGTTGTAAAATCTCCTAATAGATAAGTAAAATTATTTTTCTGTTTGTGTTTAAATATACGCATATAAACATCATGTAATCTATCATCTTCGTTGGGGATAATTAAATCAACCAATCCAATAGCAAAAGGTTCATATTGTTTTAAATATTCTATATTGTCTGTGTCATATAGATTATCAAATGATTGCATTGATAATCCTATATACATAGTTATATCGTTCTGTTTAAATAAAAAATAATTATGTTCACAATTGGTAGTAATATGATATGAAAACAATTATAACCCAACTCCATATATATACACAAATGGTATTATATCATCTAAATTGTCTCTTATAAATTTTGTTACAATATCTTTTTCTTCTTTTGTTTTAAATTTATATTTTTCTTTAAATTTTAATTGAATTTTGTTTTTTGAATTTAAAACCATTTTTAAATGGAGGAACTGATAATCATTTAGCATAATATCATGATATTTTTTCCATCCCTTATAATTAATGGCTAAATTCATTTCGACAGGATAATGATAATATTCAAAATGAAATGATATGTTTGACACATTATTTTTAAAGCGATATTCTAATATATGATGACATTGTGAACACGTAATATTTTTATTATTTGGTATAAATGAAGTAACCATATTCCATTTCTCATAATTATATAAGTTAAAACGATTTGATGAAATGTTTTGTTTATATTACAAATATTCATATATTATTGAAATAATGTTTGTTGTGTAATTTCATTCAATGGATTATTTGGTAAATAATTAAATTTAAGTATGTCTAATTTAAATTGATTATTTTTAAATATTAGTGAACAAATAACGTCTTTAAATTCAGTTTTGTATTGACCTTGTTCATCTATTTTATAGACATTTAAACTTATTGTTCCAAAACTATTTTTATTAAATTTGCTAGAAAAAAATTTTTTAACAAATTTATATAAATATATTGAAAATACAAATTTACACGATTTTGTTTTTGAAACAATAATAATATTGTCATTAGCAATATTTATATATGTATCAATGTATTTCATAAACCACGTACCTTTATAATCTTATCTTTATATTTATCAAAAATTTCATTTCTACTATTATACATACGTTTACAAATATTTTGTAATAAATCGTTTGGGATGGCAGATAAATATTTTGTTAATCTGTTAATTTGATTTTCTGTTAAATAACACATGTATTGATTTCTGTTATATGCAGATTTAGGAGATTCAATTTTAAAAGTATCATTATCAATAAAAATTGATAATTTAAAATCTACATATGATATACCAGTAATAGTTAGACAAAGCATAAGTGGAGTATCTTTGGTTAATTTATATGGCAAAATATTATCAGAATCAAATTGATAAAATGGCAAAATATCATCAGAATCAAATGGATAAAAATGTAAATTGATACTTACAGAATTGTAATTGTTAAAAATAGTCCAATGTTCTGTTTTAAATGGAGCACAATAATATCTGTTTAAATCTTCACCTGTTTGTTTTTCTATTATAAAATTGTCAATAGACCTAAGATTTTTCAAAATCCACACCTTCTTATTGCCCATTCCGATACTTTTTTAAAGTTAAAAATTTTAGAGTTATTTAATAATTGTCTGATTGGTTTAATTTCATCTTGTGTTATATCACTTAACTTATCAATATCATATCCTTCTTTAATACCATCTTCAAACATATCATAATAGGATAATTTTATAATTAATTTTTTCGTATCTTTGGTTTCATATTGCGCATCACTTTTTTTATCAATAATAACATATACATTAAAATATCTATATTCAGAAGGGTATGGTATTAAATTATCGTTGATAATATTTAGATTATCTTCTACAAATTTTAAATAAATATTATAATTTTGATAAGGTACATAAATATCATATGATTTTGGATTTCTTGTACCATGATAAAGAAGCCATTTATTATAGTATTTTTCCCATTTTTTATAATAATCCATTATACCATTTCTCCTTTCATATAATTATTCTTATATAAATAGTTTATCAAAAAACAGGTGTTTTGTCAACACCTGTTTTTAAATTCCATGATTAATATTGATAAGTTCAAGCAATTTATATTTGCAGAAATTATTGATAAAAAAATCTTTTATATTTATATCTGTTTCTGTTTTATCAAAACTTTCATATAATGAACTCGGTCGTGGATTTGGTAAGTCCCCAACGTATGTATCATAATAATCTAATTGTATTTCTCCATCATCTGTTCGGTGAATGGCATAATTAAAAATATCAATTTGTTTTACAATTGATAAATTATCATTAATATACTCGATTTTAATTTTTGTTTTAACTGTTTCCAAATGTTTAAAGTATCTTTCTAACCCTAGAAATGGAGTACTATAAAAAATTGTAATCTTAATATTAGAATTATTTGTTTTGTTTTGGAAATGAAATATTGAAGTTAGTTTGTTATAATTAGAAATGTGATGTGTATCTATACAAAATGAACAACTGTGAGATAAGTAGTATTTATTATTAAAATTGTTTAATGTCATCATTTCCTCATATCCCATTTAAACATTATATCACATCCCATTTGTATAAACATACATATCCTTAATTAAATTTGTTGGGATTGAATTAATCATTTTTTCTATACGTATAGCATCTTTATCCATAATACTTTTTCTATCTTTAGGGAATATGTTAAAAGTAGGGATTTCTTGAAAAACAAAATTAAAGCACAGTTGATGTAAACATTTGATTTTCCTTCTGCATGATTGTTTATAGGTCGCGTTTAATCGAATATTCCCATTTTCATTAAATGATACACAAATGTTTAAATTGTTATTTTGATTAATTGTATATTGATTCCCGCCATAATATCCATTCTCATTTGACATTAAATGATAATAGTCATACTTAACTAGAGTAGAAATTTTTTCAAGAAACATCGTTATACACCCCATATCATGATATACATTGCTTTTCTATCATCTTGTGGTATATTATCAATTAATTTGTTTGCTCTAATATACCATCTTTTAATATAGTCTTTATCGCCATCGAAATTAAATTGATATGGTTCAATAAAAATTATATCTATATTATGATTATCATTTTGATGGAAATATACAAGTTTATCCTTCACACCTTTAACACAACAACGATTGCTTTTCGTTTTCCATGCGTCAATGTGGACATATCTTTCATTAAGAATTCGAATTAGATATGTATTTTGGTGAATATTATCTTTAAATAAAAAATCTTTGCCAAATGAAGAATGACTGTATTGTGTTGATTTTAGATTGTTTATATGATGTAATTCCATATCATCTTACCTCTATCATAATCCATAATTAATTATATATGCTTTTTGCACAATATTCTGTGGTAATATATCAACTATTTTACGTACACGTTTAAACCAATGCTGTTTAAATTCACTATAACTATAGTATCCTGAATTTTCTCCATGACATATATTGTTATCTTTTAAATAAAGTTTTAATTCCCCATCATGAAAAATTGGTTTAAATTCGGTACAAGCTAAACCTCTAATGCAAACTCGATTTGTGTTACTCATATGAGCATTAAAACGAACATTGAATTTATTGTTTAAGTATATTTCATAGTCATGACGATGTTCTTCATCAATAATTTTGATATTACAAGCTCCAAATCTATGATATGCTTCAATTGAACGAATATAAATCATATTTAATCTCTCCTTTTATAAAAAATTATATCAAAATTTTTTATTTTTGTCAACAGTTTTTTGAATAGAAAAACGACTATCAACTAGATAGTCGTTTATAATCCAAAAGATATAATATAAAATTGTTTTAAACAACGTTTTTTAACAAATCTTATGATTTTTTTTGATGTTTTAAAATCCATAGGCACATCATATTTAAATGCAGCTTGTTTTGTAATATCCATAATTTTAATTCCTTTTGAAGTTAAACGTACTTTATAATGACTACTATAATAAAAATTATATCTAATTATTAATATAAAATCTCTTTTATTATTATGACTATAATAATAGTCTATATTTAAAATACCATCTTTATATGTTAATTGAAATTGACTATATGTTTCATTGAATATTTCTATATATTTCGTTTTAATATGTTGAAAACGAAAATATGAATTTATATTCATATACCTCTACCTATCGTTACCATTTTAAAAATTTCTTCTTTATAATTTCTATATATTTTTTTTGCTTTTATAACATAATCCTTGTCAAAAATTTTTTCTATAAACCATATTGTTCTATACTTATCGTTTTTACCAACAATATTAGCATTAATTTTAATGCCATCTTTATTTGTTATATCAAAATGGAAGCTATCTGCAACATTATGATGAAAATTTTCATAGCAATAAGAACTACTTGTATTGACTCTAATATGTATGCGATAAGTTTCACCATGATATGTAATTTCAGTTGTATATAACGATAAATGGTCATTGTATATTATAGTACCATATTTTGTTATTTTGCTCAATATTTATAATCCTTCTGTATAAGTAATAATGTTTTGAATAAATCGTTGACCATCATTTATTAAAAAATCATCAAAAAAAATACAAATGTTTTTATATTGATTGATGTTTTGCTTGTGATTTCTCATATTTATATAGTATTTTTGTTTTTTATAATTGGTTATACTAAAATTTCCTTTTCGATATGGTATTTCTATTTTTTGTGATATAAATTTTAATCCATTTTTAATTTTTATATCATACGCTCTATGAGTATAGTGAATATCTTTGTCTATTATAGATAAAACAAGAGTTTTATGGTTATTATGTTTCATTTCACCATAACTGTTCATGATATAATCATTGGCAATTGTAATATCTATATTAGCCTTTTTGTCTTGATGAATAATATCAAACCGATAATGATATGTATCATGATATTTTTGTGAACACTTATTTCTATATACAATTTTAACATTTTGTTCTTCAAATGTCCATTGTTTTTGCATTAAAATTCACCACTCTTTATGTTAAAAGTTTTATCTTCTACAATAAATATATAATAAAAATTGACTTATTATTTATTTACTATAACTATTAATTATAGTTTAAATAATAAGTCATAAACCAAATTTTTTACAAAATTCTTGTTTAAAGAATGTTTCTAAATGAGTTAATTTTTTATTCATTTTCTTATCTAGGTTAATCATTTCTTCTTCATTTGGCATATTAGTAATTTGTTTAATACGTTTATATTATTGTCAATGCGTCTATCAGTCTAACGATGACCGTATTGGAGCTATAAATATTCAACACCTCGGAACTATGTGGATTTCCGGAGATAACCATCCTCGCTACGAAAGAATAACAACTGCTTCGGAGTAAACTCCTTAGCAAAGCGGGTGTTGTTAGCCACCCGACGATGTAGGCGGATTTAGGGAGACATCTTGGATGTCGTTAGTACCTATGCAATTCCGACTTACAAGCTCCCGACTTTAGTCGGGAGTAGTTGACTGTTAAATGCCTTTTGTATATGATAAAAATAATTTTGCATAATTGATAATTTCATTTTTATATTTAGCATAATATTTTATTATACTCTGTCGTTCTTTTTCAGGAATATCGTTAAAATCATCATAATTGTAAATTTTTCCTTGGTTGTTTATATCTAAAGTCATGTAATATTCACAATCTTTTACAAATACATCAACAACACAACAAGTTTCATATGAACAATCTTCTGTGACCTCATATTCTTCATATTGCAATATTAATTGTATATTATCATTGATATAAATTGAAGCATATTTATCTATAAATGGATTTGTTAGATAATATTTTGTCTGTGTTATCATTTCCATTTTTTATTCCCCCTTTTATTTAAATATACCATATATTATATTCATTGTCAACAGTTTTAAATATATTTTTAAAAGGCTACTATTGAATAGTAGCCTTTTTATAATCAGTATAAAATCACATATATATCTGCAATTTTTCTGTATGGTAAAGAATATTGTCCAACAAAATTATATATGGATTAAATAATTGATAATATAGTGTCTTGTATAACACACAATCACTTCATTTGTTGATTTGCTCGATTTAAATTCTATAACTTCTTTTTCCCATTTTCAAACGAAATATGTAAATTATTATTTAAAATTTTGCAAAACAAATAATTAATCATAATATCATCATTATATACCATTAACTAATATAAAGAATTGTTTTGTATTAACTAAAAATTCATCGTGATATTTAGATACAATTTGTCTAGTTATTTTTTGTGTTCGTTCACCAATAACTTTTGTAAATTTTTCTCTATTAAATTCCATATGATATATATCATTAATAATGTAAGTTTGTTTTTCTGTACGACCCAATATAATATTTATTTCTAATCCACTATGTATTTTAAACATATATTTTAAACGCTCATTGTATGCAAATGTTAAACGAACATTATCCTTAATATAATATTCGTAAAAATCATCAAATATATACGGATTTATATCTTTATGTGGAATAGTATATTTGCATTGTTTTAATGTAAAATCTTTCATAATCCACCACAACGAATATAAAAATTTTTCATTAAATCAGTTAAAATTTGTTTATGCGGAATAAATTTATCATCTAATTCATCTATATTTCTTTTATTTTTTATGTCAAAAACATCTAAAAAATTTTTAACTGTAATAACAGTAAGATAATTTTTTTGATGATTACAAAATCCAATTTTAAAATCACTATCCATATTATAATAGAACAGTACTTCTAAATTCCAATTATAATAAATTTCTCTAATTTCATAAAAACTTTTATTTATTATTACTCGTTCTTTTAATACCCAAGGCATGATGTTACATTCCTTCCCATATAACACGACATCGTTTTGTTAATTCTATTAATTCAGATTGATATTTATCTATAATTGGCATTAAATACTTTAGTTGTTTAGAATGTATATATGATAATTTGTTATTACAAACTGTAAAATCAATTTCCCCATAGCCTAAAATGTTTCTTTTTTCCTTTATATATGATTGTTTACAATCCACTTTGATAAGTAACTAACATTCTATAATAATCCATGATTTTGTTATAATTCTTTTCTACATAATTTTTAATTTCATCATAATAAATGTGTTTTTTATCATTGCTGTCTATATAAAATATGTTATCATCTAAACTATGTTTTAATACATATGTATATCTGTATTTATTTATTTTCAATGTGATGTGTTTTTTGTAGGTAAATTTTTCATAAACAATTTCAATTTGATAGTCATTGTAACTATCAAAAATATTCATTTTATTAATAGAACAAAAATTACCTTTTTTGTTTATTATAATTTTATTACTTTGAAATCGCCCCATAATTATCACATCCCAAAAGAATATACTAGTTTTTTCTGATTCGTTTCAGATTATGTTTATATATTTTTTTTGTAAATTTTATACATGATATTTAATTTGCCATCTGTTAAATCAAAATTCGCTTCACCACGTAATGTTTTAAATTTACAAGAACGTTCTGAATAGAACTTTGTAATTGGTTCGTTAATATGTAATGTTGAATTTTCAAATACACTAGTTTCTTGAATGTCAAAATGACCTAATTGAGATAAAAATCTGTATCTAAGTATTCTTGTTCATCATGATTAGTATAAATAGATATACCAATATTTGTATAATCTGATAAAGTAACCGATGTTTTATCCCAATTATCATTATAAAAATCTATATCCATTAAATTTTTCATTTTTCTATATCCCAAATTCAATTATTATATCTTTTTGTATATCTTTCTTAATTCTGTTATATTTTGATAAATAATTTGCTAATTCTATAGTTGCTCTTTTTAAATAAAATTGATATTCATCATCTGTGTACCATCCAATATATTCCATATCATTAAATAATGTTTTTATGTCACATTCTCCATACATGAAATTTAATGGTATGAAGCTTATTTGTAATTCACTTATATCTGATTGTTTTTCTTTGAAATATATTTTTTTATTATAAATTTCAAAATCATATTGATTTTTTTTGCCTTTAAAGTATAGATTAATAGTTATTTGCAAATTCCAAAATTCACTTTGTATTTTATACCATACAGTTTTCATTTTTATACTCCATATATCTTTACTAACTGCGTATAAACCATTTGTTGTTTTCATAAATTTGGTGATATATTTTTTTCTTCTACGAAATCTCAATTCATAACGTCTCGTTCATACATGGTTTCTAGTTCATTACATTCATCCATATATAATTCTTTAACCATAATTTACATTCCATTCATTAATATTTGACTTTCTTTTACTCTTTTGAATAAAATCCTGTTATATTTAAAAAATGGGTCATAATAATCGGCATAAATATCTTTACTTTCCATTTGTATATAGAATTTTTTATTATTACGATATAATTCTTGAATTAATTTCTGCGTAGCAATAATATATGCAGGTGTAATATCATCATATTTTAATACTATATGAATGAATTTATCATATTTGTTTTTAATGAATGTCATCATTTTAAAATTTTTATTTTCTTTTGTATCGTTATTGACAATATAATTGATTTTATATTTTTTTACTGTATCTCCTATTTTAGTTGACTGTAATTTTATATCTAACATTTCTCTCTCTCCTATTACATTAATTATATCATTTTTTGTCAACAATTTCAAGTATTTTTTGATTACTTTTTGTATATATGAAAAGGACACCTAATCATGGAGGTGTCCTTTTCATATTCCATTACTATATACCCAAAATTCTTTTATCTCTCTTTTTAAATCTTTTTTCATATCAGAAAAATCTTTTAATATCTTATTCATTCGTTCTTCTTTTTTATACCATATCGTTTGATATGTTTTTAAATATTTAATGCAATTTATATCCTCTATAACATATCCCAAACTATCTTCTCCATATCGAAATCCAAATTCTATTCCACAATTTTCTTTTCTGATACTAACAACCTTGTTTTGTGAAAATCGTAACCATAAAAATATACCGTTTTTATTCCATATTTTATAACTTTTATAATTAGGAACATATTTATTTAAATAATTGGTACAAGTAAGTTCATATCCCATCAAAGACTATCATCCCTTTTTTTATTGATTCAATATATTCTTTATATCCATGTAATCCTATTTGTTTTTCATACCTTAATAAGTTGTCATGATAGAATTGTTTGATTATTCCATTTATGTGATATATTTTGCTTATTAAAATGATATTTGCTATATGAAAATAATCCCATTCTTATATATAAGACTTTTTTGTCTTTTTGATTATAATCTATCGTATAATTTTGAATCCACCAATTTAATTCATATCTTTTTCTGGTTTTTATTAAATTTATTCTTAGTATACCATCATTTATATTAATTATTCTGTACTATTCAGGACGAATTACTTTTAAATGCTCATTGCGTGATATTTTTATTTTCATAATCCATTTACTCTCGTATACATATCTTTGCAATGATTATGGAATAGTTCTATATTGCTACGAATGATATTACACCATTCATTTCTTTTTTCTTTTATTCCTCTTTTAAAACAATCATTTAAATGAATACAATTATCCCTCGTTTCAATGGAAAATTTGTACCCATCTATTCCATCTATTACATCTATTCTTATATCAAATATCTGTAAAAAATTATTGTGAAAATAAAAGTATCCACTCCTATCTAATATTTTATATGTGATTGTCATTTTTATTTCATTATCTATTAGATAAAAGTTTTTATACCATATTTTTTTTGATAGATAATCGTTGACGGGTTTTTTGCTATTCTTTTTTAGTTCTATTTCCATGCCATTTCACCTTACGATATATTTGCTACGTTTTAATATTTCTATATTAGAAAAAAATTATAAACCACTTGTGTATACAATTAAATTTCCTAGAACATCAAGAGTTAAATATTTTCTGATGTATTGCGTTTGCTCTTTGTAGCCTACCAAAGTGTAAATTTTATACCCTTCATCTATCCGTAAGAAAGTGCTCTTGTTAAAAATCTCTTTTTCTTCGGTTTTATCAACTATCAAATAAAATTTTATTTCTAGGATATTTTGCAAGAAACTGCTTTTACCCGAATGGATTACAATTTTTAGTTTCCCTATATCTGTATCAATATAAATTTCACTTCGATAAAGCGTTCCTTCTTTCTGCATTAATTTATTCATTCCCCTTCACTCCTTTATATATACATATTATCACAATTTGTCAATATTTTCAAGTAAAAAATTGAATAGTAAAACCCTTATCAATTAGATAAGGGTTTTTGTTTGCCTATATGTAATGTTTAAAGGTAATTTATTGTAAAATGTTTTATATTCCTATTTGCTCATTGATGATAGCGTTTAATTTATCTTGGTTTAAAAATTGTAAAATGTTTTGTATGTTTTTTCTATATCTTGTTCCTTTGTTCCGTATATCTGTTTATTTACTAATCGTAAATAGTCAAATTCTATATTATTATAATTATATATATATCTAATATAGCTAAATTGACAGAACTTTGTACCTTCTATCGTAATAGTTATGTATACTTTGTAATTGAGTACAAAGATACATAAGGTTATATGGTAGTAATATTCTTTTGTTCTATATTCATATTCTCTAAATTTGGTTATATTATTTATTTTATTACTTGAATTATTCCATGACTTCTTAAATTCTATTTTATATGTTTTATATTGCTCCATTTTTACTTTCCTTTTTGGTATCTATTGTATATTTTCTCATAATTTATGTATAAATTTAACTTTTTGTCGGGAATTAAAATAATTTTTTGTATATTTATGCAACATTTAGTCTAAATCCTTATTTTTCAACGTTTTTGTTTTTAGATTAACTTTTTCCTATATATATAATAAAAAATTCTTAGCTCAATGTAAGTTTTTATCCGTAAAATTGTATTTTTACTGACTATATATTATAAAAATGTGATTTTTACCTGTATCTTTATAAGATTTTTGTGAAAATAATACTATTTTTGTAATGTTTTGGTAATTCATGCGCGTGCGCCCATATATTTTATTGGTTATTTGATGATTTGTTGATGAATTTAGCAATTTACTAATAGAATGAGTTGTTCATTGGCTTAATTAGTAATATTGTTCATCTAAATCAAGAATTAATTAGCATAAATTAGTGTAAATTTTTCGTTGTTGAAAAAATTTTGGGGCGAAATGCGCGGTATGATTATATTTATTTTTTCATTGGTACTTTTTTACATAATTTTTACATTGAAATATAAATTATTTATTTTTACGTAGTATACTTTTTTACATAATTTTTACATTGAAATATAAATAATGTATTTTTATATTGATTTATTTCACATTGAAATATGAATGAAGTATGGTTTTAATTTAACTGTTTTATTGTACCATTTAAATTATTTAATTTCATATTTATTTGGTATAATTGGAAAATATGTTATAATTGGAAAATATGTTATAATTGGAAAATATGTTATAATTGGGAAAATAAAGATTGTTTATGTTTATGTTAATTTCTTCTTCACATACTTCATATACATTATATAAAATTTATATCTTTATCCTAGATTTATTTATCGAAAACATATCTTGTTTGATACATCTGCATGAAGATGACTTTTATTTTGAAGAATAATTTTTTTAGTTACCATTTTTCTTTATATTACACTTTTTCTTGAAAACATTTTTATAAGGTTTATTTATTTTATTATGTATGCTTTTTTGATATAAATTTGAGTTATTTTATTGACACTTTGGTATAGATTACGTTTTCATCGTTGAAAATACTGAACAATTTTGACAGGGAATTTTTCTTAAAGATTTTTTCCGTTTTATTGGTATACAAGGATTATTTATGAATAATAAAAATACACGTTCATTTTAACGTGTATAATTTATATTTATCTTTAGTGTAAATATAATTGATGAATTTTATTTTCTTTATTTTCTAAAAGATTATATATATATATTTGTTCATAAATTATATATATTTATAATCCTTCTTCAGAAATTAATATATAGCAATAATCATTAATCTGTTGAATAAATGATTTAATCTGATTAAGGTCATTTTCTGATAAATGTTCTTTTTTATTAGTAGGGATAGATTGTAAAAATTGATATTGTAAAGTATCTAAAAGTGTATTATTATTTTCGATTTGGTAATAATTAACTCCGTGCAAAATATATCGTAATGAAGTAGATTGAGATTTTTGTTGTTCTATGAATTGAAATGCTTGTTTTTCATCTAGGATAATTTGCAAAGGCATAAATTGAGTTGGATTTTTGAAAAAAAATTTTTTAATAGAAATGTTATATAATGGTTTATTATTGTTATGTTTGACCGATTGAATATTTTTATAATCAGTAATCAGATTGATATTCAGATAGTAATGGCAAAAGAAAATATGTAATCTATAATTTGGTGATGATGATGGATAATAAGCGTGCATGATTAATAAACCTCATTTATGATAAATCATTATAAACCTCTCACATAGGAAAGATTATTTCTAGTTTTATGAAAGATAATAGGTAATGTTTGCAGTAAATTTTGTTTTAGATTTGTATAAATATAGTTATCTTGAACATTTGTTATAATACGTTTGGATAGTGAATTAAAATTATGATTAAATTTCATAGGAACATAGTCCACATAAATTAATTCATTTTGATTGTTTAAATGTGTAATATAAATATCTAATGATGGGTTAGGAATAGTTAAGGTAATGTATAAATCGGATTGATTATTTACTACATTCAATTGTTTTTTATGTTGAAAATACCCTTGTTTCAATGCAAAATCATTGGCAGTAAAACAAAGATTATAAGTAAGTAAATATGTATTTTCATTTATTGATGGATAAGATAATGGGAAAGAAAAAGGATATGTATAATCGAATTGACTATGAATATAAGTCATTGGTAGTTCACCTTCTTTACATACCATCATATAATGCGTGGGTAGACTGCATGATATGAATAATATATTTGTTGTAGACATTAAGATAACTTTTTAATAAAAGATAACTTTTTAATAAATGTTCAATAAAAGTATCTGTTGTATACTTATAAATAATATTATTGATAAAAAGATTTGTTTTATGGTTTGGCATATTCGGGAAAAATTTTTTCAATTGTTTTGTAATATGATTGTAATCTAGGTCAATACAAAAGGTGATTTGGCATAAATTATCAGTATTACCTGTTTTTTTATTTGTGGATTGAATAGTTGTATTCACATCAAAATATTTTCTTAATTTATGAAAATTATAAAATTGTAACTGATTTTTTACATGATAAAAAGAAAACTTTAATGTAATACTATTTTGATAAAGGCTTTTATTGTTATGATTTTTATGGTAATTAGCAGAATTGATATTATCATATATAATTATCTGATAATCTTCATAATACGTATTATCGGATATATGAAAATTTTGTTTCATATATAAACTTGTATTTGTCTGCTCATTAGTCATAATATAATGATAACATAACAGTTCTTTTGCCACGGACGGTTTATGATAATGATATAACTGTTGTCGATAAATAGATAACTGTTTATCTTTAAAGTATGAATTGTATTCAGGTATCATTTTTATACTCCGAAATAATGAATGTATTCTACTTCTGTAAAGGGGTTGATATATTCATACATGAGTTTATTTATGTTTTTTAAAATACGATTATATTTTTTTTGATTGAGTCTTGTTTTGAATATTTCCAAATGTTCATCAGGGACAAAATACAATGATAGATTTCTTGATGTTTGTTGATAAGCAGATACCATATTCTTAATCAAAAAATGGTTTAAATAAGTATAATTTTTAGAACATAGTTCTTTACTTGCAAAAAAAGAATAATTATAATTATTGCTATAGCGTTGTGCAGTCAATTCGTCGGTAATATCCATAAATTCTATACTCACAAAAACCTGTTTTTTATTTGTAATCTCAAATTCTATTTTGAAACGAAATATATCATAATTGAATGTGCATTTGCATGATATACGATTTAGCAGATTAACAAAAATAGGGGCTTGTTTTATTTGTTTTGGAATAGGAATATCATATACAATTGTTACATTGGAAAGATTTTTGTATTGATTGATATGATAAATACTAGAATAGAACGCACGATTGACGCGCTTTTTTTCTTTATTAATGGGAAATTTTGGCAGGATTGCGTTTTTCATATATTTCACCTTCTTATATATTATAGGTAAAGTATATCATATTTTGTTATTATTTGTCAATATTTTTAAATATATTTTTTAAATAAAAATCCTCTATCTATGATAGAGGATTTAAAATTCATTGGTTTAATCTCCGTCCCAAATCCCATCAGGACGCATTTCTGCCATTGTTTTCAGTTGGATAAGTGCGCGTTTTGCGTTCCCTTCTGTAGCATCCCAATAATTATTAGATACATCATCATTTAGATTGTTGATAGCATTGGTTAGAATTGGAATAGACTGTGCGCCTGTTTTTCCATAAATGGAACGGATACCTTTTTCCCCTAGTACATTATCCTTGTAATAATGCTTACTGTAATTGTACGTTACATTTAGGTACAGTTCTGTCGTTCCATTGATTGCATACATCCCCCCACGCATAAAGTGAGGATGGTCTACATTCAATACTTCATGCGTAATCGGGTCTGTCAGTCTAATATCATAACTCATTGTTTATTCTCCCCTTTCATACTTTTACTTCATAATACCACCATTTTTTCTATTTGTCAATATGGAATATCCAGATATTTGTCAATATGTAATATCAAGATATTTGTCAATATGTAATATCAAGATATTTGTCAATATGTATTTTTATATATCATAAGTATTTATAAAAATATTTTTAGTCTGATATATTTTATTTTATTATTAGAAAAGTGTATAATATGAATTATTTTTCAAAAGGAATAGAGGGAAGTTCCCTTAATCCTGTATTACAGAAAAATAGTATGTACTGATATATGGGAACAAAGTGCTTGCTATTTGTTTTTATATGCAGATATATACATCTTTCCCATATGCTTTTCTCTATCCTCCTATATATTTAATATAAAGTACCGTGATGAAAGCTACCTTTTATTAGGTAGCTTTTTTATTCTCTCAAAAAAAGGTCTAAAAAATTTTTTGAAAAATTTTTAAAATAGGATTTTTTCATTTCCATTTTTGGTTTTTTATTTATTGTAACATTTGTCCTATATTCTAACATGAGTCACGTTATTATGCTATACTAATGTTTGTTTTTCAAAAAAAGGTCTAAAATTTTTTTGAAAAATTTTTAAAATAGGATTTTTTCATTTTGGTTTTTGGTTTTTACCTATGGAAATTTATCGTTGTTATTTTCTATGGAATAATGCTCAAAAAAAAGGTTTAAAATTTTTTTGAAAAATTTTTAAAATAGGATTTTTTCATTTTGGTTTTTGGTTTTGACCTATATAGAAATATGGTTTTCTATTGTGTGGTTCAATGTTATTTGCAGACTTTTTATTTATCTTGTTGATATTCTAGGATATTATCAAAAAAAAAGTAAAAAATTATATATAAAATTTAAGCGGTGGGTTCAACATTAAAACCCCTTTAAAATAGCCTAAAATCTTCATTAAAAATTGCACGGTTTTAGAATATGGTTTATTAAAAAATACTAAGAAAAATAATTGTTTTGAAGTGGAAAATTTAATAAACTAATATAAAATTTAAAATAATTTAATTTGACAAGAAAAACCCCGTCCGAATGATAAAACATTTTACAGAATTACAAGATATTCTGTCAAAATTGTAAAATGTTTTATCAAAAAGCGGTAAAAATTAAAATATAGATTGATTGACGTTAAAATTTGTTAAGAATATAAACAAAAAACGGTTAAATTGCCATGAAAACAAAAAAAATTAAAAAATTAGAACATTAAAAACAATAATTTCGTTAATAAAAACAATAAAATTTTTAATAAAAAAGTTATTGACAAAATCACTAGTACATGATATACTATATACAGAGTTAAGGGAAAGGACAATCGTCCGATAGTTCAAAACAGGAGGAATAAAAAATGGAAACGATGAACGCACAGGTACAGGTCAATGTAGCTAACGAGCTTGCTATGGAGCTTGACAAAATCCGTAGCGCGAAAAAGGAACTCGCACGTCGCGAGAAGGAACTTATTTCTAAGTTCTATGAAGCAGGTATTCTGCATGATAACTACGAGCAGGAAGAAGTCACGACGGATAACGTCGTTATCCGCAAAATCCCTGCCTTGTCGGGCAAACGCTATGACGTAGACAAGGCGCGTGCGCTTGCAGATAGCCTTGCTATCAGTCGCAAAGAGCTTGTCAATCGTGAATGGAAATTCACGGTCAACGAGGAAAAGCTAAACGAGCTTGTGAGTGAAGGGAAGATTAGCGAGGAAGTAAAAGATAGCCTTGCAATCAAGGCAAACCGCATTAAAGTAGACGTAAAATAATCCACCAACAGGCAGGGAGAAAAACTCCCTGCCTTTATTTTTTTTGTAATGTATTCTAATCAGATTTTAAGGTTGATTGACCATTTGTAAAATGTTTTATAATTATAAACTGAATTGAAATAAAACATTTTACAGTATATAACCGCCGCCGAGCTATACACTATTTTAGCGAATTGTAAAATGTTTTATACATAGCGAGGTTTTTATGTATACATGTATACATAAAAAATCTTTTGATTTATGGTTGACAAGTAAATATAGGTGTGCTACAATATACTTGTAAGGTTGATAGAGAGACACCTTACAGAAACGGTTTAAGTATATAGGAGGAAACAATCATGGAAAACATGGAACTGAAACAGAACATTGTCAATGCTATTGAAACACTTGAAGAAGTTGAAGGGATTTCTTTGGAGGTGTGTGGGTCATGGCTATGGGTTGATGGTGATACCAAGCCTGTAAAGGATTTGATTAAATCCGTAGGTGGTAGATGGGCAGCAAAGAAGAAAAAATGGTATATCCGTCCTGAAGGGGCTAAATGGTTTCATAGGAAAGAGCAGGACATGGAACGTATTCGTGAAGGATACGGAAGTGTCATGGTAAAAGAAGTCTAAAGACTTCATACAGGCAGGTGGAAAAATCCACCTGCTTTTATTTTTTGTAATGTATTCTAATCAGATTTTAAGGTTGATTGACCATTTGTAAAATGTTTTATTGTGAAAATTGATACAACAATAAAACATTTTACAAATATAGTTTATCTGTTTTTGTAAAATGTTTTATGATGTATAACTAGATGAATTTTTATAATATATTCTAATCTAATTTTAAAATTGATTGACAATGCGACAATTTTTTAATTAATCTTTTAGCAAAAAATATATAAAACATATTGACAAAAACAATATAGTAGTCTATAATGTATAGTGTAAGGTCAAGGAACAGAGTAAAGTGATAGGAGGAATTGTCATGAAGTACGTAGTGATTAAATTTAAAGAGATGCAGAAGATTCTGCGGAACAATGGGTATACCTTAGATAGATATAATGGAGACCATTATATCTATGTGAAAAGAGGTACTAATCATATCTCTATTAATAGGGAACTTAATCCTATGGTCGCTAGGCGGTTGATTAAGGAGAACAATCTGATTGTTGAATAAAACAATCACAGAGGGCGAAAGCCCTCTTTTAATTTATCTTAAAATTTGATTAGACAAATTTTAAGATAAATTAGCTATTTGTAAAATGTTTTATAAAGTTATCAGTTTTCAAAATAAAACATTTTCCAATTTATTGGATAGGCAATTTTGTAATGTAAAATGTTTTATTACTCACGAATTGTACATAAACTATCTATATAATGAAAAAAAATTTTTTCAAAAAAATAAAAAAAGTATTGACAAACATATGCAGGTTTGATATACTTAAACTGTCGAAAGGCGATAGAGAGAAATCGCCTTTAGGGTTTATAAGATTTATGGAGGTATACTATTATGTTTACTGTTACTAACATTCTCACGGTCGCTTTTAATCAGATTGCCAAAAATGGCTATATCAAAAAGACAGTCGTTGATGGGGAACGTTGGGTGCGCCGTTATGGTCGTAACACGCTCGTTCCGAATTATGTAGAGCAGGAGGGAAACACCTGCCGTGCTACGTTGAATGCACTCAAAGCAGGTGATGTATCGTCTGATGAGACACTTGCGCAATCGTGCATTAGCACGTATCGTGCGTTTGTGGAGAAGAATCCAAATGATTTTGGGGAGCGTATGCTTTCCCTGCTTGCCAAAAGCGAACTTGACGAAGCAGATGTAATGCAGGTAGCTTTTGTACCTGTATTCTACTTCAAACAGAAAAAGCACGATGAAGCCATTCGTGCTCGTGAAGAAGAACGCAAGGAATTCAACAATAGCCTTGCAGGTGGTTTCTTTGCAGAAGTAGGTGAGAAAATTAGTACGTCCGTTACCCTTATCAAACAGGGTGGTTTTGATGGCGCGTATGGATACACACATATCTATACATTCCTTTCGGAAGATAAACACGTTCTCGTGTGGTTTAGCACGAAAGATATTGATGTAGAAGTCGGTCAAATTGTCAATATTTGTGGTACAGTCAAAGGTCACAAAGAGTATAATGGTACGAAGCAGACCATTATCACTCGTTGCAAGGTTAGCGAATAACCTTGCAAGAAGTTAGAGGGTTGAAAAAACCCTCTTTTTTTTTGTGTCTAAAATCGTTTCTAAGCGCGTTTAATTAGCAAGGGTATATAATCATACCTGTTTTGATTTTTAGACAGTCAGAAACGATTTTAGCGTGTGTGAGCGTGATATATAGCACGTAGTTTATCCACCATCAGACACGATGGATTGATTCGATAAAAACATTATGTATATTTACATAAAACATTTTACAATTTGCATAAAACAGTTTTTTTGTAAAATGTTTTATTTACGATAACTGCTACGGTTTGTAAAATGTTTTATCTATTCACACCTGCCAAAAAAATTTTCAATTTTTATAAAAAACCTATTGACAAAAGCCTGTAAAAGAGTATAATAATAAGTGTCAAGGGGATAGAGAAACCCAAGACAAACGGTTCAAAGGTGATTGAAAGGATTGTGATTACAATGGCACTCAAAAGATTTACCTATGAAAATAAGGTTATGACGAAAATGCTCCATGAAGTTCTTACGGACGCGAAAAACGTCGGAATTGACTTTATCAAATTGGCGGAATTGCCAATTGATTTGAAGGTGTATCGCTCTAGTTGCGGTCGCCGCGCTATCGCTATGGCATTTAAGACATTCGATAAAGAGTGTCACCGCAAGATGTTTAAAATCGTCTTTTCAGATGAATATGCAAAGAAACTTACAGGCCAGCATGGTAAAACCGTTCTCATGCACGAATTGGTTCACACATTGCCAAAATGCTTTAATCACGGCATGGAATTTAAGGCATGGGCAAGAAAAATCAATCGTCTCCTGCCAGGCTACAATGTTGATACTTCCTGCCGGGGGGAGGAATGGGAAGCGGTTTGTGAAATCATGGATGGGAAACGAATTGATGAACCGCGAAAGGTTATCAAAAATGAGCCTGTAAAACCAATTGAGCGTAAATTCGATAATGGGATGAGAACCTTTATCGGTTCGATTACAATGAAAAATGGTAAGGTTAAAGTCGTTGCGTTGAAAAACGCGCTTATCAAATGGATTGACGCAAAAGAATTTGAAAAAGCACGTCAAGCGAAAATGATTGCGCCTAGCGCGTTTGAGCAAGCTATGAATATGGCAGGTATGAAGAAACGTGCAAAAGCGTTTGCCAATTACAAAGGATAATGACGAAAGGAAGGGAATAAAATCCCTTCCTTTTTTGTTTTCTATACTATCAGAAATCATCTCTAGCAGGTGTTTATCTATGATTAGGTATTCTGATACCTGTTAGCATTTTGAAATGACATACAAACAAAATAGGATGTAATAATCATTGTTACAAAATTGTGCAAGATAAAACATTTTACATTTTATGATTATGGATTGAAAATTTGTAAAATGTTTTATCTTTGATTGCATACGCATATAGTATACATTTTTAGAAAAAGTTTTTTCTTGTATACATATAAAAACTATTGACATTGATACTAAAAAGAGTATAATAGTAAGTGTCAAAGGGAAATGGTTCAAACAAATGGAGGTTTTAGAAATGGAGTATGCAATCGGTTATATGGCATTTGCTATCGTTGTTTGTAGAACATGGAATGACTTTGTGAATATATTCTAAAATCCGTTCACAAAAAAATCACCAAGCGATAAAAAAGTGCTTGACATTCTTCTCAAAGCGAGTATAATATAAAGTGTAAGGAACAAGAGAAAATGGATGATGCAATTGTAATTCTCAACAACTATATAAGAACAAAAATTAGAAGAAAACTAAGGAAGGAAAAATTATGTTTGAGCAAAGAAAAAATATTCGAGATTTTGTAAATCGACTTATAGAAGGTTTCCCAGAAAGCAAAAATCCTAAATGGAGATATATTTTATTCTTTAAAGATTCTATTAATGGCTTTGCATTTTCAGCACCTTATCTTGACAAAAGAGAATGTCATGGACGAGTTATTCTTAACATCCCTCAAATATCGAATCTTTGTAAAGGAGACGGGAAAAGATTTGCTAGTTTTTTATTAATGAACTTGTACCATGAAACACAACACACATATCAATTTGATTATATGAAAGAAAACAAATTAGATATAAGAAATTGTTTACTAAAACATCAAGAAAAATTAGAAAAACAAGCTATTGAAGCTATGAATAATCTAAAATATGATTTTGATTTTTCATATCTTTAATTTGAGGGAAAATGTTTACTGTAATAAGTACGGTTCTGCCAGAACAGATACATTAGGGGATGAGAAATCATCCCCTAATTTTATTGTCTAATTTTTATATAAGGTAATTTTAATCTAGGTTGATTGACTTTAATTTATTTTTAATTATTGAAATGTTGTAAAATGTTTTATCTTAATTCATCAATAAAAATTTTTCAAAAAAATATACAAAACATGTTGACAAATAATTTACATAGTGCTATACTATATTTGTAAGGTTGATAGAGATAAAATAAATGGAGGTAATCATTATGGTACTGACAGAAAAAGATGTATGGGATATTTTAGAACATGGTCGAATTCGTAATATGCCCGAAAAGACGTTTATTGGAGGTCTTACTCAACCCGATGGACAATCGTTTCCGATTGATGTATTAGACACAGGATGGGCAGGTTGCCGTTTTCATTTAGAAACTGAATTATTGAAAGCGTTAGGTGGTATTGAATTTTGGTTAGTTATTGATAAGGGAAATTGGGAGGAGTGATTTAATCAGATGGGGAGTACTCCCCATCTTTTTTAATATAAAATATTAAAACATTTTACAATTTTTGTTCGGTATAATTTTTGTAAAATGTTTTATGGCTTGACTATATGATTTTGTATATAAGATACATAAAAAAAGTATTGACAATGATAGCGCAGTATGTTATTATAAAGACAGTTAAGCGGTCACAATCATTATTAAACACAAAAAATTTCAAAAAAAATAATAAAAAAATTCTTGACAAAATAACATATATATGATATACTAAAGTCAAGAAATGAGAGATATGGTTCACAAGAAAGGAAGTAATTACAATGAAATTCGCAGACGTTAAAGTTTACAACATGACCTCCCACAACACGGAACGTGAAGTTCCGAATCAGTTTAAAATCCATGCCAATGGTGGTGTATATTTTCAGAGTTACAATACGGTTATTGCTTTTGTAAAGGATAATCACGTATCAATCATTCGTGGTGGTCTTGACTACTCTACGACTACAAACAAATGGTTGTATCAGTTCTTAGAGGAAGAAGCAGGGTTATGGCAATTGAATAAACGCAAGGTTTCCAAAATGATGGAAAGCGGTGAGATTGAAACTGTGGAGTAAAATTCACATAGGGAGGGCGGAAGCCCTCTTTTTATTTGCCTTAAATTTTTTCTAATTAAATTTTAAGGTTGATTGACTATTGTAATAAATTGATTTTTGTAAAATGTTTTATTCACTATACCTACTGAAAAATTTTTCAAAAAATATAAAAAAGTTCTTGACATACATAATATTATATGGTATACTGTTTACAGAGATAAGGAAATAGACAAATTCAGGAGGTAATTGAAATGTACTACTACGTTAAAGAAGTTGCGTCTCGTGATGGGAAATTCAGAGGAAAAGAGGATATTAAAATCCGTAAATTCAAAACTTACGCAAGAGCGCAGATTGCATTTAACAAGAGCGCAAATGCTTTGCGTGAAATGATGGATAAAGCCCTTGCGAATGGCGCAGATTTTACGAAAGATGATAATAATGTAAGTCTGTTGATGTATTACAGTAACCGTTCGTATAGAAGGTTTGGCGTTACACTTTATAAGCATTAAAAAATACCTGCTAGAAACATAATCTAGCAGGTATTTTTTTTGTAATGTATTCTAATAAAGTTTTAATCTAGGTTGATTGACTATTGTAAAATGTTTTATCAAATATCAAAATGTGAGCATAAAACATTTTACAGAAACACAAAAGTAAAAAAATACGTATGAATCATTCATACGTATTTGATATTTACATAGCGTTTTCTGCCATAGCCCAATATAACTGATATTCAATATCATATTTACCTGCATTGTGAGTAATTTTCTTGCCTTTTAGATAATACGTTACATATACATTATCATCAAATTTATAATGTACCATTTCCATTTTAACAGGGATACGATGGGAATAGTTATCCATAATGACCATAGTTCCAATATGCTTACATGGGATAATATATCCTTTGTAAATCTCATGCTTACGTCCTGCCTTGTCTTTATACACCCTTACTTTAACCACATCATTCTCTAGTGCTAAGTACTGATTATTTACTGTATCAGATACAAGCAGGTAATTTGTGTTACCATTGACGTATTGTGTTTGGTATGGTTTTATGTTTGCAAAGGCAATAGAAGAATAAAACAACAACATAAGCGTAAGCATAACAATCTTTTTCATTTTATAAAACCTCCATATTAAACCGTTTTGATAAATGTATATTCTGTTACATTTACTTCTCCTTTAGGAATATCGTTCAATTTCTCTAGCATAGCATTGTGCTTAATGCGTCTCTTGCTAGGATTTGTCAACGCTTCAATCTCTTTCATATTGCGCTTATCCCTGCTTGTAGGGAAAGACACAATAAGTTCCCCCATTACATTAAATGTGATAGTTTCTTGACTTTTATCAAAGTCATAGCTTGTCACATTCGGACAATCAATCATACCATACCTAATTTCACCCTGCATGAGATATTTTGCCATATACTGATAATAGGTATCAGTAGGGTTATCTTCACGATGAGACAAAATGTAATTATGGATATTTTTTGTTACCGTTCCTTTTACATGAAAAAGGAAGTTTGTATTGTCTACATTTTTGAAAATATCGTCATTGTACATTTTAATCTTTCCTTTCTGCTATTTATATATAAAGTATACCATAAAAATGGATATTTGTCAATATAAATTATATAATAAAAGGCACGATGTTTTTACGCATCGTGCTTTTTTTGTTAATTCATTTCTTCCGCAGACCCTTCAATCACGGCAGGGTCATCTGATTCTGAAATATGAAAGTCTGAATTTGGAATTTCATCCAACTTATCCCATGCAATGGATTCTGCTTCTTCAGCACTTTCCGCTTCTATTTCCACAACTGCAAAGGCAGGAAGTTCAACGACAACATTATACTTTTTCATCCTAATCATGTCCTTTCTTTTGATGGGTTGTTTTTCAATTTCTGTATTTATTATAGCGCACAATTCGCAATTTGTCAATAGGTTTTTTATATTTTTTGATAAATTTAACCGAATAAAATGTGATAAATATTCGTATAAAACATTTTACAAAAATTGTTTGTATGTGGATTGTAAAATGTTTTATTTTAATATGCAAATAAAAAGGACGGATATTCAATATCCGTCCCAAAGAGGATTATTCGTCCTCGTCATCACCATCAAACAGAGTGTCCCAACATTCCGCGCCCGTCCCGCTAATAAGCACCTCGCGCTCGTCAGCACCGTTCATTCCCATTCGATATATGCGACACTCCCGCGCTTTTTAAGCACGAGCTTTTCATCGTGTTCAATCGCTATGTAAATCGGATTTGAAGAAAATAAGTATGCGTCAGGAATCTTATCCGTTGGTTCTACGTCCTGAATCTTTAAGACAAGAAACTCGTCGTTTCCATTGTCTCGATTCGCATTCCTTGTATCGAAGCTGGCCTTGGTTATGGCGCAACGCTCATAACCATCTCCGCCGGAACGGATTTCTTCCACATCCATATCACAGAGAAAATTTTCGATGGCAGTTTCAACCTCGTCTTGCTTTCTCCAGTCTCCGCGCTGGAACGCTCCGAAGAGGTCTTTGTCGAATACGAATGTAAGTTTCTTCATGTCACTTGACAACATAGTACATACCTCCTGTGAACTATCTCTTGTTCCCTTCGACACTTATATAATAGCATACTACGGAAAGTTTGTCAACACTTTTTTTATAAAAAATGCAAAAAAAATTTGCATCAACGTATGAAATTTGTCAGACATTTTACATCTAAAACCTTCAAAAAACATTCCTTTCTACTAAATTGAATGTTTTCTCTACCAATATATTATCAAATAATGTGTACCAATATTTTTTGTATCAAAAATGTCTGAAAATTGTTTATGCTATAAAAAGCCTTGCGATTATCATATCGCAAGGCTTCTCTTTATTCTAAATAAATATATATATATGAATTACTTAGCCCATTGGAATCATGTCCCTTCTATATGGATTGAAACCTAGCTTTTCTTGAACCATCGTGGTTAACATTTCTAAATAACAATAATAATATATATGTTCTCACTCGCTAGAGTTTATTCAGCTTTTTCTTCATTCTGCTCACTTCCTTTCCCCTTGGATTGATTATATTGTATCATAACTGAACTACTTTGTCAACAGTTTTTTAAATTTTTTTCTTTAAGGTATCAACATCATAAACAGTTCCGTTCAATTGTTTCATTTCCTTATCTCTGATTATATGATACCACACACAAAACAATTTGTCAACACTTTTTTATAAAAAATGCAATTTTTTTGACCATAAAACATTTTACAATTTATAAAAACAGAATTTTTGTAAAATGTTTTATTTTGTTTCAATAACAAAAAAAAGAGAGTTTCCCCTCTTTTTCATTAAATACACCCACCACAAGAGCCATAAATCCAATCACAATCGCTAATTGCGTCATACAGTTCTTCATACTGTGAAGAATCAATAGGAAGTGATTTGACCCATTGATTCTTAGCCAACCATGCGTCAAATGGTAATCCCTGATGTACTGTTTCCCATACATCTACCCAATCTTCAAAATGCCATTGTTGATAATCGTTCTCCGTATTCATAGGAGAACCCTGCAAGTCAACAGGGATACAGTCAGAAACATCATTACCATTGATGGTAATGACCCAACGACCTGAACACAAGCAAGGATATGAGCCGGTCCATTCAACTTTGATTTCCTTTTTCATTATGTATCAGCCCTTTCAATTTGCTTAACCTTATGTATTAAATATAACACAGAATATACATTTTGTCAACATTTTTTTATTGACGAAATAAAAATTTTTGTATTTATAGCACTACGTTCAAAACATCATACGCATAAAACACATGGTCTAAATCACTTTATTTTTGTCTCTAAGGTGATTTAATTATAAAATAGGTATAGCTATATGCACTGATAAATAAAATCGCTTATACGCGAAATAGGAAGCAACTAAAGTAATTACACAACTTTCACAAAATTCATTTTGTAAAATGTTTTATATATGAATAATGATAAAGAGGTGAGATTTTTATTCTCACCTCTTTATCATTTTCTTTAATCGTCAATATCAGGAATTTCTGATGTATCCTCTCCCATTTCGTCAAGTTCGTCAATCAAATCATCATATTCGCTTGACAGTTCATTAAGTTCATCGTTAAAATCGTCGAAAGAACTATAGTTTTCACGATTTTCCATGAGATAATCGTTATCAATATCGTCACCGAATTGGTTAATCACATCCCACGCGCAACCGCTATGTGCGTTACCATATCCATCAAACCAAAAATACTCGTCACCTGTCCGAAAGTCATTTCCGATACGGTCAACGATTTCCGTAGGCGAAAGACCTTCCATAAGTTCATCAAATGAACTCATGTATTCAGGATGTTCATAGGAATTGTCGTTACAATAATCAATGATAATTCCAATCTTGATGTCATCGTCAAGGTTATCGAAAACATCATTAATATTTTCGATTTTGTTCTGATACTCATTACGAATTTCTTCAAGGCGGTTCATGATTTCTTCTTTCGACATTTTAATCATCTCCATTTAGTAAACCTTTTGTTTCTCTCTATGGTTATATAGTACCATATCTGATTTCGTTTGTCAAGAAGTTTTTTATATTTTTTTGATTTTGATTTTTGTACTTTTTTCTCTTGACACTTATATAGTATCATATATGTATAACTATGTCAAGATATTTTTTATATTTTTTTCTATAATAAAACATTTTACAAAAATTATAATATATAAAATTGTAAAATGTTTTATCTCTATATATAGAAAAAAGCAGGGATTTCCCTGCTTTTTTTCTTATTCTCCCATTTGTTCCCAAATATCACGCTTTACCATTTCATCTTGAACTTCGGCATAGTTTATATCTTGTTCCAAATCACGCTCTGTTACGGGCTTATCATAATTATAGCAGAACATTACACCTCTTTTCAAATAATGAATGTATTCGCTATGAATATTATAGCGAAACCAATAATCACCTTCACCTGTGAATTTACAGAAAACATAATCCGCAAACACTTGACCATTATAACGGTCATAATGAATTTCAACTGCCGTAGCACCGAAAACCTTCATGCTATTCATCATTTCAACCGCTTTTTTTAAACCCTTCATTTTGAAAACCTCCTATTAACGAACCATTTCCTTAACTCTGATATTAGTATAGCATGTATTGATATATTTGTCAATAACTTTTTTATATTTTTTTTTGATAATAAAACATTTTACAAAAAACACATAAAACGCAATAATGTAAAATGTTTTATGATAATATATCAAAAAAAGAGGAATTTAATTATCCCTCCTGTTGGTTAATCCATATAAAACTCTTTACTACCGCAAGTGCAAGTGTAATTTTTTGCACCATTTCTCATAACCGCTTTGACAAATTTTGACATTTTATGATAACGCCACGTAGCACCACACTTAGCACAATGGCAAACATAGGTTTTACGATTAACATTGGCTTTTACAACCTCTCTTACGCTATCATATGCTTCTTTTGACGCATACGTGCCAATTTTTGTTCCGTAAATACGGTTTACCCTACGTGCCATTTCTTGAAACTTTGCGCCATGATGATTCATTTTACAATATGGCATAGCATGAATTAGCTCATGTAAAAGAGTTTCCTTAATAGCTTCTTTGCTACCCTCTTTTACAAGGATATTAGAAATCTCAATGGTAGCCGTTTTCATTCTGTAGTTACAGGAACAAGTACCATATACCTTATATTTTCTTGCATTGAATTTAACAGAAATCGGATAAACAGAAAACCCATATTCAATCAATTCTTCTCTATATGCGTAAAGCATATCAACAATTTTCTGTTTTTGTTCATTCGCAATTTCCGTAACCATTTTTTGAAACCTCCTAAATTTGAACCATTTGTTTCTCTATGCTTATATACTACCACAAATTGATAATTTTGTCAACAGTTTTTTTATAAGCAAATTTCGTGCTTAAAACATTTTACAAAAAAACGTATTGACGAATAAATGTAAAATGTTTTATTTCGATATATCAAAAAGAGGAAGGGTAAAATCTCCCTCTTTTCTTTTATCCCATAGCGGGATTTTCCTTTTTGAACTCTCTATAGTTCAGATGGAAAACATTTGAAACACTATCCACAAGCGTTTTGCGGATATTCACGAATAATGTTTCAATACGCAAGTGTTTTGCAAGGTGCTTGTAAATATAGCCATTTTTCGTCTGCCAACGCATAACAAGACGAACGGCATCCTTGCCATTGTCACGCATTTTATTCGTGCGTTTATCCACCGCGCTATAGATTAAAATATCCACAACGGGATTTTTTGTTTTCATTTTATAGACATATTCATACGTTTCTGTTTCTGGAACAAAATTCCCGATGTAGGCAAGATGATAAGCATCTGCCATTTTACGCATGGTCTGTACAAACTGTGCTTTTGTGTATCGTGTGTATTTCGTAGTCATGATGTATTTCCTCCTGTATTTCAAACCGTGTTTCTCTCTATGGTTATATATTACCATAGAACGGATATTTTGTCAATAGGTTTTTTATAAAAAATATCTTTTTATAAAACATTTTACAAATCCATACAAATAAAAAAAGCAGATACATAAGCATTTGCCACAAATCAAACCCAACGTTTAAGCTCACGCTTTACATCCCTCTCGCGCTTCTGAGCGCGCTTATCGGGAATAACCTTGCAAGCATACTGATTACTTGCAAGACTAGCAAGCGTAGAACTTGCATGGTGAACTTTATGGTGGGCATTTGCTTTTTCAATCTTCGTCATCTTAAATCTACCTCCAAAGTGTTTAACCTTTTGTTTTTCTCTATGGTTATATATTATCACATCTTACACGTATTGTCAAGTATTTTTTTATACTTTTGTTGATAATAAAACATTTTACAAATTTGTGTAAATTGATTTTTGTAAAATGTTTTATGTTTAGTATATCAAAAAGAGGTGGAATATTCCACCTCTTCGTTAGAAATATTGTAATTACTGATAAAGTTTGTACACACATGTTTCATCCATAATTTTCATAAGCTCATGGAAATTACCGTCAATCTCGTCAAATTCTGAGATAACTTCCTGCATACCACAGGAATGACCTCTGTCGTATGCAATAGAGAAAAGGTGGTCAAAAATCTTACGTCCGTTAGGAAAATCCTTGGCATAAGATTGCTGATATACCTTTTCACAAAGTTCGGCTTCGATGAGATTCAGTTCCTCACGCTCCTTCTTTTGCAGTTCTTTATACTCTGCTTTAAGCTGTTCCGAATATTTTTCTTTTCTTTCGGTAAGCTCTTTGATTGTTCCCGTTTGGGTTTCATCAAATTCTTTTAGCTTTTTATCAGAAAAATTTCGAAAAGAACTGGGATATTTCCAATGGATTTGATTATAAGACTCTTCGTATTTTTTTACTTCTTCAAACATATTCATGTTTCATTACCTCCATTCAAAACAATCAATAACCAATTTTGAAAACTGTTTCTCCGTCTTGCCAATCTTCTTCCTTGATTACAAAGCCTTCTCCAATCAAGAAGGCTTTTGCAAATTCGCCTTTTTCTAAAGGAATTTCAATTAAGGCTTCGAAATCACCATCCATTAAAGAATCTTCAATTTGTTCAACGATTTCTCTTTTTGTTCCCTCGTCAAGTTTCCCAGCTTTTTCTTTCATCAAAGAGACTGTTTCTTGATGATACTTTTCGGCTAATGTCATGAAAATCCTCTCCTTTGTAGAACCTGTTGTTTTCTCTATGGTTATATATTATCATACTATAATCTATTTGTCAATACTTTTTATATAAAAATTTTATTCAGTTCAATTATAGTTTTTCAGTAACATAGTTATTCTAGTCATTGTATCAGTTACTTTTTGTTTTTGCTTATTGTTCATTGAATGATATTTTTTGAAAAATTTTTCCTCTCTCTTTTTTTCAAATTCAAACCCTTCACGATACTTTGGTATTTTTTTTAATTCATCAAATGAATAACTTTGTAGCTTACAAATTGTATCCTTTGTATCTTGTGTAATATTTTTATTGTACCTACATTCTTCAATTTTATCATGGATAACACTAGAATGATAACTAATCTTATTGATATAAAATGTCATTTCATTACGAAATATTTTTTGTCTATCCATATCTTCATGAATATAATCTAAAATACCACAATAATATGCCATAGCATTTATATCAGAATAGCAATTATCCATAAGTTCTTTACTCATAGCATCCATGATAAAAACCCTTTCAATTAATCCATTTGATTTACTTTTTTAGTTAATTCAGTTTTGGCAAACGAATATCCTTTTTTGAAATTTGTTTCCTTATTCAACATATCCGATATTACCAATTCATCAATAGTTGACTTTTTGATACAATCAATCTCTTTTCTCATTGTATCAGAAAATACACTTTCATCATATCCATTATACGAAAGTAGACTGTTCTTGTAATTATTCAGTTTTTTATTCATCCTCGTTTTCATTTTATTTTGAGACACAAGCTCTTTTCGTTTCCCTTCACGACCATTATATACCTTTGTTAGATATTTGTACTGACCTAAATCAAAACGAAAATCATTTACCATTTCATATACAATTTTTACCAAATCTGTATTAGTCATTTTGAACAACTCCCTTCTTGTTTCAATATAAGTATAACACACATACATACATAAAGTCAAGTATTTTTTTATTGCAATTAATTTTATAAAACATTTTACAATATCTATGTATATCAATCTGTAAAATGTTTTATCTATTTATTTGTAATAAAAATAATTACATTGTAGAATTGCCTACAAGTGTTATTAAAACACTACTACATATAAATACTCGCATACTAGTATAAAACGCGCTACAGGCTAATTCTAGTGTATCAGAATAACAAAATAGCAGGGAATTTATTCCCTGCTATCATTTGAATTGCCTATCAAAGTTTCTCTAAAAATCCTGCTTTTTTTGCTTTATTCTTCCCTACTCCATGAACCGGGAAAGTGATAACTGTTTTTCTGTCTTTTTTCCAACACTTACCACAATTCACACATTGTACGTTTTCGTAAATCGTAGCGGGGCATTGTTCATATGTAATACCATCAATTACACGTTTTTTCTTACTCATACTCTCAACTGCCATAACGCAATTTACACCTGCTTCATGACAGATTTTTGCTTTATCCTGTTTTTCAACAGAAAAGTTGATAATGAAACCTGCTTTACGCGCTTCTCTTGCTATTGCAAGATTTCTTTCATTTGTCGTACAATGAGTATACGTATATACTACATGACCTTTATACGCTTGCATAAGCGTCTGTACAAGTTTTTCGTCAATATCGCTTGTTCCTTCTTTAGCAATATCACCTGCTACGTTATGACGAATAACAGGCGTGCAAGGATTTGTTTCAAGAACCTTTTTCAAATCGTTAGGAGTAACTACGTTCACACCCTCGCCCCTATCGACTTTATGCCAATGAATAGCGCAAGGACCACTCTTTGCATAGCAACCGTTATTACGGAAAGGACAACGAGTCGGGCAAGTGTTGCTAGACGTATATGTTTGACTGATTGCGCCCGTCTTGATGTTTTTGCTATTGCTAACAAATTTGATATACGTTTTAGTAGCCATGATGAATTACCTCCATTGTTTGAGAACCATTCGATTAGGTTTCTCTCTTTCCCTAACCTTTGTCTATATTATAACGTTTATCGGATGCTTTGTCAATAGTTTTTGTATAAAAATATAAAAATTTTTTGTTCGTCTGTTCGTCTGAAAGTATAAAACATTTTACAATTTTGGATTAAAACATTTTATTTGTAAAATGTTTTATATCGTGAAAATAAAAAAAAGAGTAGTATTACTACTCTTATGCTATTAATCTTCTTTTTCACAAATTTGTAAATAATCGGGAGAAATATTTTCTGTATATTCAAAGGAATAGGGTTTTTCACCTTCTTCCAAAATAATGTTTTTATCGTTATGAAGATGGGATTGATTCAATTTAGATATATCAATTTTGAAAACTACGATTTTATCGTTTTCAATTGGTACAGAAATTGTCAGACATTTTATTTTATGGGACAAAAAAAGAGAGGGTTTTTCCCTCTCCATTGAATCAATACTTTTCAGCTTCCTCTTTTGTTTTGAAGTAACGAATGCCATCCAAGAATTCTTCCACATCTTTCAAATCTCCGTAATTGATAGCATCCATAGCGGTATCATAGTTTTCTAAATCCTGTCCGCGAAGTTTGAAATCAAAATCTGTAGGGTCTTTGACGTAATCATCAGAAATTTGAAAGATGAAACTTGTATCGCCCGAAATGATATACTCGCGACCATCGAAAGCATATTCATTTCCCTTCTGTACATCACTAGCATAACTTGCAGAAATATTGTAAAGCTGACCACAATCTGCATTTTCTACGCTATCATCATAGAAGGAATTTTCATCCCCATCATAAGCAAGATTGATAGCTTCTTTATCCTGATTGCAGTAATAGGAACCGACGGCATGAATGAAAACTTTTGCGTACATGATGAATACCTCCGTTTTTTAACTGTTTTCCTTATCTCTGTATTTAGTGTATCACTCTTTTGCTTGTTTGTCAACAGGTTTTTTATGAACTTCCTGTTGAGCTTGCTGAATCACTTGTGCAATTTCAACGTCATCCACTCCAAAAATAGTCATGAAAGTAATTGCCGTATTGAAAGAGTGTTCAAGTTCTCTGCAAGCAGAAAAAGCGGCATCGAAAGTTTCCTTGAAATCTTTATCAAGGAAAGAAATGTCTTTGTTTTGAACGCGATTGTAGTAATCCATGAAAAATGTTTTTGAAAAATGTCTGAAGATTTCTTGATGGAATTGTCAAACATTTTATTGATAGAATGGCAAAAAGACGGCAGAAATGCCGTCTTTTGATAGTTAATTACGAAAAGCCTGTAAGTAGGCTTTATAGAGGTTATTCATGAGAATAGCATAGCTAATATTGACATTGGAGACGTAATTGCTGTTGTTGTGGACATCTACCAAAAGGTGGAAAATTTCATCTCCAATGGTATTTCCAAACTCATTTCTATCCATCCCTTTGGAAAGGGAGAATGAAAACGACTTGTGAAAGTCGCTTGTTGCTTTCAAGATATAGCAATTTGTGTCTTTGTCGAAATGATTATCCCAAGTCCAAGTGTTCATCATTTTGATTCCATCCTATTACATTCCGAAGAATTTCAATGCTTTATCAATCGTGTATTCCCAATCATTGAGAAGGACGGCAGAAATTGCAATCCCTTTTGCAATATCTTTTGCCGCTTCTTTACGTTCGGCACGCTTTTTTGCGGCAAGTTCTTTGCGCTTGACGAAAAGATTCCATTTTGTATTGTTATCAAGGTTATAGCGAAGTGCTTCAATGTCATCGTAAGTCATTTTGATTACCTCCAAATTTTGTCGTTTCCTTATCTCTTGTCTATATATTATCATGATACGGATATATTGTCAAGCACTTTTTTATAAAGGGAAGAAATTTTTTTGTGCATGAAATTGTCAGACATTTTACTAGGAAAATATATATAAAAAGGATAGGGAACAAAACCCTATCCTTTTTTTGACAATTTATAGATTATTAATTTACGTATGTAATATAGCGTGTATATGCGTCTTTTTTGACTTTACCAATAAGTTTGAAGATAGAAGCATCTTCAATTCTTTCAAATGTACAATCATCAATCTTATTTAATTTCATCTTTTCTGCAAAAACTTTTTTAATCAGTTCCTTTTTTTGTTCTGAACATTTTACCCATTTAGCATTGTTTTCATCTTCAACAATGTTAAACACCCCATTGATTTTAGGAAAGTGCATTTTGTTCTTCATGTTAATCATTATGATTACCTCCTATAAAACCCAATTGCTCTCTTGTGAAGTTTCTTTTGTTTTACTTCTCTTGTATTGTACACCTAATCGATAAAAATTTCAATTTATATACAATTATGTATTTATGATAAATCGGTTAAACACCTTATAAAACATTTTACAATTATTCGCTTGTATAAAATTGTGTAAAATGTTTTATATTAAAACAAAAAAAACAGGGAGGAAAATCCTCCCTGTTTACGTCAACTGTTTTCCTTAATCATTTCCTCCACATCTTTCATAAGGCTTTCGTACTCGCTCTTTGAGCGAGCGTTCATAGCTCCCACATAAATAGTGTAAATATCCTCCGCGACCTGTGCGTTTTTAATGTTTTTAAGCGCTTCCATAATATCCATGATTTATACCTCCATTTTATAGATGAACAACATTTTATAGTTATCATCATATATTGTTCCATCAAATTTCAAACTTAATTTTGCTATTTACGCAAAGTTTTCTCTCTGGAAAATCATGTATAACGGTATACTTCTTATCAGTAAACCGAAATATATGATTCCTAAACAAAGATACCATATCAATTCTACCAAGAATTTTATAATTCTTAGTATCATTAAGTACCCATCTTTCCCCAAACTTTCTAAAATCAGATGCGTTTGGGGGGAGATAGCTCTTTTCCATTACCTTCAATAACTGTACATTCTTTATTAAATAAAATCTGAAATATATTTCTTCATCATCTTCTCTGATAAATTCAATGCTCCAACAATACGGATTAAACAATCTAATGATAAATTTGATTTCAGAAATAGATATGCTTTTGTACCTAAAGATTATATGATTAACAGAGCTAGCATCATACATCAACCTTACAGTACTTTCTGGAAACTTTGTTTCAAAGACATTAAATGCATCTTTCATCTTCTTCTCTATAGTTATATTCTTTTCATAATGATATGTATCATATAGCCAACTATAAAGAGCGGTATATGTTTTATTATATACTTTACAATTACCAATAATTGGATGTATAGCTAACATGCATTTTATTGGATTATCCGATACGCATGTACGTGGTATATCTCCTTCTTCATTAATCAGACAAGGTGGTACATGAGTTTTTAATACCTCGCCTTCATTGAATTCTATTTTTGCTATATGATACATATCCATATTATTACCACCTTAATAAAGAAGCGTTCCTTAAAACCTGTACGCCGACAGTAAGACGTGAGCTAACTTGTCTTACTTGGCACACTATGCGTCCGCCTAAGAACGTATCTCTTAACGTTTCCGTTCTTCTCACTATATATAGCATACATCAACCGAACGTATGTGTCAAGTATCTTTTATAATTAATCTTGTGTTTCTACTACATCAAAATGCAACCATTTATCCCAAGCCATATCCATATAATCATTCTGTTTAATACATTCATCTACGGATTTTTCTTCAAAATCTGCTCCATAATCTTTCATGTATTTTTTGATAAAACTTTCAAATACTTTTCGCGCAGTATATTCGTCACGATAATAAATATTTGTTGCATCACCATTATCACATTTTGTAATTACATATAAAGTCATAATTATATCCTCCTAGTTTATCAATAGAACATTTTACAATTTTTCTTTTTATTCCTACATACCATATAGTATATTTTTTTTTGTAAAATGTCTTACACAAAAAGAAAATTTAGTAGTAAAAATAGATATTACTAAAACAACAATAGGAAATATAAAAAATCCTAACATAATTATTCTTTCATATCTACTATATACGATTTATTCACCTGTCCATTTTTGACATTACCTACAATAATATCATCAAACCAAAAAACGCCTTTCAATTTTCCAAACAAACCCTTGCCTTTTGTATAGTCTGCAAAATGACCTCTACGAATATGATAAGCTCTTTTATCCCCTGTATGATTTATTTCACCAATATAATTTTTTCTCGCTTGCATTGGTTTAATATGAACAATATTATGTGTTACTTTTGAGCCTTTTTTCTTATTGAATTTATGACCTTTTTTTGTAATATCCACTGATACATTTTTGCAATTTAAAATAGAAACAATGAAATAAGTTAAATGATTTAAAAAATCATATAATGCTCCAATAGTTTCACAATCTTTACGTAAATTTTCTTTTCTACAAACTTTTGCAATATCAGGGTCAGTAAAGTTATAATACCCTTCCATGCGTTTACCATTGTTATTTACAAAGAATTGAATACCACCAAAACTATTCCATTTATGTTTATCTGTATAAAAATTGAAATTCGTTTTGACTAAATATTTTGCTTTATAAATATCACCATGAACAAATATTCTTTGTGTCTTACACATACTTACCAATTGATTTAACATGTCATCTGCAAGAAACGGCATTGTATCAACGGTATTATCAAATTTACAAATATCATTAATTTTGATTTCAGAAAATGAAATAAATTTATCTACACTTTTTTGCGTATCTGCAATTACATTATCATTAACAGGATAATAATCCATGTCAATCTGTATCATATTAATATGTACTTCTTTCATCCATATTCCAAAATTTGTTCCGTTCAAACTATCTCTATCAAAAACCATGCTATAGTTTTTGAAAATAGGGAACATAGATACATTTGTATTCCGCCCATATTGTTCTGTATTGTCAAGGTAAATTTTAACCACATCATTTACATTAATAATTTGTCTTTCCATTTTAATTTACCTCCATCTTATCACCTTATTTGCATTATACCATATACAAAAAATCTTGTCAATGAAATTTTGTATTTGTAAAATGTTTTATATTATATACAAAAAAATCAACGATAAAACATTTTACAAAAAATTTTGTTTAAAAATTAAAAAGAGGGAAAAACCCTCTTTTTAATTACTTGATAATATATGAATATTTAGTATCACGTTTCCAAAGATGGAATGTGAGAATGTATTCTGTCTCATATTCTTCCTCGTATTCCTCGCCTTCTTCATCTTCTTCCGTTTCTGTATACGTTTCAGTTTCCGTATACAGTTCTTCTTGTTCCAAACCCTCGCCCCAACCATCAGAATACTGTCCAATTGTGTATTCCATAATTTGTTTTGCTTTATTTTCGTCTACGTCACTATTGAAAATATAAGTCATTTTCGTAACGCCATTATTATCCATTTCAAAATCAACAGATTTTGCGCCTGTCTGCTCTTTGAAAATGTTGAATAGTTCCTGTTTATCATTTGCAACAATGTCCTGCAATTTTTCCCACGCTTCAGGATAAAATTCCATCACGTCTTTTACAGGAATTTCAGTTTCTGCACTATTGTAACCATTGTCATAATCAGTCATAAAAAAACGACCTTTTCCATAAACAATAATCGAATTACCCATTTTCAATTACCTCCTGTAATAAACCTGTTGTTCCTCTCTATGGTTATATATTACCATAGATTATTTATTTTGTCAAGAACTTTTTATAAAAAGTATAAAAATAAAACATTTTACAAATATTATTATACTAATCACAATTTGTAAAATGTTTTATGAACAATTATGAATTTTTCTTTGCACTTATCATACCCTGTATATACAAATTAGTAAACGTTTTATTTGTGTTGTAAATATTCAAGTAATGGTTATATATGCCATACATCTGATAATGCGCTAGAGCAAGCAACAGACCGTAATAAACGCCGTCATACCACCTAGCCTTATCCTTTAGGCTAGTCATTTTTTCTATATCATTGTTACGCTCATACACTTCATATTGACCACGAATATAACTTAATTGTTCCCATGCCTTATCTAGCTGATTAGTTATATTCTTCAATTCATCTTTCGTTGTTTCCATTTTAATATCACCTACCATATTTTTTGTATCAATATTATAAATAATGCTAGTGATTATTTTTATAATCACTAGCATTATTGTTAAATGACTTCTGCCAAACAATATTCAATCATATTGTTTTCCTGCGGATAAACACCTTCAACATCGTCTGTCCACGAAGAATTATCTTCATCAAAAATCCAATGACCTAACAGATTTTTTGGAATTTCTGTAATTAGTAATGGATAATCAAGGAATACACTATCGACGATATATTTACCATCTTTCTCAATGGCGAACTTGCAATCAACCCTTCTTTCCGTGCCACCATTAACGCGACGATACATAGCAATATAAGTACCTTTCATTTCAAATACCTCCTATTGATTACCTTTAACTTTTCTCTATGGTTATATATTACCATACATTATGTATTTTGTCAACATCTTTTTTATAAATCTCAATAAAAATTTTTGCACTAATAACAAGACCAACAATAAATCCAATCATAATTTCCATTTTATACACACCTTCCTTTCATCACCTATATCATACCATATAATTACATGTTTGCCAAGATATTTTTTATCAAATAAAACATTTTACAATTTGCCCTACCCATTTTTATTTGTAAAATGTTTTATTTGATAAAGGCATTATAAAAACCGTGCGGATAGGGAATATCCTGCACGGTTCTCTTTTTATAATTTTATAATAAATCTAAACTTAATATATAATTTCTATTTACTACATCTTACTCATTCCTTTCAAAATTGTTATTCACGCTAACACACTAGAAGTTTATCGGCATTTTATATCAAACAAATTTATTATAATTTATATTAACCTGTCCGTGATGAACGACGAATAGATAGCATATCCTTATGAAAGTTTATTATACTTTTCCCAAATTTGTTTAGCCAATTTTACAGAATATCGACTATACTGAGTCTTTAGTTCATCTACCATCTCACCGTTTTCAAAAACCATTTTGCCACAATTATAACCCATATTTTCATCAGCATAATCTACTTCAATAGTAAGATTCGGAAACTTTTTAGTAAGAGCTTCGTATATTTCCTTTGGAGCACTCCAAGCTGTCAAAAAATAGAGTTCGTTCTCATTCCCTGTTTTTACATGTTCATAAGCATTCCACTTAGTTCCCCAGTTTTGAATACGCCAATCATACCAATCAGTATTATTTTTATATTCTGGTTCTGGAATAACCTTATTAAAATCAATAGTTCCATAACCTGTTGCCTCATTCTTGTATTGTGCTTTTTCTTTGGCAACACTTTCCATAAAGTTCTTTACTTCTTCTGAATCACCTTTGACTTTCACAATGTTACAAATATGATTTGGCATAATATATCAATCCCTTTCTTGTTTCTTTAACTTTATCTTATGTGCTTATTGTACATCATAAAATAGATAAATGTTAAAAAACGTGTGCGTTATTCTTAAAACATTGGTATCACTTACTTCCTTTCCTTTACTGTATTTACAGTATATCATATTCGTGTTGATTTGTCAACACTTTTTTTGAACTTTTTTACCAACCCATAGCCTTGCAAATGTTGTCAATAGTATAATCCCAATCAATTATACATGCAAGACCGACAAACAAGCCTGCTACTGTATCCTTAACGAATTGGTCACGCTCGTGCTTTTTGCGTGTACGCTCAACAAAAAGCTCCCAACGTTTATCACGGATAGCTTGACGATAAATAGCAATCTGTTCGTCATTCATTTCTTCAACCCTCATTTTAATTACCTCCAATTTGTAGAACCTGTTGTTTTCCTTTCGATGGTTATATATTATCATACTACAATCTATTTGTCAATACTTTTTTTATAAAAAATAAAAAATTTTTTCAAACCTATATGATGAATAAAACATTTTACAATTTAGATAGATACAAAAAAATCCTGTATGGATTTTACACCATACAGGATTTATATTAAGACACCCGACCAGAACGGCAACCTGTCCAAATATTTATTGTAAAGTGCCATAGTATTTTCTCTCAATCCCACAAATCAAGAAAATACTTTCCGAAAAGCTCTTTTCCACGATTGTATTTCTTTTCGTACTCTTTAGCATCATATTTATCAGAAAATTCATGGCAATGAGTAATCTCGTGAAACGTGAAAATCATATCATCAAGATATTTCTCCCACAGATTGCAAGGAACGCCATATCTTTTTGCGTTCTTAAAAGCAATGAGACCTTCATAAATATACCATGCTTGGTCATCATCAAAAGCATATACTCTATTTAGATTTTTGTCAATTCTTTCTAGTTGACAAATACGTGCTTTATCAGTTATAACATAACTATAGCTCACCCATGTACTAGAAATAAATTCTATAAGATTAGCATATAGTCTAATCCCACTATTAATATCATACCTATAGTTCTTTTCGGCTTCTTTTGCATTATATGGAATTAAGCAATCATTATAATTCTCGTTCTTCCACCAAATGTACCAAGGGGAATTAGGAAAATTAAGAGATGCTTCTTCAAAAGAAAAGTATATCTTTTTTAGAACATCAAGCAAGTCTTGTTTATTTTTATCTTGACTTCCCATAGCTTTATTAAAGTTCTTCAATACTTCTTGTAACTCATCTTCCTTAATATATTTTTCAATCCATAAGATGTAAGAACGAAGGGCAACTTTAATGTAATTTGAGAGGTCAACAAAAAGGTTATAGGGACGGCGCTTATTATACCACAAACTATGACGTTTATTGATAATTTTCTTGTTCATCTTTAGACCTCCTGTCTGCAATTAGCTTATTTTTGTTACCTTATACACATCTTTAATGCATTTATTGTCAAACCAAAATTCAGTATCTACTAAAAGAGTAAGTGTCAGTAAAAAGCTATTTTCTTTAGCTCTCACTACTTTATTGATTGATTTAAGTGTTACATAATCACCTACATTAACTTTCATTGTAATACCTCCTTATTTATTTACTTTTGTTAATCTATATACGTCTTTAATACACATTTCGTCAAAGCCCCACATTTTTCCTTTTATGTCAACCCAAACACCATCTTGATTTGCTTCTAATACTTTATACTTATTAGAAGTCCCCATTGCGTCTAACATATTAGTTGAGAAATAATCTGTATCCGTAGTTACATTTCCATCATTCGCCACATCCCAAAACTTATAGAGAGGTTTTACCTCCTCGATGGATTTCAACGTGACATAATCTCCATTCCTGATGTTCATCATTATATCCTCCTGTCTATTGGTCTCTGAACCTTAACTCTGTATATAGTATAGCATAGGTAGAACAAGAAGTCAATAGTAAATCAAAAAATTTTTTATAAACCATGATACAGAAACGTTTCACAAAACATTTTACAATCCAAAAAACAATCTTCTTGCTTTGTTATGACAAGTAATAAAACTATTTTTATACCAATTTGGAATATACAAATAGAATATTTCAAATAAATCTATGGGTGAAAAATTTATCCTAGAACTTGTAAATCTAGGAAATATATCTTGACAAAAACTATTTATATCAAAATTACGATTACCATATTTTTTATACCAAAACCAATCTCTGTCTTTACGTTCTCTATTTTGTTTTCTTCTAAATATACGAATTGTATAAAAACTATCCATGGATTGCAAAAATGTATGAGGATATTGTCTAAATTGTTCAGTAAACCATACAAAATATTTCGTACCACGAATATTGATAACTATCTGATAACGATTTATATATACTTCTGAAAAATAATATTCTTTTTGTATACGCTTTACTTTAGATATATGTTTTTCAGATATAATATTATCTTCTAAAGCACTATTGTTTATTGTTATAGCTTCCATGTATATACTCCATTTCTTTTAATTGTTCATACGAATACAACAAAGAATAATTGTTTATCTGTATTGACCATAGTATTTTTGTATGTTCATCATCTGCGTATATAGCATTTATATTATTACTATATTTAATACCTATATTGTCTAAAATTTCTCGTATATTCAAATCCTCTGTTTTTATATGCAATTCATAATTTATTTCATCTAATTCTTTTTGTTTTTGTTCCATTGATTTAGATAACATTGAACGTATAAAAAAAACTAATCCATCATATTTTACTTTATTATTTGTATATCCATAACATATAACAATATCTTTTTGTTTGAACGATGTATATATATCAACTATACTTTGCAAATATTCTTTTGTTCCCATAATCCCAAAGTCGCAATTACTCCATGCAGTAGCCAATTCAGGATAACGTTTTTTATATAAACTTTGCGATAAAAATAATTCTCTAGGAAACTTATTTATATTAGTATCATAATAATTATATATATATTCATCTGCACCAATCATATAGTAAAATGTCATATTATATTGTTTTCGTTTCCATATTTGCATTTGATTACTAACATAATGAATTTGTCTACTATCAAATCCAAAAATAGGTTTATATAACAACCTATTTTTTTTATTATAAAAATTTGTTTTTTCATATGATTGTAAAACATAAGGCTTATTATGAAACATAAATGGCGTTAAATGATATAAATTTTGTAAACATTGTATACCTCTTTCATGCTCTGCACAATGACCGCAAGACAAATCCATACCTACAATAATATGTTTATTCGTATTATACAAATCATCTGTATATATAAATGTAGGTCTAAAACTTCTTCGCATAATTATCACCTTACTTAATTATAAAGGATAACTAACAAAAAAGCAAGGGATTTTGTTCCCTTGCTTTTAATTACATTACTCATCAGAACTGAAAAACGTTACAACCCAAACCTTTATTTTAATTACCTCCTAAAACTTATCTCGTTTAACTATATATAGTATAACAGATATTACTTATTTTATCAATAACTTTTTTATTATAAAATAATTAATAGGACGCAAAAACCGCCTACCATAAATGGTGGCGGTAAATGCGAGAGATAAACAAATATAAGTAAGATAACGCCTGTGATTTATGCAACAGTAACCGTTCACGTATTACTACATTACTTAGTTTGCCTTTTGTCGCAAATTGGAGGTGAGCGTACAATCGGTAAAGAAACCTGTTTGCATACTTAATAGGTGGTTCAAGCCTACTCACTTGTTTTTGCGTTATACAATTTCAAAGTTTTTCTTTGTATATTTATTATACCATATTAATTTTTTTTTGTCAAGAACTTTTTTCTTTTCTAAAACCTCTGTTCTTGATTACATATATATCTTATCACACATTGTCATAAAAGTCAATGGTTTTTTGAAGTTCTTTTGTTCTTGAAGTATCTGTTTTTCTTTACATATATACTATCACAAACAAACAAGTTTGTCAACATGCTTAAAGTTTTATATGTAAAATGTTTTATTCTATATAAAAGAAAAAGGACGGTCTTTTGACCGCCCGCCCGATTAGTTCAGATATTCAATCGGGCAATCGTATTTTTCTTCAACTGCTTTTTTAATGAAACGAGCAAGTTTCACAGCGTTTTCATTCCTTGCATCCGTTCCGCAATCAGAAAACGCGCCAATGGCTTTTACCATTAAAATAATCTCATCATACTGCAAAGAACGATGGTCTTTCTGTAAGGTGGAAATAAATCCATCCGTTAATGGTTTCTGCCCGCTCATACCGCTCGTATTAAGAGCATCCGACATGTTACGTGCAAGTTTGACACCCATATCATATTTTTCTTTTTCGTAATTCATCATTTTGTGTTCCTCCATTTTCTCTAGTGAACTGTATCTCTTAACTGTCTATATAATACCATATCACACAATCATTGTCAATACTTTTTATATAAAAATTTTTCTTGATTTTGTGCTTTTAAGTTGATTGACTTTTTACCATAAAACATTTTACAAAAAAATTTTTAGTACCTGTTATAAAGTTTGACTTTTTGACTATTTAATCAATGGAAAAAGGAAAAAGAGTATTTAATATAAAGAGGTAATAATAATGTTTGGTTTAATTCCTTTTGAAAACAAAGAAATGGATAGTATTTTTAATGATGGATTTTTTGATGGATTTAAGTTTCCACAAGTACATCAAGATATGAAATGTGACGTAGAAGATACAGAAAAGTCATATATTGTTACTGCGGAGGTTGCAGGTTTTGACAAGAATGATATTAAAGTATCAACTAAGGATGACGTTCTGACAATTGCAGTTGAACACAAGGAAGATACAAAGGATGATAAGAAGTATCTTTGTCACGAAAGAAGTTATAGCAAGGTGTCACGTAGCTTTAGACTTCCTAACATGAACAAGCAGGATATTAAAGCTAATTTGAAAGATGGTATTTTAACCATTACTGTTAATAAGGACGAAAAACAGGAAGATAAGTATATCGCTATTGAATAATTAGATATAATAAAAAAGAATAGTACATATAATAAAACTGTTATGATTTATAAAAGAGACTTGCAAAAAAGTCTCTTTTTTGTTATACTATCAACGTAGAATATTTTTATTCTATGTGTTTTATTATAACAATGAGGTGATGTAATCATGGTTAATTTAATAGAGCAATCTCACAAGCGTTTGAGTTTGAGAGAGTGCGGAGGTTTAGCAAAGATAGCACAGAAATATCATGCAAGTATTAAGGTTTATAATGATAACAATTCTGCCAATGCAAAAAGTATATTAAGTGTTTTAGACTTATGTATTTTACCGAATCAAATATTGGTAATTAACATTAGTGGAGTAGATGAACGACCAGCATTTAATGAAATTAAAAAGTATTTACGCGAATTATAATTAAATAAAACGTAAACGGATAATGTGAAAACACATTATCCATGAATGGAAAGTGTATGCAAGATAGGCATATTTTTTTTATGCCTTTTTCACAATGTAAAATGTCTTATCTAATTTTTTACATAAAACATTTTACACTATGAAAAAAGAAGTAGTTTTTAATATGCGCAGGAAAAACAGGATTTTTGAATTATACGCTTTTATTTCATTTATATAAAAAACTATTCAAACAAGGGTGATTTGAAAATGATAAATGGAATAAAGGAGGTATTAGAAGCCTCTAAAGAAATTTGGCGTGAAGATTATATGGATGTGTTTTATAATATGAAAGATAAAAAAGTTTTCTATGTTATAAAACCGTTGAAAGATGTATCAAAACATTTTTATAACATACGTGAATTTGTTAATATCAATACAGTATTTGTTACGAGCATTTATTCAAATTATAAATTCAATGAAACCATTTTAGAAAATTTGGTTAATAAAGCAGTAGCAGATTTTATAAATATACACAAATAAAACATATAAATAAAAGAGACTAGATAGCTAGTCTCTTTTTTATAATCCGCTATATAGTGTAATAGGTAAAATTACTTTATGATAGAATAGTTTTTTATATCCATCAATGCAATCTTTTGCGTCATTTTCTTTTTCAAAACGTATTTTTTTATTCATATAATCATACGTCCCATTATATTTTCTTATTCTATTATCTGTTCTGTGTTCAGAAACAATGTTATATCTACAAATATTTATCCCGAATAATATATCAATGTCAATGTAATAAGATATATCATCTTTCTTATAAATAAGGAAGGGATATGTCATTGATGTATACATAAGATATTTTATTATGCGTTTTCTAAAAATGTCTTTTTCTTGTTCTGTATATGTTTTCCATTTTGTATGTTTCGTATTTTTCTTTACATAGTACTCGATGGTATATCTTTTCATAGTTATCCCCCAATACCATTATAACAAAAATGATTTGATATAAAAAGAGGGAATATATTTTCCCTCTCCTACTCGTTACAGTTTTGTCACTTGACCTGTGAAAACATTAATGACTTCTGTACCACCACCAAAGGCAGAACGCATTTCTGCTAGTTCTTCTTCACTCGGTTTGTGATTTGCCATTTGTTCACGATAGGATTTAATAAATTCCTCATTAGCCTTTTTCAATGCCCTGCTATGTTTGACTAAATCAATATTTCCGTGCATTTTAGTATAGTAGAAACCTGCTACATCCATTGGAGCAATACGCATTTCGTTTGGAAGAATCCAATATAATACACCATCCTTGACAGTAGATTTATTTGGATTTTTCAATTCTTCTTTCAAGTGCTCTAATTCATCCTTATACGTATCGGGATAAAGGTGATAGAATGAAACATAAACCTCGTTCGCTACACTTACCTGTTCTTCAAAAAGTTCTTTCGTCATTTTCATTGTGCTCACGAACCTTTCTTCAATAGCGTCTGTTTATCTCTATGGTTATAGTATAGCAAACTATGTGCAATTTGTCAAGCACTTTTTTATATATATTTCGTAGCAAGCAAGATTGTAAAATGTTTTATCAATAAACAATCTATATTCCGTTTTACTTTATAAACGGCATAAGTATTATGCTATAACCAGCTCGTATAGGCTTACACTTCACCTGTAACGTGCCTTAATAGCAAAACAGGTATAGTTATATGTATTGACTGAAAAACTGCAAAAGAAAACGCTATCTATGATTACGTGTAGCAAATAAAAAAGCAGGAAGGGTATTTCACCTTCCTGTTCTATTTTGTTATACACGTTCCATGACTTCAAAATCCATCCCTTTCCAATTCGGAATGTTGGCACAAAAACCGTGATTGACAGAACGTAAACCCTTTGTCTTGCGTTTTCCGAACGGATTGTTATTAACAATACGGAATGTATCTTCTTCACAACCATTCCCAAAGCAAAATGGTTTTTTGAATTTGATAACTGTTCCCATAGCAAGGGATTTGACCATTTCTTTACGAGAAAGAACCTTATGAACGGTTTCCCTCCACTTTTTTGACCAATCATTGCAAGGCTCACTCTGTTCTACGATTTTCATAATTCTTGCAGGGCAGTTATAATAATATGGATTTACTGATTCGTCCATATCCTTATAAGAGAAATTATATTCTTTATCCCTGCTAAAATGCACCTTGCAAACCATTGCAAAATACTGTTTCTTAGACGGAATGTATACCGCCCGATAATACTCACTCATATTTACGAGTGCGCCTTTACCAATAAACTTAAAATCGTCACTCTCCATTTCTTTTTCAAAAAAATCATCAATGCTCATACCATAATCCTTGTGAAGTGAAGTCCAACCCATGATAATCACTTTTCCTTTCTTTTCTTAAAAATGAACCTTATCTCTTACTGTCTTTATTATATCTGATATGGAACGTTTTGTCAATAACTTTTTTATTCATTTCTTGATTTTTTTTATTCCCCCCCCTGTCTATGGTTATAGTATATCAAACTACAAGTACTTTGTCAAGAAGTTTTTTATATTTTTTGGCAGAAAAATTTTTGTCATAAAACATTTTACAATTTATATACATATACAAAATAGGGAGAAATGATTTTCATTTCTCCCCAATTTGATTTATTTATATCTTTTTTTTATTTTTTTTCGGTATCAAAAGTTCTTAACAACTTTACAAGAAGAAAAGTTGAATTTGTTTTACCAATTCTATACATATTTCCTGTAAATTTGTTTCTTCTTTCAATAAGAAATTCCTCCCCATTTTTTGTTAAATAATAGCTATAGCTATTATTGGTGTTCAGTTTGTCAACAATATCAAATGCTTTCATTAAGTAGTTATCCATTTTTGATTACCTCCATCAATTCATATAATTTGTTTCCATTTCCTTATCTCTGTAAACAGTATAGCATATAGCACTATGTTTGTCAAGATGTTTTTTATATTTTTGGCAGAAAAATTTTTGTCATAAAACATTTTACAAAAAGTCTATAGAAAAAGCAGGGATACCTCACCCTGCTTTTATTACAGTTCAACAATATCCAATTTATGTGATTTATCTGCTCTCATACCACAATGAACACCACAAGTCTTTTTATTTTTCAAATTACCTGTATATACGTCAATAATATTACCACAATCACACTTGCAACGCATTTTTGCATTATGGAACTTACCACTATCATCATAGTATGCTTTTTGTACAATCGAAATGACAGTTAACGTACCGAATCTACGTCCAATCCATTTGCTCTCATATGCCTTTTCTTTACAGTCTTTACACATGGTTACGTTACCACTTTTTAGATACTGCAAGGGTACAATAATATGATTTCCACACTCGCACTCGCATTCATACATAGCAAGTGTTTTACCATGATTTCCAATTTCCTTGTTCTCTACATATCGAACAATAGTCAGTTTACCAAATTTATGACCAACAAAACTATCTACGTCAAATGTTCTCATTTCAAAAACTCCTTTTCTTAAATATCCTCTAGCGAAACTCCATCTTCAGTCATAGATATTTTTGTTAAAATCCATGACTTATCAATTACCATTGTTGTATCATCTTTACCTGTATAAACCATAATTATTGGTTCATTACCAAGATTAATGATACTTTTCACAGTAACAATCTGGTCTGCTAAATATTTTCGTTTTAGTTCTTCTTCTTTAGGCAAATCATTAATTGGTTTAATGACTACAGAATCGCCAATTTGCAAATTCATCATAAAAGTCTCCTTATTGTGATTTAATCTTTCTTAAAAACATTAACCAGCGTAGGTAATCTTTATTTTGTCTCTTTGTTTTATTATATATCATAGATTTTTATTTGTCAAGACTTTTTGTATTTTTTTGTTTTTGAAATAAAAGCAGGAATTTCACCTGCTTTTATTTAATCACGTTCACTATGATATTTTACCTCATCATAAATTCCTTCAAGTGTAATGCGTAACCTACGTTCTGTATTGGCAAAAGCAATATCATAACGTTCATCTGTTGGAAGATTAATGCGAACAACCACATAATCTCCTGCAATTTTCGTTACAAGATAATCATTGTTTTTATCCATAGCATTGATTTTTTCAAGCAAATCGAAAATCTCCATTTGTAACTACCTCCATTAACACTTAAATTCTTGTTTCTATGATTATATAATAACACATGATACAATATTTGTCAAGAGCTTTTGTATATTTTGTTTTTGAAATAAAAGCAGGAATTTCACCTGCTTTTTTAATATGCGTTTTTATGTTCACTACAAGACTGCACTTCATTATAAATTCCTTCAAGCATAACGTCAAAATTACATATAAATAAGAATAAATATGTATAATTTTGTTTAGAATTCTAAATTCAAAGTATCGTTAATGTACTCACCTTAATCTTTTTTCAAGATACGGTATTTTGTTTAATTAATTCTATGTATGTTGTTTTGAATTCTTCGTGGGTTTTGTAAATTGGAATGAATTTATTTGGTTCAATTTCCTGATGACAGGATTTTTTCAAAACGTTTGAGAGAATCCTGTTTTTTTTAGTTTCAATATTATTTCACCTCCATCCTGTATTAAATATATGTCAAATTAAACATTTTATGATATATTTGTACAAAAAGTTGCAAAATAATTACTTGTAATATATAATACGTAACATGTTTTCCATATCCACAAAATTATTACAAATTTTGTCTGTTTCAAGATTTATACGCCTAAGTACATAATGTCATCCTGCAAATTTCGTTACAAGATAATCATTGTTTTTATCCATAGCAACTAACTTTTCAAGTAAATCAAAAATCACCATTTGCAACTACCACAACAAAAATATTTATCAACTATGTACAGTATATCAAATAATTTTCTATATGTCAATAAAAATTGCTATCATAAAACATTTTACAATAAAAAATAGAGGATATATATCCTCTATCACGTTAAATCTTTTGTTTTTTGTAAATATGTTTCTATTTCGTTCATAGTTATATATCTACCTGCTTTTGTTTTTATCAAACTAATAGGCATATGATTTTTCAAATTAAACATATATCCTTGATATTCTTTTGGTACTAATTTTTGTACTGACTTCCCATAATCAGATTTATTATTTATATTCTTCACTATATCATAATATCTATATATCATATCACGTTTTATACGCATATATGTATATATTTTTTCTGCTTTTTCATTCAAAACAGTATGATATACAGTAGGAACTTTAGCCAACAAATCATCATAATAATCATCTGCTATAGCTTTAATAATTGTTTTACTAGATGTTTCATCTGATAGTATATGACTTAATTCCAAATAATCAGTACACTTTAGTTTATATCTATGATTATCAATTGTGATAACCCAACCCTCTTTATCCGAACCTTTGTAAGTATCACGATTACACATAACTTCATTGAATGATTTTGTATCTATTTGTGTCATAGGAATATGATACTTATCAGAAAATTCTTTTTTAATATACTTATATCCATATTCTATTCCATTTGTGACATTACGTACACCAATCAGATAAATACCCTGTTGTGATTTATCATAGATAACTACATGCCTATCATTCAATGAAATATATTCAAAAATGAATGTTTTATCAGGATTATTCATAATCATTTGTTTGTGATTATATGATAGCATAGTTTCTGCTTCTGCCAATCTAAAATTTTGTTCTTTATCTAATGACCCTGTACCACCTAACACAAAATGATTATCATAATATCTAACAGACAAAAGTGAACCATCTAGTTTATTTGTTATTTCTACATCTTTTGCATTTTTCAAATATGATTGAATTTTATCAATATATGTTTCTTCAATCTCGCCTATATTGAAAAATTTTCTAAATGGACATAATACAATTGTATCTTTTTCTACATCTATTGTAAGACCACGCATTTCACGATAAATAGAATTTTCATTACGATATATATCATTGTCTCCACCTTTAATAAGTGAATATTTGAATAAATTATATGTTCCATACACAATGATATTTACGCATTTCAAAAAGTTATTATATTTATCTGTATTTAAATAGATACACATATCTTCTACACTATATGTATCTAGTTTATCTATTTGCTTTTTGTTCATATACTGATATTTTATCTTCATAACATAGTTATATGCTATATTCCAATCAAACATATTGTATCACCACCATATACAATCATATCATTTATAGAAATATTTGTCAATCAAAATTTGTAAAATGTTTTATACCAAATCAAATTCCAAATCATAAAACATTTTACAAATATCATAAAATTAAAAAGGAAAGGTTTCCCCTTCCTTGTACTTTATCAACGCTCATAGTGTACTTTCGTGTACTTTCAGATTGTATTTCTCAATCAGATTATCTGCTTTGTGTTTCCAAATTTCATGCAGATTATTTTCATAGATATAGATTGCAAGCGTCCCCTTAATCCCTTCATCATCTGCGCCCTTGCAAAGTGCAATCAACTTTTCTGCTTCATCAACAGACACAAGCAGGTGATTTGCAAGTGCTTTTACGTCATTATTTTTAATGAAGTATGCACCATTTTCCACCTCATACATTGGGCAACCGTCCACGTCACGAAGATGAAATTCAAATAAATCTGCAATAGCAGGGAACTTGCGTTCCGTATCATGAAGGCAAGCACCAAAGGAAACAGGATTAGCATAACGCTTATCACGTTTACCTTTTCTCGTGGCTTTCCATGTTTCATGCGTCACGGAAAAATACGGCTTCTGCTTTCCAATCTGATTAAGCTCTCCAAAAACAGTAATCAGATACCCATTGGAAATTTTGTTTGCGACCTCGTAATTGTTGAACATTGTAATTACTTCCTTTCATACGTGAACCTTATCTCTATGGTTATATATTACCACATCTTAGATACTTTGTCAAGAACTTTTTTATTTTTTCTTGGTTACTGTATCTATTGCCTTTCGACACTTATATAGTAACACATATCAATATATTTGTCAATAGTTTTTGTATATTTTTTTTGAAAAGATTTTATTCGTATAAAACATTTTACAAAAATCAATATACACAAAATTGTAAAATGTTTTATACCAAATATTGTTTATCAAAAGAAGGAAGAACTATTTCTTCCTTCTTGCTTATTTTGTTTTAGACAAATTATCCCAAAAACTTTGTGACGGTTTAGCAGATGAAAGAATATAAATATCCAACCCTTCATTATTTCCAACACATTCAAATCCACTAGATTTATATAAATTAACTGCTACTGTATTGTCAGGTGCTACACACAAAGCATTTGCTCCTTTTTTCAAGCAATAATCAAATAATGTCCTGCCTAATCCTTGACCTCTAAATTGTGGTTCAATTTCTAAATTACCTACCCATGTAAGATTATCAGATGAATATTTGTATAAATCTACTGTACCTAAATAAGTAGCCCCGTTATACATATTAATATTCGTTTTATTTCCTTCTTGTTCTTCTTCAAATTTGATATTAGCTAAACGTTTCATAATATTATCTCCTATATAAAACATTTTACATTATTATTATATCGGTATCTACCACTATTTATTATATTTATAGAAGGGTGGAATACAATAATGGATAATCCGTATGAAAAATTACAGCCTAAATCATTTACTCTATTGGCAGAACAACAAATAAATGATATTAATCATAAAGGGATTATGGGTAAAAATCTATTTATCAAAACATGTATAAATAATATGTATGATTACATAGATGAATTTTATTTTGATTTGTTTACAAATCACATAGACATATTTTATTTTATGACGGTTTACGATAATGGCAACGAAAATATTATTGACAAAAAATTAAGAGACATTATAACTAACACATTCATACAAAGTTATTTGCATATTGTCAACAATAATTTATTAGATAAAAATATATTCAATCAGTCACTTATAAATAAAACAATCAAACAAGTTTTTGATAACCCTAGAAAAGTAAATATGCTTTATAAAAAGAACAATTAAACCTTCTAAAATCGTTTGTATCACGTTTTAATCAACAAACAGATATAGTTATATACGTTACATAATTTAACTATGCTACAATCGAAATTTGACATCCTCCAACGACTGAAGTCGTTGGATTCCTAAGTGACTAACGTTTCTTGCTACCTCCACGGCAGTCTTAATCATAAAGAAGCCCCTGCCTTTTTAAACTGGAAAAAAAGAATTCCACCTAAAGCATTTCCTAATACATTAGTTGCTAAGAAAGGAATATTAAAAGTTCCACACGCTGACATAAAGAAAAAGTTTGCTACACAGTGTTCAAACCCACAAAATACAAAGACCGTAACGCAGAAAATTACAAGCAAAGAATTCTTTTGAGTTTTCCACTCATTGACAGCTAAGAAAATAAGAATATTACAAAAGATAGCTTTGCAAAATACCATCAATAAAGTTTCGGACAATTTATTTTGTAATATAGTCGAAACATTGCTTTCAATTCCACAACCAAGGAAAACTAAAGCACAAAGACCAATTCCAATAAAATTACCGAATAAAACCGTTGCATTATCCTTCAAACTTTTTAACGTAGGTGTAGAACTGCATACAAAACCTGTAAATAATTTAAAAGCATGAACACATACAGCTAAAAGACCTACTGAGAAAAGGACAGCCCCAATTAATTTATTAGGAGACACAGCAAGAGAAATACACCCTATACCAATGCTCCAACCTGCCAAAAAAGAAGAATATATATAAGATTTAAATTCACTCATGCCAATCACTCTTTCTAACAAATATTAACCTTCTAATATCTTATCAAAAAGGCAAACTTTTAATGGAATTTGAGAATAATATTCCCAATCATTCATCAGTCTATCAAATTCATCTGCCCATTCAGAATATTTACGAATAATCAATAAAACAGGAACATTCTCTCGACAACTTTCCATAACAAATTCTTTTAAATCATCAATATCAACAAATTTATTCAAAATAGTCTCTGCGTTTCCACTAAAGAAAGTGCCATCATCTTTCATTACATAGAAATCATCATCATAAGAAAAATGCTCATTATCTTTAGAGTCAATAACTGGTCTAAAAATCTCTGCTTCTGCCTTAGAATAAATTTTCATCATATTTTCGTCTTTTTCAGCTTGAATATTATAAAGCTCTACAACAGCTTCTTTAGGAAAAGAATCAAATACTTCAGAAAACTTATCTGTATGAGCATCAATTTGTTTTGCTAAATTATTGGAGTAGTCAATTTCTTTTTTGTATTTCTCTTTTAAAAAGCCCATATTTCAACTTCCTTTCTTAACGAAAATATTCAACATAATTATCAATAATATATTTTGTATCTTTATAAATCTCTTTATCAAACTTATTCACTAAAACAGTTGGTTCATTATCAGAAGGATTTTCCTTCCAATAATCAATGTCTATCCAATCCTCAAATTCTCCCCAAAAAGCATTATAATCTTTTGTTTTACCTCTGATATCTATAAAATTATCTTCTTCATCTATACAAAAAGAATGAATAAGGCTTTTTTCGTATGAATACACATTTACAATTTTATATCCAAACTGTTTATGTAATCTTAATGCAAAAATATTGCAAAATCCATGAAGAAAATCATACAGACTTAATTTATTTTCAGAGTTTGGAATAAAACAAGGTTCTTTATCATTGTTAATAACAATAATATCTTCCAAAAAAGAAAAATCTGTATTTTTATTATCATTAAATATTACTGCCCCTTCACGATAAAAATCTTGTAATTCCATATCTTTGAACATTGTAACTCATTCCTTTCAATACTGTTTATCTCTATGGTTATAGAATATCACATATATAGCTTTTTGTAAAGATGTTTTTTATATATTTTTGAATTACAAACTTTTGAATAAAACATTTTACAAAAGTACATTAAACAAAAATGCAAAATGTTTTATTTTTATATATCAAAATAGGCAGGATATTTCACCTGCCTATTTTTTATTTCTTGATACGCTTACGATTTTTCAAACCGATACGAAATGAATAACCGTTATCCATAACATATTTCAAGTAGTCTCTTAATTCCTGTTCATTGTAAATACCTCTTACACAAATCTCTTTTGCAATCATACAATCTGTGTTATCTTTTTCATTATACATGATATAAAGCAAATTGCCTTTATCCACAAACTGTTTCACACTATCTTTAGCTCGTTTAACGCTATTCCACAAACCATTATAAAAGTCAATAACCTTAATGCTATCACTTGTATGACTTGTGAAAATCTGTGTATCTTCTTCATCACCGAACCACTTATCACAAGTATTGACAAGATACTTGTGCCATTGTGCTACCGTCTTAACAGGTTTTTCACCATCGAAAGAAAACCATAAGCGTTCATAAACCTCCCTTCTTGTTGTATAATTAAACTCTGTACAATTCGATGAACCAATGCACCAAAGTAAAAGAACTTCATCGTTTGAAAGTTTAATGCCTACACGGTCATACATAATTGAATAACTCATTTCAATTACCTCCCAATCGAACCTGTGAACCTCTTTATGTTTATATATTATCACATCTTAGATACTTTGTCAAGAATTTTTTTATTTTATTTCTCTCAAAACATGTTTTGTTTCTATGGTTATATATTACCACATATATATAATATTGTCAACAATTTTTTTATATAAATAGATATAATAAAACATTTTACAAACAAACTAGTTCCATTGAAAAAATGTAAAATGTTTTATATCAAAATCATTTAGTAAAGCGATAGGAAATTTCCTATCGCTTTACCCATCATATTTGTCTCATTCGTTTATCAACACTTTGCATACATTCAATCGCTTTTTGTCTGATTGATTTCTCATGACCTGTATAATAACGTTTCAACAATTTATCGTATTGCATACAAAAAAAGTCTTTTTCGTTACTAGTTAATGTCTCCACATCAAAATCAATCTGAACGTTTTTACCGAATTGCTTTCGCATAATATCAGTAAAGCTAGTTTGCATACCGAATTTGATAAACGTTTGTTCATCGAACAACATCGAACTTGCTCGTCGTTTTACATCTAAGCAATTTGCATAGCAACAAACGATAACACTCTGCCCATTGTCGCTCAAGAACTTCAAAACTTGTTGACGAATATGCTTATTATCCATAAGCACACCTCCTATTTAATTGTTAGAGAACTTATTCGGAACAATCTCTCCTGTTCCTTACATTGTACATGATAGCACGCTAGCTACATATTGTCAATGGAATTTGTATAATTCTAATATGCTTCTAATGATAAATTTTACAGATAAAACATTTTACAAAATATCAGTATCATTGAAAAAGTGTAAAATGTTTTATTCATTTTATAATTTTATCAGATAAAACATTTTACAAAAAAAGCAATATAAAAATAGGGAATGAAAAATCATTCCCTATGATAATTATGATATATTATCAATTTTTTTAATCAGTTCTTTTGCATCGTTGATAACATGACTTTTATCATTATCAAAATACTTTTGTCTTAATTGTTCATACCTAAATTTCAATGTAGCATATTGAACATCATACTTACCATCATTAAAACATTCTTGCATAAATTGTGTTTCTACTTGTCTACCAAATTTACGTTTCATTGTAGAAATGAAATATTGTTGCATAGCCATATTAACAAAAGTATCGTTATCAAATTTAAGCATTTTCTTTCGTTTCAAATCTAAGTAGTTTGCATATCCACCAACAATTAATTTTTCCCCATTATCATTGAGAAACTTAATAACTTCATCTTTAAGCATACAAATTACCTCCCTATTAAACCTACTATGATTTTATCAAAAATCCATATATATGTCAAGATAATTTTTTTGTAAAATGTTTTATGTTATACTTCTATATAAAACATTTTACAAATTGTTGTTTTGACCTTTTTTTGTAAAATGTTTTATTATATGGCATATGATAATTATTATCAATAATACAATAAAAGTATATCTTTGAGCAATATTAAAAACTGCTTTTTTTTGAAAATCAAAAATTTAGGTATGGGGGGGTCAAAAAATCAGGAGGGGGGGTAGTATAAATTTGTTTCAAAAATTAAGTTAATCAATTTATAATAAAATAGCTTAAAAAATTTTTAAAAATTATTTTTTTTCTAATTCAAGAAAATCAGCATGGGGGGGTGGCAAAATTATACAATTCTTTTAACAAATCTATTTTTATTATTATATAAATATATTTTTTTATATCCAACATCTTTTAATTTATTTATAAGTTTATATAATGATATACCTTGCATAGTTTCAATAAAGGCAAGTTGATTGACTTTATGACCAAACGCACAAGAATGAATATTTATATCTTTTAATTCATTTTTATCTAATCTAACTTGTCTTTTATCTGATATAAAATCAATATGATTATTATTACACCAACGCAATAAACATTTTGTATGTGATTCTTTTTGTTTTGTTTCTAAATATATATTTGGCTTGATATAAATCCATCCATTGTCTCTTGTATCAAAATCTAATTGTCTATTAATTTTAACCACTTGACCTATAGAATCATTATATGTATATAATTCTTTTATATCTTTAATTTCATTTATATTGCCGAAACCACAATACTTTTTTGTATATAATGGATTATCGCGCATATACTTCATTATATCTTTTAACCAATTGGTACAAGCATTATTACATATATAATCATTCTCAACATAATTAACTATTAATGAATAAGGTATTTTCTGATTATATTTTTTACTAATTTCAAATTCCATTTTTTTTGATAGGGGGGTATCTTTTATAAGAGCAAAAAAATGTTTTAGTGAACAATTATTAAATTGATTATATTTTTTCAAATTATAATAAAAAGTTTGATTATTTTCTTGATTATTTTCTTTTAAAGCTAAACCATTTTTTAGAATATTATTAAAATTATTTATATCAAAAACAGTATGGAAATAATTTGCAATTTCCATACTATCAAAAACATTTTTTATATAATTTAATTTTCTATTTTTCACTTAATAATTTCCTCTGCATATCCATTATTAATTGTATATACGATTCGTTTAATACCAACTTTTTTAATTAGTGTGTAACAAGCATTACATGGTCTACAACATTTTAACCATTTTTCAGTAGCATCACAACGATAAATATACATAGTACAACCATATAAATCTTCATTTGAATTAACAATTGCAGAAATTTCTGCATGAATGTGATGTTGAAATTTTACATCATTATAATAACTTAAATATCTATCGTAATATTTTTGTATGGGATGGGTCTTTTTACTATTTTTACCAACAGAAATAATGCGATTTTTCTTTACAATAACTGCGCCTATATGTACAATTCTATGTTGCATAGTTGTTCTAAAAGTAGATGTTTTAGAAACGGCTTCGGCAATACGCATAAACTTTTTATCTTTTTTTGTCACACGAACACATATCCTTTTTAAGTTGATTGACTTTTATTGATATTATATCACATTATTTTATTATATGTCAATCAAAAAAACTAACCAATATTGGTTAGTTTTTATATATTATTCTTGATTTTGTTCGCTATCGTATTGTTGTTTATACCATGTAGCTTTGCCACGAAGTACATTGCCGCCCGTTACAGGGTCGCTATGGTCTGATGTATAATAAGAACTTTCTTCTGTTCCTAAATACTGTAAATCCCATCTTTCAACAGTATACTGTGGTCCGTAACAATCATCTTCTGAATATGTATATATTCCATCAATACTATCTGCTGCTTCTCCATGTGTCATAACATGGTCTGTATCAATCGTAAGCCAAAGTGCGTCTGCTACTTTCCAAATTACTTGTGCCATAACCTCAATTTGGTCTGCCGTAGGAGCATAAGAGCCTAAATCATTTGTTGTAGCACCATAAGCGCAACAAAGACTAATTCCAATAGCACCACTATTTCTACGCCACGTATGATTTAACACTTCTGATAAATCATCTGTAGCTACATAAATAGAACCATCACCTGTAATGTTAATATGGTAATCATCAAAACAAGTATCATAACGTCCTGCTGACCAATGCAAATAAATTTTTGGTTCACGTCCATACTGACCTGCAATATTCCAAATAGCCTGACGAGCATCAGAAGCCAACTGATAAACTTCATCTAATGTAACTTGTCTCATTATATAACCTCCGTTTCTTATAAAAGAAACAATTAAAAAAGTTTTTTATCTACAATTAACATATATAAAAAATTAAATAAAATCACGTTTTTGTATACTATACTAATAATAATTAAATAGATACAATAATTTTAAAATCCAATTGTACATCTGCATCGTTATATAATGTAATGGAATTTTTACTATTGTATGCTAATGTACAAACACCTTCTGCATTAATATATTTATTAATAGTACGTGAACCAGATATAGTATCTTTAACAAGTACTTTTATTTGCATGGAATATAAATCCATTGTGCTATCATAATTAATAGTGGTATTTCCACCCGCATTAATAGTTTTATCTTGTACATTTACATTTGGTTTTATAACTTTTTTTAAAGCATTAATGGCATTTGTATTATTTGTAATATTTGTAGTATTTGTATTAATTTTAGGTATAATTATACTATCTATATCATTTTCAACATCGTTTAATTGAGAAGTTAAATCTGTTAATTTTGGATTAATTGTATTATTAATTGTATTAACCGCAGATAATGCTTTATTATAAGCATTATTTGTTAAATTGTTAATAGATGATATTGTTGTATTATTTATTGTATTTATATCAGATTTTATACTATCAATTTGTGATTGAATACTTCCGCTTGAAGAACTGCCACCAGAACCATTTAATTGTGTATTTAAACTATTTATTTTATTTTCTAGTGACGTTAAACGACCATCTTGTATTCCATTTTTATTATTAATATTTGTAATACTACTATTTACATTTGTTTTAAATGAAGATAACTGATTTGATAAATTACCAATAGATGTTTTATTGTTACTTACATCTATTTTTAATTGATTTATATCAGATTCATCATTAGTTAATCTAGTATTTAAATTGGCTATTTTAGTATCTAATCCGGTTCCACTACCTGAACCGCCACCAGTACCGCCAGTATATGTACCACCTGTAGTTGCTTGGTCTATTTTTTTAACAACTGTTGTTAAATTCGTTAAATTATTTGTTGTATTGGAAATATTTGTAGTGTTGGTATGAACTTGATTTGTAAGGTTTGTTAAATTCGTTGTATTCGTATTTGCTATTTTTGTAGCATTATCTATATCTTTACGTATTTTATCTACTTCTGCTTGTATTAAAACAGGTTGTGCGTTTTTTAAAGCAGTTACTTGACTTTTTACTAATGTAATTTCAGAGTCATTATTAGCTATCAAACCTTTTAATATAGCTATATCTTTTTTATTTTGTTCTGAAACACTTTTGTTCGTATCTATTTGTTCATCATATAAATCTATATCATTATTTGAATCAAGTACAATATTAACGTTTTTACTTTGTAATGTAGCCAATTCAATCCACCTCCTTCATCCGTTGTTCTATATACTTAATTTCATCATTAATTTTTTCTATATTTACCAATACATCTGATAAACGAATATTATTATTATTTACATTTTCTTCATTGGTAGCTATACGTGCATTAGTCAAAGGAATACCATTTTCTTTAAGAGATATAATATCCCAATACATTTTGTCTATATCATCTTTTAATATTTTCAATTCGTTTATGTCATTTTTCAAATTTTTATTTTCTCTACGTTGACTAATGACAAATTCATTCAATGAATTTTTTATATCTCTTAGCTGAACATCTGTAATGTTTGATTTCATAAAATATTCTTGTATATAATCAACAGAATTCATTACTCTAGTAATTTTACTATCTATTCCTTCTACTTGTTCTTTTATAACGCGATATTGTTCTTGTAGCAAATCTATCGCTTCTTGATGTTCCGTCACTTGTTGTTGTATTACATCTAAAACATTCGGTTCTTGACCATTTTCTTTTGTATCAGGATTGCTTTCATTCTGTTGTTCGTCTTTTTTATATGTATCAGAAACTAACATAATATATATCACCACCAATTTTTATTCATCTAAATAATACATATTAAAACTATATAAAAAAATGTTTGTTTTATCTATATAAAAAATCCCCTGCTCTTTTGAGCAGGGGGGTAGTTGACTTAATAGTTATCTTTTTCTTCTTCCATAACACCTGTGTATACCATATAAAACTCGGTATTATCATCAGTAAAGTCAACCGTTTTAAAGTCGCTTTCATCTATTGCCATTTTTTCAACAATATCCCAATTGTCACCCTTCATAAAGTCTTTTTCATCAATGTCTTTAATAACATTACCACCTTTATACCACAAATTCATCTTGCCAAAACTTTCATCCTCTTTCAAGAATACTTTCGTAATAAAAGGTGTGTTTTTCGGAATTGCAAGATAGCTGTTACGATTAGCAGGTGTATCCGTCAAGCGATAAAGCATCTGCCCATATGGAAGCTGACGAAGTTCAACAGTACCGTCTGCCTTGCGAATGGGAATATACATATAATGAACACAATTAATGTATTCATCATGTTTCAAACACTCAAACTCCATATCACCATTCTTTACCTTCAATTCCACATTTTCTGCATTCTGAAAATTGGAATTAGAAATGGTAATGGCTTTATGACCTGTAAGTTTCTGTAAAGTCAGTTCCTTTGCGACTTCCTTCTTGATTTCAGAATTGGAAAAATTCTCTTTGAACGTCTTGTATTTACCACATTCCACAAATCTATTTCCTTCATCATTCAGTTTATACGCAATAACACCACGTTTAGGAACATTAATGCAATAAACATCGGACTTACGAGCAAACACGAAACGTTCACACGACGTTGCCCTTGGGTCATCACTAAACATACGACTAAAAAGTGCAGAACGATGAACAGTATTCTCTGTAATTTTACCATTTGCGTCATAAACCATTTTTTTAAGCTCCGTAAATGCAGGAACTTCAATTCTTGCCAAACGATACATCTGATTATCCATTATTGACCTCTCCTTTAATGTCTTAATATTTTCCTTGTACTTATATGTTACCATATTTAAAATGATTTGTCAACACTTTTTTGAATATCTTGTTGAAAAACTTTTATCTTTATTATATCAAACATTAAAAAAGTCAATAGAAAAAGGTCACTATATTTCAAGTGACCTATATATTAGTAATAAAGTTTTTTCGTTCCTATTTTTTCCATATTGGAATAATCATCATCATATCCCAAATTATCCGTAAAAAATTCATCTACTAAAACTTTAGAAGTAAATTCATCTACAAAACATTCCCCATTGGAATTATCCATAGCTAAATATGTACCATTATCCGTTTTTGCTACATAACATTCTCGTGGAATAGAATTTTTATTCATACGATATTTCTGTTCATAATCATTAAATTCCTTTTCGGAAATCATTTCATAATCTACACCACTAGAAATATAATTATTCATTTTATATTTTTCCCCTTAATTAAAATCTTCATCATTATCTTTTGATTGAAGGTTTTCAACAACATCACTTTTTGAATTAAGAATATAGTTTTGAATATCTTCTTTCAACTCATCCTGTTCGTCTGTTGAAAGATTATTATATTTATCCTCAAATTCAAAATCTTCCTTGGCTTTAATAATTAAATCCTCAACAATAGAAGTATAAAAATTATCAAACCATTCATCAACAGACGAAAATTTTATTTCATCTATTTGTTGATTATCATTAGAAGCTTCATTCCATGCAGAATACAAATCGTTTAATTCATCTGAAATTTCTTCTACTGAAATAAGATTTTTAAAAAGAGAAAAAACATTATCTGAATTTTCTGTAGCTTTTACCAATCTACGTTTCATTTAAAATTTTCAATTCCTTTCGCTAAATTCTATATCTATTATATTCATAAAATGAATAAAGCAACAAATAACAGAATTAAGAATAAAGCAACCGTAGCATTAGCGCAAAAACCAACCACCTTAATAATACTTCCCAATCCATCTTTTGTTGTTTCATATAATTTATGATTTATATCAAGGACAGTATTCGTATGGCTAAGTAAACTATCAATATTATCAAAAGAAAGATTCCCTATAGACACCGCATTATCAACAACATTAAAATCTTTATTTGCATTCATTTTGTATTCACCCGCACGTTGTTAATTAACAATAAATATTAAAAAACTGTTTTCTCACCAATATAATAATTAACATAATGGCAAATATACATACTTTGGAACTTAATTAAATTAAAGTTTTGATTGAATTAAAATTTATAAAACCATTCATTAACACCATAAATCACGGAAATGTTTAGCAAATAAATTTAATCCTTCTTGAATAGTTTTATTTTCTTCTTCTGTTATATCCATAGAATCTTTATCATGTATTAGATAAAACGATTGTGCCATTTTATTTATTGTTTTTATCCATTCATTAAACGCTATTTCACCATCTTTGTATTTATCTATAAAATCTTTCGGGATACCTTGTACATTCTTTGTAAAGCGTATTAGTATATCACCCATTAACAATGATATACTATTATCCAAATCCCATACAATATCATTCATAGAACGTACTTTTAATTTATCTTGCCTATCATGTAACAAAAATTTTATACAACTAATATAACGATTTTTAATTTGTTTATTATCTTCTTTGCAATTTTTTAATCTTACTCGTAAAATTTCATTTTTCAATTTTTCTTGTAAATACTTAAAATGCCACTCATTATATGTAGCACTTGCAATGCTTTCTTTACAATAACCTGTTAATTCTTTCCTATAATTATTTATATTATTCTTCATTGATTTATACCTACTTACATTTTATTTTATTATTAATGATACATCATTTTCTATTTTTTGTCAACAAAAAAGCAGGTATTTAATGCCTGCTTTTGTTTTACTTATCCATAGACTGTATCATCATAAAAATATTTACAAAAAAACTAACCAATTAAGGTTAGCTTTTGATTATTTTTTCATATCTCTTTCGATAATTTCAATACGGCATTGATGGTCGGTAAGTTCCTTCCGAATGATTGGTAAACAGCTTGCGAGATTTTTTACCGTCTTTGCCAATTGAAATAACATAATAAAAAGGAAAATGTCAATCACTATGAAAATTATAGTTAAAGCAAATAAATTTTCCATTAATAAACTCCTATAACAAATATAATATTGTCTCAGTTAATCCGATACAATCTTTCGTTCAATTTGTTGACCACGAATTTCAAAAACATTAAAGTCCAATGGATAATTCATATCAACTAACATGTGTGCGATAGCTACATTATCCATATCTTTATATTCAGAAGTTTTTAATTTAGCATTAACAACTTCAATTGTATCTGTTTTTTTAATTTTATTATATTCCATTATAATTACACTCCTTATTAATTATATGTGGTTCTAATTTCAGATAATTTCTTTTCTAATTCAAGATAACCATCTAGTGTTTCTTGTGAATGTGAATCTTGTTTTCTTAATTCCTTATCCTTTTCTTCTGCTTCATCTAAAGCACGTCGTAATCCACATATTATTTCCCAAACTCTATCTTGTGCAAGTACTACTTGGTTCATTACATCTGAATCTGCTTTAATTAAACGTGATTTCATAACATCATTCCTTCTAGCATAATATTTTTATGTGTAAATTTTTCTATATCATCTTCATATGGTTTTTCATTTTCTTCATAATCAAATTTATCATTTTGTTCATAGATTTTGCGTTGTTTCCTCCCACGATTTTAATCGTGGGAGGAAACAACGCTCCTCCTTTTTTTTGTGATATTATTAAGAATATAGAAAATCTTAATTCTGCTCCCTTTGTTAGCTTTTTGTCACTTCACAATAGAAGTAAAATTAGACAAATTTTCTATTTTGAATACTATTATATCACGTACACTTTTCTTAAACCAGTATAGCGTAGATAGTCTATTAATTACTTTGTATACATATACTAGACTATTTTTTCCGTGATAGTTGACATATACACTTCCATTTAGCCATACAAAATCAAACTTTGCAAGTTCCTCTTCTATCTCATTATAGGCTTTACTAGTATCTCCATATTCCTTCTTTAGCTCATTAGAATTAAAATCAAATGAAATTGCATACATGATTTGATACACTCTCTTTCTATAAATTTATTTTATATATAAAGACTTAGGCTATTCAGCAAGGGATTGTGATATTTCTACCACAATCCCACGAATTTATTCGTGGGTTACTGAACTATTGAACAATTTATATTATAATTTCATTCTATGCCATTCGTTATCCCAATATTCTTCTTCTTCTTTTGCTTCCTTCTTTAGAAGCCAACATTGATAATTATGTTCGCGAACATAATTATCAATATCAGGTAAGCCTGAAGCACCTGCATCATAAACCAATTCTTGAATATTATCATAAGTATTTGGTTTATCACCCATAGCAACAGATAATAATACAATATTATCCATCATTTCACCAGACACATCATCTATATCGTCATTTGTATATTTAGGTAAAATTTCACACAAACATTCATAGAAATTATCGCAATCATCTAATGTTGATAATATTTTTTCTTCGACTTGATAATCTGATATTTCTTCATATGCTCTATCTTTATCAATCAATTCCGTAGCAACTTCACTAGCTATTTCAACGTCCTTTTCTGCTGCTTCGCATAGTTTTAGCACATCTTCCCTAGAAAATACAATTGGTTTTTCTTCTTCTGCAATTAATCTTTTCATGTAAACTCTCCTTTATTATATTTTTTTAAAATCAAAGCATTTTAATATTTCTTGACTGGTATTATTTTGTAATGCATATGCAAATTTACTAGCTATTTGTTCCATTTGCATTTTCGTATCACAAATTTTTATATATGTTTCATTTAATTGTGATTGTATAAATATAATTTTATTATAATGTCTATCATGACCAAATCCTAAAAAAAATTCTTCTCCTAATTGGCTTACTGCATTAATATATTTACCGTCAAATAATCCCATAATAGACGAACGAGACATATCTAAATCTTGCCATTTTACTTGCAATTTCATATACTGTTACCTCTTGAAAATTATATTTACCTATACAAAAAATAACTTTTAGTTTGAAATATATAATTTTTAATCATACATTTTCTATTTATTATATAAATATAATAGGATAAAAAACTAGCTAATAATTAGCTAGTTTTTTTAAATTTATTAAAAATGCTTAACACGTTCTTCAACTTCATGACGTTTAGCATTATTCCATGTGGTTAAATCTCCTGTAAGATACATCTTACTTTCATAAAATGGACTATTTCTTACCTCTGTGGGTCGTTGTGTTTAGTCTCTGCATTTAGATAAATCACATCATATTCATAAATATGTTTTCTATGTGACTTCAATTTTCCTCTCATATGTTCAAATGATTTATTATATTCATTACTCAAAAACCTTGCACATTCAGACATTGATTCAAACTTTTGTTTAAAATTTTCTTTCATTAATATGATAGGTTTCATTCTTATTTTGCGTGCATTACTCCAATTAGTTAATATTACATTAATCATTTTTTCTGTTAATGCACGATTTTTCATTTGTACACTATGAGTCACATATCTTAGATTTGTATATTTATTATTATGCGTGTTTCTGTCAATATGGTCTATTTCATAACCTTCAGGTCTATCGCCAAGCCAACATTCTGCAACAATTCTATGCATTGGTACTCGATGCACTTTACCTTTTAAATTAACAAAAGCTACATAATAACCATTTTTTGAATGATGATAATCTAATATAATTTTAATATGTTTCTTGGATTTTACATTTCTCAAAATTGTTCCATCATCATTCACTTCATATAAAAATTGTAATGATTTAATTTTTCTAAACTCACGATTAATATGATTACTCATATCTCCCTTGATACCTCCATAATCATTTTTTTATTTCTGAACCTTATTAGGTATCCAATTATGGAAACTGTACTATTCAAAATACATTTACAACAGTTGATGGGCTTTTCTTACAGGGAATAACCCGTGATACGTCTAATTCTCTCAATTTTTGGTTTATCCTGCACATATTTAATATCAATATCTGCATTCTTTTCATCTACTTTAGTAATAGTTACTTTTTCAATTACACCATCTTTTTCTTCTTTTTTTTCTTCTGCATAATTCAAAAAGTTTTCTGCGAACTTTTTATCAATAACTGCTTCATCTTCAAATCCATTAAATACAATTGTCTTGTTATCAATCTCAAATTCTTTCATATCATATCACCTTTTTTATGAATTTAAAGTTTTCTTTAAAGTATTGCTAATTTTTTCTTTAATTTCAGGAGAGGGGTCATTTGCTTTTTTCACATTAAGCAAATCATAATCTTTTTCATACATTTCCGTATATAATTTCTCTAATTTATCTGCTTCATCTTGTGTACTGCAATCTACAATTGGAAGTATATCTAAATCATCAAAATCATATTTACTAATTTGTCTATCAGGATATGTATAGTCCCCTGAATGATGTTGAATTAGTCTACGATGTAATGTATTCGTAGTTTGTCCAATATAAATTACATTATTTGTATTCTTATCTACAATTTTATAGATACAGAATTTTTTCTTATATTCTTTTTCCATATATAATTTTCCTTTTTTACGTCTCATATTTCTCGTCTCTGTTTTTAAAATTTATTTATCCATATTTTTAATTACATATAATGAAAACATTATATTAACTAATCCAAAGATAAATGCAATCAAACAATATATAAATGTAACATTCATAATTACATCACCTATTAATTAAATAGACTTCCGTAATTTTAATTTACTTATCTGTACAACCACAACCAATATCGCGAATATTTACGTGAATATCTGTATCTTCACGAATTTCTTTATATCCGCAAATTGGGCAAGTGTCTCCATCAATAACTAATGTATTACCACATGAAGGACATCTGTCTACGGGGTGGTTGACTGCAAAGTAATTCATATTCTTATCGTGCATATATCTAATAACAGTTTCAAAAGCATCAAGATTTTTTAATGGGTCTCCATCCATTTCCAAATAGCTAATTACACCCGCATTACACAACTCATGATATGGAGCTTCAATCTCAATTTTCTTTGCAGCTGAAATAGGATAGTAAACTGGAATATGCATACTGTTCGTAAAATATTCTCTATCCGTTACACCTTTAATAACTCCATATTTCTTTCTTGTATCGCGAAGGAACGCACCAGCAGTTGATTCTGCCGGTGTCGCAAATAAACTAAAGTTTAAATGCGTTTCTTTCGCGTACTTATCTGTCATTTCACGCATATGTTTAATAATTTCATATCCTAACTTACGCGCTTCTTCTGTTTCTCCATGATGTGAACCAATCAATGCTACAAGTGCTTCTGCCAATCCACAGAAACCAATTGAAATAGATGCTTGTTTTAATACAGGAGCAATTTCATCTGTCCATTTCAATTGTTCACTTGTATACCAAAGATGTTGTCCCATCAAGAATGGGAAATTATATACATGACGATGACCAATGCGTTCAAATCTCCAAAGAAGATTTTCTTTGCAAAGTTTCATGTATTTATCCAAAAGTTTATAGAACTTTTTAATATCATGGTTTGCATCCAATGCCAACATAGGAAGATTAATGGTATCGAATGCAAAATTACCTCTTGATGAAGTAATTGGTTCGCCATTCAAATTCATTTGAGTTTTGGTTCTACAGCCCCAGCGTAGCATTTTCTATATCACTATAGGTTCAGACTATATCACATACCTATAATTATAGGCATCTTTTCTTTTCCACTAACTCAAAAAGTGTACTCTACTTCCGTAGATAGTCGTTTAGCTTTTATTATTAATAAATGTGTTTAATTGTTTTTCTATATGTAGAAACATAAAATTTTTTATTTTTGTAAATAAAATATCCACGTTTTATGATTCCATCTACAGATAAATATGATTTATCATAATAATCTGCAAATTGTTTTCTTTCATCAAACTCTCTGATAACATTATTTCTATCTTTATCAGAATATATAATTATTGGACACCATGTTGTTTTATAATGATTTTTATGTACTTTTCTAAGACCATTCTTAAATGCATGTTTATCATTTTCAGAACGAGTACACCATTCTAAATTGTCATATCTACAATTTAATTTATTTCCATCAATATGATTAACAACAAGTGTACTATAATTTATTGGTGGATTACAAAAATAATATGCAACTAATCTATGTATAAAAAATCTTTTATGTGGATTAGATAAACAAACACGTCTATATCCACAATTATTTTTGTCTCCGATTAATAATCTTCCATCTTTATTTTTAACTTGTCCAAAATTACTAATTAAATATCTTCCATTATAACCTTTAATTTCTTTCCATAGTTCTTGCATATTTCACCATTTATAAATAAATTTAGCACTAGATTACCTTAAAAATTTAAGGTTTCCTTGTTTAGAAAAGTTCTTCGATATACATTTCTGTATAAAGCCACAGGTTTGTTTATGGTTGCAATCTCAGTTCTATAATCATTTGGATTATAATATTGCATATTGTAAGGTGCGTCTTGATTTTCAAAATTCGCTTAAATAAATTATATTTCTATAATTCGCAGACTATCTCTTTACATCATATTGATGTATATTGCGCTTCCGCATAATTTTATGCGTACTAGGATTTCTCCTATAGTCGTTACACTTTATTTATTATTTATAATAAATTTTAGCACGGTATTGCCACTATCTATTAAAAATAGATTTAGGTTCTCTTACGAAGTTGCTTAAAACTTCTACCGTTTTCACAATATGTTTCTTACATTACTGTAAGCCCCAATGTTGTTTAGGGAACAGACGCTTTGCACTTACACGCATAGCTAATTTAAATAAATCGTAATTCGGGTCACCAGGGTCATAACTAATACCCTTTTTAAGTCTAAATATAGTTATCATTTATACCGTTACTTTCGTAATATTTTAACCATTTCTTAAAGAAATGCGGATTAGACTATCTCTTTACATCATTATGATGTATATTGCACTTCCATATTTTAATAATATGTACTCCGTTCTCACGGATAGTCGTTACATTTTAATTATTAATGCTAAAGAAATTCCAACCATGATAAGGTTTAAACAGCTTTTTATCCAATCGCAATTTAACACTACCTGGACTGAAATTATATATTTTACAAAAATGTACAATTCCATGAATTATCATTAAATCATTATCTGGTGAAATAGCAATAAAATGTTTTGAATATTGTTCTGTGTTTCTATATTTAATATTTATTTCATTAGATATAAACATACAAGTATCTAAAGAATAAACTTTTTGTGATGGTAATAATCCTTTTTGCTTTATGTCTTTATCCAAACATAAAATTCCATCATTGAATTCTTTTTCATTATATCCATCAATTTTGGATAAATCTTCTAAAAAATATTCAAAACAATGCCATCTATTACAAACAGTAACACCTAATCCACCATATGAAGAAAAGTCTTTTTTGTTATGAGAATTATAACATCTACTTAACATATTTCTCCATAATGTGCAAGCGCGTTTATTCATTTTTGATGTTGCATTTCCCATATATCCAATCCCATATAATGTTGGATAGAATAAATCTTTAATACAACCTTGATTCAATGCTTGCTTCAAAACAGTTCGTTTGCTATGTGTTCTTAGAAATTCAATTTCATAATAATGATTACCATTTTTTATATAATCATAATTAATTTTATATTCTAATCCTGTATTCGTTTTAAATATTTTATTCATTTTCTCACCTCCATTATATTTTATTTTAGCATTAATAAGTCTTAACACGGTATTACCACTATCCATTTAGGATTTAGGTTCTCTTACGAAGTCGATTAAAACTTCTACCGTTTTCACAATATGTTTCTTACTGATTAAAGTAAGCCCCATTTATCTAGGGAAGATGCTCGTCTCGCCATGTCCTAATCCTGCTTCTTGTGCAAGCAGTAAATGCTTCATAGCTAAACGTCCTTCTTCAGACGTATCTAACCCAAAATTTAAGGAACTAAATGGCACTTGAGAGCCAGCTCTCGAATTATGAACAAAAATACAATTAGATGTTAAGAAAGTCTCATTGTCTGCAACAGACATATCATAAACATATTCTTCTTCACTATTACTTTCCGTTACTTTTTCAATAAATAATGGATATATATGTGAAGCAGGAATGAATTTATTATCATCAATTGCTTTTGTGTCAATAATTTCTTTTTTTACACGATTAAATTTTGGTTTCCTACCATCAATATTACGACTTAATAAATTCTTCAAAAAATCAAAATCATAATAAATATATTCTGCTCGTACATTATTTTGATTTAAATCTTTCAAATTCAAACGATTTGCAGTATTAGAATTAAAACTAATATCATATCCATTATATGTTCCATAAGACGTTTTCCTGTTATATGTATTGTGAATATGAGACATTTCATTCATTGACAAAATCATTAATTGAATTTGAGAACGTAACGTTTCTGAAACAGTTGTAGCCCCAATATATGTTGGTTTTATACTACCATCACATTTAAAATACCCTTCCAAAAATGCAGATTGAACTTCTTTTGTTCCAAACATAATTTGCATTGGAATTTTTTTCTCATGTGCATTTCTACCGAAATAATATTTAAATGCGTCCGACCAAACTTTACCAACATTAAATCTTATATCCTTTGGTTTACCATTAGGCATAGAATATTTATTATATGTTACTTTTTCATTATAGCATTCTTTCATTAATGATAACAATTCTTGTTCTTTAGTTTCATCACAAGTGGTAAAGCATAATTGACTATCACCAACAATAGAACCTTCTGCAACATAATACCCTGCCAATTTACCAAAAGAAGGATTTACTACAATATGATTTTCTGTATAATTTTGTTTTGTACGTGAATGGAATTTATCTAAACTAATATCATTTTTCACATTAAAAACAAAATTTCTTGGCATTAATACATTTGGTACACTTTCAGGATAATCTTCAGCAATTTTACCTGCGTTATTAAGATACATTACTTTATGATTGTCTGTTGTCGTAACTGATGCTCCTGATGTTGTATGAATTGTAATCAATCTACGATGATTATTTTTTCTTTCAATATCAGTAATATCTTTTAATTCTGCTACACCTGTATTTTGATTTAATGAAATAGCCTGATAACGACCTTTTTCATAAATCTCATGTAGTTTACCAATTTGCATTACTTTTAATTCTTCTTCTTGTTTATCATAAACAAAAATTGTTGAAGAATATGGTAAACAATGCATCGAATTTAGATTGAAAATAACGCTTTCCATAGCTTGATGTGTTTCTTCTTCTACACGCTTACAAGCCAGCTTATAAGCATTTTTAAATAGCTTATTTAATTCTTTATCATCTGTTAGTTTATCAATGTTTTTATCATTTTTATACGTTGGATATTCGTTCTGTTTTTGTTTCAAAATCTCGTCTACAGTATCTTCTGATACATCAGAAACCATAGCAAGGTTTTTAGCACATTCCTCAAATTCTTTCTTAAAAGAACGTCTTACACCTTCTGCCATAGCTCTATCAAAGTCCTGAATTGATTGTCCACCAAACATGTTATTCTGCGAAGATTGCAACACGATGCAAGCTAAACTTGCAGCAGAACGAATACTTTGCGGTTCTCTAATATATGAGCTACCAATTTTAAAACCGTCTTTAAATGTCTTTTGTAAATCCACCTGGAGGCAGTTGAATGTTAGCTCTGAAAAATCCTTGTCCTCTCACAGTAGACAGTTGTCTATTGCAGATTGACTATATCATCTAAGATAGGCACTTCCACATATTTTTAACATATATGTACTCCATAAATGGATAGTCGATTAACTTAATTTACAAAAAATGTAAATGTTAGCACAGGATTCTACTTATATAAAGTCATTCCCTGTTAGCACAATTTCTAAATGTCATTTCCTACATTTCCTATACGTAAATTGTACACCTGATATTTTATCAGTTCACCTATTTTTTTATCCACAATAAGATTCATGGATATGAATATATCCTGCTCTATGAGCATCAATATATCTCTTCGGAATAATGTAATTATCATTAAAGAAATTACTTACTGTTGTCCCATAAATTAACATTGAACCCATTGGTTCATCTGATTGAATATTAGCATTACTACGTTTGTAATCTGATTCTTCACCAGATTGAAATGTAATATCCATCATTTTTTTCATAAGTTCTTCATGTGTATCACGAATTTTTGCGTGTTCCGAACGATAAATAATATACGATTTAGCAGTATGTTCCCAATTTGACTTCATGAGAACATTTTCCACTTCGTCTTGAATACTTTCTACTGAAGGTGCTTTTACATCTTCAAATTTTTCTTCAATCTGACTTACCATCCCCCAAATAATCGAATTATTCATTCTCTTATCTTTGGAATCATTGTTAGCTTTCTTAATCGCATTAAATATCTTATGCGAATCGTAGTCAACAACTTTTCCATTACGTTTTCTTACTTTTTGCAAGTGATTCACTCCTTTTGACTTGATAGAAATATTATATCATCATTACACAATTTATTGTAGTGATTTTACATTAAAAATTCAACTTTATTTTGCGAAATGTTTCATTTTCAATAAAAAAATAAGCTAAAATTTCATAAAAATTTCAACTTTTATATTCTTAGAAACACATGAATAATGTTTGTTTGTGATTCAATCACTAAATTTTTTATATATATTAAACGATTATGTTTAACTTATTTATTAATTAGAGATAAAAATGAATAAGGGGTATATTAGTAGATTTTTATAATCGTACAAATGAGCCACAAGACTTAGTTCGCGTTGCAAAAAAAACATCTAATAAAAAATTAAAAAGAAGTAGAGAATATTCTCTACTTCTTTTTATTGAATTATATCTAATTGAATTTGTTTATGTGAATGAATATACCTAATCGTTTTATTTAATGTTTCAATTCTATTATTAAATTTTTCATCGTATACATCAAGCTCTTTTTTAATTTGTGATTTTTGTTCTTCTGTCATATCGTCCGTATAAACGTCTTTACTTTTTTCAATAAATTCATTATACTTACCTTTTGTAACTAAAGCCAAATCAGATAATTCTTTTTCTGCTTCTTGTGAATCAATATTTCCATCATTTAAATTTGAGATAGTATAATTGTACATATCCTTATAAACTTTATTCATAAAATTGTCACAATCTTTAATAAGAATATGTGTTTTATCTAATGATTGTGCATCTTTATCCAATTGTTCTTTTTGTTCTTGTAATTCTTGTCTTGTTTGAATAATTTCCTCTTGTTGTTTATTTACCTTTTGATTAATTCCAAAAAACACAATACACAAAATCACGAATACACAAACCGCAACAAAATTAATAAATCTTTTTTTGTTCATATAAACTACCTCATTTCTTTAATTATATTATACCATATTTTACGTTCTAAATCAACCACAATTATTTATTATATTGGTAGATATAAAAAAAGGAGTAGATATAATTGAAACGATTAATTGCGAATAATGACTTGATTATTAATATAATTAAAAAATATTTTCCTGATTTTGTTAAGAATGATTATTCAGAAAGTGATATGTATAAAAATATTAATAAAATCATATCTGATAATCATATACAAAATATTTCATCATTCATAAATACAATGAAAAATTATTTTGAACAATGTTTAAAAAATGGATATTGTGATAGTGATATATACAATTTTATAGAAGAATTAGCAGAAGATAACAACATCAATTATAATTTATTCATACAAAAAGTAAAAGAATGCGGTAATGATTATTCCACATTTACAGAAGATTGTTGTTTTTCTTTTACCAATTATTTACTTGATAATAATATATTATTTAATGATGTTGGAGAAAGTGAATCATATGATATAGCTTATTGTATAGTATCAGAATTTTTTAAAAATTCTTCAAAATATCAAACTATATTTAAACCATTATTTAATGAATGTGAAAATCGTATAAAAAATAAAAACAAATTTTCAGATGCCTATGAAGAATTATCACAAGTAAAAGATAACATAGGCGATACAATAAAAACTATACAATCTTATGATAATTCTTCTTCAAGATTTGTTATTCTTAATAATAATTATTTACAAGATAATTGTGATGACCACATGGAATTATTTGAAAAAATCGCTAACAATTTAGGTTATGATAATTTTCAAGAATTTTGTGAACAAAATCCAAATGCACAATTTATAACAGGTAAAATAGAAAATGGGATTGCTATTATTGAAACATCTAGCGGAAAAATTAATGCTAATGCGAATATAAATAATGTTATAAATATACTAAAGAAAAACGGAGCAAAAAAAGTATATACAAATACAAATAAAGGTAGGGATAATGAATTTATGCGAGTAGCGAAAAGATTAATCAAATTAGCTAATGAAGATAATCTATATCTAAAAATGAAAAACTTTATTAACTCATGTATGAAATCAAATAAAGGCACAGAATATATACAAGAGTTGATTAAATCCATGTATAATGCTAACGAAGAAATTACATTATCAAACGCCAAACAATTCATACAAGAATATGAACCGATGATTGCAGAAGATATATGCGAAAATGAAATATCACAATATATAGAAAAAAATAATTTACAGGATGTAGAAGATGATGTATACAACACATTCAATACTCATGCTTTAGATAATATTACAGAACAAGAATTTAATAAAGTATATGATAGCATTAAATCAAATGGGCAAGAATGTTACAAAGAATTATCGAATAAAAAAGATAATATTGGTGATAAAGTAACCACATCCAATAGTTATGATAATGCATTAACACGTTTTGTTTATTTAAATGGACATTTAAAAGTAAAACAAAGTAGCGACCACGGAGAATTATTTGATGATATAGCCAAGGAATGTGGATATTCAAGTTCATGGGAATATTCACAAGACCCTAAAAATGAAAATGCTACGTTTTGTTCAGGTAAAATAGAAAATAATATAGCAGTAATTGAAGTAACAGAAAATACTAAAAATCTAAATGAAATAATTTCTGCATTAAAAAAATACGGTGTAAAAAAAGTATATACAAATGATAATAAAATGGGTCACGAAACAAATTTTGAAAGAGTGGCAAAATTTCAAAAAATTACGAAAAGATTAATTTTATCTTCAGAAAAATATTTATATAATCAAGAAGATGTAGAAGAATTGGTTAATTTTTATAAAGAACAGATTTCGAAGCAGAAAAAAAGCATGAAATGTTATACGATATTGTAGATGAATACTATAATTTATCAAACATTAAAAATAAAATACCAACAAAACAACAATTACAATCTTTTATAAAAAATAATTATATTCCTACAGATTCGCTTTCAGATTTTTTGTATAATATTTGTGATAGATTTATATATAAAAATGAAAATCTATGTTCAGATTTAGATTATTATAAAGAATTTGAAGATGAAAATGAATTTGATAAAATAGAAACTGAAATGATAATTGAAACAAAAAATGTATTATTAAAACATATCATTGATGCATTTACGAATGAAGAAATAAAATCTTGTTGTAACGAACATATTGGAGATAGTTATCAACAATTATATAAACGTAATGATAAGGTTGGGGATACTATAACACTAAACGATGGATACGATAATATAGATAATCGTTTTGTATATTTAGATGGAGAATATTTAGAAGGAGAAACATCAGACCATATAGAATTATTTGAAAAATTATCAAAAAAAATGGGATATGATAACTTTCAAGAATTCTGTGAACAAAATCCTGATGCTAAATTTATTACAGGGAAAACAAAAAACGAAATTGCTATTGTAGAAACATCTAGTGGGAAAGTTAATGCAAATGCAAATATTAATGATGTTATATCTGTTTTAAAGAAAAATGGCATAAAAAAAATATATACAAATGATAATATTGGAAACGATAATGAATTTATACGAGTAGCAAAAAACTAATTAAACATAAAAAGAGTGGATATACCCACTCTTTTAATTATCAAAATAATTATTATAGTAATGCGGTTTTTGCACTCTGCCAATTACCAATATTCCTTTATCAAAAGGTTTTAATTCCACATCTAAATTAACATCTTGCATATGTTCAATTTCTTTTCTCATTTCATCTAACTTATCCGCAGATTCAAAATATAAAATTTGATAAATTTTTTGCATTAAGTATAACACTCCCAATTTCTTCTTTAACCAAATTATTTACTATCCATTCTTTTACTTGTTTTTCTACATGTATCAATAAACGTATTATTTGTTTTTATTTACTCCTTTTATATATGCACAATTTACAAGTGCATTTTTGGGAATACATAATCAACTGCTTGTTTTAATGTTTCCATATCATATGACCCACGTTTAATCTGTGTATGGAAAATTTTTTTACCTTCATCAAAGATTTGAAACGTTAATTCTCTTGTCAAACGAACTGCATATTCTTTTTTGTTAGTATTTACATAAGCAATAATTGAAACTGTTTGTTTATCTTTTGGTAATTTTAATTCATACATTTTAATATCCTCACAGGCAGAAGTCTCCCACCTCATAGGTGGGGGGGTAGTTGACCCAAATTATTTTGCATTATTGATTGCAGTAACAATATTTGTGATTAGATTAACAATATGTTCTTCACCGCCTACAATATTATCAGGGGTGACAACGGATGCCGCAAGCATCATGTATACTGTCCTTGCGTTCGGAACTAACGTTACCACAAGACTACATATAATTATAGCTATAATGCAAGTCTTTACATACTTCTTCGTGATTCTTCTATTCTCTTCTTCATCTGGACCACCTGCTACTAACACCACTAAACCAGCTATAGAAATTACTAAGACAAAAAGTGATAGAACATGAATCATACTAGCAACATGAATTAAATAAAACCATATCGGCGAGATAACTGGTTCCATTTATCTCTCTCCTTTTCTTTTAATATTCTTACGGGCAGAAGTCTCCCCCCCTCAAACGCCAAAGGCGTTAGGTGGGGGTAGTTGACATCACCTTATCTATAAAACAATTCTTTTTCTACTAAACTATCTATCATTTTTGATACTTGATTATATGCAATATCATCACAAAAATGTGGTTGACAAAAGTTTTCATCTAATATAGATATTTCTTTTATCCCCATTGTTTTTTTATCAATATCAATTGAAAAAGAAACGTCATAATTATCAGGATAATTAATTTTTCTATAAAAATGTAAAACAGGTTCATAATAATTTGTAAATCCATTATGAATAAAATCATCACATGTTTTATTTGGATTTATTTTAATTGTTTCACACAACGCAACAAAATCTTTTGAACGTGCATTATCAAGAACATATATATCCATGATATATTTCCCTCCATATATCTTTCTATATATATAATTTTATCATTGATAATGTGATTTGTCAATTAAAAAACAGTAAAGAAATTAATCTTTACTGCATTTTAATTATTAGCCTTTTACTTCAGATGTAGTTGTTTCTTCTGTTTTTGGAGCAGGTGTTTCACCTTTCTTTTCTTCTTCTTAAGAAAGACCGACTTCTTTTTCTAAAGCAGTTTTAAAATCTGCCATAGCTTTATCTAAATCTGCTTGTTCAACTTTTTTAGCTACACCACGGTCAAAACAAACGTCCATAAGAGCACGATATGCCTTGTATACTTCTACATTATCTACATTTTTCTTTTCAACGTAATAATGCGATTCATAAATACGTACAGGTTTAATTGTACCTACATTCGGATATTCATATTTTCCTGTAGCAAATACAGGTGTAATTGTATTTACATACGTGTGCTTTTTTTCATCTGCCATTATTATCTACCTCTAATTTTTTAATATAATATTATTAAAACGGAAGTGAATGAATTGAAAAAATACCATTTCTATAAAATAATTGATAGTACAACAAATCAACCAATTTATATTGGATGTACCTCTCAACAATTAAATAGGCGATTTTGGCAACATAATCACGATATTAAATCCGCAGTATATAACAACTATGTTTTAAAAGGGAATAAAAATTTATCAATTAAAGAAATATCATTAACTATAAACAAACAATTTAACTATTCTATTTGCCTAAAATATGAAGAATTGCTAACATATATTTATGGATATTCGTATAAATTATGTAATCACAATGCAGGTAATTTATTTTATCAAGACTTAAATGACAGTATTTTATATCAAAAAGTCCATGATTTTTTATTTCATTTAATTGAAAAAGAAATTAGTATTTGCGATATATCAGATTATAATGAAATTATTTCTTATATACAAAAAATCTGTTCCACTAATGAAACAGATTTAAACATATTAGATGATATATGTTGTGAACAAATATGTGAATTAGAAGATTATTAATTCATATATTCATCATTTTTCAACCAAATTTTTCTTTTTTAGCAAGTTCGATTCTTTCATTTAATTTATTGAAAAACTCTTTATCCACGATTCGGATATTATCTTCTTTATTATTGATAATTACATTTTCTTCGCCAAGTAATGCAATACTCCCAATACGATAAACTTTATCGTTCTTGGGTTTATAAATAATATTTCCTTTAGAAACGTATTCATCCTTTATACTATAAACGTAAATTCTTTTCCATTCAGGATTATCTACTATGGTAAGTGAATATTCATCTCCACCATATTTAAACCAATCAGTGCAATATGGATTGAAAAAGAAACAACCAAAATCTGGTAAGAGGAGAATTATATTATCGAAATTTTTCTTATAGTAGGTAAATACTTTATTGAGAGTATTAATAGCATACTCTTTATCCTTTATTTCTTCAAATTGAAAATTCAATTCCGACATAATATGCTCCCCTTATTAAAAATCGATATCTGTAATTTTAATAGTATATTTATGGTCAGCATTTGCCTTTTCTTTACAGACTAATGCAATACTCCCGAGGCAATAGCTTTCTTCATTCTCGAGTTTGTTAACATAAACAGTTTTCAACTTACTATCATGAACATAAACCACAGTAAGTGAATATACTGCTCCATCAAATCTAAACCAATCTGTAGAAAGAGTATCTATAACTAAAGATTCGTACTTCTGAGAGTTAAGAATTGCATCATCAATATTCTCCATATAATATAAAAATACTTTAATGAGAATATTATCCTTATAGTTTTTATCTTTCATTTCTTCAATATATATTTCTGGCATATTTACTCCCCCAAATCAATAGCAAAATTATGAAAATTTTGTACTTCCATATCATATACATCTTGTTCTTCTCAAATCATTGTCCAAATCACAAATGATATAAATAATATATATAAATACCACCAAAAATTCATGAATTTTTACGCTTATAAAAAAATCCTTTCTTTTTAGTATATCCTGATATACTAAAAATTGCAATAGACGCTCCTATTGCACCTATTAAAATTCCTGAAACAAAATAAATCATATTGTTTCTCCGTTTATACGTTTATACAAATGATGTATATCTATAGATAGATTTCGTTTTTCTATTTCCAAACGGTTGATTCTATCTTCCAATTTTAAAATTTTCATCTGTTGATTCGATATTAAATTTTGCATATCCATCAATATTTTTCTTAACATTTTTTTGTTATTTACATTAAATGACTGATAATCTTCCCAATCTTTCAACTGCATAAAACCATTATCCATAAAATTATTTATCTCCATTCTTATACTAAATTTTCATATATAGTATAGAAAAAATGCTAAGTGAAATTATATTCACTTAGCATTTTTAATAAATAATTTTAATGAACAATATGTCCATTTACATCAAATTTATAATCATTAACTTCTTGTTGTGCTTGTTCATATCCTTCAGAATCCATATCCATAAGTTCTTGGTCTGAACTTTCAACATAGTGAAGAACAATTTCATCCAATACACTAGCTAACCCTTCAGAAAGTTGTTCAACAAGTTCTCTTAGATTGAATGTATGTATTTTTTCATCTTGATATTCTGTAACATCAGATACTTTAATATTGGTTTTATAGTCTTGTACTAATCCACTAATCTTAAATTTAACTCCATCTTTTTCAAAACAATCTAATGCATTACTTTCATCTAAATGTTTTGATTGTTCTTTTGTTTCAAAAGAATTATGAGTACGCTCATTATCAAAAGAAATAAATTCTGTTAAATCAATTCCTGCTTCATTAACTGCTTTCATAAATAATGGATTTGTACTATCCAATACAAAATCCTTAATATCAACAGAAAAATCAAATGGATTATCTTCACCCATATGTACTTCAAAATTCTCGTCAGGAATACCTGCTTTTTTCAAATCAACAGTAATAGCATTTAAATCTATAGTAACCAAATCTTCTGCATTCATTTCGTTTAGAATTTCCGCTACTTCATTGACTGCTTGCTCTTTTGAAGTTTTACTAAGTTCATCATATGTATATTCAGATTGACCTTCTGCAATCAAATAACGCCTTTTATTCATATTATACAACCTGCCTTTTTTACAATGTGTTATCTAATTAAAGAATAGAAGCATACATAAAAAATATTAGATGTTACTTATTCATCTTTCTTTTTCTATTTAGTTCATCATTACGTTGTTTTGCTGCTTTACCGAATTTATAATGAGAATCAAAATTTACAATAAGAGTATAATCTTTTAAATTAGAAAACTTTTCCACAAATTTATTATCAGGAACAAATTCCCATTTCTCAATCTGATTATCTTTCATTGTTTCGTTTTGAAGAATCCATTTAGACATTTTATTTGTCCATTGACTCTGCAACCAAATATACCCTTCTCTTTCTTTATTGCCATAAAAAAGACTCGGTTTCAATTTACTCGTATAGCCAATGAACTGTTTATTTTCTTTATTCCACTCAAAATTTTTCGTATTAATAACTCTGCTTTTCATTGATTACCTCTCCTTACATACAATAACCATCCAACTATTTACAGTTTATCATATATAAATTAATTTGTCAATGATTTTTGTTTATCCTAATAACCATATCCCCATTAGAAATAATACTATCTGTAATATAGTCTAATCTCATTTGACCAACATATTGATATGGAATTTTTAATATTTCAAAGTTTTCAAATACAATGTGCATTTCTTTAATTTTCATCATTAACACCTTGTAAAGATAATAGGAAAACTCCAAATGTAATAAACATATATGCCAATACATATATTACCATTTGCATAAACCCGCAGAAATACCATCCAAAGCCAACAATTAACCAAAAAATAATTAGCCACATTAATACTAAAATTACCAACCAATTCATATTACAAACCTTCTTTCCAATATATATAGAAAAATGGATAACAATTACCAAAACTTTTATGAAAGGAGAAATAAAAGTTATATACTTATACAAGTACTTTGATAATTCGTTATCCACAAAAGAACCTTTTGTATGTTTTATTTTATTTGTATCCCGCATACTGCGTCAAGCACCTTGAAAAGTTCTTTTACACATTGGAACAAGAACTGTTTAAAAGAATGTTTTTATATCCTATAATAATCCAAAACGTATTCTGACATTATCGTTTAACAGTAAAAACGCCAATCCTTACTGTTTCATCAACGTATTTATATATCGCTATCTATAAATACCGTCCTTTGGCAAGAACTAAAAAGATAGGGAAACTCTTTTTATTGATGAATAGTCTTTTGTGTTTAGACTATCTATAAATTATCAAAATATAAAAACTTTAATTCTTTAGGGATTTCTTATTCTCGTTTATTCCCTTCATACTAATATTCACCGTTTGCATAAATTCCCTAAGTGAATACAGGCACTTATCTGGGTTTCTCACCCACTTCTCTATTATAACATAGATTAAACGGTTTTGTCAATCATTTTCTTGTATTTTTAATCAATAACTCTTACTCTACGTGTATGCAATTTTAAATTTTGCTTGCAATTTTTCCATTGAATAATTTTCTTTTTCTTATTATCAATGTTATCTACATATTTTCGGAAAAAATTATAAGCAGCATTAATATCTGCATTTACATAATTATTATCTTTTGTTCGATATAATCCACGATGTACGCGCCTACCAAAGTGTTTATCTCTTTGCTTTACACTTTCATCATCATAAAAAGAGCATTGTGAACTATAATCTTCTGCAATACAAGAATACTCCCATTTATTTACTTTGCAAATATGCTTAATGTTTTTTACAAACAAAGACATACCAAATGCAGTAATATTGTCTCTTTTATAATCCATTCCCATAAATGTATGATATGACAATGATTTTTTTGTTGGAATTTTACCCATCAAAATAAAATCTATACCGTTATCAATACAGTATTGTTTTACAATATTTGATGCTTTTTCACAATATGTTCTCAAATAATGATAATGATTGTGCTTTATTTTATCAATCTTTTTGGATTCAGAATTAATTCCTTGTAAAAAATTAATTTTCTTTAAACAATAATAATCATATGCTTTTAATTTTTTACCATCGACTAAAAACGAATCTCCGAAACTTGTCACACAAGCTCCCAAATTATCTACCCCAACATCTATAGCAATCATATGATGTTTTCCTGATTTGCCAATCTCCAAGTCTAAATAATATTCCTTATTTTTGTACATAATCCATGCAGACAAAATATTTATTTTGTTAGTATCAATATCAAATGGAATAATTAAATTATTTAATTCAATCTGATTATTCGTAAACCTATTTGGATTGATATAGATATTACGATACCTGTATTTAACCTCTTTATCTGCCTTTGTAGCTCGTTTAATCGTTCTTATGGCACATTCTTTATGCAATCGTTCAGGAACAAAATCTAAGTACCTTACAGACGTTTGAAAAGGCTCTTTATGACTTTGTTTCCATAGATATGCTTCATGATATAATTGCGAATTATCTAAAAGCATATTCTTAATTTGTTGTTTTTGATAATTATCCAAATTTAATTTAAAAAGTTTATGCAAAATATTTCACCACCTTACTTTTTAGTTTATCATATATATGCAATGCTGTAAACAAAAAAAGTGGTTAAAGAAGTTCATCTTTAACCATAAATAAAATTATAAGTCAAATAAAAAGGAAGTTTGAAAAGAAATACTTTTAGAGAGAAGTTTTTCTTTTCATCTTCTATTATATCAAGCCCACATCTATTTGTCAAGACCTAGAAACCATATTTTTCACACAAAGGTTCTAAATCATATCTTGCACTTTTTCCTTTAGAAAAATTAACTGCTTTTATTATTGGCATATTTTGTTTCAATATTTGATATACACCTAATCTTTTTATACGCTTACCTAAAATAGCATGAGCGTTATTCTGTTCTGCAAGCATTGTTACATAAAGAATACAAAATAATTTAGCTACAACTAAAAAATCTTTCTTATTGTACGTTTCTGCTATATTACGAATAGCTAACCAATGCTGACTATTGATATTTATGCCAACCATATTATAAACTAAAATAAAATCATTATATACTTTATCTATTCCATATTTATCTGATAATTGTTTCAAGCAAGTAAAATAATCTATATCCTTTATTGCATAGTTATTTAGTTTAAACATAAACCCATCGAATTTTCCTCTGCATTGATAAATAAATGAACCGTCAGGAAATCTCAATATCGGTTTTTGTGATTGACCTATCTGAATTTCTTCCAATATACTTCAACTCCTTTATTTTTATTATAAGATGCTATTGGTTAAAATGTCAAATGATAATTACATAAATGATAATTACATAAATGATAATTACATATAACAAAAGAGACAAGGAACTACATCAAACCTTGTCTCTTTCATTATGTAGTTTTTGTAAATAAAACCAATACAATAAAATCTTTCGTATCTAGCATAAAGATTTATCATTTCTCGTTTATAGAATTTGTCATGCATTATAAAAACATATCTGAAAACCACTTGTTACGTATCGACACATTTTTAATATAACGTGTTCTGTTAAACAAGAAATACATGGACCGATAAATCTTCTACAAAAAATTCTATCTTCTTGATTTCTATATATATTATACAACAATTCTTTGTATTTGTCAAATAATTATTTTATAAAATAACCTCAGTCATCGCCAAACTGAGGTTATTTATATTATTATCTTAATAAAATATTTTACCTTTTTAAACAATGGCAAGATTCGGACTTGCGTTAGCTCTCGCTAAACCACCTTGCGCGAGGTGTACCTTGCCACTCGTCTCACATTGAAGAATAAAATATTAAACCAAAATAATAACTTTTACAAGACACATTATACCCATAATTCTTTGCTGATAGTGTCTTATATATTTAATTATTTAAATTTTAAATGGAGCTAACGGTAGGACTTGAACCTACAACCGATTCATTACAAATGAATTGCGCTACCTTTGCGCCACGTCAGCATGGCGGGGGTACTTAGAATTGAACTAAGATATGTCGGGTCAAAGCCGACCGCTCTCGCCATTGAGCTATACCCCTAATTTAATTGGAGGTGGTACACAGATTTGAACTGTGGAATAACGGTTTTGCAGACCGTCGCCTTAATCCACTTGGCTATACCACCATTTCCTTTAACAATTATATTGTACCACTTAATACAATGTTTGTCAAGGATTTTATTAGTTTTTGTTTCCCTAATTTTATGTTAGGTACTTATGTCAATCACCACGAAAAGGTACTAATAATAGATTGACGGAGCGGTATGTGAGAATCGAACTCACAATTTCAACTTGGAAGGATGATGTTTTACCATTAAACCAATACCGCATTATGGGTGCAGGAAGTAGACTCGAACTACTAACGAAAGTTTATGAGACTTCCATGTTACCTTTACAATATCCTGCATATGGCTCACCAGGTAGGAGTCGAACCTACGACCCAATGATTAATAGTCATTTGTCCCCCCGACTGGACTGCTGGTGAATGGTGGGCAGAGTTGGATTTGAACCAACGTAGACATAAAGCCACCAGATTTACAGTCTGGCTCCTTTAGCCACTCGGACACCTGCCCATATTTTAGTTTTATCAATTTTAGTTTCCCTTATATCAGGTACTTATGTTATCCACCCCGTAAAGGTATTGATAATAGGATAACTGGTGACTCCTGCCGGGCTCGAACCGACGATGACAGGATGAAAACCTGTTGTCTTAACCAACTTGACTAAGGAGCCAGATAAATGATTTTTAATCATTTATAAATTTTTCATCATTATAAGATTTTCACCTTATTTTGATGATAATGGTCCGCCCCCTGGGACTTGAACCCAGAACCTATCGTGTATAAGACGCTTGCTTCAACCAATTGAGCTTCGGGCGGATTTATAATAAATTTTATATTATCAACATATTATACATATTTAAATGTATATCCATAATAAGATTTTCGTACACCTTTTAAAATTCTATATACACTTTGTTCTGCACTATGATAACAAACCCCTAAATTCTTACATAAAAAATCTCTTATCATAGTAGCTATACAATCATAATGTGCTACAAGGTTTCCTGTTTTATAATTATATACATCAATCTTTTTTGCAATAGGATTTTTACTGCCAATAAAATTTCTTAATGTACTAACACTATGTTGCATATTTTCTTTCGCAGTAACCCATTCCAAATTACAAGCTCTATTATCAGTTTTTATTCCATTGATATGATTTACTTGTAATCCTTCTTTATATCCTTTACAAAACATATAAGCAACAAGTCTATGTATAAAAACAATTTTTGTCTTTTTATTTACATAAAAATTGACATATAAATATCCCTTACCACTAGTAAATACCTTTAATAGTTTATCATTTAAATCTGTGATAATTCCATTATCGTATATTTTATAATTTGGATATTTTTCATTAATCTTATACATAATTCCATTACCCATTTTAATTGTCTTATATCAGTTTTAGTTTCTCTTTTTCAGATACTTATGATAACTACCACGTAAAGGTACTGATATATAAGTTATCTTGGGGTGGTTGACAGGATTTGAACCTGCAATAACTAGAGCCACAATCTAGCGCGTTAACCATTTCGCCACAACCAACATAATGGTGCGAATGGAGGGGGTCGAACCCTCACGGTATTACTACCCTGGGATTTTAAGTCCCATACGTCTGCCAATTCCGTCACACTCGCACTATACAAAGCTAAGTATATTTAAAATGAATGATGCTCTTGAAAACAAAGATTATATAACACAAACATCTTTTATCCAAAGATTCATTAGTTCTTTTACAAAACTTTTGTCGTTATTAGAATCCATGGTTTCTGAGTCAGCAAACCAACCATCTTTATTTTTATATATTGTATACTCTCCAAATCCAATATCGCTGGACCATTTAAAAATAATTCCAGAATGCCTGTCATTATTAAATGGAATAACCTCTTCGATTGATAAATGGATTGAGTCTACTGGATAATTTCTCATTAAATCCCCCCAAGAAAAATAATAATTTGGCGCGAATGGAGAGAATTGAACCCTCACGGTATTGCCACCCTAGGATTTTAAGTTCCATGCGTCTGCCGATTCCGCCACACTCGCATTATTTGATTTTCTCTTTTGTAAGATTTATCTCAACCTTACTTCTTTATTATATCAAATCAATCGCTATCTGTCAAGTGCTTTCTTGATTTATTTTTTTTAAGAAGTAAAATATCTTTATCAACCTTACTCATTTATTGTATCATGTATCCAATCATTTGTCAAGCACAAAATTTTTTAAATACATAAAAAATCTAAATGGTGACACAGGTGAGACTCGAACTCACGACCGTAGACTTAGAAGGTCTATGCACTAATCCAACTGTGCTACTGCGCCATATTTCTTTCTTACACCTATTATATAAAATAAACATATGTTTAATATAACAGGTATTTGACACTCCCCATGCCTAAAGGCAGGGAATTCCTAATTCATTGACCGCAGCATCATGTGATTTAATCACATGATATATAGTTATGATAGTTATACTATATATTTTTATGTCTTACGCAATCTCCATAGGCTTAGTTTTATACTGATTCCGTAAGCCCTACGGTACAGTTTTTATATTGTTTAAGCTACTGTTTGTTATTTTGTTTATATTATAATACAAAAGTTGGTGCTTGTCAATACTTAATTTAGTTCTCGCGCCTTATATCCCCAGCCCTAAAGGGCGGGGTTTTACGGCGCTTTCGATAAAATTTTTACATATGGTAATACACCAAAATCGCCATAGCACAAGCAATTGCACAAACACAAAGGATTACATCAACTGCTCGTTTTGCAAATTGTACCTCTTTTAAAGAAACAAAAACCTGTTCATTATAATCTTTATGAACTTTTGGCTTAATATCAGTTTCTTTAATCATTCTTTTATACCTTCTTTCTATGGATTCATTTCCTCAAAACAAAAAGCACGATAATTTAATCACCATATTATCGTACTTTTGTTAAAGGAGAACTGCCAAGAAATCAGAAATTCAAACACAAGACACATTATGATTTCCTATCAATAATCAATAAATGATTGCTGAAAGTGTCTTTACTTGTATGAAATACTTCCTGCATTTCATACTTATATATTATCACATTTAATCTCATTTGTCAATATCAGATAACATATTTCCTCCTTTCGCTAAAGTTACAAATGCTTGTCGTATTCGACCACACTAGGTTAACTGTTCCTACCTATCAGAGCTGTTTACAGAACCTACTTAGAGCCTAGAACTAGGGTATCATTCTAGGGTAAGATAACATAAACAACGTAGTACTAACATCATATACCATAAACTTTCTTTATCTTCATCAAAATTATTATAGTAATTTTTTGCTGAAACTCTATATTTTTTATCAAAAGGAGGTGGAAGGTGTGGCTCCTCTCATGACTGAAGTCACGAGTCTCCGCCGCACCTGTCTATGAATGCCTTATATCCATTTCCTCGTATGCTTTCCAGTTGAATACGATAAGTTTATTCAGGAACTCTTCAATCTTATCAATTAGCCTTTCTATGTTGCTATTAAGGCAAAAAGAAAGTGGCGAGATTTTTGCGCGGAATTCTGGTGTCGCATGTTCATCATTATCATAAAAACAATCGAGCCTACATTTTTTCGCCATGGCGAGTACATTATTTCTTTCTTCTGGAATTAAACAGATAGAATTATGGATACAGAAATCATCGTCTTGTAAGATAAGCGTATCCATATCATCTTCAAGGAGAAGAACTATCGACATACCATCGCCGTCAAGCCAATATCTATATGGAAATACGATGATAAAACCATCATTAATTGATTCAATCTGATAGTTCGTATACATTTTAAGACATTGTTTGATAGGCTCAAGTTTTTTAGCTTTCGCTTCTGCCAGATACATATTCTCACCTCTTTTACTAGCAGTCCTTTTTAGTCTCCCAGTATGAGTTAATCTTTTTTCTCTACTTTTTGATATGCTTCAGCGATTGATACGATTCCTCTTTTTCGAAGAATTTTCTCTTCTTCATCTGCAAGATACTGAGAATACCAACCGAACTTATCATATGAATCAATTTTTTTGCAAAAAGTCTTTCCGCATCTTCTACATTTCGAGACTTTATATATGCTGATTGTAGCATACATATATCCAACATCAATACTATATGCAATGATTAATTTATCTAGTAATTCATGGTCAAAGAAAAAGCAGTACATTTTATTGATAGTATCTTTAATTTTTGTGAGTATCAGAAGTGCTCCCCTTTTCTACGTTTTCTAAATCTTCTTTTACGTCCCGGCAATAGAAGATTCACACGAGTAATGATGTGCTCCATAAGTTCTTTGTATTTTTCTCATCTGTGAAATAGAAATACGAAAAACAAACTGCATAGCAATAATTAGCCATTGCTTTCATCTTCTTTCAAAAATAAATCCTCCGTGTATCTCAACTCTGGTCTTTTTTCTTTATATTCTTTTTCTAGCTGAATATGATATTCTTCATTATTATATTCAAGGCGTATCGGGTCAAACAAGAAGTATGGATACGTTGATGCAACTTCCTTACCATCCTTATACAAGCAAACTTCGATGAAACCATCACCTTCCAACGTCATAGATGGTTTTACCCTAACGGTGAGATAATTGTCAAATTCTCCCCACACAGCCTTATATCCTCCATCCATAAACCCTGTTGGATTTCTCCAATCTTTAAGGGTTTCTTCGTCTACTGTTATCGTCAAATCGTGAATGATTTTGCTTGGCTTATTCTCCTGTTCGTGTTTCTCTGGCATTTTGTCATTATTGGATACTTTTTCTTGTCGGCGAATATGTGCTTCTCCTGACAGCCTAGGCTTATCGCTTCTAATCAGAGTTAATTCATACTCATCACAAGTATTGGGGTCAGTAACCCTCCATGTCTCTTGAAAATGCTCATAGTATTCTGTCTTGATGAATTCGTCATTTTTACCGAATAAACTAAATGTGAAATCATCTTCTAACTCAAATGTCGGTGTAAAACCGATAACGACCTCATACCCGTTATCAAATGTCGCGCAAATACTTTTTACGCTTCCAGGATGTAAATATGCTGTCGGAGAATGATGAAGCAACGTTCTGCAATCCTCTTCTGTTACATAGATGGTTTTTTTATATTTTTTAGCTATTCTCTTTTTTCTCTGTACTTCTAGCTTCTCTGAGACATAAATCAAGTGATTAATATTTATTTCAGTTTTCTCAAAGTCGCATTCATTGTGAGAGTAATATGGGCAAACCCTACACCCATTAATTGAATAATCAGTTGAATGACATTCTTTGACAACTACACTATCTAATTCATCGTAGATTTTCTTTAACTTTTCAACTGTATTCATTCTTCTTCTCCTTTCAAGAATAAGCATACTGTTCTCAAAACGAGTGCCAACTGTAACATCTACATCGATGGTGATGTCTTTGCTGCCACAATATGGGCAGCAGTTTTTTTTGTCGTTTTCATAATAAATCCTCTATATAGCACGCCTTTCAAGCGTCTTTTTGCTTTGTAAATTCTTTCTTCTTCCATGCGTTGCTTCCCCAATGTGCTCCGTGTTTATGCACGATAGAGAATATATGCTCCAAGGGATACTTGTAAAGCCAATCTCCTTCTCTAATAACGAGTAGACCACCTTTTGTATAGATATTGTCTACGTTTTTGAATACTTTTTCAGCAGTTGCATCCATAAAAATTACACGTACTTCCATTATTACACCCCGTTCTTATTTCTAATAATACTAATTGCAATATTTATATAATTCATAATTTTATATCTCAAATGTCTAGTCAAGTCAACTCTATTATAAATAAGTGTTTTTTGTCTTTTATAGTCTCCACCTTATTAAAACCACATATCAATATCACTATATGTAATTCCTTTTTTATTTGATAATCTGTTCTTAATAATTTCATCAAGTACAAGTGTCTCATAATTATTATGTGTTGCGATACTAACCTCTGCTCCAAGATACCGCAATGCATTATTACCTACTTCTGTAATAATACAAGCAGAATTAGGTGCAATAATTTTAGATAACTTTTCTAAAAATAGCTTATAGTTTGGAGTTGGATAAAATAACTTGCTATCATAATGCTCAATGTCCTCTACATACCCTAATATTTGTGTATAACCACCAAAAGCATGTTTCATATTTTTACCAGTGTATACTTCGTCACTTTCAGCCTTATCTGCAATTTTATGCCAAAACTCTATTCTCTCGTCATTATCTCCAACAACAATATGTTGCTTAAATTTTTCATATTCAAACTCATCGACTACATAAAAATAAGAAGAACGAGTTACACAGTTATATTTAGCCATAAAATTAACTCCTTTTGTACTTTTATTTAACCAACAATCGTCGCTTCCCCTGTAAGTAGCCCAATAAGAACACTGTCCCACAAATCATAATACATAGCATGGACTCTAATTCCGCTTTTTTCAAAGTATGCCTTATAGCGTCTACCTCCACATTCAACAGTAAACTCTTCATTTAGTTTTTTATTGAATATCTCCGCGACTTGTTCCATCTTATTCGTTTGACCACATTTAATATATGTATTCTCCTCCAACGGACAATGCCATGCCCAAGTTTCTGCTCTATACATTTTTCTATCTCCTTTTGTTTATCATACAATAGGCTCATAATCTAATGGGAAGTTCTCACCCTTACCCAAATAAGTATAAGTTCTTTCACCAGTATAATATTTATTTAAGGAATCTCTTACTTTTTTACTATGCTCTAACATTTGTTTATTTTTCTCAATCTTACGCTTACGTGATTCTGTCATGGATTTAGGTTCATGTTTAGGAATTTTGTGTTTTTCTAACTCACTATTAATAAGCTCTTTCATTCTATTATCTGTAGAATTTTGACAACCGATATAAACACCATTTATAAACATCTTAACTCCATAAGAACTATTGACCAGCTTACAGTCAAACTCAGCCTTATATTGAACTTCCATTTTTATCTATCTCCTTTTCTTTTTATACTTGAGTTACATCAAAAATATTAAAATGTAATAGAATATCTATCTTTACTACTTTGCAATTATATTGCCATTAGCATTTTATTTCACCTATTTTGATTTAATTGTATCACTATTTGTGAAAATAGTCAAGAGTTAATATTGGTCATCCCCAACTTTCGCTACTCGGATAGCCTAACGGCTACCTCGTAGCTTAGAAGTGGGGGTATTCTCTTCCAATAAAAAAAGACTTCATAAATATGAAGTCTTACCAATTTCAAATGGTGAACCTGGTGGGATTTGAACCCACGACACCCTGATTAAAAGTCAGGTGCTCTACCAACTGAGCTACAGATTCATTTACTAGACACATAGATTAATATGTTACCATATTAAAATTTAAAAATCATCATTTTTTAAATTCAAAGATTGCTGGCTGTGTCTAAATATATATAATTATGAAATTATATTCTTGGTAGCGGATTTCGGACTTGAACCGAAAAGATATTTCTATCGGCAGATTTTGAGTCTGCTACGTTTGCCAATTTCGCCAATCCGCCATTTAACAAGACGCATAAATCACTTGTGATGTGCAATAAGTGTTATAGGTTATATATTGTATTGAAAGGAGAGATACAATATAATTATTACGTTAAAGTCAAATCTTTGAAATGAGTAAGCAGACTTTTCGTAAAAACATTTAATATGTTTTAGTATTATGTAAATGATTGCTGATTGCGCCTTTACATTTATATAATATCTTTCAACAAAGACATTATAACAAATATATATTCAATTGTCAAGAAAAAAATTTGAATGTGATACAAGATTTTTTTGATTTATCCTTATCACAGTATTTATCTTATCATACATACGAACATTTGTCAAGCAATTTATTTGTTTTTAATAAATCTTTTTGACATCTTTGTATGTTTTGATGAACGGCAAAAATAACCATTCGGAATTGTATACTCATTAGAATTTAACCATTCATTTTTCATTTGATTATATTCTTCATGAGATATAAATGTATTGTAATAAATAGCATTTAAAATCATACCATTTTCTGCATAATCCACTTTACTTGATTTTAAATACACATTTTCATATGAATTATAAATATATTTAATACATGTATCCATGTGAAAATGTTTCATAATCTTATCTTTCATATAAGATACTTTTGCTCTTTCAACAATATGTTCAAAAAGCATTGGATGTTTTTCATTTAAAATCTTCTTTTGTTTCTCTGCAAAATCCCTGCACATATTTTTTACCTTTAAAATACGCATAGCTAATACACGATTCAAATCATTTTTTGATGTATGTGCAATAAATGAAAGTTTATTATCATCAAAATTCCACAAAACTTGTTGCTCGTATTGGATTTTGTCTTTTGTATATGTATTCAACAAAGAAAGATTTTGATTATGCGTCGGAATATTAATTGTTTTACTAATATTTAATTTCTGTGCATATTTTCTCGCAGCCTGACCTACACTAATAAATTTATCATTTTTTAAATCTTCTTTTCTAGGAAGAATACCAGACTCGTCAATACTCACATTATCTGTAATATCATTTTCTTGTACAGGTTGACCTTCAAATTCTTTTACAATATCATCATATTCATTTTCATTTAAACCATTTTCACGAATGCCAATCTGATTTAAAAGTTTATGTTCATGTCTGCCTGTAGTATTCGTTGTCTTAGAACGAATTCTTTGACCATTAAAAATTTTTCCTAAAACACTTACAATATTTTTCTTGAACAAAAAATCAAATAATACTCCTGCCGACTTTGCCTGTTCATCAGTAGACATACCTGTTTTTTGAAAATCAATTAAAAAGCCTTTAATTGTATAAGAAGAAATTAAAGCAATCTGCTTTGCAAAATCAAAATCTAGTTTATCTGCATGAGTTTCTTCTGTAAAACTATAAAATTCGTTTTTCTTTAAACCTGAAGCATACATAAAAAGGTCATCCATTTCCTGACCTGTAATATGTGTATTAATATCTGTAATTACATTAATGTGCATATGTGGTTTAAAACCACGATTCGGCTTATAAGATAATTCTAATGACGAAATAAATCCTAAATCATCATTAATGATTTTCGCCAATGTCATACAAGGTTTTCTTTTTCCTTTTCCAATAATTGCACCATTCTTTTTAGTATAATTTAAATTAGAATATGCTCTAGTAATTTTTTTCATATATTTATCTAAACGTTTTAAAGAATCAACTGCTTCTTCCATAGTATCAACATAATCTAAAGAAAATGTTGACATATAAACGTTAAACTGTGAAGAAGGATTGTTAAACAAATATTCATCAACGGCTTTTAACGTATTGCGATACAAAATATTTGTTTTTTTATCCATGCAACCCCAACAAAAATTTCTTCTGCAACGGAATCCATAAGTATGATAATATGTACCCATTTTTTTATCTACAACAGTAGTCATGTCTTTTTGACAATTATTTAATGCAGTCAAATAAGAATCAGTTAATTTAGTTGAATAGCCCTTATTTTTAGCAATATCCAACAAATAAGCATTATATAAAGAATGTTTTTTCATTTCGGCATGACGCGCAATCACCATATAATCATCTGTATAATCTGTATCGCAAATTGCACTCTGCTGATATTGTCTTACACCATTACCCATACCCATGAAAACATCCTTTCTATTTTACCAAACATATTACTATCATTGACTTATAATCATTATCGTGTTATAATGTTTCTAGATAAATATTCTACTGTTTGTAGGTCATTTACTTTTGAAATACATCAAATTTTCATGATTATTATACCCCATAAAATCTAATTGTCAAGAGGGTTTTTCATTTCAAATTATTTTTATTATATATTTTTTTGTTAAAATCATCAATTTCGGAGAAATCATTAATGAAAACAAAATTAATTTTTAAAGATAAAAAATTAGTAAAAATTAAAGCTACATTTGGTACAGGAATTCCATATGTCACATTATCCATGAACAATGAACATTTTTATGGATATGGAGCAGTATTCGATGAAGGGAAGCCACATATTCTTCCACATGAACCCATTCTTGATTTGTGTGATAATATCAGAATGTTTCATAAAAATTTAAATAAATATATTGATATTATTCAACAAACATATGATTACTTCAAAATACAACTTGCCATATATAATGGACTATAAATGAGGAATTTATCATGTATAGATTTATATTACATATAGGCAAATATAACCTTTCAATGAATGCCGATGGAAACCTTTTTATTAAAAACTATAAATTATCATTATCTTTTATAGCTAATTTATATAATAACCCATTTACTAGAGAAACGATTATACGTAATATAAGGGATTTTACGCATTTAAATATTTTCTCTAATTATTACGATAATGGCATATTAGAAGCAGATTATCAATATACTTATCAAAAACTGCTACCATGTATTAAAAAATCAAATAAAATATATGTTTTTTTTATCTATAATTTCGGATTATGAAAGGAAAAATATAAAATGAATATTTGCATTCAAAATCTTATTGACAACAAACCGAAAGCCATTCTATTAAGTGGATTACCTGGTTCAGGTAAATCTACAACTGCTATATTTTTTCGTCAAAATGGATATTTTATCATCTGTAAAGACGATATTCGCCACAGATTAGCTTGCCGTAGATATTATTACAAACCTGAAACATTCTTTGAGCAGAGTCAACTACATCAATTTTCAAAACTTGTTCATACAGTAAACGAAAATATTTGTTTTGCTTATCAACAATACCTTAAAGGAAAAGATAAATTCGATATTATCGACAAAACTAAAACTAGATTTTATCGTGGTTATCATAATATGAATAATCAAGATATTATTTTTGATACTATTAAATCCTATATCATCGAATTTACAGAACATAATTTAAATCAAGGTATTGTTTTTGACGCTACTTATCTTACTACAAAATCACGCTGTTCAATTATTCAAAATATAAAACTACCGATTTATTGTATCTTCTACTCTATTCCGTCTGATATTGCCTATAAGCGTGTTCTAAACCGTTCTAAAACCATTATATCCTATTATCACGAAAAGTCAGTCTACGGTCGTTTTGTCCCTATGCAATCTATTAAACGTATGGAATCTACAATTACTATTCCGAATCAAAATGAAGGATTTAATGATGTATTCATTATTCCTTATAAAACCATCGAAAATAAATCAACACAAATCATGGATTTCATTACTAATTTCAAATGCAATCAGGAATATCATGATTTGGCTATGGATTCGTTTCCGTCCTTCAGTCAAACAAATAATCTGTCACAACATAATGAAAATCATTATTATACCGTTGATTGGCATATGATGTACGCTACTGAATATGTAAAAAAATATTCTAAAGACAAAGCTCTTATTTTAGCTACTTTGTTACATGATGTAGGTAAATTCGATACTAAAGCCTTTTATATTAAATTGACTAAACCAATTGATAATTATAAAGAAGGTAAAAAATTCAAAGTCAAATATATTTTAAACAGGCAGACATATGTTTGTCAAAATACTTTTAATTTTGATATTGTGTACATTGATAAAAACTATGCAACTTTTGATATGAATGCGCATTACTATGCACATCAATATACTTCTGCTATTAAAGCATATAATGATTTAATCTCTTTAAACGTAAATCATGATTTTGCTTACAAAGTTTATCTATATATATATTTTCATATGTATATTCCGTTCCATCATACTATTACTTATAAAGAGTTATATACATTGAAAAATTATTTAACCAAAGACGAATGTAAAAACCTTCTCTTACTCCGTCAAGCAGACCAATATTCACAACACATTCAACGTAATATAAAACAGTTCCATGATAATTTTCAGTTAAATGAAATGTATAATAAAGATGAGATGCTAATTAATGATATTTACAAAACAAATTATTTTAAATAAGGGATATGATATTATGAATACTTCTAAAATCTCTGTATATAGTTCCTTCAATCTCAATAAACCATTACTCGTTATTAACGATTGCCCAAATATCATCTTTTGGTTACAATCTTTCTTGCATATACCTCCCAAAGAAGTATTTCATAAATTTCCTTGTACAGAACAACTATTAAAACAATTTCAGATTGATAAACCATTTAAATTGGGTAAAAATAAAAATGTCATCAGTTCTTCTAAAAAATTTATCAATCTGATTAAATCCCATCCTTCTGATTTTACTTTGATTATTAATGAATAAACTAAAAGGACGTACAATTAAGTACGTCCTTTTTTTATTGCTTATTCATAGCTTTACTTTTTGTTTTCAGATAATCTACTACTACTTCTTTTACATTTTCTTTTAAATATTTCATCTGTTCTTTATAAACTTTTACATTATAACTGTATCCATTGGATAATTTGTATGCAGGTGACATACTAATAATAATCTGATTGTTGTCAAAATTGTATATTAGCCCATCTAAGCCCTTCGCAACAACATTATGACCTACTTTATCTGCTTTGTATCCAAATAGCTCTACGTCGCTCACATTAAGTTCTACCGGCTTTAAATTAAACGCACATACTTCTTTCCCTGCTATATTACCACTTCGTTCATCATCTAATACTACTTCATATCCTGCTAATACATACCATTTATTGAAAAACCATTTGGATTTAATCATCCATAAATACAATTTATATACAAGATTGTTTACAATATTTGTCATTCCAATTAATCCTTTCCTATATATGCCAAGTCTAAATTATATACAAATTTATCCTTCTTTGTAAATATTCTATAGGACACACCTCTATGAATACTTTTAATATATCTCGTTTTTGCTAGTGCAATCCAATTTCCATCTTTAAGTATGGCTTCTTTCATCATAATATCTATTTCTGTCTTTGGCACACCTACTGCCATACTGCTAATGATAAACAATTGATACGCATATCTTTCATAATTGCCATTTTTAGGAAATTCTACATGAATTACATTTACATTTCCACTTCTATCTACTTCAAAATATCCATAAACATTTTCTCCATAATAAAATTTATACCCTTCTCCATACATAACTTTCCACATTAAATCATTTTGATTAATATTCCTCATGGGAGACATATATAATCCATTATCTAATCTGTCATTATACATACTTACTTTATTATATATTTCATATGCACTTTGATTATTGAACGAATCGGCAAATACTATGTTCATCAATACTGTACTCATTATCATAGTCATAATTATAATTTTGATATATCGTTTCATTTTTATGCTCCTTTCTATAAAAAAGGAAGATATATAAATATCTTCCTAAATTATTTATTTCGCATTCCCATCATCGGAAGCTATTACCATATACTGAAACGTATTTTTTCCTGAAAACATAATAGTATGAATGTATCTATTTGCTCCATATGACCACGTTGGCTTTGAAATAGCCATATTCATATTTACCTGATTTAAATGATTCAATTGATTCGTTACATCATTATACGTTAAATTTAATGCACTCAATGTATACAAATACATTCTACTAGCAAGATTTCGTTTGCTTTCATAACTACTATCTGTTACAATCTGTACAATAGATACATATCCCGCTCCATTGACCCAAAACATTTCTACTACTCCATTCGTCTGAAATAGCCAAATGTCATATAATCCATTATCCGACTTCCCACTTTGCACTAGATTACCAATATTCCTATTTTCTCCTTTTGCTACCATCGTATTAATTACTTTTTGATAGACATTATACGCACCTTCATCTGATACCTGTACCTGACTCGCAAAACAATTGCCAAAACTGAATGCCATAATCATTGTCATAATCAACAGTACTTTCTTCATTTTATTTACCTCCTCCATAACGCATATTCCTTTTTTATACTTATATTGTATCATCTTTTATCTTATTTGTCAATAGTTTGGTTTTAATTTTTATATATAAAAAGCAACGATTTATAGTCGTTGCTCAATCCAATTTAAAATAATCGTTCTATATATCTATTACAGTATAGTTCATTATACTCTGATAACGCTTTCCCTTTTAATTTTTCTATTTTTTCTATATTATCTTGTACCTTTAATTATACTAATTATAAATAAAATTAATGCTATCCCATTAACCATAGTATATCCTAATAAAATTAGTTTGGATATACTAGATAAAATAATGCTCGTTAAACAGAAAATATAGTATAATTCTATACGACTTCCTTTGATATCCGTTTTCCTTATTTTAAAATATTTCCATGTATCATTGATTAAATACAAACATAATATAACAAGTAAAATCATAAATAAATAAATTGTCATTTTATGTCCACTCCATATAATTCTTTTTATCTTATATTATAATGCATTCATGTATTTTGTCAATAGGTTTAATTATATATCTTAAAAAGATATAGATGTATAAATAGAACCATTATATTAAATGTATATGTATAAAGCTAGATATATGTATAAATAAATAGAGAACTAGATAGATATATAGATAGATATAAGGTTATAGATGAACATGTATAATAATATTGATTCCATAATGGACATTTTATCACATATAAAAAAGAGACACTTCCTTGTGTCTCTTTTAACTATATTAAAGGACTTGTTTAACCACGTCATAGCGTGAGTTATCAAGAACCTTTTTTAGTGCTTTCCAAGGGTCAAGTTCTCCACTAATAACCATATCAAGGATATTTTTAGAGAAGCCACTCACAAGAACAACACCGTTTTCGTTCTGCTGGAGAGGAATACCACTTGTACGAGAATTAACATTCCAAAATACAAGGCGTGGGAGTTTATATCCTGCATCAGTAAACTTTTTAGAAATCGTCTCCATAAGCACTTCATCGTCCATAGATTTTTTTCCACTCCAATAGTCATAACGACCATGAGCGTAGTCAAATTCCATGTCACTAATGATAAGAATATTTGCAGGAAGTTCTTCCTGAGTCAAATGATTCTTGATTGCTGCCTTTAGAACGAGGTCAAACGTCTTTTCCAAATCTGTATTGGAACAGTCATCAAACTGTGACGTTTCCACGAGTCTATCATGGAGAGTGTTCCCATGAAGTGTTACCAATTCAGGAGAAGAACTAAACGTGATAAACTTATTCTTAAATGCCTTAGTATTGTTTTCTGCACAATACAGACAAATGGAATTAGCAACGTCAAGAGCGGTTGCGCTTGTTTTTTCGAGCTGAACCGTCATAGAGCCACTACCATCACGAACGACCAAGGTATCTGCTACCATTGGAATTTTATCCTGTGCTTTCCACAATTCTTCCAAAGTGGCATCTTCCTTTTTAACATTTTTATAACCCCAAAGCGAATTGTTCATATAGTTATGAACAATATCATAAAGGAACATAGCATTGGCATTAATTTTCTCCTTGCCATTAGAGAGGTCATCCAAGTATTTCTGGCGACGTTCTTCATCATGGCGCATGAAAGCATCACGATAAATAATATTCGCCTTAGAAGGAACGGCACTATAATCAATCTTATCGTAAGATTTACGAGAAAGGTTGACTTCGACAACATTCAAGTACTTGCGAAGTTTTGCAAGGAGTTTACGATACTGACGAGGCTTCAGTTGCAATTCCTTGCAAAGCATATTGGCAATCGCACGAGTCTCTTTCGATGACGTATTAATAGATGGCATCCACTTTGCAAGTAAAGAGATAGATTTTCCCTCTTTCATAAGAGCAATATCTTCTCTAAGCTGGTTGTAGATATTTTCCACAATAATTGCTTGAATTGCACTATTCACTTTTGGGTAAATTGCAATCATATCATCAAAACGACCATATTCCTCAATAGGAATATCTTTGACAATTTTCATAGCAAGTTCCAAATCGTGTTTTGCAATTTCAACAATCAAACCACGAAAAATTTCACGTTCTCCGAGTCCGCCACGAATATCACGGCTAAAGAGAAGCCAACGCAACGCATATTCAGGACTCTCATCATATGCGTCCATAAAAAACCCATAGTTAACGCTATTATTGCCCCTAATGGCATTTGCACGCATCTGCGGAACTTTGAAGTTCAGGTCAACGATAGACTTACCGCTAGAAGCGAACATCGTAGCACCGTTTTCCGTTTCAACCGTCTGCGTATTTTTCATAGCATTGAAAATATCCATTATTGCATCTTTCCTTTCAATTTGTGTTTCGTTTAACTGTTGTTTTTAGTATATCACATAGTTTTTTATATGTCAACAGTTTTTTGAAAAATATTTAATAAAACATATAAAAGTATTTGTTTTTAATAATATATAAATTTAATATAAAAATGTCAAGGAAAAAGACGTAACTATTTCGCTACGTCTTTTTCCCGAAAGGAGTATTTTTTGTTTGCCATCCGTCTATCATGAGATATTGATAAATGCTATCACAGAAAGGAGGAAACAAGATTCTTAAAAAACTGTAGATTACATAGAAACATTTTTTCAAATAATTGCTGATAGAATCTTTACATATATACTAGACACGCACATTTATCTTAGGAGGTTTAACCCTGTTATATAAAAGGAGGATATATAAAGGGAGGAGAAAATCATAACGTTTGCCGAACCGCACCGTAATGTGTAAAATCGTCATCATTGACTCTGTTATCATTATTGTTCTGTATAAAAAATATTGCTGATTGTGTCTAAAAAATTTATCAATATCTATAAAAATAATATACACAGTATTATAATTTATAACCACATTTTTAAAAAATTTAATAAGCCATAAACGCCAATTCCTGTATACATATAATATGTAATAAACGTGTAATTTTTTCTTTTAATATATGATATATATCTTGTCATATATACAATTGGATTTTGTTCAAAATCATAATTGCTAACTTTATCAACGAAATGTTTAATTCTTTTTACTTCAAAGAAAGTAAAAAATAAAATAATTACAAAACAAGGCAATAACCAAATAGCATTTGTAATTGAATATGTTACATAACACATAAACAAACTAAATGCTATTTCTGCCAAATCGACAATCATAACTGATTGGAATAAGGTAGTATGAATACCTTTTTCTCGTTTTAATAACGTATCGAATAGGTTAATGGTATCTTGTAATTTTTCTTTACTCTTACGTTCACTTTTTGTACTGAAATTAGCATATGCGTGATGTAAATTTAATGCAACAAAAGCAATATAAGCTAAAAATATCCAAGCCATTACAATTTAACACCTTCCCAATAACCAAATTGTTGATATATACTATCTTTGTGTTTTGTGTCTTTTAAATGTTGTAAAAATTCATCTGCACTATGAAATTCTTTGTGACAAGTATCACACTCATATTTAAAAACAGGTGGGTTTTCAAATTTTAAAAACTTATAGCACTTCTTTATTATATCTTCTTTTTCATATACTGTAATTAAAAAACCATTAAATGTACATTCAATTAATTCTTTACTAAATTGTTGTAAGTTTTCAATATCTACTTTATCTACAGGATAAAACATATGAAAGTCAAATTCACTTAAAACAAGTTGTTGTGTATCAGATACAATATCAGTAATAACATGAATATCATAAATATTTTGTTTTACATTATATTCACAATAAAAATTATCACATTTTACACGGCAACCAAACATAGAAACTTTTTCATTTACTAACGCTTGAAGTGTTTCTAAAAAAAACATAAACACATCTTCATTATTATTATTTTTTTTATAAATATCAAATGCTTTATATAAACGTATATTGTTATTTTGTATCCATTTTTCATCAATTAAATAATTGTTCATAATAATCTCCTATTGACATCCCACCACCTAAAGAGGTGTGGGATTCCTATTTCTTTGACCGTAGCGTATGCGGTGAAACCGCATGAGGTATGGCGTAGCCATACCTTTTTACGTCTTACACAACATTATAACACAAAATGGGAGGAATTTCACCTCCCATTCACATTAAAATTTTATTAGTTAAAATTAGTTGCCATTTTTTATCTCCATTGAATAATATGTCAGTACCAGCTTTCATAGAATATAGCGTTGCCTTTTTTGAACTCCTCTCTAGCCTCTTCGCAAAAATCCATAATTGAACTATATTCATAATCTCCAAATGGTCTATCTCCCCAAAAGAATCCTGGCTTATCATACTCTTTAATTTTACCGCTTTTTGTATCTTCTTCTAGCCTATCAATATCTTCTGGAAGAACTTGAACAATCTTCATATTAAATTCATCTTTCCCACCAAGAGACTTGTATAGATTTTCCATCCAGTTATGGAGAAATCTATTCTTTCCACAACCAAAAATTTCATCATGTTTATAGTCTTGATTGTATTCAAAACGATTAATAACTGCTTTATTTTTTACAATAAATGCATATTGGTCAAGCCCCATGATATTCTCTCCTTTCTAAAAGCATATACAAATGTGTACAAAAGTGTATTTTATGCACATTTTAACCGATAAAATATGGCATGAATCGTCCTACCATATACTTTTTACATATTATATTTTTTTAATTCTTGATTTGCTTGATAATACTGTTTGAACAATTTTTTAAGTATTGGGACATTTTCTTCCTTTAATTCAATTTCAAGAATTTTTTTATTTACTTCGTCTCTTTGTTTTTGTGCTAAGCGAATGGCGAATTCATTTGGATTATTCATTTTTCATTCATCACATTCAACATAGCATTGATATAATCACTCATTTCATTCATATCTTTTTCATTAAATGCTTCTCTGAAAAGATTATGGAATTTCTGATGATTATGTTTTGGATATTCCCACGAACTCAAACGAGGACGAACTTTATCCGAACTCGTATTCGTTTTATCTGTATTAACTGTGTTATTAGAAATAGAAGGTTTAATTGCTTTCTCAAATGCTGAACGGTTCTTTTTTACATCTTCAAGCATTTCATTAAGAAATCCCTTGTAAGAATCATCTTCGTTTTCTTTTACTGCTACGAAATTAACAAGTTTGCTAAATACATTTGCAGAAAGAACTACTTTATCATTTGGAATAGATGGAACAAAATCCTTTTGCTTCTGCTCGTATTCCTTTTCTTTTTTCATTTCATATTTGCTAATATAATCCATAATCGTATTGAACTCAATGCTTTTCAACTGGTCAACATGCTTATTGATAATCTCCATAATGTCATTATAATTCTGATTTTCCATAGTTAATATCCTCCATAGATGTTTTCTTTATACATATAGTATATCATTCTTTATCTGTTTTGTCAACATCATTTTGAATGTTTTCTTTAGTTTCTTTTTCTATATTCTTTTTCACGTTTGCAACAATATCATCTACAAACGTTTTTGCACGTTGAAGTTCCATACAAGATTCTTGAATAAACTTTACAATCTCATTGTAATACATAGATACAATCAATTTTGTTGGTTTTTCAACATGACTTGCGAACCAAGTTTCATCTACTTCAATTACACTAATATGATTTTTATTTTCCTGTGAAAAATTCACAAGTGCAACCCAATTTGTATTCTCTTTACTTGAATATTCTGTTTCATAAAACACGTCTTTATTCACGAAATCAAATACAATATATACATTATATGTATCAGAATGTAATACACGTAATTTAATTTTTGTATCTACACCACTCATAAAATCAAGTTGTTTCATCAACTCATTTTTAATAACCAATGCAGAAATATTTAAATCATCAGAATCATAATAATTTGAATGTATAACATAACGATAAAAATCATTTTGTTTAACGTCCAATTTAATTGTATAAACATTACTCATTGACTAAATCTCCCTCAATTGTAGTATCAAACATATGATATTTTGCTTGTTTCTCATTTAGTTTTTTTAGTTCTTCTTCTGAAAATCCTTCAGGAGCATATTCCTCTTTAATTTTATCAATATCGTATTGTGTAAGACATTGTGGAATTCCACCTACAGTTGGGATAACTGCAACACCTGTTGTACCTCTAAGTAAATTCCAAATACGCTCTGTCAGAATACATTTAATAAATACATAGTTTGAAAAAGCACCTTTTACTTTATGAATTTTATCCTTTTTAGTACCATCAACAAGCGTAACTTGTTTTTTTGTATACTTAATTGGAATATAATAATCACTAATATATTTTTCCAACTCCGTACCTTCAACGGCTTCTTTTACATTTTGAATATACTTAGCTTCATAGTTAAATTGTGTAACAACAGTATACCATCTATATTTATTCGGCACATTACTTAGGTCAACTTTCCCTAAAACGATACGTTTAAACATGAACAATACTCCTTTTCTGTTTTCCTATATTATATCAAACAGAAAAAAAACAGTCAAATTTAGCTTGTGGAAATCAATTTAACTGCTTTTTATTCAATTACATTTTTACCGCCGTAAAAGAAATATATTATAAATTAAATTTTATCCTTCTGAAAGTTTCTGATTTAATTTGCTAACTGCTTCCCTGCTCACACCATATTTCTTTGCAATAGCGTCAAATGTATTATGTTGTTTTCTATACTCCTGAATCATATCATAAGCCAATTTATTGCGCAACGTCTTATGACCATTATTTTTAACATTTACTTCTTTGATACCACCAGCTGCTTGAATGGCATTACTGATATTTCCAAAGTAATGGCTCAATAGACCATACTCTTTTCGATATACACTACGAAACTGTCCAATGTCAATATGATTGTCCTTGTCCATACAAGTTTTGAGTAGACGAATCAATTCATTTCGTTTCTGTTCATGTTTATTAGCTACAACGTTCATCATACTCACCTACAATCAATCCATCATCGTTTTCTCCAAAATGATACCATATTTCATATAGTCATTCACTTTACTAGGAGAATCCTCCATAATCATCTTACGAACGGTATTCATATTCTTTTCATCAATTACAATGTTATGATTTTCATATTCCGTTTTAATGCGTTTCCATAGTTTCCTACGACTATCACGAGTATCACGATATACATTCTGCTCATAAAGCGGATTCATAGAAGTGTGTGTACGATTTTCATCACAGTTAAAAAATTCATAGGCACAACGGATTTTCTTCATTTTAGACATGGTATTTTCCTCCAATACATAGGGAGATATTTTTATCCCCCACTATTCATTGTTATTTGAAATGAAGATTATTCATCTTCAAATTCATCTGCGTCAAGAGTAGCACTCTTACCAAAAGGCGGTTTGTTGTTAGGAGTTGTGTAAATCCAAAGTACAGGCAACCCATTCGTTTTTTCAATTGGTGGATAATCACAATACCCATCAGTAAGAATAATCACACCATTGATGTTGTCAAATTTATCCTGATTATTTTCAATAAAATCAAAGATACAATCATAGGACGTACCGCCACCACCATAAGGAACTAGGTCGGAAATATCACCTTCATGTTCATCAAAATCGTAAATGTGTTTATCTACATCACTATCAAAGAACAAAAGTTTACCATGAAGATGTGCTTTGAATTGGTTAATTGCACCCTGAATTTCAGAATAGCACATATTCATTTCTTTTATACCCATTGAACCTGACGTATCAACAAAGAACAAAATATCATTGACAACCTCAATAGTATCATTGAAGTCAAACATGAAGAAGTCGCTTTCATAACGCTTATCAGGAGGCATCATGGAATAGTCGTTAAATTCTTCCTGAATGAAATCTTGCAACAATACACGCCAATTCTTCTGCGGATGCTTAATCTCATTAATTACACGTTCCATACCGAGAACGCCAACACCCTGTTTCTTAGCAATTTCTGCTGCAGAAAGAAGATTACCTTCCCACTTAATTTTTTGCTGAGTCTTATTATTCGTAGAAGATTTATCTTCTTTCTCCCATGATTTATGGTTCTGCGGAGCGTTATACTGTTTTCCATCATAGGTAATGGAACTATTATTAGAACCATTTTCATTCTGATTTTGCGTCTGCCCACTTCCGTTATTGGAGTTGTTCTTATTTCCGTTTTTGCCTTTACTACTTGAAGAAGAACCACTACTACCATTAGACTGTTTGTTTTTACCTTGCCCCTGCCTACCACTCTGTTTAGACTTTTTTGCCTTTTTCTTCAGAATGTTATAAATTTCTTCTGCGGATTTGTTTTCAAAATCTTCATTAAAAAGGCAACCTTCTGGCATTTTTACTTCAACAGTTAGCGCACCACCAAACATACGAGAATTTTGCTGATAGTAAGCATTTGCAGCAGTTTTGATAATAGAATTAACTGCAAAATCTGTAGCAAAATTCCAAAGCGTCATATCACGGCTATCTCTACGCCAAAGGTGTCCCAATGCACAATGCATAACCTCATGGATGAGAACGAAAACGACCTCACCAATTTCTATACTATCAACAAACGATGGATTATACATGATTTTATTACCATCAGTACACATCGTTGGCTGATTTTTGTTTTCAACAATCTTCATTTTAAGCATGAGAATGGAGAAAAACGGATAATCAGTAATGATAATATTTTTGGCTTTTGTCATTTTCTGCTCAGATGTAAGTTTCTTCATTTCTTGTACCTCCCCTTATCTCTTTACTTATATTATACACGGTACAGGTTAATTTGTCAACATTTTTTTTGAATAAAATTTATTTTTTTAATAAAAATAGGTACACAGAATATTCTGTGTACCTATCAACCAGACAATATTATGGCATAATATCATCTGCAATCTCCGAAATAAGATTCGAGAAGTCAGGATTGGAAACGAGAATATCAATTGCGTCCTGCGAAACAGAATGGCAAAGGTCTTTGCACGTAACCGTAATGTACTCGCTCTGCGGAATGAGCGAAATGAACTTACAAACATTAGAAAGCGTTTCATTCAGCTTCTTCATTTCCTGCTCTTTGGATACATCTGCCTTTTTGCAAAGCGTGACACAATGCGATGCAATCATGGTAGAAAGTGCATACATAGCGTCAGGATTACCATTAGACAGTTTACGAGGGAATGCTTTCAGTTTACCATTAGCAATATCTTCCCATGCAGGAAGTTTGTCATACACATTGACATACGTAGAAAACTCCTGCGCTGTACCATAGCCAATTGTACCTGCGATACATCCGAACATATCCTGCATTTCACCGCATTTCAGGTACGTATTAACCATTTCCCACGAACGAGGGGTAGGAAATGCCACATCATCAGAAGATGGGTCAAAATTGCAAAGATAATCAGGATTGTTTTTGATAAAAGCAATAATACGCATATCAATGCCATTATGATAAGCCCAATACTCCCAATTTTCAGGGTCAGCAATCATTTCAAAATGCGTAAGACGGTTGCCAAGAGGTTTAGGCATTTTATAGGCGACTGCTTTGTCAGTCGTGCGGTTTCCTGCTGCAATCACAATGCAATTCTTAGGAAGTTTGTGTTCACCAACACGCTTATCAAGACAAATCTGATAAGCTGCAGCCTGTACAGAAGGTGGAGCAGCAGAAATTTCATCAAGAAACAGAACGTTGACAATATCCTCTGAAGCATCCATTTTGAAGATTTCAGGAGTAAGCCAACGAGCGACCATATCACCATTGTCATCTTCCGTCTTTGCAGGAATACCACGTAGGTCAATCGGGTTCATCAGAAGGAGCGATGCAACAACAACATTTGCCTTTTTATTGAGCTTCTTAGCAAGAAGGTCTGCTGCTTCCTTAACAGACTGCGACTTACCAACACCAGGCATACCCCAAAGCATAATTGCAGGAATATGAGCAAACATATCCTTGTTGGAATACAGATTGACGAAAATGTTGATAAAATCCTTCGGATTAATCTGCATATAATTGTTAGTATGAATTTCTTTTGCTTTAGCCATTTCAATATACCTCTTTCTTGTTTATCTCTCTTGAATTACCTTACACCATTATAGTATCACAATATCAATCTTGTGTCAACACTTTTTTTAAATTTCTTTGATACGCGTTTCTGCTTTTGCAAGACGGAGCAAAGTATCAAGTCGTTTCATAGCATAAGTAAGTTTAAAAATCGCAACTTCCTCAAAATCCTTAGTTGCAAAATTGAACTCATTCTCTGCCGAGCGCACATCTTTAATAGCCTGATTGATTTCCTCATTCGTCGTAATCATTTTCTTTTACCTCCAAAAAATTTTATATCGTTTATTTATTACCTTTTTTCTTTGTACTTATATATTAACAAAAACTCTTCAATTTGTCAACACCTTTTTGAAAAAATTTATAAAAAAGAGACTAGAACTATCTAGTCTCTATATTTTAATGAAGAATTTCACATTCATCAATGTGCTTTAATATATACGAATTACAATCTGTATTTACATCTAAAGACCATTCTTCAGGTATTTTTACAATTCTCATACCATAATCGTTAATAATATTAATAGGAATTTGATAATCTTCTTTATAATGGAGCTTCTGTGTGAAAGAAGAATAATCTACATGATGATGTATTCTGCTAAACTTATGAACCATATTAGCATATTGTGGATACACATCTACCAACATCTTAGATTTATTGTATGTTCCTTCCTTTTCATAGAACATATCATTATTACCACCCTTAATTCTCTGTGTGGTTAATTTATCTGCCAAAAACGCATTTAGTTGAATAGTACACCATCCGTTTGATAGAGCATCTAATGAAATAATTGTATCTTCATTGTATCTACCTCTCCAACGGAAAGGAATATCGTTACGAATAAAAATACAAGAATACATACGAGTATTTGTAATGTAAGCAGGGAGTCTATCAATTTCTTTTGCAAATTTAGAATAATTCAAACTAGCCATAGCTACATTATCGAAACGAGTGAAAAAATCTTCTGCTATTTGAAAAATCAATCCTGTACGTACTTTATATTTGCAATTATGATTTAAATAGTGAAAACAATCAATATTGTCATCCATAACCCAATGATACTTATATCCATTTTTCATTGAATGTTCCCAACAAAAATTTCGAGTCCCGCCAGGTCCTTTTCCGATTGTATTACCTCTATCATCTAATGTATCATAATCATCTTTATATTTCATATCTAATGTAAGAATATGAGAATATGGTTTGTCTTTAAATACATTTTGATATTTTTGCACTTCATTCGGTTCTACTACAATATAATGGTCAACTTCCATTTGATTTAGCCATTTAGCAGTTAAACACTTTGATAAATCCGCTCTGCCTTTACTGACAATATAAATTGGATATACAGGATGACCATTACCAACTACACGAAAATATGTTTTTGTATGTTGTTGTAATTTAGGAAACCAAACTGATTTTGTTCTGTCTGTAATATTTTGTTGAAATATTTTTGATAATTCTTCACTTGTTTTATTAGTAGAAAAATCTATTTTTGCATACGCTTCGCTTTTTGGTTGAACAAATTCAGGCATATCAATCCAATATTTTTTCCAATCTTCATTTGGTTTAACTGTAGTATGTACTTCTCTTTTTCTCTTTAATTCATCTGTATCTAAATTATACTCTTTAACCGTTTTATCTATGAAACAATCGTTATCATAATAAAATTTATCAATTGCTTCTTGATTATCAAATCGACAAATAATCTTTCTCATTTGTAACTCTCCATTTACTATAAATAAAATTATACTTCAATTCTTATCAACTTATATTATATCAAATCATAATCAGTATAGCAAGTAATACCTTGACAAATTTTATATTTATGATATAATTATATATGTAAAAATTTGAAAAGGAGATACAAAACCATGATTACTTATGACATCAACGAAGAAACTAAAACTATCAAATGTACTCTTGAAGGAGAAGAAATTAAGAATTGTATGATTAATCATCTAAACAAAATTCTTCATAATTATCCAAATAATATGATTAAGGTTGATACAACTAAACTTGAGCTTTCTTCTTCTTATACAGGGATTGCAAAATATGCAAGTGATGAAACAATTGAATTTAACATTGATACAGGTAAAACCATTGCACGTAAAAAAGCATTTGCAAAAATGAATAAGGCAATTGCAAAACGTTTTAATCTTATTATGAAAAACGCGCAATACCTTTATGAAAACGCACTCTGCAATTCATTTGACTATGATAATGTAGTAAAAGATATTCATCGTAAACTCAACAAGTATTAATTATATATTTAAATAACAAAAAAGAGGGGATTAAAACTCCTCTCTTTTTATTTTGCCAAATATGTATTGACATCAGCGGAATTATAAAAGAAATTTCCTGCTTTCCAACGTAAAAGGTCAGAATAACTATCAAATTTCTTTTTACAAATCTTACTTTTGTCCTTATCCAATTTTAACGATTCATTTAAAGCATATTCAATATAATAATATTCTTGATTGAATTTTGGCTTGTAATTTGTCCTAACACAAAGGTTATCATTTAAAATATCAAATACAGTAGCGTATGGAGGAATTACGCTCCAAATATCTTCACAGTTATTAACTAAATTTGCAAGATAAATGTTACCATTTAATGTCGCAATATAGGTTTTATCGTTATTTCCTACAATATAAAATTCTTCGTCAATATGCAAATTATATTTCTTTAAAATTTTTGTATCATAGAACTTTTCAAATGGCAAAATTTCTGTATTTTCATAAAGTGAATTTTTATCTTTCAAATTCACAATTACTTTTCCATCAACTGTGTCTAAAGATAAATACACAACGTTATCTTTAGAATACAAAATTGAAAAATCTTTTTTTGTAATATTGTTTTTTGAAAAAGAAAAATTCTTTAATTCTTTAAAAAAATCCCAAAATTGATAAAAATTGATGATTTCAACTACTGCATTTTCATTAACCATTTTATCAATCAAGTCTTTTTTAATCATTTGCTTTTAACTCCTTCAGTTTTTCAATAGAAGCGCAAATAACAGAAATACTTACAGGATTAGGCAAACTCTTGCCACGTAAGAACTCACTTACGGCATCAGGAGAAACACCTGCATACCAGCCAATTTCATTATAACTAAGTTTAGCCTTGCTACGTTCTCTATTAGCTTTTTCTGCAATTTTTCTGATATTATTGTTATAAATATCCAAATGTTTTTTATATTTACTTTTCTGTTCTTCTACTAAATCTTTTAATTCAATTCCATTAATTTTCATTATCTTCACCTTCTTATTATATTAATTGAATAATTTTATTGTACAAACAAGTATGCTTCTTATCAATATTGATAATGTCTTTGTGCCAATGCCCAAAATACCAATGTTTATAAGTAAGAATTTTATCTAATTCATCCAAAATAGAATTTGTAGGGTCATTCATATCTGAATATTCAATTAAATATGGAATCATGTTTGTTGTACAAGTGTGTGTTAATACACAATCTACATTTTTTACTTTATTAGCATTATCAACCATTTCATTTACTTCTTGATAAGATGGAACTTCTTCTTTCCACCAATCAAAACCTTCTGTACGATATACTTTATCGTATGATTGTGCTCCACCCATTGTAAAAAATGTTTTATTTTGTATATTAAATACTTGTCCACGCATTAAATGAAAAATGGAATCAGATATACGATGAATTTTACCACCATTCCACGTTTCCACAGGATAAGAATTTAATCTATCAAAATTACAATGATTCCCATCAATAAACAAAATGGTATATGGCAATTCGTTTAATTCTTTTAATTGATATTTTTCTTTTGCATTATCAGGATTTGGATAAAATATAAATCCAAAATCACCTAATATTATCATATAGTCATTTTTAGTCAAATTTTTATGTATTTTTGCGAAGTCAAACAATTTTTGACTATCTATATGACCATGAGTATCACCTGTAAGAAATACCATTTATATCCCCCCTTTTTTTGTTTATATAAAGTATATCATAATTTTAATAATTTGTCAATAGTTTTAAAAATTTTGTTGACAAAATTAAATCATTATGATAACATTTTATAAGAGGTGATATGTTATGACTGATAATTAATGGGAAGAACAAATCGATATTTACAATCAATTAATAAAAAAGAGGTGAATAACAATATGGGAATGACACAGAATTTCTATGCTGTTGAAAAGGAAGATGTTATTGACGATTTCGATTTCAGAGATAATCACGGTGACAAGTATGGTTGGAGTGAATTCGCGAACTTCTCAAAAGACTATGAAATCTATAATTGGATGCATAATCTTTGGGAAAAGAAAGTTGCAGCTTCTCCTTCTCATGGAAGCACTACTTTGGAAGAGGAATATCTCTTGCTCAATGAAGATAATATCTTGCAGTTGGAAAAGGATTTTCAAGACAAGAAAATCCGATTCAATCGCGTTGACGAAGATGTTAATTCTTGGCTGGAAGAACGATTTCGAGAATTCTTAGATATGGCAAAGAGATATATCAAATCCAATTTTGTGATTTACTATGAAGCGCGTTAAAAATATTATATAAGAATGAAAGGAGAAAAAACAATGAAAGAAATTATCTGTATTATCGGTGGTTCGCTTTGCTTTATTATCGTCTCCGTAGTTTGTTTCCTTATTCCGGTCAGTGTGGGAGTTTTCTTGTTCTTGAAGCTCTTGGAACTTGCAGGATTTATTATTTGGGGATGAAAACAGAATTTTGTTTGATTGAAAAAGGAGTTAATCGTCATGGCAAAAATTCCTGATTTAAGACATTTGGAGCATCTTGCTTGGAACGAGGCGGAAAAGATTCTAAGAGAGCAGAAGCGAAAAATATGGGCGACTCATACGTCCGTTGACCTCTTCCTTCAAGTGTGGCCAGATACCTCTTGTGGGCTAAGTACAAATCCCTCTTATTTCGCGGGGCAGATGCTAACCGATGAATATACTTCTGTTTTTGAATTGCGATGGGTGTATTCAGATGTTCCCGAAGAAGCATGGCTTTATTGTGTGTTTTTTGGGAATGAGTTGGCATATTGTGTGAGAAATCCGAACGCGAAGTTTTTTGATGACCTGAAGAACCGAAACATGGTGGCTGTTGTTGGCAAAGACAAATACTCCGAGTGAGTATACGGAAGTGATTTTATTGCAAATAAATTCCTATTTATGTATTCATCCAATAATACCAATTCAGCCAATAAAAAGAGAATTAAAAGATAAACAATATAAAAATAACGACAATGAAGAACAAAACGATAAAGCGTTTGAAGTTATTCTACATAAACAAGAACAAAAAGAAAATGAGAAAGATAAATAAATCTTTCTCGTTTTTATATATCAAAATTTCAACTTACTTAATAAATTGTAAAATGCAAAATAATTTTTGGTGTCTCTTTCTGTACAATAAATAGCGAATTCAATCACTTTAAAACAATTTTTAAATTCGGGTAAAATATCATAGTATGCTTTTGCTACAATGGATGGATTATTTTGAAAAGCTCCACAACCAAAAGCTCCCAAAACTAAAATATCTACATTATATGAAGCCACTACAGTTAAAATATGTTTCCCACGTTTTTTATGTAGTTCTAATAATTCATTGTCTGTTAGTTTAATAGCTTTCCCTGTTGTTTTATTCATATAATTACTAGGATTAGCTCTAAGATTTGGTGCAGGACAACTAATAACATCTAATTTAAGCCAATCTTCCTTATCATACCTTTGCGGAATAGTACTATCTGATTTTATAGCAACAATATCAGGTGTATAAATACAAGCATCTGTATATTTTACATTATGACGATTTCTATGAAAATTATAAAAATCTTTATAATTGTTTCTCGTATTTAAAACAGGATAAAGAGTAGTTGTTCTACAAAGACATTCTTCTTGTGCTCTACTACCTTTTGTAACTCCACCACCTGCATTAGTAGCAGAAGCAAAATTTAAAATACAAATTTTTGATTTTGGAAATTCTTCATCCAATCTATATGCTGCTTCAAGTGTTTTATGTTTTGTAATTCTAATTTCTGCATTTTTTTCATTAGTGGCTTTATAATCAGGATAATTATCTTCTTTAAAAACAACTGTATTACGAATACTATTAGCTACTGCTTGTTTTAAATTTTTATCTGTTTCATACCATTGTTTTGTATCTTCAAAAACATCAATCAAATCATCTTTAGTCACCATGACGTATACCCCTTCCTACATAAAACATTTTGCAACAAACAAAAAATACGCATTTTCTTTAATGCGTATTATATATCAAATGTATTAATTTGTCAATAATTACGTTTCTATTTCCATTTTTCGTACTTCTACAGAATATTCAGGTTTTTCTTTGTCAAAACCCATAGCCTTTTCTTGAATACAAGTTTCTACTTTCTTATTTAAATCTTCTTCTGAATCTGCGCGAAAAATAAAACTGGTTTTTTTTGTTTGAGTAATTGTAACTTTATATTCTTCCGTCATAAATCAGTCACCATTTTTTCTAAATAACAATACATTGTTATTTTCTTTAAAACCTAAAATTTTACCTCTATCGTTTTTATCTTTAATATAAGCATATGTTTTATCTTGATATTGAATATATATTTTATTCATATTTTCTTTAAGTACAGTTCCTTTTGACAAGATATTTAGGCTTGGACTATGAAAAATTATATAAATTACTTTATTATTCATTTTCATCACCTGTTATAATAATATATCTTCCCCCTGTATTTAATATATATACATTTATCAACATTTGTACATATACAATATACTACATTATACATTTTATATCAAATAATTTTATTTACTTTAAATTCTTTTTCATATCCTTCAGTCAACGCAATATTATATTTTGTATAATCTTCCCAGTTTGTTCCATCAAAATGCAACATGATTTGTGCTGGTCGATTATATAAACGTTTTGTATCTGCGTATTCATCTGTTCCACATAAACTTCCATTTACAATAATTTTAGTTCCTGTTTCTTCACCTTCAAACACGCTATGAGTATGCCCCATAAGTACCATATCAACTTTTCCGCCAAAAGAACCTAAAATTGATTGAAAATTTGTTGCAACCTTCTTTTGTTTATCATAATGACCATGACACAATCCAATTATCATTTTGTTTGGTAATTCACAAATACATTTATCCCATTCATTCTTATCATCAAGTAATAGTTGTTCCGTAGTTTTGCTCATAATTTCATCACCATGAGCATTAAAGCATACTATTTTTTCTTCTCCACACATTTTGTTATAATTTATAGCTTGTGTACGAATAGCATTATAATACGTAAGATAGTAAGAATCTGATTTTGTTGCTTCTTTTAAATCTGCAATCGTTCTATCATGATTACCACATACTGCAAGTACTCTTATTTTTTTACAATATGGAGCTAAATTAGTTAACAATGAAAAAATGGCTTCAGCCACTATTTGTGATTGATTTGCCCCACCTGCAACATCACAATTTCCAAAAGTCCTACTAGTTGTATGAATATCACCGTTAATCATATCGCCTAATAAAGCCACAATTAAATATTTAGGCTTATCAATTTTTAATTTTTCAATTGTTTTAACAGTTAATTCTGCCATTCTTTGTTTAAAAATTTCTTTATCATATTTATTTCTAGTAACGTCAGACTTCATGCCATAATGAAAGTCGCTTAATAATAATATATTCATTGACATATCATCTTTATCATAAAGATACTTATCTTTTTGATAATCTATATATTGAGACAAATCGCAATGTTCTGCAACGGTATCAATAAAATCTTCTTTAGCATATTCAATTTTAGATATTGCACTAGATTCTTTGTCCAATAGTTTTTTTGCTAAACTAACTTTCTTTTGTTCTATTAAAGAACGCATCTTTTTTTGCTCAGCTTTTTCACTTTCTTTTCTCAATTTCCCAAGAAGAATATCCATAGATTTATTTGTGTCTATATCGTTTATATCCATATTTGTAGTAGAATTGTTGTTTGTATTTTTATCATTCGATTGTTCTTCTACTGCTCGTCTCATATGCTTTCTCAATGTGCTTTCTGTCATATTATATTGACCCATATTTAAAGCATGAAAAATTTGTGACCATGTATATTTATAAATCCTATGATTTAATGTAGCGTCACGTTTTTCTTTTGATAATTGTACTGCATAATCATAGTTACTCATATTATTTGGTTTATTATTTTTTATTTCATCTAAAATTTTTTGTTCTTTATTATTAAAACTCATTCGTTCGCAATCCTTCCTGTAAAATCTTTATAATTTACTCACTTAATAAAGATATATTGGCATTTCGCATTTTTATATACAGAATCGCCAAATTTATTATAAAAGTTTGATTTGACTTTTGTAAAGGATAATGATATAATCTGTATTAGAATAAAATTACCATGAGAATATATAGAAGGAGTTTGTACATATGTTTATAAAACATCCCATACCAAAAAAATATATCAAAACTTTATTTGAACAAGCAAGAACACAAGTTATTCAATATCAAAAAGAATTTGATGTAAAATGTTCTATCAATATCATTTTTCAAGGCTTTAACGATGATATTGTTCATCCTGTAAAACTTTGGTTTAATAAAAGTACAAATTGTTTCTATTTGGAATTTTCCAACAATTTCTTAATTAATTCAGAAGAAAAAGTACAAAAACTATTTGTAAGATATTTCATTTGTACAAACGAAAATGGTAGTTTTAAAACATATGACGATACTCTAATTGAATTTCATAAAATTAAATCATGCTATTATGACGCAACTATGATTAACAACTATTTAATTGGAGAACAAAAAGTTAAAGATAATATTTATTGTAATAAATGTCATAAAAGTTTTTATATATCAGAAGATAATGATATTTATAGCAATATAAAAGATTATCGTTGTGATTGTGGTGGAGAACTTTCATATACAAACAATATAGAAGAAATTCGTTCTAAATATATTAATCCATCCAATCAATCATTCTCATATAACAAAGAATTTTTCAAATCTATCGTATATACAGAAGAAGATTATAAATCGTTTCATGCTTTTATAAAAGATAAAAAAAGAATTTCTCGTATGAATCTTTTGCCTGAAATTATACGTGCGATAGATAATCAAGAATATACTTTGCTTAATATGTATAACCTAGCGTTTCCAAAAGCCTATTGTATTACACATCATTATATTAAAGCAAAATATAGACAAATTATTGAGCAATATTGTCCACCAACTATGCAGTATGAAAAAAAGACAAAGAAAAATAGTCTTTTTCAAGATGATATAAAAATCAAAAAAAGTTTAAACCGTTCAGACTATTCATGTAGTGATGATATGTTCAATAAATTATTGTGTTATAATAATAGTAGACATTGTGTTAAAACATTAAAAGAAATTTTGATACCTGCTATTAATAATAATGAGACAAAAATCATTGATACATTATATAATATTGACAAACAAGTCATTGAAAAAACAAAAAAGTATTTAAGGAAATATGAAAAACAATATTTAGTTGATTGGGAGAAAGAACATGAATATACTGTTTAAAATGAACGAAAATACGATTAGAGCAATTGATATAGCTCAACAAGACCTTACATTCGATATTGCCATGAATCTTCTGGAAATGAAGAATAATAAAGATAATCGTATAATTTCTACAGTAGCAGTTACGCTATGTTTAAATCCTTCTGGTAATATTGAAAAACAAGATGAATATGTTATATACGGTTGCATCATCCCAACAAACAATGCAAATGATTACTCACTCATTGTTGATTTTTTAAATTATATTGCAAAACAAACTACAAAATCTGTATTTGAAGGTATTTATCAACAAAAATATTTATTTAATTTAGACGGAGTAACAAATAATCTTATGCAAAGTTCAGTTACACCGTTAGACGCACCAATTTTAGATAAATGGCATGATGCATATATTCATGTGCAAAATATTATTAAAGAATATGGCTATTATAGCGTAAACGATTTTTGTAATAATTCTAGTATTGATGATGAAATTGAAACATTTGATGATATTTATAAAATTTTTAATAACGAACAAAGCAAAAAAGAAGAAAATAAAAGTAATAACGAAACAAATAAATAAAAGATAATTTTTATTGTTTTAGTATCTATTTAATTATTGGACAGTTTCATATACTGTCCATATCTTTTTATATCGGAGGTATAAAAATGAGTATTAAAGGTTTTAAAAACCAATATCAATTTTTAAGTAATTTCTATAATCAACCATTCAATTATAATGGAATTGCTTATAATAGTGTTGTTAGTGCTTTTTTTGCCAATATGACTACAAATGAATTTCAAAGAAATATGATAGCAAAATCGTTACCTTCAGATGCTATTAAATTATATAAAAGAACATCAAGCAAAAAGCGTTTATCTGATAAAGAAAAGAAAGATTTAATGTATAATATTTGCAAAGAAAAATTTTCTATTCCTTCATTAAAGGATAAACTTCTTGCAACAAATAATGAAGAACTCATTAATGAAACTACATGGGAGAATCCTTTTTGGGGAATTACTAATGACAAAGGAGAAAACCAATTAGGCAAAATTCTTATGAAAATCAGGAAAGAACTCGATAAAGAACAAAAAGAAAAAGAAGCTTCTGGTAACCAAGAACAAGTACAAGATATTGTTAAAGAAACAAAACAAGAGTTATCTGATAATCAGGAGTAAATAAATATGTTAAATGAACAAGATTTATCAAAATTATATCAATTATATTCTAATATGAATGATAAACAACAACTAGATTTTTATAAACAATTTGGATTAGTATATATACCACAACTAGACCCTATGAATAAGATAGAAGAAAAACATGAAGATTTTTCTGCTTACAAATTTGATTATACTCGTATTTTTAGTAATCAAAATACAAAAGATTTTATTGATAAATATATATATAAAATTCAAAAAAAATTGGAACGAGACAATTTGATTGTAGCAATTAAATTAAATGAATTAGAAAAATATAGATATTGTTCAGAAATAAATATTTATAAAATTTTAGACAGTATAGATTTTGATAGATTTCTTATTTTAACACAAAAAGATGAAACACAACATGCAATAAAACATTTTGAACAAAAAGTAAAAAACGGTTATAGTGCTTCTGATTTATATAATATGGATAGAACGATAGCTATTACTTTATTACCAAAATTAGTAGAAAAATATAGAGATATTACAAAAAACTATCCATGCGAAATAAATGATATAGATGAATGGAAAAGCATTATAACAAAAATAGTCTGGTTCTTAAAGGAAATTATTTATTCTGAAGATAGAGATAAAATATCCTTAATGAATGAAATTGAGTTGAAACAATTTAATAATTATTATGATGAAGCAAAACAATTATTCGCAAAATATTTTGATTGTTTGTGGCTTACTTAATTTCACATCTTACGAGGTGAATTATGAATATACAATATAGCATAGTACAAGAAGAACAAATTGGTAAGGAATCTTCTTATCAAAAAATTGAAAACATTGTATCTATGAATTTAAATAAATATATGGATTCTATTATTCAATTTTGTAAAGATAACAATCTTACTACTTTACATAGCGACCAATTAGAATATAGTAATCTAACAAAATACAGTTTAACTAAAGATGAAGTATTAGCAGTATGTGATATATTGTGTCAACAAATACGCAATCACAAAACATATAACAGTACAAAATATGGATTTTATGGTACAATTAAATATAAATCATTCTCCATTACAGTACGTCTTATATTGTATGGAGAAATAAAATTTGTTTTATCTATAAACTAAAAAGAGTGGTTACTTTAATTGTAACCACTCTTTTATTTATTTTAGCTTATCTTTTAAGCAGACATTACCATATCATAGGCTTTGTCAAGGAACTTGTTCCCAACCATTGCACTACGCATCATATTGTCCTGATAATTCTGCGTAAGGCGAATTGGACGAGCGTGATATGCATAATCACTTGCTGCATTTACAAGCCACCAACCTGTACCACGGAAATTCTGAAGGTCATCTGCACGGAGCATTTTGCGGAAATTATCACGCATAATTTCCATATGCTTAACCTGAACTTCTGTAACATCATCATCCTGAATGGGGAAAAGTTCATTCATCATTCTCTGAACTTCCTCTTTTGTAAAACGCTTCTTAGCAAGGTGCTCTGCATTTGCAACAAATGCTTTGTTGTATTTATCAGCACGAGAAAGCGTCTGCTTTGCCTCTTCAAGGTGTGATGCAATATCACCCTTATGCATGAACGAGAACGTCCTCTGTGCGCCATTAAGGGCGAAATTAAGGGTATTCTGACATACTACTCGAACATTCGTCATAGTAACACGTACTGCCGAACTACCATCATGCGAATTGGCAAACAAGAGATATGGTTCAACGGTATCACCGAGAACATTCATATCGGGCATTTTTGCAAGCAACCACACAATACGACCGTGTGCAAGGCTACCTGCCGTATCGTAACGAACATCCCCACCAATCAGTTCATCTGTAAATGCAAATGCTTCACGGTTCTGAACAGGCTTATAACGATTCGTCACCGTACCAAGGATATAACGGTCACTATCACGATAATTGATGATATTACCTGTATCAATCATTTCACCGTCTACCTGAATGAAAGCAGGAGACTGTTTAACCTCCCAATCCAATCCTGCAAGTTTCAACGCTTCTGCGCTATTAGGAGCTTCAAGAACACGAACACCCATCTTGTGCCACGGAGCGTGTCTACCATCTGCATCCACAAAAAACAGATTCTCAATATTTGCACTCATTTTGAATTTCCCCTTTCAAAAAAGACAAATTAATTATTCATCATGATTCCATGATAAGCATCAACAACACTCTGCAAATCAGGTGCTTTCTCTTTTTCTCCATCTGTCATACGAGCAACCCTGTCTGCATCACACCACATTTCAATCTCTGCTTCTTTGATGTCTTTCATTGTAATACCTCCTGTTGTTTTATCTCTCTCTTGCTTACATGTTTATATTACCATATTTAAAACGATTTGTCAACACTTTTTTGAAATTGCCAATCATTTTTCTTTTTTCTCCTTTCGATATTTATATTATATCAAAGAAAAATCAGTCTGTCAACAGTTTCAATAAAAATTTTCAAATAATATATGATTATTTTATACAATACATCAGATATATTTTTTATAGATAATATAATTGGAGGTAGTATAATATATGAAACGCTTAATTGCAATTATAGATGATAAATATCAAAGCGACCTATTACAAGTTAATTCAAGTGATATAGCCAATTCTGCCATACAACAAATATATAGCCAAAAAGATATACTTGAAAATTTACTTTTTGGCGATGGTAGCAAATTACTAAATTTTATACAAACAAATTATATTCAATCTATTGTTGATAAATATACTCAAAATAAACCAAATTATGATGCAAGTCAATTAAATTCAGAGTCGCTTACATTAGCTTATGGTGCTTATAACAATATAGTAAATCAGATATTGAATACAAATTTACAAAACATTTTACAATTATTCAATATCAAAATTGAATATAAAAATTAAAAACAAAAAGATATACCATACAAGGTATATCACTTTTTGTTTATGCAGTTTAGAAACAATATTATCTTAAAAGGTATTGTACACCTGCTAATACAATACTAGCAATAACCCCTGCTAATCCACAAGCAAATTTGATAATCAATGTCTTTAACTGTGCCATTTGGTTATTAATTTGTTTAATATCTTTTTGAGCTTCTAATTCCTTTAATTCTAATTTTGCTATTTCTTCTTGAACTTTTGGACGTTCTTCCAATATTATATTGATATTAGTTTCTATAGCTGTAATACGTTGTAATACTTCATAGTTAAAAGTATTATTAGAATTATTTGTAAATTCATTTCTCATCTCCTAACACCTTCGTTTTTAACGGTTCAATGTAATTTTTAGGTAAAAAAAGTGTTTGCTCTACACATTTTATCAATACATAAAACAAACACTCATAAACATTATATATTAAAGATTCTTAATTTCACTTTCAAGTTTTGATTTTACTTCATCATAGAACTTTTGCATCCATTTATCAACTGTATTTGTTCCAATAACTTTTGCAAGTTTTGTAGCTTCAACTTGTTTCGTCAATGTTTGGAATGCAAATTCCATTTTCTTGAATCCATCCCAATCCTGTTTTTCGGCATAAAGGAATAATTCAAGTGCTTGTTTCTTAACTTCTTGTTCTAATAATTTAGTATCATTTTTGCTTATAAAATACATTCTAGTACCATATAACACGGCGGCTAAAACTGCAAGAATAATTGCAATATCCATTGATTAAACACCTCGTTTATGATTTTACAGATAAATTTCTTAATTCCATATATGAAATAGGTCGTATGTCCAAATATATTGTAGCTTTGTTACACATGATTCTTATTATATTAAAAAATACACGCAAGAAAAAAGTCACACCATGTAAGGTGTGACTTTCAATTAGAAGATATTGCCATTCAAATCCTCACCTGTATCTTCAAGACCAAGTGCCTGATTAATTTTGCTAATATCCACATCATTGTCTTTCGGGAGTTTCGTATTTTCCTTTTTAGAAGGTTTATTTACACCAAGCTCAATATCATGAATATGCTGGTTCATACCAGGGATTTGCGAATTCTGATAAAGTTTATCACGAATAGTACGATAAAGCGTATCAATACCATCCCATGATTTAAACTTCTTATGAACCATTTTACTATAACCGTACATATCCGTTTCAATCTGTGGAATGGAAATGTATTTATCTGCATACGATTTAGACCATTTCTGGTAAACACGCTGATTACCATTTTCATCAAGGTCATCTGTTGCATAAATCACACAGTAGTAATAACCATGAAATTTATCAAACATAATGCTATGAACGGTAACTGCGCCTTTATAATTTTCAATCACTTTAGTTTCTTCTTTAAGTACTTTGACATTATTTTCAATGCAAGCATGACCACCAAACTGAATATAGCTCTCACCATCTTCAGAAAGAACCAAGTCATTATTCACCTCATTATGAGACAAATCCAAACGAGTTTCTTCAAGAATTGCGTTTTCTCTTGCTTCATTAACATCATAACCATACGTATTAATGCTAATCTTTTTCTGTAGTTCCTTCTGCTCTTTTTCAAGCATATCTCTTTTTGCAATATCTTCACGCTTATCATCATCATTATAATTTGCCATTTTAACATTATGAATGAAATACTGGCACGTTTTACGATAATCATCACCAAAGCCAACAAGCGCGGTAAGAATGTTGAAAGGGAATGGAGCATCGTTTTTGCACTCGTTATAGAGTTTTTCAAGCTCATACCTATCTTCGTCTCTACCAAGTGAAAACAGTTTATTATACATATAAATCCAATACAAACCACAATGGTCATCGTACTCATCGAAATCAAGAAGGAACTCATAATTTTTATTCGCAAACATTTTAATCTCTCCATTTCTATTTGAACCGTTTCTTTATCTCTCTTTCTATATATAGTATACCAAATAATTACTTACTTGTCAACAGTTTCAATAAAAAATTTTAAAAAAATAGGAAGAAAATTTCTTCCTATTATTCACATTCCAATATAATTTGTTTTTCTTGAAGTGATTTTTGTACATTAATTACACGTTGATTTTTTGAACCACGAAATTGTAAACTAATATCTCGTTGTTCTAAAATAAATCTACCATCAACTAGTACATCAATGTTTTTCAACAATTCTGTTCTATCATCATTGAATTGTATTAATTGTTCAAATGTATATCCTGTATATGCCCAAACATTTTTACCTAAAGAATGTATTTTTTGTACTAATGGCAATAAGTCTTTTGCTTGTGTAAAAGGTTCTCCGCCACTTAAAGTAATACCACTACATAAAGCATTGTCCAAAATATCATCAATAATTTTTTGTTCATCTATTAAAATATTTTGTTTAAACTCCCATGTACTAGGATTTTGACAGCCATCACAATGATGTGGGCAACCCTGAACAAAAATTACATATCGAATACCTTTACCGTCTACAATAGATTCTTTGATAATTCCTGACAAATTAAGCATTAATATTTCTCCCTTAATGACATTGTGTTTGACAAGACATTCTCATTGTTTTGCTTTGACACTTTTGACATGTTTGACATACAGTACTTAATGTACGTTGTTCATTGGGCAAAGAAGCTCCTGTATCTGGCTTGTTTGCTTGACAAGATTGTGTTTGACAAGAAAATTGTTGACAACTTTGACAACTAAAATTTGTTGTTCCTAATTGACAAGATTGACAAGATTGACATCCTTCACAACTTTTTGTAGTTGTATCTACTGATTGACATTTTAAAGTTTGACAAGCATAAGAACACTCGCTATATTTACCAATTTGATAACAATTTGAACGGTTATCAACACCACCAATCATTAATGGTTCTTGATAACCTGTACTATTTGTACATTCTGCTTGACAAGATTCACACATATGTGGAAGTGTCTCACAATTGCAATTTTTACTAAAACGATTTTCTAAATAATTTATTGCTTGTTGCAAGTCATATAAAGAAACGTATTTGGGCGTTTGTTCGCTATCATTATAATACACATCACGTTCAATTACAAGTTGATAATCTGATGCTGCATTATTTTGATTCTGCCCATACAAATTTACACTATTGGCAATAGCATAATATCTATCTACTAACGGTTTTAAAGCAGAGTTTTTATTTGCATTGGAAGCACAATTTTTTGCAATATAATCCAATTATGCCACCATCCTTTACATAAATACATTAAGTGAACTATTCCACTTTTTATTTGCATCTTCTGACCATACAGAAGTCGTTGGAACCCAGGCAGATTTTAAACCATCATAGTAACAAATTGTATGCGTATCTTCTTTTATCCAAAGCAATTTTGTATTAGCAGGTGGAGTATTAGAAATATAACAAAATGGAATCTCTATATTTTTAGAACCATCAAAATTAATTCCATTAATCAAAACAGACTTAGTTAATTTATCTGCCACTTCTGAATGGTGAACTAAATGATTGTAAATTTCACCTGTTTGTGTTGTTGGACCAGACCCTAATAATTGACCGTGTACATCATCTACATATTCAACTGTAGACAATTCTTTTTTACCATTTTCCACATATACTTTATCTTTTACCCAAATAGAATTTTCTGTAGAACCACGATTTGCTTCTACCCAATCTTCCATTTTATCATAATTTTGTGCAACAATAAATTCTTTTGCTAATAATCCTTGTGGAACTTTTTTTATACCTGAACTTGTTGTTTGTTTATCAACGACTCTCATATATGTAGAAAAAGTAGATGGCATAAAATCTTCTGTTGGATGACCATCAAATAATTTACTATCTGAAACCTGACCTACCACCATATCTCCTGAAGTTTTTGGATATAGAATAGCCCATTGTTTATTCATATTATTAAAGTCATGTAAAACGATTTTTTGTATTTTATAAGCACCTGACATTATCTCACCGCCCTAAAAAATAAAGAGGATTTAATTATCCTCTTTTACTTATGAAATATATTTATTCTTCTTCATCATCAGTAAGTGGAACATCTAATGAATTACCGTGCATAACTAACTGTAGATTATCTGAATTTTTCAGTAATTCTAATTCCTGTAATAAATCCTGATAAAATGCAACCATATTTGAAGCATCATCATTTGTTGGTAATTCTACTACACGTTGAATTTCTTGATATAAATTTGGATATTCATTATACATTTCATTCAAATTTTTAAATAATGTTTTATACATATCAAGTAAATCCGTTGCATTTTTTCTAATTTCAAGAACTTTTGCACTAGCATTAAGTAACTGTTGTTTATCTTCTTCTGTAATTTCTCCAACCTGTTCTTCATCTTCTGCAATTAAGCGTTTCATTTAACCACCTAGATTCTGTTTCATAAATTCCGCTACTTCATTATCTGTTATCGGATAATGAACTGTATTCAATAATTTTGGTATCAATTTTTCTTTGTTTTCATCTGTAATATCCCACGTTAACTGATTAACAAAATATGGTCTACAACACAAATTAAACATTAAACGTTTTGTATATTTATCCTTTTTTTCTTTTGTATCAAAAACATCTGTCATTTTATAAATATGATTTGACTTAATAATTAATTCTTTTAAATAATGAATACCAAATTGTTGTTCATATTCACCAATTGAATTATAAATATCTTTTCTCATGCCTATATCATTATCTGATTTCTTACAAAGATTTTTATTATCCATTAACCAAAGAATTGTATGGATTTCTTTTTCAGAAAAACAATGAAATTTATTTAATTCTTCATATGCTTGTTTTTTATCTTCAAATAAAACTGCCCATAATTCCAATTCTACTTCATTAGAAATTCTAAATCTTTTTAAAACATCAAATTTTGTATCATCACATTCATGGAATGGAGACATAATTTTTATTTTTTTATCTTCATCCAAACATTTTGCATTAAAAATTCCTTCTTTATGCATAAGTTTTAATGTTTGCATAACATATCTACCTGTCATGATTTTACGTAATTCTTTGCCAACTAATTCACTTGGCATATTACGTAAATATCGCATAGTAGAATGGATACTTTTTAATGTATTTTTTTCAATTGAAAATCCTGTTTGTGACATTAAAGTAAATGCTTGTAAAGTACGAATTGGAAATTCAAAAAAGACATCTTTAGGGTTATCTATTGTCCTAATAATTCCTTTTTCCATATCATTATAAGCAGATATATCTTCATAATGATATTCATCATTTATATCTTGCGCAACGCAATTAATCGTAAATATTTTACGTTGATAATCTTCTTTGAGTGTATTTACGTGTTCTATTTGTGGAATAGTTAAAAATGTTTCTTTATTACCATTTTTTAAATAATATGTTTGTTTATGAAAAGATTCTATTCCAATAACTTCATTACCAAATTCCATTGAAAAAATCATTTTATTATTTTCATTTTCTATTGCACGAGGGAAGATTCTTTTAATTTCTTCAGGTAACGCATTAGTAATAATTGTTGTATTCAAAGTTTTTAAATGTTTATTCTGTACTACTACATTATATAATTCATTACGGCATTTTTCCCCATTATAATATGCTTCAAAACCTGCTCTATTAAAAATTCCTAAGATAGCTTTGACTGAATCTTGCATATGAAATATATCTCCTTTTAAACATTTATGCTTCATATTTATTTGAGTAATAGGCTTTCCATTTATTATATAATTCCATTATATATCCAACAAACACAGTAAATGGTGCGGATTCTGCTTTTGAACCATTTTCATTATAACTCAAAGTAACGTAATTGATTTTACCATTTGAAAAAAAATCAACATAAAATGCTTGATAATAACGGTTTGGGTCTGCTTGTAAGCGTAAATAATCAGGGCAAATCAATTTTATATCCATTGTTACAGGTGGGTTGTTATTTTCATAATATTTATTCATATAATCAATTAATTTAGAAAATTGTACATAACTCATATTTACATTTGATGTATCTACTGTATCTAAATTTAAAGTATTTCCAATAGAATTACTCATACGAAAAATAGTACAATTCCATAACCACAAATCTTCTACATAATTTATAAAATTAACTAATTGTTGATAGTTTATAAAATCTATTTTATAAGCCATTTATGAATCTCCTTTATACATTTTTACTTGCGTCATTAAATGTATTTATATTGCGCTCATTTTCTCCATCTTTAGGGGATAATTGACCTGCAAAAATCATATTTTCTCTCTGTCTAAATGCTTGATATTGTTTTTTGAATTCATCTACAAAAGCAATTTCTAATTGATAATTCATTTCAAATTGTTGGTCTAAGGCTCTAATTGTACTTAAAACAATTTTTGCAAAAGTATCTATTTGTGTTTGATAAAATTTAGCATCAATATTTCCTTCTTCTTTTATTGCACCACTAACTTTATCTAATTCATCTACTAATCCTTTTATTTGTCCCATATAACCAATAGTATATTGATGTTTTTTAGCATCAGAAAGGACTTCTGTTTCTTCTAATCTAGCCAAAGCTACTTCAATTAAATGTGCAATTGTATTAGCTTTATCTATATTGATTTTTCTTCCTTCTGCATAATCTTTACGAGACTTTTTAATTTTGGATTGTACATTAGCTTCTTGTACTAACAAATCATCTTTGGCATCAAAATGTTTTTGTAAATGTCTACGAATAGAAGAAGGTTTAATATTTTCTTGTTGAACAATTTTAACATCTTTGGGGTCTTGCATACTCTGAAGATATTCATATATCTTTTCAGGAGAAAATTTCTTGACCGCTAACGATTCAATTATCTCTCTGTGTTTGCTCATACAAACTTTACATTGTTTGATTGTTACACTCATAGATTTTCTATCCTTCTTTTATAAATTAAAATGGTATTGTTACTTTTGCACCCAATTGAACGTCTTTATCTTTATCAATTTTAATAGCAGGTCCTACATACATATGTTTTCCAAACACCTTTACTTGTTGCTGATAATCAACCGTTATGTTTTTATCCGAATAGTATGCTATACCCAATTGATGCTGGCTATATGCTTCTATATTATATTGGTTCAAATTAACTACATCTGTTTTATTTATATCTTTTACTTCTTTTGTTTCTCCCTTTGCAGGAGCAATCACATAAGCATCTGCCTTTTGTTCATTTGCATACGCTTTAGCTTTCGTTAAATATTCTGTTCCATTTGTTTCAATAGTAGTATCAGGTTTTCTATCTCTTTCAATAATCTTTGTAACAGTATTAGTTACTTCTCTTGATTGATATGTATCTAAATTTGCACCACTATTTTTATTTACTTCTTGACGTAATTTTTCAGGATTTTGTACTTCTTCCTGTGTCATAATTGTTTCTTTTGGTTCTGTTTTCTGATTAATGTAACTATTTAATTTTAATGTAGCTAATATAGTAACTATAATTATTAAAACAACAACAGCTATCGTTTTTATTTGTTCTTTTGTTGGTAATTGCATTTCTATCACCTCTCAATATAAAAATACAATATTTTATCCAATAATATATTATACAAAAAACCGCACTATTTATAAGTGCGGATTATATTTTTTAACGTTTTAATGTATAATTCAAAACATATTTAGTTGTCATATATTTCCCTGTATCTAGCATTTTCTTTTCAGATTTATCTGCCGTTGCATATAAATCACGATTGATTTTCATAGCTCTCATTTCCATCTGTTCAGCTACATCGTAATTATATATTTCTCCTTTTTTTAATTTGGCAGGACGAGGGAAATATTGCGAATGACACATTTTATATGCCCATTCAAATTCGTTAATTGGTTCTGTATCAATAACCGAATCAACTAATTGCACATGATAAATATCTGACCATTCTTCATCTGTACGTTTTGTTAAATCCACATCTGCAACAATATCTTCATCCACCATCAATTACCTACTCCTTTCT